GACCTTACTGAATATGCAAAATCAGAGGATATTCCTGATGTGTCTAATTTTGCAACAAAGGATGACCTTGTTGATTTCTTAACATCAAGTGATGTTGAAGATTATGTAAAAGTAGATGACATTAAAGATTTCATTACAGAAGAGGCTCTTGAAGACCTTGCATCAAAGTCAGACCTTGAGGGTTATGTAAAGACAGAAGATGCAGTGGATTATCTCACAGCAAGTGATCTTGATGATTACCTTAAAGTAAGTGAACTTCCTACCAATGTAAGTGCATTTATCAATGATGCTGGTTATCTTACAGAACACCAGGATTTGAGTAATTATGCAACAAAGTCTGAATTACCAACATTAGGTACATTCCCTGTGGTGGGTGAAAGTGAGGATTCAGATGAGGGAGAAATGGTTAATGGTTATGCCAGTGTTAATGACGTTGTAGAATATGTGAATTCATATATTTCTGAATTAAAAAAAAAAGGTGAAATAGATGGAAGTGATTATATATACATCAATGCTGTAGAGTATAATGATGGTGTATATACATTATCTCCAATATACCAGATGAATTGTTATGAAATCACTGATGATGCATTCAATAATGAAGGAATGGTACTTCATTTGATTGCAAACAATGAAAAGGTAGGTATGGAGGGTGAAGGTGATGAAACAATTGAAAACTATTCACAGGTATTGACAGTAGATATTCCAGAGGGATATACTTTTGAGATATATGGATGGAATCCTATTGGCAGTGCTTATTCTAATGCTACAACTATAATGATATCCAATCCAAGGGGTGCAACCAAACAATATGGTAATAAAGTATATAATAGTTATACAAGACAAACAAATGACCTCTATTATGATGTACTTGCAAGTTCAACTAGATATAAGATAATAATAAGAAAAAATAACTAACAACTATGGCAAAAACATATTACAATTCAAATTATGATGCAGACAGTATAACTCATTCCTATTCAATGGGCATGAGTGCCCCATTTGATTCAAGAGCCATTGTTGATACATATGATGATCTTTTTAATAAATCAACATTCAAGTATGCAGAGTTGTATGTTGGTATGATGGTTACAACAGCAGATACTCAAGATGTTTATGTTCTTTCTGTAAAGCCAAAACCAAATGTAACAGCTTCTAATTGGCCTAATACAATTGTTTGGAAGAAGATAAATATTTCTGAAATCAACCCAGCAGACAATCTTGAATATTATCGAGACAAACTTGGTGCAAAGATTGTTGACTCTGTTAATGATTTGACAAATCCAAATCTTGAAGCATTTGTAGGAATGTTTGCTGTTGTTATTGACAGTAATAGTGATTCAGAAGACGAGAGTGGATTATATGTCCTTAGGAAAAGTCCTAGTACAACAATCACAAATTGGTACAGAGTTCTTGGTGGCAGCAATGGTGGCGCAGTTGTCAGTGGACTTGATGTCGCTGATGTTATTACATTTGATGGTTCAACACCAAATGCTGGTAGTGGTTTCTCAATTGAAAAGGATGGTGAGTTTGTTGAGGAAGACTTTGCAGATGTTAAACTTGAAGCAGGCAAGTTCTACACCAGTAATGGTATCAACAGTTATGCTGCCAATGGTGGTAGCAAGCTTGAAGGTGTTGATTATATCACATTGACAAATGGTGGTGAATCATTTATCAGATTATATTCAAATAACAACAATAATTGGATCACCCTTAATATTGTTGACAATTCTCTTGGTATTTCAACATCAGATGTTAAATATATTGTAAACAATGAGGAAGTTACAATGTCATCTTCATCACTTACTCTTCCTAAAGGAACATTGGTTTCATTTGCTTATGACATCAATTTGAGAGGTATGACAGAAAGAAGGGGTACTGATTCAACAACATATACATTTGGTACAGAACCGGGTAGTGATTATGAAGATGTTGATATCTATACAACCAATATCCTTCCTACTGTTTATGCTTATTTAGAAGGTACACAGGTAAGAGTTTTGACAGAGGGTGATAAAGCAGACATCATTAATAAGATTTCAGAAAACACTTTTGAGTTCAATGTTCAGAATCATATCCTTCGTTTAGTTCATTAATAAATGATAAAATATTTTAAAAAAGTGGGTTAGAAGTGGTTCTAACCCATTTTTTGTATTTACACATAAATAAATTATGAGTAAAATAACTTTCATAATACCCAATAGGGGAGGGAAACATATTGATTTTGTGATAAAGCAGTTGAAGAAGTTTTATCCAGATGAAAAGTATCTTGTTGTTGTCCAGGAAGACAATGAACCATTTAAGAGAGGACCCATTTTTAATGTATCTTATAACTATGTCAATACTGAATATCTGTGCTTTATAGATAATGACATATTCTTTAAAAATTATGTTGACTTGATAGGTATATATAAGAAAAAAAGATGTCAGGTTTTACAACCATTCAATGTTATCGAACAGGTTACAATAACTGGTGATTCATATACAGTAACAAAAATTGGAAGACCAAACATCATAACGAATGATCATACATTTGGACCAAGGGGAGGTATAACTTTTGTCTCAAGATATGTATTCAAGGAACTTAATGGTTTCTCCAGTCTTCTTATGGGATATGGATATGAAGATAATGAATTTGCTTGTAGATGTGGTAAGGATAAATTTGTAAATATTGATAATCATATATGTCATATTACGCATCCTACAAGGGATACAAAAAACCTTCATCAACAATTGAATTGTGTTTTATTCAGTAAGGAACCAACATCTACACATGGAGGTATAGATTCAACATCATATAAAGAATTATATAAAGAGAATAAATCTGGGGTATTGTTTGTTGGAGTTACTGACATATGTTCAACGAATGAAACCGCAAATAAATTATTGTCTTTACATAAACCAGAAAACATAAGATTGGCATGTGAGTATATTTGTTATTTTTATATAAACAAGTATATTACAAACAATTATGTTTTACTTGGTGTTCCTAAACATATGAATATTGGTGATACTCTTATATGGGAAGCAGAAAAGGAACTTCTTGATAAGTTACCACATAAGCGTATTGCAACATTCTTTTTTGGAACATATATGCATCACATCAAAATTACAAGTGATGACATTATTGTTTTCAGTGGTGGTGGATATTTGAGTGATGTGTGGGGAGGTTCTTTGGAATATATCAATAAAGTTCTGGAAACTTTTCCAAACAATAAAGTTGTATTTTTACCCAACAGTGTTTATAAACTTAAATTAAACAGTCCTGGATTTTCTAAATTCATAGAACTCATCCGGAAAAGAAAATATAAACCTGTTATATTTTCAAGAGAATATCAAAGTATAAAAAATTCAAGGAAATTGTTTGGTATATATGCAACGAATGTTTTAGTACCTGATGTTGTGTTGTCTTGGGATATAAACAAGTATATGGATAAATATAATATTCAACACACAGAAGGTAAAAAAACACTGTTCATTAATAGAAATGATAGGGAGAGGATTGAGTCTAAAACATTTGCTTATGACTTGAAGAGTGACTGGGAACAAATGATAAAGAGACCAGATTATGCCAGTGAGGATTTAAGATGTGTTGATTGGGAGGCAACTGTAAAAGATAGACTCATATGTGATACAATCAAGTGGGTGAATCAATATCAAAAAGTTTATTCCAATAGAATGCATGGTGCTATTCTTGCCTGGTTACTAGGAAAGGAAACATATTTGATTAACAACAGCTATGGTAAATCAAAATCCTTATATGAAACTTGGCTTCTTGATGCAGATAATTTTAAAATGATAGAATAAGATGATAGTAGTATCTTTAACATCTTGGAAAAAGAGAATTCAGTATGTAAAAAAGGTTGTTGAAAGTATTATGAAAAATACTGTTCAACCAGATAGGGTATATCTTAATTTGAGTAAGACTGAATTCGAAGGAACTGAATTACCTAAAGATTTGGTAGATTATTTTAATTCTGATGAAAGACTCATTATAAATTGGGTTGATGGCGAGAATACAAAATCAATGAAAAAAATCTTTCCAATTTTAAAATATCTTAATGACGATGATATTATCATAGATGGTGATGATGATACTTTATTTCCTGTTGATTTGATTGAGAGTAGATTGAAAGATTTTGAATCAAATGGAAAGAAATATCCCATATCAAGTAATGGTAGTTTAAGTGGTGTGGGTGCATCAAGAGTTATAAGTATAATGACATTGTTCCAGAAGAAGATGTTAAATAATTGGGATAAATATGTCAATGATACAGTTATACATACTTATAATGATGACAGGACATATCTTTATATCTTATACTTAAATGGATATATTGCCCAGAAATGTACAAAATATGGGTATCATGAACTTCTCAAGAATTATAGTCTCAATCTCGATGACACATCCATGAGATCTGCAAAGGTTTATATTGTTGCCAGAAATTATGATAAGCATGTAGAAAAGACAGTATTGAATTTAACAAAGATGCCAATAGACAAATCATTTAATTTTTTCAATATGAAAAAATATGATTGTGTTATGCCATATGGTAGGGTTGGTATAAATTCACAGATAATGACTTGTGGCGAACATCTTGAAATAGAATATGTGATTGCATCATTGAAGAAATATTGTTCATCTTGGTTGGGGAGGATATTCATTGTTGGAACAGAGCCACCAGAACAAATAAAGAAAGATGTTATATTTGTTCCTTGTGATAATCCATATAAACACTGTAAGGATGCAAATATAATTCATAAGTTGAGATATGCTTGTGAGAATATCAAAGATTTGTCTAATGACTTCCTTATGATTTCAGATGATCAGATTGTGACAAAAGAAAGTACTTGGGAAGATATGAAACCAAGGATTGTCAGGAAATTTACTGATTTATCTGAACAAAGATGGATTTCTCTTGGTCATAAAGATTTTTGGCATGAATCATTATATCAAACATTGAAGTTGTTTCCAAAGGATACTGCTGCATTCTGGGAACCACATATATGGAGTCCTATGAACAAGGTCAAGTTTATTGAAATGTGTAAAAAGTATGATTATAAACACAATATTGCTTGCATAACTCAATCATTGTATTATAATTATATAAATCAACCAATTGTAAATAACTTTGATCATATACATCTTTTGAACAATAACAAGTCTGTAAAACTTGTAGATAAATTGACTTTAAGTAATGTGGGAAGACATTTATCCTGGACAGATAAACCATTTGAACAAAAGAAATTCAGGGATTTGTTGGATGTTATAGTTGGATTTAAAACAACAAAAGATATTCCTGATGTAAAAGAATTGAAAAAGAATGATACAGTCAATGCAATCAGGAAACTTCGTGATGACATTGAAAATGGAAGGGTTATCAAAGTTCCAACAGTTAATGGATTTATTTGGAAGAGAGTAAAATAAGATTTTTTTGTTATATTTAATATATAAAAAATATATTTCATATGTTTGGATTAAAACTTGTTAGAAAACAGGATTATACAAATCTTAAGAGAGAGTTGACTGATTCCCAGGCATTACTTGCAGAAAAGTATGGAATCATTAAAAGTCTTGAAAGTGAAATTAAGAGACTCAATGATAAGATTGCAGATCTTGAAAAAGAAAACAACTACCCTCAAAAGGCATCCAGCAAAGTAAAGAAGATAGAACTTCTTACTGATGTTGCAGAAGAACCATTGAAGGTTGAACAAAAAACAACCAAAAGAAGAAGGTTTGTAAAGAAAACAACTAAATCTGAATAACCAAATGGTCATCACAAATGTGGTGACTTTTTGTTATATTTTATATAAAGGAGATTTTATATTATGAAAAAGTTTGTAGGTTATGTAAATGGTGAATCCTTTGATAATGAGAAGGATTTCAATGAAGCTGCCAATAAGGCAATTGAAACAAATGATGGTACCCTTTCCATATCATCATATTATTCTTATAGTGATGATGAAGGTGAATTGAAGCCTGATGATCATTTTCTTGATAAAGATGAATATGTCATTGGAAACAGAAAGGCAGATAAGGTGTCAGGAGATGTCTATGAATACACTATATCTGAAGAACTCACAAAGAAACTTAAGGAAGCATCCAACAAGGATGACATAAGGAAACAAGTTGAATCTTTCGTCACTACATTTAATAATGCCAAAGATGAGAGATCAAAAAAGATAAAATCACTTCAGTTTCAAATAGAAAATCTTCAGGATGAACTTTATGAGACAGAAGAATTCATTAAGGATTTAAAAGGAAGAATAGTATATTATAACACTATCCTTGATATCATTAAGGAGGATAAAGTGGAAGAGGAAAAGATTGAACCAGCCAACAAGGAAAAAATCAAGAACATATTGGGAATCAATGCCGATATGAGTCTTTCCACTTTCTTAAAACAACTTGGACTTTTATAGTAATATGATAATCAAAGGTATAGCAAAAGGTGATAAGGATTTAAGGCACTTCACTTTTGATGATGGTGATTTTGTTGTCCGGGGAGGAGTTTATTACTATAAGGTCAATTATGGTAAGAATCAACTTGAAGGAGAATATGCCGAAGATGAAATAGGATATGTGGAGTGTGACAAAATCATCCCACTTGGAGGAAGAAGACCTAAACCTATCCCTGGAAGAAAACAGCAGATGACAGAGGATGTAAGTACTGTCATTAAAGAAACAGATTCTGATGAAAAACCCAAGAGGGGCAGACCTGCAAAAGCAGCAAAGATACCCGACAAAAAGGAATCTGTTGGCATCTTACCTCCAGGTAATGAACAATCAAGCCCGAACACATTTGAGTATTTAGTCACGGAGATTAAGGTTGATGATATAGAAAGCCTCCAGAATAAATTAAATACTGTTGGTTCTGAAGGATGGGAGATGTGCGGTTTTGATACCAATAAAAGTTTATTTGGAACAATTCATATTGTTGCAATATTTAAAAGAAAAAGAGGTTGATGATTTCAACCTCTTTTTTAATATCCCATTTTTCTTAATTTTTCTATGTATGCTTTTCTGTCAACCCCACCATTTTTATCAGCACTCTTTTCCCAGGGTTGATTATAATACCATTCACAAGAGTCACTGTATTTCCAATTCTTATGGAAGATTCTATCAAATATATTTCCCAATAGACTTGGAAGACCTATAACAAGAAGATATAATGGACCCCATCTTCTACTGTCAATGGTATGACCATATTCATGCCTCATACCATCTTCCCTGTCCTCTCTGTTCATAATGATGTATTTTCCAAGACTGATACCAGATGGCATCTCTCTTGTAAAATAGAATTTTCTACCATTTAATCTGTGATATACTTCCTCTCTTTGATAGAATAAAAGTAATACCAAACCTACTAAATTTTGTGGAAATTGCCAGATGTAAAGAAGGATTTCTTTGATGGTGCTCATAAGAGTATTGTTTTTGATATTTATGAAAAAAGTGAAGATTATTCATCCTCACTTTCACCTTCATCTGGTTCTAATTCAAAAACTGATTGAATACTTTTTTTAACATCATCAAAAATGCCAGTCATTTCTTTTTGATACTCATCTACAGAAGAATTATCAATACCCTCAAACATATTATATTGATTTGTCTGAATCCAATCAATAAGACTTATATCTTTTTCTTTTTTTACCTTCAACCACTGCTCAACAATAGTATTTGGAAATTCACTATCAATGTCAAATATGATGTCATTGATATTGATGGTATCTCCATTTGTGAAAGTAATGTCAGTCATATAATCATCCACTTGTGTGTCAGATGAGTATCTGACTTTTATCTTTCCTGATAGATTATGTTTCTTGAAAAACTGCTCAAGATATTCAATATTTTTCATATATTAAATATAACAAAAAGAGAAGGTTAATTACCTTCTCTTCTTTTGTGTCTATTTTGCCACAGAAGAGACTTAAAACATTCAGATGAGTAAGTTATCATCTTTTATGTAAAGTCTCAAATTTGGACATTTCTGTGGGTTTATTCTGCCAATACAGTGTCAATTACATTGTACCTGTCAGATTCAAGTATAGACTTAAGTGCATTCCAAGGATTGACATCTCCAGAAAGTACCATCTTGACATTGTTGACAGAATATCCAGAAACCAGGGTCACACCACATTCATTTGCTGTGACTGGGATGGTTTGAGTCCTGGAATTGACATTCCAGAATACAATGTTTGGCATTGTATATCCATATGCATCCCACTTGGTCTTGATTGACTCAAAGAGAGTCTGATAACTTGCCATAATTCTGTTATGGCCACCACCATATATATTGGTTGCATTGTCAAATTCCATATCTGAAACAATGAGAATCCTTTGTGGAAGTTCAGACTGTGGAAGATTATGGTCAATGGCAGTCTTTAAAAGAAGGTCAAACACCTTCTCAAGATTAGTATTTGAATAATCATCATACTTGATGAGAGTATTATACTTATCTGCCAAAGTCTTACAGGTTGTGAGGTCAATGTATTGAGGATTTGAAGAGAATTCAATGACCTTATCCTTGAACTCACCAGTGCATCTTTCAGAGAAAAACACACCGAGGGATCGTGCGACATCAATCGCCATAATCTTGGATCCTCTAATATTTGATTCCATAGACCCAGAACCATCCACTACCACCATAGTATTACCAACAGTGTCGATGTTCTTAAGATTTGCCCACAGTGCTTCAATACCCTGGTCTATCTTGACCTCATAGAAACCATAATATTTAGACCTGGAAATTTCAGAATACTTTGCATAAACCTCATGTGGATAGAGGTTGGTTGCATGCATAACTGCACCGCCGGCGACTGGAGAAGAAAGTGCATCAAGATACTTCTGACGCCTTTCTGGGTCATGCTTCATAAAGGACTTCAAATACCTTGCATTAGCATTGGATGAGACCTTGTTGTAATCAATCTCATTCCACTTGTCACCACAGGTCTTCACCTCTGTCACATCAATGTACTTACGGAGGGCAGAGAGCATCTTACGATAGTTCTCAAAGGTGAGGACAAGCTTACGGGAAATTCTCCTTGCAATAGTTCTGGATTTCTTGGATGCATTGACAGAAGGAAGCCACTTTGCAAGAAGTGACACAGACTTGCCTTCAGTAAGATTCACACAATCTTCTCTCAATTGATTTTCAATAAGAGAATAGATTGCATTGGAGATGTCAGTATCATCTCCAACCTGGGAAAGAATGTCTATAACATCCTTCCAGCGCCCAAATTCAGGAATGAGAGGAAGAACCTTTATTGCTGCCTCTTCATTATATGCATTGAGTGCTAGGAAGAGAGATATAAATGAATCCCTTTCCCCCAATCCTTCACGGACATCACGAAGATAGAAGAGCCACTTCACAGCAGTGACCATATCTTCTTTTAGGGCTGCTGCAAATGCAACAACATCTTCCCTGGTCACATTGTTGTGATTGGAGGGAACACGGAAGTTGAGGTCAACCAGGTTCTGTCCAGAAGTGGAGTAACCAGTTGCGCCATTCTCTGTCTGCTGGAAATTATTAACACCATTGAGAGTCTGCTTGAATTCGTTCATCATATGCTTGTTTGTTTAAAGGTTTCTAACTATACAAATATAACAACTTTTTTTGAAATATCCAAAATATATTAGATATTTTTCATCTCCCTGTCCAAATCCCTTTCTTTAATAGACTGTGATTTGTCATAGGTGTGCTTACCCTTCGCCATTGCAATCGTAAGTTTCACCAATCCTTTGTCATTGGTATATAGATTGACAGGAACAATAGTATATCCTTTTGTCTGTACATCTTTCTGGAGTTTTCTCAACTCTCTCTTGGTGAGAAGGAGTTTCCTGTCTCTCTTGGGGTCATAGTCTCCATATGCAAACCCGGAGTTCTTATAAGGAGAGATATGCATATTCTTGATAATGAGTTCATTACCAACAAATGTACAGTAGGAATCAGACATATTGACATCCCTGTTCCTGATGGACTTTATCTCACATCCAATCAAGACAATCCCTGCCTCATACTCTTCCAGGAGGAAATAGTTGTAGTTTGCCTTACGGTTGTCAATCAATATGTTATTCTTCTTTTCCATTATTAAATTTTATTAAATGTATCCCAATAGAAATAATCACCTTTATTCTTTGGTATAACTTCTGCACCAACAATTTCACTGTCTGATGGATAGATTTCAATATATTTAAGTACTGGTGACAGTTCAATATATCTTCTACAAGCAGGACATACAACAGACCTTTGGGTAACACTGGAATAACAAGTCCAATCAGGATGTTTCTTCAAGATCTTGTACTGTTGTTCTGTCAGTTGTTTTTTAACATCTGGTTCACTGTCAACCCATTTCAGAAAATCTTTGACATTATCAACACCAGCATCATCATAATAAGAATGTACATCTGAATCAACATATGCAAATTCTGCTTCACAGATTTTGCATATGTCAAACTTTTCATTTTTGTACTTAATGATCCGCATATTAGTCTTCCTTGTTTATGTAAAGTACAGTGGGGTTGTTATCGTGAACATCCAAATTTTTATTATACAACTGACTGAACTTTGCCTTGTTGAAAGGTTTGGTAATCAGGTGATATCCATGGAGAGTAGGAATAGTGGCAACAATCTTGTTACCAAGAGGTTCACACTGTCCAATCACATCTTTAATCATTTCCAGTTCAGATTCATCCTTGGTATCCACATCAACCACCCAGGTCTTGTTCTTGTCACAGGCACCAGTCTGACCACAGGCAGAATCAACAATGGTCTTCACACCTCTCCACTCATCTGGGTTGTTGTCAGCTTTTGCAATAACACCTGCAAGAATCTCCAAAGACTTCAGTGAAATCTGTCTCCAAGACTTCTTGTTAAGGTTGATGTATGCTCTTGCATTGAACAACTTACACAGGTCTCTAATCTCATTCATCTTATAGTCAAGATATTCAGGAGAAGAGATATAGTAGGTCTTCACTGTCTGCTGGGAGATCTTCTTTCCTTCGGGTTCATAAGGAGTCTTACCATCCTTTGCCCGGTGGAGAATCTGTAGCATATAGAACTCATCCTTACCACAATTGGCAATGAGTTTCTTGATCTGTTCTGTATTATCTATAATCATATTTCTTTCTTGTATAAAATTTCCCAAGGTGTTTGTTCATCCCAGGTGAAATCATAATCATAATAAAATCTCTTGTTGATGGTGAACATATCACCATTTATACATTGCTGCCTTTCAACAAGCATATACTCTTCCCTGGGACGATACACATATGCTTGAAGATCTGGATTATAATCCTTCACCTTATACTTGGCAAGGCAGACCATACATCCACCTTCCTTTGGTGTTTCTTTATTTAAAAATTCTTCAAATGTCATAACACTACAAAGATAATGAATTTTTTTGACAATTCCAAATTATCCAGTGTAAAAATCTGTATAATAACTCCAGACTTCCTGTCCTGTCTTCTTGTCTATGATTCTGTGATCCAAAGTATATGAATTACTCTCATAAGTATACCTGTCATTCTCCCCAGTTCTCCACCAATGTGAATCATTGGGATATGGTTGATAAGGTTTCTCAATGACTGTCAGGGAGTCACAAACCTTACTCATTTTTTCATAAGACAATCGTTTCATATTAAAATAGTTTTTTACAATTCCAGTCACTAATCTTTTTGGATATGAGTTCCAAAATGATTATACCCCACAAATAAACCACTAATAATATTGTAAATATTCCCATATGAACAATTATCTCCTGTGGTGTATTATATTCAGGAAGAATAAAATATATTGCAAGTTCATAGATGATAATACCTATAAAAAATAATATGTCTCTTCTAATCATAATTTACTATAAATTCAGGTTTCTGTAATGATATAAAGTTATAACAGGATTGACAGGATGAGATGAATACAGAATAAAATTTACTGTTTGCTTCTTTGAATCTCTTCCTGAAACCTCCTTCAAGATATTCATCAACATGTGCATAACACAAGACACCAAATGAACACTTGAAAATATTTCCTTTTTCATCAATAAGGAAAGAATACATATGCTCTGGATTCTGACAGTAACACCCAAACATATCATAGATACCGCCAATATACTTTCCATTTGCCCTTCCAACAGGGACAATGGATTCATCCTTGGTGTTTTCTTCTGTTCCAATGTTTACTTTACATCCTGCACCTTCAAGAAACTCCTTGGCAGCTTCCACATTCTTATTGGTGTGCCATTTGTCTTTGGATATACTGAAATGTATCTTGTCACCAAAAAGAGAGACAAGTGTTGTAATCTTGGTCTTTACTCCAAGATTGTTTGCCCAGTCACCATTTGTAACCAGTCTTGCAAACTTTACTGATGAAATAAGTTTACTGTAAATCTCAAACCAATCAGGATTGCAGAAAAACTCACCACCCATAAGATTGATTGTCTCCACACCATTGTTTTTTAAGAACTTGGCAATGTCTTTTGCTTTCTCAACAGTCATCATAATGTTTGACTTTGGAGAAGACATAAAACAACAGTGACTACACTCCTGGGTACATCTGTTGGTGATTCTGATAGTTGCATGTAGTTTCCTGTAACACTTGTCTTTCAGTTGACAAGTATCACAATGACAATTATGAACACCTTTGCAGGTCTCTTCTAAACATATATCACAAGGACTTGACATTTCTTTTTTACTTTTTACAATACAAAGATAATGTTTTTCCTTGTGATATCCAAATTTTTATAAGTCTTCCAACCAAAGTTTTTAATTTCCTTTAACCAACTCACAGTTTTTCTCCTTTATTCTGTTCAGTGTTTTTAATAATTGGTTGTAATAATTGGATTCCAGATTCAACAGTGCCTTATAACCGTCACATAATCCATATATTGATTCCGGAATTGATATATCATCATCTTCAAGTATTTTGATCGCATCAGTCAATACAGATACTTTCCTTTGAAATTCTTTCTGAAGTCTCTTACTGTCATTCAAAGAGTCTTCTATTTCAACTAAATCTATAAATGAATTTTCTGACATATTAACACTCTTCTTTTATAAAAAATAACTTATCACAATGAGGACATCTATGTACTTCATCCCAACATCCCCAGGGTTCACCTTCATATCCATATCCACCTCTGGAATTGAAAACATCCTCACAATATTCTATATCCAGTATATCACCGTCAAGTTCGCCACCGCAGTGAGGACATTTCTCATAAGGGTCTTCACATTCTGGATATGGGAGATTTACTGGTTCTTTCTCTGATGGGAAGATGGTGCTGAACATACATTCATTCTTTTCAAAAAAGAATCTGTCCTTGAAATCATATGAATCTTCAAGTTTCCAATCAATCACATCATTGAGAATCATTTCCTTCAGTTCATCTTTCTCAATATATGTATCAAAGAAGATTGCAGAGTGAATACAATATTCAAATTCCCAATCAAGAAATCTGTAAACCCTGGTCCCATACAAGGTATCCCAATAGTCTTCAGATTTGATGAGTCTTGAGTGATTGTCATCATCATTGGTTATGTCTTTACATTTGTTATGATCAAAGTGTTCAACTTGGTATCTATATCTACCAAACTTGAAACCATAGACCTTGATGGTGTCGGAACCAATGGGTTTATATTCCTCTAATCTTTCCATTTATATTAACATTCATCAATAAGTTCAACATCAATTATTTCCATATCATCCCTATTGTTTGCATCAATCAGGACATCAAATGGACAACTGCAATCGTAATCGTCAGGGACATTGATGATAACTTTTAGTTCAATGCATTTCATATTATTTCAACATATTTCTTAATTCAATTTCATTCTCAAGTATAGAAGAGAGTTTATTGAGTTCTTCTTTTTTCTCATTGATGCTTTTATCAAGATTTTCAACTATCCAAGTTATTTTCTTGTTCTTATATGTATTTTCATTTTCATTGGGGTTTGCCCAGAAATATACACCATGATAAGATTTATAACTATATACTTGTAATTCAAGAAGACCATCATCATAAGAATATACTTCTGCATGTTCTAAATCATAATCATCAACAGTGATGATTTCTGTAGTTAATTTATCCTCAACAAGTTTTTTTGTATATTCATATTTGTTGATGTAATCTATATTCATTCTGTTCAGAATGTCTTTGTTCCAAGACATATTCCTGTTGTAAAGTTCAACAAAATTCTTAACTTCAGCTTTCATATTGATTTATTTTTTGTTACATATTAAAGTTTGTGATATTTAATTAACATAAAACATTTTTCTGCTTCTCTTATAAATGCATCTCTTTCAAAGAATGAATTATATCTTAAATTGGCTTCATTTATGATTTCTTCTTCAGTCTGTATTTCATTACAATGTGCAGCCCAAAAATCTGCTTCACACCTTGCTGTATAACATCTTTCTTTTACATCTTCTTGTATTACTTTACTTCTTTTATTAGAATATTCACTCATGACTATTCAAGTTTTTTACATTCCTCTTCAGTATACATAGAATGGAGTTTTTCAATCCACCACTTGGTCTTGACTTTAACAGAAGGTCTTCTCTGTCCCTTGAGTAAAGTTGTTCTCTTGAACACCACACCCTCCTTCACTTTTGAATTCCAGCAATCTGGTTGAGTCCAGTCATTTCCCTGGATCTTTGAAATGATGTCTGCATCAAGTACACCTGAATAAATCAAATCAGGCATTTCAACCCCAGAGTTCCTGAAACACATTTCATAGTTCTTGGGTTCAATATAACCTTTCTTTTTCAGGAATACATCAATGAGTGCAAGATGCATCTCATCTCCATCCTGATGTTTGCCGGCGAAAGAATTCCAACCATACCATTCAAACACAAAGGTCACTTCATCAACCCCAGTAAAGACATCTCCCTTTCCGGAATAGTCTTTTACAATCTTTGCAAGTATTTCTGGGTAATTGGAATTTTTGAACCACTTGACCACCTGACCAAACTGTTCAGAATTCTCATCAACAGTGACTGTCCTGGATCCAAATGGTCCCCAGGTTTTCTTCCTGCAATTATATGATGCAACAAAATTCTGGCCATCGAGTTTATTATACCCGACAACCATTTCACCTTTCAAAGAACCATCATCCTGGATTCTTGGTATTGAGTCATAATGTTTCATTTCCTAATTATTCTAATAAATTTTTCCTTATCTACTGTTGTATATCCAAGTCCTGATTTTCTTGTTGATAATTGTAATTTAAGTAATTTTGAATTTTCATTCCATTTATCAACTACTTCATTATCAGTCAGTTCATCCCATTCATTATCATATCTAATACTATAATAGACACCCATAGATGAATTTCTGAAAGACAATATGTCATCATCAGATATTTCAAGTACCTTTCTGGGCTCTTTATAAAATTGATATTCCTTGATATTTGGTTTTGTGGGAAATATAAAAATACCTACCATTATTCTTCTATTTTTTTAACCTACATTTTCACTTAACCAATTATGATATTCATCAAGAAGGTCAGACAACTGTTTCAGACAAGGGTGTGATTCAATAGATTTCATCATTTCATCATAGTCACCACAGGCAAACATACTGATGAACTCATCCGTGAAGAAATCCCACCCAAGTTCTGATGTCAGTTTTTCCAACAGAGGTTCAAATTTTTCTACCCAATCTACATAATGTTTCTTCTCATCAAATGGAGTCCATATTGTTATATAATCTCCATCATAGAGAAGTTCATCCATAAATTTCTTAGCCAGTTTGTTTGTATTCATATTTTACTGTATAATCAATTCTACCTTCTTCCAATTTTTTGTCCAGTGTTCATCAGTCTGTACATGGTTTGCCCTGGCATACTTACATACATTCTTTGAGAAATTCATCTGATGTTGTGCCTGGAGACCAGGGAATATGATATGTTCTTGGATATTTACTGTTTGATTCCATCTTCAATCAATTTGTTTAATTCAATAGTTGCAAGTCTCAACTGTTCCTTGTGGTAGGCAATCTCATTATGGAGTTCTTTGATTTTGTAATCATTAAACTGTCCATCCATTGCCTTTTTGTTGAATTCCACATCACTTTCAAAGTGTGACAGAACAAGATACCTTTCAAATACAGGAGATTCTTCATCTGAAGGAAAACTTAATTCAACCCTTACAGATACTCCATTGAAACTATTGACAGATATATCAATATTATCCATCCAATCATCCTTGTGTTCAAGGACATATTCCTTAAGAGGATAATTCTTACTGTCTGATTTTAATGTTGGGGGTAAATAATAATAAATCCAATTGGGTACAGACTTGATGTATGCCTCAATTTCTTTCAAAAGCCTAAAACTTTCATCTATTAACTCTTGTACATTCATATTTAATCTTCTTTCTCATTACAAAGATAACAATTTTATTTGACAAAACCAAAAATGGTAGGTAAAATTGCAAAAATTACCTACCATTTTTAATCATCATAATGAGTCAATGCCTCTTTCCTGAATTTCTCATACAATCTGTCAACTGCTTCTTTTGCACTTTCATCATCTTTCTTATGATACTTACAGAAGACAAATGTACCAATCTTATCAAAACCTAATTTATATTCTTCTCTTGGACTGTAATAGAAGGTTTCCATTTTCAGGAAGTGAGGACAACCCTTACACATAACACCAATCAGTTTGGTGTGTTCCGGATCCACTTTACAGTTTCCTTCCACTTTCTTCAGGACAAAATCTCTTTCAATCTTTCCTGTGGAATAGGTATAAGTCATTCCCATATTACATACACTCTACATAGAGTTTATTTTCCGTGTTTTCATCATTGACTGATGCAAGGCTCATACACCCGTCTGATGCAGCAATCCATTCTCCATATTCACAACTGGCAGCCAAGTCATCCAGACCAAACCAGAACCCATTCCAATCAAGGGGGAGGTCTCTTTTATTCTTCTCAAGGAACTCTGAAATAAGTCCAAAAAGAAAATCCTGACAACCAACAAACCCCTCCCGTTTTGATTCATCTTCAAGATTCTCAACTACTTGAGTATTAGGGTTATAATACTTCACATTGAAAGATGGAATATACAAATCTTCAACCCCATCAACAACCCGTTTTACATTGATGGAGAAAGACCACAGATTTTCCTGTTTTCCATTTTCCACACACCAATCAATAAGAGCCTGCCCAAGCATACTGAATAGAATATCCCATTCACTGTTTTTTACATTGGTGTGATTTTCAAAAAGAGAAGAATCATTTTTTTCTTTTTCTGAAAGGAGGGTTACAGTTTCAAGATACTCCCCCTTCAACTCCAAATTACCTTTATATGGTTTTGTTCTCCACCACTCATCTTTCTGTTTTGATTTCCAGTCAAGGTGATAGTCCAATCCAATCTGATAATATTCCTTGTAAGTTCTCATATATTAATCACTAAAAAAATTTATAATAGATGCGCATATTAAAGCTAATAAAAAAACAGGCACAGCAACAGGCCAAAAAAAGACAATAACTGGTAACAAATCATCATCATCACAATCAGGTATCCAGGTCATAAGTCCTGCAAGTACAGAACCAACAATAAAATAACCTATAACTATTAAGACTATCCAATACCAGGCCATACTAATACAGATTAGAATCTACATAAAAATCTACAGATTTGACATACTTCTTTACATCATCATCATAATGAGAACTTTCACAAACAGAGACATCAGAAGTAGTACGACAATCATGGTCACCGTTATAATACATCGTTGCGGTAACCGTGACAATGGCATCCTCAAGATGATTGTCCTTGATGTAATTAATTAAATCCATTCCTTTCATAACTGTTACTTTTTGTATAGTTTTCTATTTTATCTCACTACAAAGATAATGAATTTATTTGGCATTTCCAAAAATATAACAAAAAAAAAAGAAGTCTTTGAGACTTCTTTTCAGAAATATTTTAACCCACCCTGTTCTTTTTTCCAATTAGTATGAGTTTTGCCAGTTCAATATCATCCGGGGTTGTAATTTTAAAGTGTAAGACATCACCCTCAACATAATGAATCCAATCTTTGATATTCATTCTTGCAAGTTTGTCTATGACCACCCTTACCTGTCCTTCACTTTCATCCAGTGTTCCATTTTCCTTGGCAATGTTATATGCATCAAACATAGTTCCAAATGGGAAGAAGCAGGGTGCCATAGTTGCAAGGTATTCATTTCTGTTATGTCCTGTATTAAAACTCTTGTCACCATCCTTTAACACAAGGACTTCCTTTTGCGTGACATATGGAACTGAATTACCATATTTTATTGCTTCTTTGACTAATTTTTCATAGAATGTACCATCTATGAAAGGTCTGTTGCCATCTGCTATACCAATTAAATCCTGGTTTTCATATTTAAGTACATTTTTACAGAATTCAAGGCCAAGTCTTCTTGTTTCCTGTCCGCTATACTCATCACCCTTGACAAGCCATACCCCCTTTAAAACATAATTGGAATATGCTCCGGATTTGAAGTCTTCATCCCTTATCATAAGGACTATATCATTGAATATGTTACTTGAAAATATATTATCAAGCGTATAATCAATGACACGTTTATCACCTATGTATATTAATTGTTTCGGAATTTTTCCTCCAACCCTGCTTCCACAGCCAGCAGCACAGACAATTATACCTACTCTCATATAAGTATTTATAGAGATTTAAAATTGTCTTTCTTTTTCCATTCTTTTGATACATTCTTCCGGGGTTTCTCCTGGAAGGAGATTATAAGAGCAACCTATACAACCACCTTTCCAACTTCCCTTACCTTTACCAACCTCACCGTCAAACTCTATCTCTATATATCTGTTCACTGTTCTTCCAAGTTTTGTCCACTTCAACCATTTCCTTCTCCACTCCCTTTCTTCTACCCAGTAGGTGCAAGGAACAACAGTTTCATCATAACTATCAATATAATCATAGTGATATTTGTTCACAAGTGGATGTTCTTTCAAAGGAATATATTTATCACCCTGCTGTTTTTCAATCTTGTCTGAATCAACCATCACAAGACTTTTCACCCTATCATCACCCAGGTTGCACTCCACCTGATGTCTTATGTGTTCTGATGTGAAGAATGGCAAATCCCAAGTCCACCATTTACTTCCACCACCCCAGTTTCCATCTCCACCTCTATAAATCCAGAAGGTGTTGTCATGTATTGCAATACCCCACTGTGGCGCATCGCAATCGCCATCAGGAAACCTCTTACTTTTCCAAGGCATCTTGAATACAGAATGCCACCCAAAGAGACTGATATGAAGTTCCCCATTTCCTTCTTCATATCCACATTCCTCATAAGTCAGTTCAAACTTCCAGTCATGCCAACCTACATACCATTCCCTTCCTTCATATTCATCCTCTTTTGGTTTACAAAGAAGTGAAAAACACTTGTCTCTCTTCTTGGCAAACATCCAGTCACCAAGATACCAGTATTTGACACCATTACCATAATCTACTTTCCTGAATATTTTCTTCATACTTACTTATATATTTTTCTCTTTTCAACCACATAATGATATCCACAAAGGAAACAATTTCCATCACAACACATACTACCATCCCTGACAGAAGGATTGGAACAACCCCATACTGTCTGTTCTTTTGGTTGTTTCACCATTATGTTGTAATTTTTCCTTTTCTTACTCATATATTAAATATAACAAACCCCATAAATAATTTATTAAATACTTGTTATTATGGCAAATAATATAGAACCAATATCTTATATAAGAATAAATGAAGTTGAACACCCAATTGATGCTCTTTCAATAAGTGGTAAATCAATATCTGAAATAGGTGAACTTGTAACTTTCATTGATGAGAATTCAACAGATGATCAGTATCCATCTGCAAAATGTCTGTATGATTTGATATATGGAAATGATTCTACTCCAACACCTGAACAGCAGAGAAAATTAAGGATGTATGTTGATAATTTCATAAGAGATGATGTTAATATTGAAGATTGGGTAAATAATCCTAATTCTTGTGGGGCAAATGAATATATATATACAGGAAATACAATAAATTATAATAATAATACATATTATATTTGGGAAAGGACTGATGGTAATTATGATAATGTTAGATATGCATTCACAACTACAATAAATTATGATACACTCTATCAACAATCTTTAGAAAATAATTTATCTAATATTTTAAATCATACAATAACTTATTTTTTTGATGATTCAATGCAGATTTATTCTGATTGTGAAACTCAATCGCTTATAAAAGTACAACAAACAGATAATATTTGTATATGGGTTGATGATTTTGTTAGAGATTCTATAACAGATATTGATGATGATAGAATTTTAAATTATAACATTGGTTCACCTTGTTATGAATATTTAGAGTCATTTGAGTATGATAATAATAATTATTATCTTTGGAAATTGGTGAATAATCTTAATAATAATATAAATTATATTTTAACAGATACTATAAATTATAACACATTAAGGTCTTATTCATTGGAAAGTAATTTAAGAAACATAACAGTACATCCAACTATAATATATTTAAACAATGATTTTGAAGAGGAATATATTGGTGAAGATAGATTAGATAACATAATTAAAGTTTTTTATTATGACCATAATTATAGTAAGGATTATTTGACATTTGAAGCATTAGAAGATACAACATTCAATTTCACAAGGAACTCATTGGAATATAGTGTTGATTATGGAAACACCTGGGTGAACTTACCAGCAAACACCAATACACCAACAGTGGCATCTGGTGATAAGATTATGTTCAAGAAGACCAATCCAACAATAAAATTTGATGGTATTGGTACATTTTCATCAACAGGAAGTTTCAATGCATCTGGAAATATAATGTCACTTCTTTATGGTGATGATTTTGATGATCAAATTAGTTTAAGTGAGAAGAATGGGTGTTTTGCACAATTATTTGCTAATTGTGCAAAAATAATTAATACATCCAATTTAATTCTTCCAGCAACCACATTGTCAAATGATTGTTACAATCATATGTTCTATAACTGTACAAGTCTAACTACAGCACCAGAGCTTCCAGCAACAACATTGTCTGCTAGTTGTTATTATTCTATGTTTGATGGTTGTACAAGTCTAACTACAGCACCAAAACTTCCTGCAACTACATTGGCACTTAATTGTTATCATTCTATGTTCTGTAACTGTACAAGTCTAACTACAGCACCAGAGCTTCCAGCAAAAACTTTAGATGATGATTGTTATCATTCTATGTTTGATGGTTGTACAAGTCTAACTACAGCACCAGAACTTCCTGCAACAACATTGTCAGATGGCTGTTATGCATCTATGTTTGATAGTTGTACAAGCCTAACTACATCTCCAATATTACCAGCAACAGATATAAATGTATATGCATGCTATTATGGCATGTTTTCTGGATGCACCAATTTAAGACATATAACTTGTTATGCTGAAGGTAATTATGATACATATAATACAGAATACTGGGTATATGGTGTAAGTGCATCTGGAACATTTACATGCAGAGATGATAGTATATGGACAAGAGGAGGTAATGGAATACCTCAAAATTGGACAACAAATATAGATACATATGATTTATTTAATTCTGCTGGATTATATGGTATGTATATAGATGATTTCTTGAAGACCAATCCAAATGATTTTATAGAAGACCCTATCAATAATAATTGTAATGCATATGAATATACTGGTGACAGTATATCTTATGATGGTGGTAATTATTATATTTGGAAAAATATGGGTTATATGACATCAAATAGTAATGGTAATAACAAGAAATGTTATGTATTGACATCTACAATCAATCAGAATACTCTTCAACAAAAGTCACTTGAACATTCATTATCAAATTTATTAGAATATCCAATATATATATACCTTGATAAGGATGGTAATGAATATTCATCTGGGCAATCATATAATATAGTTTCTGTTTCTCAAACCACTGGTCTTGAGATGTGGATAGATGAAGACTTTGATTATGGATGGGAAGATAGTGGATATTCAGATATGGAAGAATATCTTGATTGGTATCTTGACAATATTGATGAGGCAGGAGGAAAATACTATTATTATATTGATACATTTGAATATGATGGAAATAATAATTATATTTGGTATTGTTATATTGATGGTACATATCTTGTAACAGATACCAACAATGTAAATACACTTACATCATATTCAATAGAATCTGATTATTCAAATGTCAATACTCATCCTATAATAACATTCTTAAATAAAGACTTAACAGAATATGATGCAAGCAGATCTGTTTCTGATTATTCAATTGTTAAGGTCACAAATTCTCAACCAAAACAGATGATGTATGTTGATGATTTTGTCAGGAATGATATTGATTTTGATTCTTTCATTGATGACCCTGAATCAAATGCTGCAAACTATTATGAATATTGTGAAGATATTGAATATAATGGAAATACATATTATGTTTGGAGAATGATAAAAAATGTAACATATTCAAATAATGTTAAATATATATTGACTGATACAATAAATCTTCAAACACTTCAATCATATTCACTTGAATCAAGTATTACTAATATATCAACATTCCCAATTGTGACATATCTTAATCGTGATTTTGATGAAACATATACAAATGAAAATAAATTTGATAACATAATAAAAGTGTTTGAACTATAAATGAAATTATATAAGTATATTAAAGTTGGATCCTCATATTTCTTTAATACATATGAAGATTATGTTCCAAGTGATTTGGATTATCTTTGTATTGTCGATGATAGTAAAATACCATATAATACAAATATGTTAAATATGAATCTTGGAAAGAAACATCTCATCCTATGTAGAAATCTTGATAAGACTGGATTTATAAATGACCTTATACATGCTGGTTCAAAGATGAGGGTGGGTCAGTTCCTCATTCCTGAATTCAATGAGTACATCAATTTCACAATAGATGATTTAAAATCAATTTGTTATATTTTTAATGAGATGGACTCCAAACACACATATGAAAAAATAATAGCAGATTCATATATAGAGAACAATGTTTTTTTTCTTACAGATGAACAGAGGGATAGGGCATATATGGAGTATAAGAAAACGAGAAATATATTATGAAACCAATCAAACAATTTCAAATGGGATCCACTTACTTCTTCAGTAAGTACAAGGATTTCAAATCAAAGGACTATGATGACCTTTGCATTATGGACAAATTCATATTCCCGGGGAATGTGATGAATATGAAACTCAATGGGAAGGATGTGTTCCTTTTCAGGAATATGCCCAAGCAGGGATATATTGATGACCTTCTCAATTCCGGAGTCAATATGAAGGCAGGGAAGTTCCTCATCCCGGAGTTCAATGAGTATATAGGATTTACCATTGATGACCTCAAGTCTATTCTCCATATCTTTGAGAATATGGATGACAAGCATTCTTATGAGAAGATTATTGCTGATGCCTACATAGAGAATGGAGATTTTTTCCTTACTAGTAAACAGAGGAAAAAGGCATATGTTGAATACAAAAAAACCAGAGGGTAAACTGGTATATATTTTACTCCCCCCATATTATGAAAGAGACTGAATTTTTTCAGTCTCTTTTTTTGATTGACAACTATACAGAAATAAACAGTGAAAGAGTATAAGTAAATTAACCGGAAATCAAGAATTTAATAATCCTTTATCATACATATCTATCAAGGCTTGCATACATCCCTGTACACCAAGATACCCTTCAACTTTTATATCATCCCTATATAGGGTAAATATCACCTCAAGCAAGAAATGTGAGTACATTCCCTGTGGACGGTTGTTTTCTTTCACCAGTTTCATCAGAAAATCTATATTCTTCTTACCCAATTCAACCACATTATCCACATGTTTGTTCGGCTTCCAGTAAGATAGAAATACAGTTTCATCCAGGTAAGATTCCATCTCTTCAATGATGTATTTTTCCTCATCTGTTTCAGGAACAGTCAATATAGGATATAAATCACTTATTCTATTCATATAATCTCACAAGACAATATTTAATGCCTTCTTCTTCCGCTTCTTCCCTGGTGGCATAGCTCTTATGACTCAACTCATAATCCCTATACCCGACAGTTTCAGTATATTGTTCACCATCTATGCCATATCTGACACCAGTTATCTTAATCCTTTCCGGTTTTCCGTTCTCTCCAAGTTTATATACCTTATAAACCCAGCTGGTATCAGTACATTCATAGACATAATCTGCCACCACCAGGATGTGATGTACTTTTTCAAGCCACTTTATCACCATTTGATTGGTTGGAGCCGCCCATACATTAGTATCCTCATCACCATTGTTGCAGTTAAGATAGTGGAATGTACCACCCTCTACATATTCAATTTCATTCCCCCTTCCTTCATCTTTCAGGTCACATTCTTCATCGAAACTGATATCCTTTCCATTATGAAGTACAGCGGTACCGTAGCAGCACTGGCACCATTCCTTAAACCCCTTCTCTTTAAGGAGTTTCGCTATATCAAATGATACATAATTTTCTGTAATCATATTCATTTATATTACAGTGAACATCGTGTTAGACCAATAGAATACATCCCTGTCTTCTTTTATATGATATATGTAATTGTCACAAGGTCTTGGATAATTGGATATACACATATTTCCGTGTTTATCCATATGTCCTACATAAGAGATTGTCACTTCCTTTCCGCCAAATTTATCTATCATCTCCTGTGTTAGTCCAAACAGGTGTGTATATTTTGTTACACTGTCAATTACCCTTACTTTCTGTCCAACTTGGAATGTTGCGTTTTCTATTTTTCCCATATTCTAAATCAAATTTTCAAGACAGTACTTAATGGCAGCATCACCTGCTTCTTCATAGGTGTCAAATTCCTCATCCTTCCCGGATTCATATTCTGCCACTGTGTTAGGGTATTTGATTATTTCAAACCACCAGTTAAATGGCGGTTTTGAACTATCATGATAGAGATATATTTCAAGGTTATATTTTTCCCTCAGCCACTTCATCGCCATCTGGAGGGTCGGGGCTGAACAGTAATAACTCCCCCAATTATTAGGTGTGTCCCATCTGTCATCCTCTTCAAACTCCCATGTCTTAAATTCCGAGTCATAACCATAAAAAGATTTAACCTCATTATCAAACCCTTTTTCTTTCAGGAGTTTTGCCACTTCAAAACTCACATAATCCTCACATATCATCTTTGAACCTCCCTTACATTTATCCAGAATACGCTTCTTCTCAACGGATACACTTCCGTCTTCACTTTCTTCAGTGTCTTGCTTGCGAGATAGATCGCACCGAAATAGTTGCTCAACTCATCGGGCCATATATCTTCACTGTCACAAGACCAGAGATAACTGCCTTCATAATGGGCATTCCCGTTCTTCTCTCCACTGATTGGAATGACTATCTCATTTCCGTTGGGGCCTTTCACTATGAACCCGTTTTTCTTCTTGTCATACTTAATCACACACTTCCCAAACAGTTCTTCAAACTCTGCTTTGCTGGGGAGATTTACTCCTTTTTCTTCTATCTCATTATAATTGAAATACTCTCCAACCTCCCAGGGACTTTCCGCACCTATATTTTTTCCCGCCCATTTCACGCTCAATCCGAGATCAACAAAATCAGCACATTGCAATGCACTTTTCTTTTTCCCAAAACACATGACTTATTTTGTTTTCGTGAAATTTCTTATAAGTCCGCTGCAAGAATCCCGGAGAGGATTGACAGCCTCTTCTTCAGTCACCAGACACTTCTCTATCTTCCCCTTCATATCTTCTTCCGGGGAATGATACAGTCTCTCGTCTATGATGTCTATGCCAATCACCCCATCCGCACCTTGAGTGGTGATTCCATATTTCCTGACAAGAAGCCATATCTCTATCTTGTCATCGGATATATAACTGCCGGTCACATCCACCCCATAGATGAAATAATAACCCTCGCCAAGTCCCCTGAATTTACCCCGATCATCAGGAGAGACATAAAAGAACTTACCTATGATGTCTTCATAATACTCCCTGGTAATTCTCTCTATATCCTTTGAAATGTTGTGCCTGTCTATAAACAACTTCTTGATGAACGCCTGCTGCTTATGTATGTCCTTTATAAATTCTTCATGATCCATTTTTCTTATATATTTAATAGTTCTTATTCATAAATCAAGTAAATAAAATACAATTGTCAATGGCCAGAAAGCAATCAATACACCATCAACAATCAATTCCACAATATCATCACTCCCATATAGTATATCAAGTCTATCACAAACTAATGTACCTATAAGAGAATAAACCAGAAAACATAATATAATCCAAATCATAATCTTATCTCTCAAACCACTTTAAGGTTTCATAATCGATTTCAATCAATACACTGTCTTCACCATCCCTGTAATCTCCCGCTACGGTAGATAGACACCCATTGGAATATTTGTTTCCCCTGTTTACCTGAACATTGATATTGCAGTCATGTCCGATATATTCTCGAATTTCCTGCAGCCTTTCAATAAGTCCGTCAAGAGTGTTTAATTTATTTTCCATTTTAATTCTTCTTATAAGCCTCTTCTTTTCATCTTCTTCATTCAAAGTACAGATGACACTCCACTTCTACTTTTTTCCATGGACATATTCAGTGGATAGATAACCATATTCCGGTTACTCCTCCTGCAATAGACATAATATTTCGGCTTCTATTGCAGTTAATTCATATTGCTGTCCACGTGCAAAACCTCTTTCTTCATCATCAAGATGTTCTATTGTATCAGGCAGTTCTTTTCTCAGTTCTGCTATCTTTGTAATCAGTTTATCTGCATTAATTAATTGTTTCATATCTATTCAGTTTTATACATATCTTTCTTTACCCCAGGCACAAATCTTGTTAAAAAAATGACAGATGCATCATATCTGCTTTTGCGTACATCCTTTTGTCTATAAGAGCGCCTTGTCTCAGCTCTTGTGTAACGGGGCAGTTGGCTATCATCCCCAAAGCAGCGAACACCTCTACTGTTAGTCTCGACCCCAGGCAACTTCATCCCGGTATTTAGCAACGGTCAAACAATACACCTGTCATATTATATCTATTACAAAGATAATGATTTTTTCTAACTATTCCAAATAATTCTACATCTAAACTATATCAATACTGTATTCCCTCTCAACAAATTCATAATGCTCCTTCAGATACTTCTTCCAAACCTTCCTGCTCCATACCTCCCTCTTGAATAAATAACACTTTGAATAATCACTCCATTCATATATCCCCATATCTATCCATTCCCTTTGAGGAATATCAGCATCTGTGAATACTGTCTTATAAGGTCTCATCATCTCATACCAATCACTACACCCAACCAGAGATTTCTTCGCCCCTTGAAGTGTAGTGTATCCTGTGGGATTTCCAACTAACTTACCATCCCTATAAATAAACCAATGCTTCATAACCTAAATATAACAAATTATAGATAAGATTAAAGAAATCTTGGAAGGGATTATCTTGAAATCTTGGGAGAATCCCTGGGATGATCATCTTGGAATATTGGAGTGATCTTTTTGAAATCTTTGATGATTATCTTGGAATATTGGAGTGATCAAACCCCTATATCATTATTACTCAAATGGGTAAGAAAAGGGTAGAAAATGGAAGAAAATGGAAGATTTTTGGACATCCACCATCTTTTTATACCATTCTATTCCACTTTCTTCCACTTTTTATATTATTTTAAATATGAAATGGACTGAAATTCAACAATTTATGAAATAGACTGAAATTTAAAGGAAATATATAAGTCATAAAAAATATATAAAGAACACCCAGGAGTTTATTCCAAAGTTCTTTCAACATCAAGTGTCCAAAGGGATCGTCACCGTCACCGTGCCAAAAATCACCATTTTTGGGGTATTTCCCAAAAACCTCAATTTTGGCAATTTTGGGTATTTTAGGTATTTTGGGGTATATCCTGATCTTGGCCATTTTTGGAGATCCTCTCAAAAAGGCCATTTTCCAGGATATCCTGATTTTGGCCATTTTTGGGGTATGTCCCAATTTTGGCAATTTTGGGTATTTGGTGAAAATGGTCAAAAATGCAAAAAGGTGAAAAAATGCCATTTTTGTGAAATTGGGTATATTGCAAAAAGAGTGCAAATGCCAGTTTTGGTGAAAAATGTCAAAAATAGTGATTTTTTGACAGATGTGTTTTTTGGTATTTACCAGGATGTGGAAAGATCTATCTAGTGTGAAAACAGATGTTTTTTATTATATATACTGTAAAAAGAGTGGAAACCAGATGTAAATATGTTTCTTTTTACTTCCACAGTGTGATCATATGAGAAAAAGAGATGAGATGGAGATTATTTCTCTCTGTTTTATCACAATATAGAAATATATTCCTCTTTGTTTTATCAGATGATGATAATCGCCAAGTCGTGATCGCATTGGTGAAGAGTAATAAGGTTGATGACTTATGCAGGACCAGGACCAGAGGCAATGGTTGAGGAGGAGAGAGTCCACTGGGAGGAGGAGCTCTAGTATGCAATGTCCTGAAGTAGACTGACCAATCCTGATGGAGGAGCTCCTGACTATGGATGACCGGTCTTGGTTCTACTGGGGGAGTGACTCTGAAGAGGAGATGTAGATTCATCATAGTGGATATGAGTCTGGGTTCAGGAGGAGGGTGACTCTGGTTGGGGAAGGGGAACTTGAGTAGATTCAGTATACTCAGAATGGGTTGGGGACAAAGAAGAAGACCACTCACTTGAGGTGGGTGGTCTTGGGATGCGGTGGCGGCCTGCGGTTTAGATGTTCCCATAGAGGGAGAGGAACTTTTCTGGGTTGTTCTTTATCCAGGACTCACTGATGAGTTTGTCACCTATCAGTCTGAACATACCAGGGTTGGCATTCATCTTGGCAATCTTCTCAGCCAGGGTGAGGGTAACCTTGACAGCAGGGAAAGAGGTGTAGGTGGAGTTGACCACCTGCTTGGATCCCTCGGCCTTGGAAGATTTCCTGACCACCTGATGGACTTTAGTCTTGTCCACCCAATAGAAGAAGACTGACCTGTGGTTGTTCTTGTGCATCTTCTTCCTATGGAGATAGATTTCTTCCCATGCCATCACAGCATCTGGAGATCCCACTCCCATCATAATAGAGGTGTGAGGATACCAGGGGTGACCATCTTCTTTTCCTCTGGGGTAATCTTCTGCCACTCCCATCTGGATTCCTTTTTCAATGACCTGCTCAAGGGTCACTGCAGTCTCAGGAGAGGTGGCATTGAAAACCTTTTCAATGATGTACATGATCTTGTCACTGTCATTCATCTTGTTGATGTTGCTGATGATGCTCTGGGTGTAAACTGTCTTTTTCATAATGTTGTGTGTTTTAATTGTTATACTTTTGGTTTCTTTTTCTATTACAAAGATACAAAAAATATTTTAATCTACCAAATTTTTTTCACTTTTTTGTAGGTCGTAGTCGCACTATGCAAGACCATAGTGTTGAAGAATCATCATATCTTGGGATTTCTTTTCCAGTCTGTTGTACTGGGTAAAACTCTTCATCAACATTCTGGTCTCAATGATATGGCATGATGTCAGGTGGAACTCTCCACATTCTTTGCAGTAGTATGCCCGGAATCTTCCACTTTTATTGTTTGCTTGGATAGATTTGATTGCTCTTTCTGCCGCATTCTTTGATTTGTAACCAACTTTACCTGAAGGGCAGGTGATTTCTTTTTCTGTGTAAACTCTGTGTTTCATAATGTTATCTGTTTTATTGTTCTTGTTTCTAATACAAAGATACAAAAAATAATTGAAACCACAAAATATTTTTACACTTTTTTCAGTGAATTTCATACCGCAAGTCGTGATCGTCAGTGGATTACATAAAAAAGATTCCCACCTCAACAAGAGATGGGAATCAGCAATGTAACGTTTTTGAATTGATTTTACTCAAGTGTGATGACCACTGACCTACTTGCCTCTGGAAGTGAGTTGGTGTCAAATGCAGTTGAGACTGTGATGTTCCTAGGACTGATGCCATATTCTACAATCAGGATGCTCCTGATGTTGTTTGCCCTGCATTCAGCAAGGTGTTGATTGATTTCATCGGATCCTGTGACTGTATCTGCTGAACCGACAATACAGACCTTGTCCTCATACCTGACAGCCTTGGCAAAAACACCAAGCTTTGCCCTTTCCACTGCTGTGAGTTCAGCACTTCCTATAGGGAAGGTGATGACTGTGGAGATGGCAGGATCATGCAGAACCTGCTTTTCAACAATCACCTCTTTCTCAACAACCTTCTCGACAACCTCTGGTTCCCTGGATTCCAGTTCGGTCACCTTGTTTTCCAGTGACTTTACTGAAGCGACTGCTGCCTCATAATCTGACTTGGTCACACTGTAAGGTGATACCACAAAGTTATGACTCTTCTTACTCTTGGAACCGAACTTATAGGTGACACCCACCTGAAGACGAGTGTGGAAGAACTGTTTGTAGAGTCTCATATTCCTGGCATAGTTTGTCCACTGTGCTACAGGTTTGACATTGATTTGCCAAGCTTTTTCCTTGCCTAAATTGAAATTGATTTCTGTACCGATATTGTATGTCCAGTAGTTATGCATAGGATGCTTGATGTCACCATAATCATGACTCCATCCAAGCCCTGGGACGAAAACGAATTCTACGACTCTTGGCTCACCAGGATAACCACCAAACCAGTTGGAGAGATTCAACTTGAGATTGCTCACCAGGTTATGCTGATCGATTGCTGTGCAGGACCCGGTGGTGTTGAATAATGCAACATACTCAAGACCGAAACCTACCACAGGTGTGACATACTTGGACAACTCAATACCTGCTAGTGCCTTTGCACTACCTACACCATCCCAGAAGTAAGTCTGGTCTCCAGCTAACTGGGGAGTGATGACTCCTCCGGAGAGAGTGACTGATGTGTTCTCAAAAAGACGACTGCTTTCTACAGTCTGAGCATTTGCAATGGAGAACATCATTACAAGTGCAACTATTAAACTAAAAATTTTTTTCATACTTTCTCATTTATTTTATATAAACGTTACATAGTATTGTATATATTATTTATTAAATATAACAAAAAAATATAAAATTATATAACTGAATAATATACAAAAGATTCCCCGCAGACCGCTGCCGCAGGGAATCACCAATAAAGAGTATGAAAAAGGAAAAAAGAAATCAACCAATCTCAATCAAGTTGATGAGATGATAATCCTTGTAGTTGGAACAGATGGAGGAGAGGAACTCCTTGAATGGAGTCTTGCTTCTCTTGGTCAGTGTCCAGTGACTCATATCAAACCCGGCCTTCTGGAGATCCTTCCTGAAATGATCTCTGTGAGAGGAGTACCTCCACTTGATGGTATGTCTGCATGCATCAATATGAACATCTGCTGTCCAGGTGGTGATGATGTTGTTGTCTTCCTGGATGTTGTCTACTTTGGTCACTCTGAAGACATACTTCTTTGGGTTGGGATAGAACCCACAGGTGAGTCTCACATTGTCCACTGTAGGCATAGGTGACTGGTTCACCTGCTCAATGAAGGAATAGACCGGCGTGTAGATGTCAGTTCTCTTGAGACCAGAGTTCCAGTATCCATCAGGGATGTCAACGGTCTCCACCACCTCCCCAGTCTGCTGGGAGATGAAGGTGAGATAAGGTGACCCACATTCTTGAGGGTGATGGTAGATGACGATGACGTTCATATTCGCATTAGTCTTGAGAGTTGATGATTTCTGCCTTCTTGAGGATGGACTTGATGGTGGTCAATCCGGTGTCAGTGAGTCTGTAGACCTTGGGAAAGTCTATCATTTCCTTGAGCATCTCAATTTCTTTTTCAGTGAATTTAGTCTTGATCATAATAATAGATGATTAGGTTGTGAGTATCAGGATAATGAGGAGGATGACTGCAATGAACCCAACAGGACTGGTTTCATTGGATGAGGATATCATATAAGGTTTACCTCCGATGATAATAGGTTTCAGTTTGTCCATATCAGTAAGATGCTACAGATGCCAGAAGTTCACCGGCATAGGAATGGACAGCAGTGAAAAGCAGGTTGAATTCATCATCAGTGAGATCCTGGAGTTGGCCGATGATGCACCAGTCTTTTCCAACCTCTTCGATGAGTGTGGCATCCCTGTCCAGCATTGTTACTTTCCCCAGATGGGTGTTGACACTTGGATTGATGTCAATGATGATTGCAGACTGGGCAAAGACCTTGATTGCAGATTCCTTTTGAATTCTTGATTCCATAACGATTGCGGTTTACGGTTGATTTCAAAAATTAGTTTGTAGTCATCAGTTATTTGTTAAATAACTCCTTTACTTTGTCAGCACCTTTCTTGACAGCAGAGGCAGCAGATTTGATTCCGAGTGCAGTGGAAAACAGTGCAGTGTCAGAGGGACGGAGTTTGACTGCACCCAGGCCTATCTTGATGATGTAGAGTCCGGAGTCATCTTTCCCCACCTCAAACTGGTCATCTCCAAAATTGAAGATATGGTTGATGACCTCTGTGGCAAAGGAACCATTGGCAGACATCAGGAACTTGGAAGCAGATTCCCGGTTTCCGAGGACTATTGCTCCACCCTGACCTGTGATGGTATATACACCTAAGGTCTCGGAAAGTGTCATCCCTGTAACAGGGTTGGTGGAGATTTCCTTGGCGGAAAGAGTGATGGATGCAAGAGCAAGTGCAATGATGGTGATGATGCGTTTCATAATGATTGATTGTTTATTGGTTTCTTTTTCTCAATACAAAGATACAACAATTTTTTGAAACTACCAAATTTTTTTTTAACTTTTTTCAGTGAATTTCATATCGCACCTCGCCATCGTCAAGGTTCTATCTCAAACATCACTCTTTTATGGGTCTCTGTCTTTTTATACTTGTCATTGATGTACTGCTGAAGATATGACTTGGCATCATCATATGATTCAAATCTGTCAAATACCAGGGATCTCCAGGTTTCACCAAACATAATGGATGCAAGATTCCTGTACTCAACCTTGTAATGCTGGTCATAAACATTAGTTACACCACTTACTTTATCAACACTGGTTGTCCAATATTGACAGATTCTATATTTGGTTTTGAATGGGTTGAACATATTCGTCAGTCGTTTTCGTTAAAATACATTTCTGTAAAACATCTTGTCTATCTCTTCCTTTGTATACCACTGTCCATTGTATGGGATGAGTCTCTCTTCAGGGTTCTGCTTCAGTCTGCTGATCAGGTCCAGCACTTGATGATATGCTTTCATCAGGATCTTACCATCTGGGTAGGTCTCCCCATTCTTCTGGAGATCTGTCAACTGGTCACTCATTGCCAGAACAAATGCTAGGTATACTTGGTCATCCATACTTATTCAGTTTTTTCATCATCTGTTTCCTGGTCATCAATGATTTCCCTGGTTTCCTGGTCAAGCTTCTTCCTGAGGATTCTTGAGTAGACTCTTTTGGTTCTGCCTCCTGATTTGTGTCCATCACCCTGGTCTTCCCTGGTTACACCATCCACACCATACTTGAAGAACATAGATCCAGGCTTGTTCTTGGGTTTCTCATTGTCCTGGTAATCCTTCCTTGATTTACCTTCCACACAATCAGTGGGAACTCTCAAAGCGATCTTACTATGTTTTGTCTTTCCCATAGTCTATCTTATCTTTTTGTTTTCTTCTAGTACCTCTTCCCAGTCAGTGACCCATCCTGCTTCCTCAATCTTCTTGATGGTTTCAGAATTCACCCTGTAGGTTTCGATCTTGTAACTGTCGGACAATCCTCCATACCAGCATTCAGATTTGGTGATGAGTCCTGCTTCCTCAAGTTTCTGTATCTTCTCCGGTGTGTTCCTGTAGAGATTCTTCTTCCCATCAGAGTCATCCACTGTGATGTGATGGAACTCAAGCACACCATAGTAGTACTGGGATGAGATGTGAATCTTCTTTTCCCACAGCGCCTTCTGCTTATCCAGCCACTCTTCGGTTGCAGGATTCTCCTCTGGTGTCAGGTACACATTTTTGATTGCCAACCCAAGAGTCTTCACCATACCATTGGCAGATCTGCTTTGGGCCTCGATGACCTTAAAGAGTTTGGGATTGTCTTCAATGTACTGCATCAGGGCAGTCTTCTTGATTCCCAGTTCATGGGCAGTCTCTGTGATGAGGGCAAATGTAGAACAATTGACCTTCTGTATGAGATTGACGATACGGTGTATTTCGCTGATGTCCATCACCTTGATTCTGGTTGATGTCCAATCTGGGGTTGCTTTTCCTAATCCTGGTTTCATAACTATACAAAACTAATTTTGTCACATATGATTGTTTTGGTTCTGGCATCTTCATCCATATATGATACTATAACAGATGAGTCATTGTTAGGTCTCACTGCAATGATCTTGTCATCAGGGATTTCAGATTCCCAGTAACGTCCTTGATTTTTTTCTGTAAAGATGTGCCATTATGTGTATTGTTTAAGTTCAATGTCTTCTTCCTGATCCCATTCATAATCTTCCCAGTAACAATCTCCAAGGTATTCATCTAAATTGAGATTCTCATCCACAGTATAGAAAGAACAACAGTTGAAGAATTCATCACATTCTTCAAAGATGATTTCACCTGTTTGAGGATTCCTGTAATAGTTGTGGTTATACCAGGATTCATCTTCCATATGCTCCCAAATTCTTGGATTATGAATTGTGTTGGTCATCAGTGTATTTCTTTTTTCTATTACAAAGATAGAATAATTTTCTGACATTACCAAATTTATTTGTAAAAATCCACTGATTTTTATTTCAGTGGATTTCATATCGCAGGTCGCAGTCGTCTATATTTATTTGTTGAGGTACACATTATAGAACCATTCAGAGTACTTCATCTTGGGTGGATGGTAATGATATGTTCCCATATTCACATCCCTCTCCTCATAGTATCCTTCTCTCTCAAGTTCAGCATCTACATCTTCAGGATAACAGAATTCTGCTTTCCCCACCTTGGTGTCTGTGATCTTGATTCCATCAGATCCTGCAATGGACAGCACTCCACAGCATTCACCCAATTCATCACCACACTCTTCACACCACTGGTCAAAAGTCTTCCTGGTGGATTCAAACATCTTGATTGTCTGTGCAGAGGTCTTCTGGTGAGCAGCAGCAAATTGCCTGTTCACCAACCTGACCTGATTCCTCCAGGCCTTATCCTTCAGATGTTTACTATACTTGCTCATTATATCTTTTCAATGATTTTCTCAATGAACACTTTGTCAATTGGGGTTCTCTCAACAATCCCAGTATACCCAGGCCAGATGATTCCTCTCTTCTTGAGTTCAACTACATCACCATTGGTTTCCAGGAGATCTGTCAATTTCTTTTTCCAGTTGATTGCAGGAGTATTCTCCAGGTACTTCAGTACAGACTTTGCAGAATCCTCCCAGTCATAGAACTTTGGTGACCAGGGTTTACCACTCATCTGTGACAGGGAGATGGACATCATATGCTTGCCAATCTTCTTCACACCATAGTGATTCTCCTTGGTGATCTCCTGGATGGCACTGACCATTGCTTCCTTAAGTGTCTCCTCCATCATTTCCTTTTCCTTGGTCAGTTCATTTATTCTCCGGCGGATTTCTTCTAATTCCATAATAGTGTTCTTTTTTTGTTTCCATTACAAAGATACAACAAATTTATGAAACTACCAAATTTATTTTTACTTTTTCCAAATCGCAGGTCGTAATCGCCAGAGTTCAGACCATAATTCCCCTATCCACCTTATCCAGGTAGACAAAAGAAAAAAGGCCTTGGCAAACATATGAACTACAGAGTACCATCTTCCTACTCTCCCTATGCTGCTGTACCTTTGGATTGATGTGGTTTCCTCTACACTTGGAGGCATTTCTGTTTCTTGGACTGTGCAGTGCAGACCTCAGACTCTTCAGTCAAATTCAGTATATTACTTAATCTTCAATCAGTTTCTTCAGTTTATAATAGAAGTCACCATAGTCGGCGAGCTTGTCGTAGATCGCATTGGATTCACAGAAATAACAAATGTCTTCTGCCAGACTCACTGGGATTGTGATCTCCCTGTCAGGAGACATCTCCTTTTTCATCTTGGCCAGTGTGGCAATGTCTTCCCAATAGGATTCTGTTGTAGATTTCTTCTTTGACATATTATTCTAGTTCTGTTGATGTTAGTTCAATGCTGAAGTTAGATACTGCTGGTTGGTATTTGTAGAAGCAGTAATAAAACCTGTTTCCTCTCCGGTTCATCTGGTTGACCTTATAGTTATCCTTGTCAGAAATCATGTCTTCATTGTCAGTCTTTATCTCCTTGAGGAGTCTCTCATAGAGTTCATTGGCATCTTCAAGCATTTCCACATACCTGGTGCTGCTGTTGAAAGTGATTCCATACTGGATATATTCAGAGTGGATGATGTATACTTTCTTTTTCATACGATTACGGTTTGCGGTTAGACTTCATACCAGGAGTTCACACAGAACCCATATGTATCAGAAAGGTAATCGGCAACATCATCATCAGCAATGTCAGCAGGAACATTCACCTTTGCCGGCAGATTCTCGCCATCATCATCCCAGTCAACCATAATGGTACGAGTGTCCCCATCTTTTCCATTGAGTTTTTCACACATCTCTACCGATACTGCAATGAGATGGTGATAGTTATCAGACTGGGCATCTTTGAGATAGTTGTTGATTTCCTCATTGGATTTACCTTCTCTCTGCATAGCCTTACGGACATAGGTCATCACAGCATAAGCATTTCCATCTACACCAACCAGGGTATAAGGTTTCATATTAGGCATCTTTATATTGGTTATAGATTTTCTCCTTGTCTTCTTCAGAAAGACCATTCCACTTTGCCTTTGCTTCCTTTACAAAGCAGTTCACTGTACATCTCTTGGGATCAGTAGATTCCATGATTTCAGAATACAGTCCCGGGAAGATGAAGGACATTGTAAAAGAGTCGAGACTCTTAAACCAGTTGTTGACGGTCGTTTTCATATTGTTTTCTTTTTCTATTACAAAGATACAAAAAATAATTGAAACTACCAAATTTTTTTTTATACTTTTTTCAGTAGATTTTAGATTACCGCAATCCGCAACCGTCAGAAAGATATTTGGCAACCACCCTATTGATGTCCCTGGAGAGGATGCTGTTGTTGTGAACATCATATATCCAATTCCATACATTGTTCCTATAACCATCAAGGATCTCTTCAGGAGTGATGTCAGTGTATTTCATGATTTTGAATTTCTCACCAGTGCACTTAAAGTATCTGTAGATGCCTGAGCAATCACCGATGATGTACTTTTTCAGACCACATCTCACCTCGATGGCAACATGTGATACACCTTCACCATTGATGGCATTGTTGAAATCGGTCTCGTTGAGGATGTCATCATATTGGAAGATGACAGTCTTATACTTGATGCCAAACATTCTGAAAGCCTTGGCAAGAAGATATGCAGAGTAGCAGCAGCCTCCTGAAAACAGACTGTGTTTATGAACATAATGATTAATCACCTTGGTAAGGTCATCAATGAATCTGCAACGTTCTGTGATTTTCATAATGTTATGCTCTTTGTTTCTGATACAAAGATACAACAAAAAAATGAAACCACCAAATTTTTTTACACTTTTCTACAAAAAATAATATATGTTTTTTACACTTTTCCAAATAAAAAACTGACACTCTGTCATATGACAAAATGTCAGTTCATTGTTTTCGTAGTTCGTTGTCGTCAGTTACTTGGAGATTTCTGCAACATACTCTGCATCATGAGTCTGGATGAAGTCTGCCTTCTCATCAAATTCCATAGCCATATCATAATATTTCTTGATCATCTCCTTCACCTGCTTGTTTACCAGGGTCTGGGCATGCTTGTATGCCTTTGCCTCTGCCCGGGCATTTGCAATGTCACGACCCAGCTGCTTGTTGAAGACATCATCACCATTGCAGATTGCCTTGCCAGTGACAGTGTAGGTCGGTTTGTCATTGGACACAGTGCAAATCATGTCACTGTATGCACCAGGAATCTGGACCTTATACTGAAGAGTACAGTAGACCTCGTTACCGTTCGTGTGATACTTAGCCCGGTCAAAGGAGACCTTAATCTTGTTACCATTAAAATACATAATAGTTCTGTTTTAAATTGTTAAAATAATAATGTTCTTTTTTTTCTGTTACAAATATAGATCATTTAAATTACATTTCCAAATTTTTTTACAAAAAAATCCACTGACAGAAAATCAGTGGATTTCGTAAACCGCAATCGTCAAATTTCATTTGAATTTTCTGTGGGTTTGCACTCTTCATCAGAGTCATAATCCCTCAACACTCCCTGGTCATCTATGTAGAATGCCTTCCTACAATCCAGATCTGCAATCTGTCCCAGGACTATTGGACTTTTAACTTGAGTATGACCGACAATGTTGAATCCATATGTCTCCTCCGGAGTCACCTCTGCCCAAGCCCTGATATCACTCCACACCGGTGACCCATATTGGCAACCTCCCCATCCACGCCAAGAGTCATAATCACCTAGTCTGTCCAGGATGTTCCAGTCCTCAACCAACCAGGCATTGTTGAGTCTGTTTACAATATTAAACTTGGGATTCTTAGTTTCATCTCCCCAGACTGATTTTACCCACCCCTTGAGAATTCCAGCATGACTGAAGATGATGTGTCTACCCGCAATGTCGCACTCATATGCCAATTGGAAAGATTCCCTGTTCTCCTGGAAGAGTTTCTCAAGTTCTCTCCGGTGCCACCTGTCCATCCTGGAGCAGCAGATATCATCTCCAATTGCATATCCACAATCATGGTTTCCAATGAGGAGGAGGATTCTGTCCTGGTTCTGCTTCTTTAGGTTGAGGATCTCTTTGAAATTATCAACAGTATGTTGTGGATAATCAAAGTCATGTTCCCATTCATTTGGATATCCATCAGTATAATCACCAAGAAATACTATATGTGCACTTGTATCTTCTAAAACTTTTTTGACAGGTTCTCTCCAAAAGTCCCGGCCATGGACATCAGGAATAATCAGATATTTGATACCATTCTTCATATTTACATAAAATGGAAGGGTAGTTAAATCCTTCCATTTTTAAAAAAAGAATTACTTCTGTGGATTAACCTTGTTATTCGCCTCTAGGATGAAGTTGTAGGGAACCCTGAAGTTCTTACTGCCAATCACAAACCGGATAAACACATCAGGTCCGTCCACATCCCTATAGACCAATGCATCAGGATTCTCATCTATAGTACGCAATGTCTGTGAGAAGAAAGGAAGGAGAGCAGTGTCAAATCCTGCAATGTTCTCTACCAGCGTTGAAAAATCCCTTGAGAGATCCACCCTCCGGTCATAGTTGAATGTATAGGTGAGAGCAACCTCATCTGTCTTGTTGACCACAGTCCAGTGACAGTCCTCATTATAGGTGACTACCTCAAGTCCATAGGTGACCCCATTGACAGTGGTTGAATTACTGTAGACATTTGCATTGTAATCCTTCATGCAAGAAATCGTACACATAAGTACGACAAAAAACATCAAAATTTTCTTCATAACTTTCAGTTGTTAAACATTAAATCTATCATTATAAAAATAACAAAAAATCACAATTTCCACTATAAAAAATATTAAAAAATCACATTTTCTGCTTTTTGGCAAACCGTCCTTTGGCATCTCTGGGTGGATATTTCTTGTCCTTATTGAGATCATCCTTGACTGAATCCTGGACAGTGTTGAACAACTTATCAATGTCAAATGGATTCACCTCCTCTAGGTAGTTGTTTACAAACTCATTTAATATGTTGGTGTCTGTAGCAAATGCCTGAAGTATAGCAGTGATGGCATCGACTACCTCTTCCTTGGTAGGGTCCTTACCATTCACACTCATACTTTCAATGATGCACTTGAAGATATATGTAAGAAAATCCTCTCCCAGTGCGTTCATAGTCGCTGTGGTGATGATCCAACCACTTTGTGTGGGTTCCCTTTTTATCCATTCCAGGAATAGTCTCATCCTGTCTTCACTAGACAGATGGTTGATGATCTCTGTAGGCATAAAACCATAAACTTCATTGTATTCTCTCTTCATATCATTTAAAGTTTTTCTATCTCTTTCTTGAAACCCTCATAGAATGCAAGGGCATCATTCATCCTTTTGATTGAAGCATCCAACTGCTCCTGATGATAGTCAATGTTCCATTGTACACTCTTCAGGAGATCTTCCTTATACTTACCATCAGAAATGAATTCCTCCTTTGTGAGCATCTCTTTAGACAACTCATCTTTATAATAGTGAGGAGTGTCCATAGATATCTCAATCTGGTTCAGTGCAAAATCCTTGACATTGTTGAATTCTTTACTGCAATCCCAGTTTTTGATGGTATCATAAAATGACTGGTACTTGGCATTCAGATCAATTGCCTTATCCAATCCTTTCTGGTAATGATTTCTGTTGTCAGTGAATTTTTTTACATACATCCCATAGAGATCATCATCAGAAAGATTAGAGATTCTCTCATATTCCTTTTTTTCATTTTCCAGTGCCTTGGCATGGTAGTCTATTGAATCATGATACCATTTCCTGATGTTCTCGGTATAGTCTGTCTGGGGATTAAGAGGTTCATCCCTCATACTGACACAGATTCCAAAGTTTCTCAAACAGAGATGCAGGAATTCCTTGGGTGTCTTGACTGTACCATCAATAATTTGCTGTGTATATCCTGTAGGCATAAATTAATTTTTATGAATGATTCCAAAATCTGTACAGTACCCTCTTTCAGAATAATAGGTTGTTCCCAGTCTGTAACGTCCATCCTTGGAGGAGACATATAAAATCTCTCCGGTGTAGATGTTCTCAATCTTGATGGTCACCTTGTTGTCATAGAGTGTCCCCTTCTTTCCATCTGCATGGAAATAGTGATCTACAACAGTCATAAAGTGCTGGAACACTTCCTTGATGTATGGATCTCCCAAAGGTTTATCATGCCATACTTCATCATATTCACCGATTTCTTCACCGGCAACAGACTGATAATGGTAGAACTTGGTGACCACCCACTGGGACAAATCAAGTTTCTTTACTTTCTTGAACATAACGATTGCGTTTTGCGGTATTATTCCTCTTCCTTTTCTTCAAAATCATCTTCATCTTCATCCTCATCCTCATCCTCATCTTTGTCAAGTTTTTTGAGGCTGAGTTTTTCATGACTCTTGATTTCTTTGTCAATGACAGCAAAGATATCATCCTCGCCTTCTGCATCATCCCATTCGATTCCGAAGATTTTCTCCAGGGAGAGCATAATCATATCCATCTGCTTTGACATCTCATCATCAGCAGTACCTTTACCTTCAAGGGCAAAACGCTTGGAGACATCCATCTTGAGAGCATTCACAACACCTTCACCAAAGGCAGAGAGTTCACCACTCTTGAGGTAGATCTTCTTGGGTTTTTCACCTCTTGGAGTATAAGTCTTCAAAAGGGTTTCAAAATCCTCATAGATAGGAATCTCTGTATAGGAATAGTTTTTGATTCCATATCCAAACTTCTTTTTGAGAAGTCCTGGTACTTTTTCGACCACATCAAAGTTGTCATCTGCTTTGAATCCTTTTGAAGTAGGAAGGGTTTCTTTCACTTTCTCCCTTTCTTCTGGATCAAGGTCATCAAGATTCCAATTGATTTTATAAAGTTTAATGGCTTTCATATCATTATGTTTTTATTATATATTCTTTTTCTACTACAAAGGTACAACAAAAAAACGACATATCCAAATTTTTTTTCAATTTTTTTTTCAAATGACAGCGGATTTCATATATTCGCAATTCGTCATCGTCAATTGTCGGTGGATTTTATATTTGTATTTACCCTATATATATTTATATAAATCAGTCAATTTCATAATCAGGCATCGGCAAATTTCAGACCATTCTTGGTCTCAATCTGTAGCTTGGTATACTCACAGTGAAAGTCTTCTTCCAGATTCTTCAGATATCTAGTGCAATAATATTTGCACATTGGTAGATCATGCATAAGATAATTGCCACAGGTCTCCGGTGTGGTTCCCGGTACTTCAGTCTGCTCAAGGATCCACTCAAGGCACTCAATGACCAGTGCCCTCATCTCCTCAACACTGTATTTTCCAGGAATTCCAGACATAATCACATACATCCCAGTGAGACAACCCATTGGTCCCACATAGACCACATCTCCCTTGATGTCTACATTGTTCCTGAACCAGGTTGCCATCAGATGTTCCAGTGTGTGTATTGCCGCCGGCGTCATTGCAGGTTCCTTGTTGGGTTCAGTAATCCTCAAGTCAAAGGTGGTGAACCATTGGTCTTCCCTGGAGATGTAAATCCCGGGTTTCAGGTTTGTATGATCAATAGTGAAACTAGTTATTACTTCCATATCATTAATTGGTTTCATCAAATAAGTTTTTCTCTGCTTTCAATATGAGATCTATGAGTTTCTCGGCAAGACTCTTGAGTTCATCAAGACCATATTGATGACCATCCTGCACATCAGGAATGTAATCACCCTGTTTGTTGCAGTTGTAATAGAAATGAACACTGTTACTCATAGTCTCCCTCTGAAGTTCATAAGTCTTCCTGTCATCTTTTAGGATGATCTGTTTACTTCCACTGAAGATGGAGATGTCCAGCTTTGATATGATTTCAATATAAGGAAAATCCTTTGCAGCAATTTCATAAGTCATATTTTTATATGTATCCTTATGCAACTGCTTGAGTTCTCCACCTCCATAGAGGAGAGTATAGTCTTCTCCCTTGAGATTTACACCATTACCTCGCTTTCTTATGTCATTCCAAACACTCATATATTGTAACTACATTTGGTTTACATTTGCGCCACCGGAATTTGTCAAACTCTTTCTGAAGATCTGTTAATTTTGTGCCAAGCTTTATCTGCTTATACTTGAGTTTCTTCATACCCTTTGATATGTCTGACATATTTTTTTGACTATTGGTTGCATCACTTAAATCCACTTTCCAGGTTGACCAAAGGCACTCTTTATCAACCACATCTTCTTTCTTGATTGCAGAACCGTTGGCTCTTTTTCTTATGTCATTCCAAACACTCATAATCTTACCAGGTTAAAAGATTCACCCAATCTTCCAGGGTCTCATCATCAAACTGTTCCACCGGGATGTTACTAGGACACAGGATGAGATTGAAGTCATCAGTGTCTTCTGTACAAAGCTGAACTTTTACCTCTCCAAACCTGTCTACATAGAGATGAGTCACATAAACATCATCACTATCCGATCCTGAAGTGAGCTTATATGATTCCCTCTTCCTGGATCTGCCACTGAAGGCGATGACGGCAACGATATTCTTCACATCATTCCATTCAACAAACCTCTGACCTGCAAGTGTGTCAAAATAGTTGTTCTCCAGGATGATGTCCTTTATTTTCTGTACTAATGTATCCATATTATTTCTTGAGTTTCTCCATTACAAATTGGGCGAGTCCATCCTGAAGTTTCTCCGCCTGGGAACGGGGGAGATTAAGCCCGCCAGGACTAATCAGATATCCCCATCCCCTGAAGTATCCCACAGTGACGCCCATATGATAAATATCACAATCCTTGATGGTGAGATCATTGTATTTCTGATTGACTTCACCACCATTGAGGACTGTAAGGATGTCATTCACCAGACTGACCATTTCAGGACTTTCAGGATCCATATCCATACTTACAGTGAAGGTGGTCACATCATTGCTGGAATAGATATAACCCATTCCATCAGTGTAAAACGGACCTTTCCAGACATCTGTCCACTCTTTGATATAGTTAGATTTTTCCATATATGTCAGTCAATTTCAGATTCTTTTCTTTTTATATTCATAGGAGTGGTCTCCCTCTGCCCTGAAGTCCTGATGATACCTCTCAAGCACTTCCTTGAATATCTCTTCATACTGGGGGATGAAGAGATCATCCTTGTTTTCCAACCTGGTGATGATTTCCTTCGCTAGCGGTATGACCACATTCAGGTCTGTCTTCTCCCCATTGAAAGATGTACCCCTGATGAATCCCGGACTCACATTCAATATCCTGTTCTGTGACCCGCTCTTCTTGAGTTCCACATTCACGCTTTCTATGAATATCTTGAGTGCAGCCTTGGTTGCGCCATAGATGGAGAAATATGGAGAACTCATAAATCCCGCTATACTCACCAGAACTCCAAAATAAAAGTCCTCATCCTTCTCCAGTCTGTCATAGAACCTGTGTGTCAGTTTGATGGTCGGGAATGTGTTGACCCGGAAATACTCTTCTATCTTTTCATATGGTATGTCCTTGAAAAGATCCAAATTACCGAACCCCGCTGTCACCACCACTGTGTTCACATCATCAAAAAACTTGTCAAAGAAGTCATAGTCCTCATTGAGATCATACTCATACCAGTAGAACTTTGGATTCTGGAATTCCTCCTCTATGGGTGTCTTGGATACTATATATAGTTTCTCAACCTCATCTCTTTCAGCGAGTGCGGTTGCGATTCCCAATCCTATTCCCTTGGAACCTCCCAATATCAGTGCATTTCTTATCATATGGTCATTTTGTCAGTATTTAAAAAAAAGGTGTCAGCATATTTCACAACAGACCAACACCACATAAAACACATAACAACATGAAAACAATATAAGTTATTCTTTGTACCAGACACCTGAATACATTGAACACTTTATTTCTATACCTCGTGTTCTTCTATTTTGATAGTTACCTTCATAGAGGAACTGTTCATTACATAATTACCTCCCAGTGTCTTACTGGCCGTACCTCCATTGGTGTCAGCATATACCTCGATCTGTTCTGCGGCATACTTCTGGAGTTTCTCCTTGTCTGTGGAGAGCTTCACGCTGCATTCATTGTGGTTGTAACCTTCCAATAAAGTCTTTGCTACATAAATTTTCATAATCTAATCCTCCACTTCTATGACAATATTTCTGATTTCCCTCCCCCTCATTATCATATCATATTCTTTTTCAGAAAGGATTTTCACACCATTCTTGCAGTTGTTGTACCACATAAAGAACCTTGTTCCCCTGTACCATTTCCTGATATCTTCATACAGGTCTTTACCGATTTCATTTTGGATTTCTCTGATACTTTGAATGAATATCATCACCGCTATGGGAAACAGGATAATGAAAAGGATAATCATAATGTTGTTCTTTTTAGTTGTTTTCTTTTCTCACTACAAAGATAACACTTTTTTTTGAATTATCCAAATTTTCTTTACTTTTTTATGAAAATATTATTTCGCAGTTCGTCATCGTAGTATTCGTTCCTTTGGTATCTGTATGATTCTGTACATTTCATCATTTAATCTAGACAAGTATTTAGACAATATGTCCAGATCAGTCAATTTCATGTTGGAATCTAGACATCTGATGACATCATCCATTACTGATTTTCTCTTCGTCTCAATGTATCTGCTACTCTCAAGGAAAGTTCTTCTATGAACTTGTAATCCTGGGTGAATGCTGTCATAAACCTGTCCTTGAACATATTTGCCAGGATTTCCACAGCCGCTTTCTTCAGTGTCTCATCTTCTGAAATAATCTGCTTGATCTTCTCCTTGGGTTCTGCAAAGACATCAGAGAGATCTACATTGTTGACAAATTTCTCAAGTGTACTAGTACCTCTTACAATACTACCCCAGCGATCTGTCTCCTGCTGGTTGATGAGTTTGACCAATACCTCCTCCTTGTTGAGGTACTCCTTGATGGCATCTCTCATAATGCTGTGGAGTTCCTCCTGGGTGAATGCTCCCAGTTCCTTTTCCAGCACTTCCTGGAACTTGGACTCATCTATATTGATCTTAATCTCCATATTATTCTATACCTAATAATTCAACTGTGAAAATCAGGACACTGTTTCCAGGAATATGTCCAGGGATTCCTCTCTCACCATATCCAAGATTACCGGGAATGTAGAACTCATACTTGGATCCGACATTCATCAGGCGCAGACCTTCGGTCCAGCCGGGGATGACCTGGTCAAGTCCAAAGACAGTGGGTTCACCTCTTTTGTATGAAGAATCAAAGACCTGTCCATCAATGAACCTTCCTTCATAATGGCACTTCACTCTGCTGTGGGGACCGGGCTGCTGTCCATCTCCCTTGGTGATCACCTTATACTGAAGTCCTGATGCAGTTACCTGCACTCCCTCCTCTCCGGAGTTTTTCTTGAGGAACTCTTTACCTTCCTTCAGAGTCTTCTCACTCTCTTCCTTCTGTCTTTTCTCCTCTTCCTTCTTTTTCTTTTCAAAATAAGTCTGGAGAATCTGGTTGCCATACTCCAAAGAGATGGCAGAATCCTCTCCGGAGAAGATGACTTTCACTCCAGAGAGGAAGTCATCAAACTCAATATTGTCAACCCCGGCTTTAATCAGATTCTGACCAATACTCAAACCAAATGCATAACTGAGATTATCCATATTCTTTAATATTAATATTATACATACTAAATATAACAAAAAAGACATCAAAAGTTTTAATTTCTGATGTCTTTTTCAATAATATTTTTTATAAAATCATCTGCCAGTTTCTTGGTTTCGTCATTTACGGGGAGACATAATATATCAGTTTCATATTTGTTTTTATTATCATCAACATCTATATAATGATATTTCTGGCTATTATACATATAATGTAATTGATCTATATCCATTTTGTATATCTGCTTTAAGAACAAAGTATATATGATACCAATGCAGAAATATTCTCCCAGACCTTTATCTGGGTGTATGTAATCATACATCAAATGTCTGTATCCAGGAAACAGTTTACTGAACTCATTGTAGTATGTCCTTAACCTGAATGGTTTCACATTATTATCCTGACATATTTTCATATCTGCTTCATCAAGGGCTTGAATCATCTCCTCATATGTGTCGGGGGTGTAGTGGTCTTTCCATTTTGATTTGGTGAATAAAAATTCATTTCTATATAGCGGTGCGAAAGTCCACGTCCAATAAATATCGGCATCGCTGTATTGTCTTATCAATTCAAAAAATCTTTTATAGTAATCTTTATATTTGTCATATTCCCAACTACTGAAATTCCCGCTATGTCCACATGTTATGATAACATCCCACTTCCTTTCCATCAAGATACTTTTGATATTTTTATTTGGGTTCAATTCCTGTGACCATATTGGTCTATTGTAGATATATGTCCATATCCTGTTTGGACTATCTTTCATTACAAAATTTGACACCATTGATTCTTCAAATTTGTCGACATATGTGTATATTCTCCCAGATGGGATGAATATGAGTTTCATATATAAATCCTTTTCAGGGCAGTTCCTAATTAGGCCTGGAAGTTTTCTTAACGGTGTCAATAAAAGACTGTTTCCAATAAAAAGAATGTTCATAATATATTTATAACAAAAGTTCCCGGGCTTATAACCCGGGAACTACATACCATTTGTTTTGGTTTTCTTACATCTCCTTCAGACGGTAGAGACCATCATATCCCCTCTGAAGATAACGGGGCTCATTCTTGGTAGGGAAGCAGACAGAACCTGCTGATACCTGATCAAGGTAACCTATTCCCCAGTGGTTCTCATTCAGGTTGCGGCCTGCGACAGTGAGAACTACACGGTGGAGATCACTCCAGGTCTGTGGACCATTTGCCTCAACAAAGTCAAGGATGATTGTACGCATAGTCTTGTTTTTCATGACTAAATACTTTTTAAAAGGTTAAACATCGATGTTATTTGGTTGCAAGGAACTTTTCATGAACCAATGCAAACTCTTCTTCTGTAAAAATCTTCTTACATACACCTTCAAGACGACCATCTGAAAATGCTCTCCAGTCATCCTTTTCAAGATCAAAATAGATACTGTATCCTGCTCTCTTTGGTGGACAATCACCACCATGAGGAACTTTGGATATAACCTCCATTCTCTTTGTTCCCCAGGCATCCCTGAGAGAACCACTTCCTTCCGGCTGCCCTTTCAAAGGTTTCTTTCTGTACTGGAAATGGACAATACCCTGTTTCAACATCTCCTGAAGCTTGGCGGGAGTTACTTCACTGTCAAAATTTTGGAGATCCTCTTCTTTGATGTCTGTCCCAATACCCTGTTTCCTAATATCTGACCAAATACTCATAGTTGTAGACTTATTTATACAGTATTTACGGTTCAATCAGTGACCACTCCTTGAAGAGAGTCCTGTAGTATTTTTCATTGTACTTCACCAGGATGAAGAGGTATTTTTTTTCAGGGCACATAGATTCTGCACCTGCTGCATCAACAAACGGTACAGAGACGATTTCGCACTTTTTCTTGTAGAGATCCACCCACTTCTCTCCCTGGAAACCAATGATGTAAGAGTTGTCTTTTGGCCAGTAGGGTTTTCCTATCAGTTCCCGCACTTCAGGGAAATGATGACCGATGATTTGAGCATGTTCATTTGCCTCAACCAGGGAATCATATCCTTGCACCCAGTCATATGGAATGGTATACTCAAGTCCACTCACACAGGATTTCACATCAATGACAACATCTTCTTTGATGTCACCAAGGATGGCCATCCTGTTCTTCTTATAAGGCCGATCACTCAAGACCTTACAGGGAACACCCAGGAGATCTGCATCAGTGAAATTGGATGTAGGGACAACATAGTTGGGAGTGATTTTCTCCTGGGTGGAGACTGCGATGACGATGAGTTCCATAGTCATTAAACCATCATAGATTTCACAAGAGACTTCACTTCCTTTTCAGTGTAGATGTCAGAGGGGGTGAGGGAGTTACCCAGGCGGGGGAACTTCTCGGTGATGGCATCAATCACCTGCTGCTTGCTCCAGTTCACTGCCACCAGCTTGAATCCATTCTTGATGCAGCGGGACATACTGACAGTTGAGGAGCAGCGGGAAGAGGGGTTGTAGGAATTCACCAGTTCTGCACCCACATTCTTGGTGTTACCGACCATCAGGAAAGCAGGCTCACCATCGTTCCAGAAGGAGTTGAAGGCAATGACACCCTGTACCAGTTCATTGAGTTTCCTGGGGTTGGTGTCCTGGAACTTCAGTGCATAGGAGACACCGGACTTGGAGGTTGCCTTGATGTTCTTGTTCTCAAATGGGACTCCATTCTTGAAAACACCATCCCAACCATGGAGATTCAGGTTCATCTTGTCCACACCGGCAATGTCACCAATGGAACAGTCACGCATATAGCGGTTCTGCTGGATGTTGTTGACCCCAAGAGTCTTTCCCAAGGATGCAGTTACTTTAAGGAGGTTGTTGATGGCTTTCACATTGGCCTTGCTGACTTTTTTGAACATAGTCTTTTATGTATTTGATTGTTAAACATTATTCTTCAACTACACCAATGAGTTTGGATTCTGCAAAGCAGCGGAATGCATCTTTCTCGATGTCAAAGTAAGTGGTGTATCCTGCACCCTTCACTTTGTTCTCTCCGCCGGCAGGCTTCCTGGTGATGAGGGAGTTGTTCAGTGTTCCCACTGCGGTACGAACCGATCCGTCCTTCTTGGTGAACTGGAACTTGACCTTTCCTTTGCAGAGCATTTCATGCAGCTCTGATGCATTGACTTTCTTCAGTTTCATGTCTTTTGGTTTTTGATAGTTAACAAGGTTCTAAATCTCTTTCCTAAATTTATCAGTGAATTGCGGTCTGAACCTTTATCTTTTCTTCAATACAAAGATAATACTTTTTTCTGGATTTTCCAAATTTTCAGGGAATTTTTTTAGATTTTTTATCCCCTGGAATTTCGTAGGTCGTAATCGTCAGTTGGGTATTTCAACTACTGTTGTTTCCCCAAAAGTGTAACGGACATCATTGTACCTTTTAGCCAATCCAAGATCACTCAATACACCTGCAAGTGATTTGGTCTTTGTGTCCACAAGGTCTTTCACATCCTGGGGATCCATTTCTGCCTCAACTATTTCAGATACTGTAACAGTGACAGACCTGACTACCATATGCTTTCTCATTTGTTTACCATCTGTTTCGGGATGAACCAATAATGAATAGGACAATGAAGAAGACAACCACCTCAATGATAAGAGGGGAGAATACCCACCACCAGGAGATACTGATGATTCCAAAGAGTTTGAGGATGAGGAGGATGATGAAAACCACTCCCAACAGTTCGATACCGGAACTTGAATTACTTGCCATAATGTGTATTATTTTATAAGTTAATCAATTCTTATCTTGATATAGTGTATTATTTTACAGGTTAATTCTCACTAAAGAGTTCCTTGTACTCATCCTGATGAGACATAAACCACCATCCATAGAGTGTCTTGGCCTTGACAGGATTGTTCTGGATCCACTCCTTCTTGATGAACTTTCCATCCACATTGATGTAGTTGGAGTCATTGGCCATCCGGGCCTTGGCCTCATCTGCATTCTTGGGAAGACCCTTGGTCCTCTGGAGGAGATCTTTGATTTCCTGCTGCTTCTGGATTTTCTCCTTGTACACCTTTCCAGTATAGGTGATGTCATGAGCATATGACTCATCATACCAGTAGACCATCACATTGGTCTTCCTGCCATTCTTCTCACTGCGGATGCGTTTGCGGTGGAGATAGGGGACATTGTGTTTTGCCACCTCTTCCTCACTTCCTGTCCCAGACATTGCTGCCAGAAGAAGCCACCAGGGATGATCACCTTCCTTGTGACCATGCCATCCATCAGTGAAGATGTCCTTGGTTGCACCTTCTTCAATGGCCTTGTCAATCATCTGCTCTGTGGTGACTGCTGTTTCAGGAGATACTGCACCCATCAGGTCAAGGATGTTGAGGATTTTCTCATCTTCTGTCATGTGATTGTAACTGGTTTTCATAATACTTATGTTTTTAGTTTGTTTCTTTCTTCTGGTACAAAGATACAACAAAAAAACGAGACTACCAAATTTTTCTACAACTTTTTTGAAAAAAGTTACATCTGCCAGAAATTGATGACTACATTACATAGACTGTCCCATTTTTCAGACAACTCTGCTTCAAGTTTCTGGGCAATCATACCAGGTGTATCCCCTGATTCAACATCAATAGTTATTTCATCACTACTTAAACTCTGACCAGATTGAGTATACTGTGCATAGGTTACATAATAAGTTCTTTTCATAATGTAATAATTTATTATTCGCAGTTCGTAATCGTCAAAATTACTCTTTATAATCTTTATCAGTTAAATATTTGTAAAAATAGTAATAACTATCATACCTGTAAGTCCAATCCTTGATGATACTGTTTCCATTTTCATCCTTGGGAAAGTTTCCATTCTCATCATAGATGTGGTTAGTAAACTCAAAGTCTCCATGCCCATCAGGAAAGCGTTCATTGATACTTGTGATGTTGAACCTCTTGTATCCAAGTTCATTCACATACTTTTTATATATCTCATTGGATGTATCAGGAGTGATTTTGATTCCAATGACCTCTATGTGGAGAGTCTTATTAGACCTTTCATCAGAGATGTATTCTACACCTGGGGTGACATTCATTTCCAATCTGTCACATACATCTGTGAACTTACCTCTCACATATCTTTTGACATTCTTATCATCTTCACTCAACAATCTCCAAGGATAGTTGAAATTGTCAATGGATGGGTAACACCTCTCATCAAAATGTTCCAAGGTCAGTTCAGTCTTACCAACCTTGTTGATTTTGACAATCTTTCTTTCCAACCAGGGGACAGTGATGTTGAACTCTGTTATTTTCTCTTCCATTCTAATACATTCCTCTTATTTCTCTCAATGCATCTGCTTCACTGTTGTATTCCCATTCACTTCTTGACCACCCAAAATGAGAGTTACTGGTCTTACAATAGAGTTTTCTTGCATCCCAGTCATACTTGTAAGTGACAGTCACATATGCATTGTTGAGATCATATCTCTTGATCCACATTTTCTGTGAATCATCATACTTGAAACCGTGAAGTTTAAGGATTGGTTTGGTGATGAGTCTTTTGCTGTTCATATCACTTGATTTTAATATTTGCGAATCATCAAAGATTCTTGATTGATTCCAATGCCTTCTTCACCTTCACATCTTCCTTTGTCTGTTTCTTGAGGTTGATGACATATATGGTTGTCAAGTTCTCCCCTGGGGCAATAATTTCATAACCAGGACCCAACTGCTCACTGATTCCACTGATGACCTTGGTTGTAAATTCTTTATACTCTTCCTGCTTCTGGGAGTTCATATCAAGACACTCTTCCTTCCACATATTATCCAATGCCTTTTCCACATTCTTGTCCTTGGGATGTATCAGAGTCCTGGTTCTCTTGAAGGCACTCTGTCTTGTGCAGAACATAGTTTCATAAGTGATCTCCCCTACAGTGATTTTCTTGGGTACAGTATTCCAGACAAGATAACCAAACAACAGGATGAGTACCAAATAAGTTACAATGATAGCAATTGTATTCTTCTTCATATACATAGATTTTAAGGGTTAAACAATTTCAACAGGAATGTCAAACAGTTGGATGATGTCCTTGAGATCACTCATTGTTGTGATTTCTCCTTCATACTTTCTTCTTGGACTCTGGTTGATGGCATATGAACCATTGGCATTCTGGAGATCAATGAAGATTTTCCATCTCTTCCCATATTTCTCTCCGGAGATTTGATAAGCATCATCAATGGCAGGATGTGCCTGTGTAAATCCAAGATTGATGAGTGTTTCCTTGGTGATGATGTTTTCATCTACTGGATGTGCATCATTCTCCAGGATTTGCAGATATTGGTCAATGGCATTCTGACAGTCTTTGATGAGGATATCGGTTGTATATTTGATATGACCAAATGCAATGTTCTCCTCCTCACTCATATATCCTGCCCAGTCACCGGCATGACCATAGTCCCAACCAAAACAGGGTGAGTCATAGTCTTCCAAACCAAGAATCTTGTTAGCCTTCCCGACATATGTGACACCACAGTGGACATGGATTCCTTCAATGGTGTTGTATTCATCAACATGCTTATCCAGGAATTCCTGGGTACACATCACATATGCCGCCGGATGGATTCCAAAGTTGAGGCATACATACTGGACATTCTTATATACACCAGCTGCCACTATGACAGCAAAGTGCTTGATGTTGTTATAAACAATCTCTTTCTTTTCTGATACCATATCTTAATAAATACTTACTATAGATATTTATTTCATCTTTTTTACTGCTGCGATTACGATTTGACGCACACGCTCCACAGTAAGATAATCTGGATTACCCTTGGGCTTTCCATTGTTGTTGAGTACAATGTTCCCATCCTCATCAAGAAGATACTTGGACTTTCCCTCATTCCATTTCTCTGCAATACTTCCAAAGTCCATCTCACTTCCAGTGGTGAAACCAAACCTCATCCTGACAAGAGTCTGCTCCCTGACAGTGAGTCTGCTCATCAAAATCTCAATCTTGTTGGAGAGATCCTGGTTTTCCATTTCAGACTCGTAATCATTTCTGCTGCTGGTTCTCTCTGCAAACTCACCATACTCACTGGCAACAGTATCTTCATCCTCATCAACCTTCTGGTCAATGCTGGTGACAAGGACAGTGGTGATGGCATTGACATCACTGACCATTATACCCATCTCCTCCAGTTTGTCAAGGAGTTCATATTCAGTGATCTCCCTGTGGTTTTTCTTGAAGAAGGATTCCCTGATTTTCTTGGCCTGGTCCAAGACCTGGTTGTTGGAAGGATGCACCACTCCCATATTGTTGAGGAAGGTGTTGATGTATGCCTTCATCCACCAGCGGGCATAGGATGAGAACCTGAACCCCAGAGCGGGATCATACTTGCTGATGGCAGTGAGGATACCCATATTTGCTTCCTGGATGAGGTCTTCCAACAGTTCAGGAGTACCAGTGTAAGTCTTGGCGATGGCGACTGCGAGTTTGGACATCTTGTTGAACACCTCAACCTCTGCAGACTTGTCACCCTTGGCAATTCTGGTGAAAAGAGTGATTTCCTCTTCCCTGGTGAGACTACCATTGTTCTGGATTTCCTTGAAGTAGATGTCAATGTTACTGTTTCTGAATGTCAGGTACATATTGTGTGTGTTTTAAAAGTTAAAGGTGTGGTGAGGTCTTTCGATTTCTCTCATACCGCGAGTCACTTACCCGGATTTTTCCACACCTTTGATTTACTATTACTCAATTAGTGCGCCAGTGTCAGTTTGTCAGTCTATTTCTGACAGTTTGTCATAAGTTTGACATATGCCTGTGCCATAAACAAAACTTTTTTATAGTCTTTGTCAAAATAACATTTGACAAGTGCTGATTTCTTTCCTTTGGTTTTGTAAATGTCAATCATATATCCTTCATCACACTTGATGAGTCGAGGATTATAATAATAATATGATTTTTTCATTTTATTTGTGTCAATTACTTCTTAAACTTTATTCTCCCTCACCTAAACAAACACCAAAACAAGCCACTTTATCACTATAACCAACATCATCAAACTCAAAACCCTCAAAATATTCTGTATCATATGGATAAGGGTATACCCGGTTTTTAAGTTCTTCTTCAGGTACTCTTCTCCTTACACGGAGCTCAATGGTGAAATCATCATCAAGGTCTTTTGTCAGTCTGCGGAAATCTCCAAGTGTTTTGATTGTAGTCATATCTTCTTTTCTTTCTTGTTTAGTATAATCCTTCAGCAATATTGTCTGCCAATTTAATCAGGTTGTTCAACTCCTTCTCACTCATTGCCTCAATTTCCTCCATAGTGAAGGTCATCTTGATGGCATAGTAATAATTGTACCAATTCTCAGAACAACCCATACTGTTTCTTGCGGTGGTTGTACCAACATTCTTGATGTTGCTTATGATTTCTTCTTTTGTCATATTTCAGTTCATTTCTTGTTTCTGATACAAAGGTACAACAAAAAAACGACATCTCCAAATATTTCTTCAAAAAAATGAAAAAAAAATGACCATCAGTGTTTGACAGTCAATTTCGTAATTCGTGATCGTAGGTATTCAACTCACCATATCTCTTCTTATATTCTTTCAACCACACTGCCAGTTGCTTATGTTCCCTTGCACATTCAGTGTTTGAACATGATTTCTCCTTGCAGTGTTCTATTGCTTCATCCAATGTCATCATTTTCAAACTTCTCTAAAATATGTTCCCAGGTCTGGGCACATCCTTCATACTTCAATGATACTGCACTCAATTCTGATTTCTTTGTCTGTGTATATTCATTGGAATATTCAGATGCCCATTTATATGACTCTTCAATCATCCTGATTATCTCATCTTTTGGAATCAGGATACTGTCATCCATTATTTTATAATTCTCAAGTTCCATAATAATTTATTAATAGATGGGGAAGATTTCTCCTCCCCATCTTGATTGGTATGATTACTTGGACATCTTGTCAACAAAATCACTCATCTGCTTGAGGGCGATCACATCCATTGCAGTGTTTCCTCCACTGTTCTGATTACCCATCACAATCCTTGGCCACTCGGTCTTGGCAAGAGCTTCAGCTACACCGACCTTGGTCTTGTATGCCCATTCTGCTGCTTCTTGAGGTGTAAGACCTGCTGCCACCTTTGCCCTGTTGGCTGCTGCCTCTGCCTCACCTTCTGCAATGATTCGCTTCTTGTCAAATTCTGCCTTCTCTGCTGCAAGCCTGGACACTTCACGTTCCTGTTCTGCCTTGGTGACTTCAGTTGCCTTCACCTTCTCCTGTTCCCACTTGGCCTTTGCTGCTGCAGCCTTACCTTCTGCTTCTGCCTTGATGGCATCCTGCTGTGCAGCCAGTGCTTCCGCCTTCTTGGTCTGGATGGACATATTTGCCTGCTGCTGGGTCTGAATCTGCTGGTTCACCTTCTCATCATAAGTGATTTCAGTGATGGACACCTGGTCAATGATCACACCATAAGAAGTAAATGGAGATTTTTCTGACCTGACATATCCATTGGGAGCATGCTCATCTGCAACAAGAGATGCAACCTTTACCTTCTTCGTCTCACCGGTGAATGAATCAATGGAATCCTCTTCTCGGATAGTAGTCTTGTAAACACCATTAGTCAACTGGTCAGTGATATAGAATACCATATCATTCTTCTTTTCAGCATAAGACTCAAATGCTGACATCAGAGGACCGGATGCATAGATAACCTTCACTACATTCTGGGCAACCAGGTCATTCATCAACCTGTCCATCCCATTGTATGCAGTCTGAATCATCTTCATATGCTCCACATCAGTAGGAAGTATGACACGGAGGGATCCATAGATATAACCAACAGATGCATCATTGAAGATTACTTTGATTGGAGTACCATGGGAATTTCCTTCCACATCCTTACCACCAAACCAGAATTGCTGGGTCTTGTAATACTCGGTGGTGTGACCAAACCACTGCCACTTGAAACCAGGCTCGGTCCAGTAGGCCATTTTTCCAGTGAAAGGATACTGGTTGACAACAATCCTTTCATTCTTTACATCCTCTCCAATACTTCCAAGCATGCAGAGAACAATGAGAGCAAACACACCGCAGATGATAGCGGTAACTTTTCCTTTAGTAAGATTAATCATAATTTTATTGTTTAAAAAATGTTAGTTTTCTGGTTTTGCTTCCTGATTGATTTCAATTTCATAGACATCTCCGGTCAGAAGGTCTGTGATGGTGATGATACCATTTCTGGCATTCTTTCTTGAATTCTTTTTCACTGTGATGACAACACACTTGGAACCCTGACCGACATTGTTTTCAAGAGTTACCCACTCCGGGAGATCAATCTTCCACCCATGGTCGAATTCATCAGTAATGGCAATGGATACTTGAGCAATATTATGACCTACATCAATGGATTTTCGATCACCAATGAAGACAGAGATTCTGGAATCTTTTGGTAGAGACTCATAAACCTTTTCCTCTCCAGAAACAAGGAGATAATAGAAGGGGATGAACATCTGTGGAATCTTCACAGTTACATTCTTTTCAGTGAATTTCACCAACCCGAAGATTTCCAGGAAACAGAAAAAATAATAGATAATGGTTGCAATAAGAACCAATCCAATAATAAATTTATAAATCATAATTGTTAAATATTTTTAATTTTGTTTCTCATATCTTCATACATCCTGATGTTTCTCATTTCCCGGTATACTCTTTTGTTATACCAAGCATGCTTACCATTATGGAGTTCAAGAGCCTTATCCATATTATAATCAGGATTGTGAGCTTTCTGCATCAGGTCAAAGATTTCATATGCCTTGTCAAAGTCAGTTACCTGGTCAAATGTGAAGTTGGTCTTGTGAATTCTGTTCACTTCCTTTACATAGATAGGAGTCATCTGGAAATATCCTTTTGCACCGACAGAAGAAACTGCATTGTTGTTGTACTCTGACTCAACCTTCATCAGTGCAAGGGTGAATACATCCCAGTCAGAAAGAGTGTCCTGTGCGATTGCGGTTTCTTCCGTAAGGAAAGTATTACCCTTTGGATGGTTGACCTTGATTGCCAGGATAAAGTTTGTCATCATTGAGATGAAGAAAACTGCATAGAGCAGATAGGTTTTTATGTGTTTCATATTGTGTTTATTTTGCATACCTTGGCCAGAAACAGTCTTCAAGCTTGTAGGTGTTCCTGTTGAGGTGCTGGTTGATACCATTGATGTCATGCATAAAGTCAAAGACAGGGGCATTGAGGAACTCTTCCCATCTCATCTCCACTCCAGTCTCATAGAGGACCAGGAGATCCATTGTCACAGTAGTCTTGTCATAAGCAGGATTGATGGCGACAGCACGGTTGGCGATTTTACCAATGATTTCAATATTTTTATCCATGATTCTTGATTGTTTAACTGAACACCATTTCACCAAAGACAGCAGTCTGGAAGAACTCATCACAGGAGTAGGCATCCCAGTTCTCTTCCTGAATGTTTGCATATGTGTCAGGTGAATTTTTCTTCAGAGTGTCAAGTGACTTGAGAATGGTTTCCAGGTTGAGATCACCTGTTTCATCCTCATCACCAAAGATGAGGGTCTTTCCTGCCTTCACATCCTCCCACACCTTCTCACTGTAGAAGTGTTCCTCATCATCAGGATTGGACACCTTTGGCCACTTGGTGTTCCAGTAAGTGATACCAGTTTCAATACAGTCGGTGATGAGGTTACACATAGTTTCATCCTTGTCCTCGGAATCAGGAAAGTGAGCATAGATTGCATCAAGCAATTCTTCGTTTGATTTCATTTGTTGATTTTTTGTTAAATTGATTTGTCTTCTTTAATGTTCACCCAGGTGTAGGAGTCACAGTAGTAATCTACCCCATCCAGGTTGATTACATCAGAGACAGAGAGGGAATGACCCCTGAAGTCTTCTGGGTGATAGAGGTTGAACTTCTCAAAGAGATGGTCAAGAGTTTTCAGGATGCTTCCCTGGTCTTCCACCTCACCTTCATAAACCTTCTTGTACTGATGGATATTGAATCCGGCAGTCTTGTTGAGTATATCCCAAGACTCAAAGAGCTTGTGGTCTCTTAGTACATTCAGGTTGTTTGTGTCAAGTTGTAAGATTGTGTATTTCATATATCTATCTTGATTTCACTACAAAGATAATATCTTTTTTTGAATTATCCAAATAAAATTGAAAAAAGATGAAGATTTTTCAATCATTCATCTTTTCGCAGACCGCAGTCGTCAGAATAAATCAAATAATGGGTCATCATAATTTTTGTTGAGGTCATCAATGATTTTGTTTATTTCTTCTTCTGATGTTGGGATTTCTTCATCAAGACCAACCATTGTCAAAGGAAAATTGATACCAAAATTATATCTGACATTATTTTTATCCATATATTCAAAGTAATCCTCATTGCTTTCATCATCAAAATAGTCTGATAATACATATGAAATATCTCTTGTACAATTTAATGGTCGGAGGATTTTTTCATATGTTTGATCTCTTAAGAATACACAAAACCCAAGTTTTTCAGCAACACTTCCAGGTGATTTTTGATTTTTGATTTCAAGTATATTTGATTTATTTGTGTCAGGAAAATAGAAGAAACCATCAGGTCTTTTATCTTTTTTGGGAATGATGTCAAAATTTTTAAGAAATGTATTTTTGAAACTAGTCTGTGCAGAATAGATGCAATATAATTTACCATCTTTCCATAATTCATAATAAATGGGTGTTTTACCTTTATTATCTTTTATTTCTGATTTTACTTGATAGTTCTTTTTTATTTTATAATGCATAACTGCATATACTAAATTTTCAAAGTCTGCCCCATTTTTGGCAGCATTACTTCCCTGACTACTCATAACTCAATTAAAATAAAATTCCTTTTGTCTTTGGATAGATGAGACCTTCAGTGACCTGATTTCTTTTTTCTGCTTTCTCTGCTACATTATACTTGTGTCTCTTTCCTTCAATCTCATACTCTCCCCAGTACTCATCAATCATTGGATTCTCCCTGATTCCATCTTCCAACCAAGTGGAGTAGATGAACACCTTGTCTTTCAGCATCCCATTGAGTCTCACCTCATCTTCCTTACCCCATCCCTTGAAGTACTGGACCTGGAGACCATAGTAAGGAGGATCACAATAGAAGATGGAGTTGTCTGGCGCTGATTCAATGACAGATTCGAAGGATTTGTTATAGAAGGTGAAGTCCTTTGACTTGAATAGTCTGGATAATTCATCAACAGAATGTGCCAAGTCATCAATCACATTCTTTGACAGTCTGTTGTTGAGTTTGCAGAAGGGGACATTCCATTTCCCTGAACTATTGAACCTCATTACACCATTGAAACCGGTCCTGGTGAGGAAGAGGAAGTCCATTGTGTCAAATGACTGGTTGAACCTATCCTTGATTTGGTTATAATAATCATATCCATCTTTGATAAGATTCTGATTATGAATATCAAACACTTCTCTTATTGAGTCTGCTGTGACGATATCATTTGCAATACCTTGATAGAACTTGATGATATGAGGATTGATGTCATTTACAATCACCTTCTTGATTCTGCTTGGACAGTTGAATGCAACAACACCAGAACCCAGGAATGGTTCCACCCAGGTATCAATCTCCGGATGTTCACTCAAGAGTTCATCAGCAATTTCCATTATCTTTGAGACAATCTTTGTTTTCTTTCCCTGTATTTTAATTGGAGGTATTATCATACTATAAAAATAACAAAAAGGTCACACTTCACAGCGAGACCTTTTTAAATTATACATAATAAATCAAAAAAATGGAAAAGATTAAATTATATCAAATGATTATATCTCTGAAGAAGATAATCCCTGTTCAATATAGGGAAGTCTGCACAAAGAACATTGATGAAGTCATAGATGGTACTTCCCTTTTCATCAGAGACAAGTTTGATACCCGCCTTCTTCATAGAATCTCCACCAAAGTAACACTCAATCCTGTGAAGGTCATCATTGATGCAGACATAGAATCCACCAGTGGAGAGTGAAGATGTGACTGAATTGAGTTCATCAAGTATTGAGAAGAAAGTCTTCTTGATTTCTTCTTCTGTTGGAGGAAGATCACTTTTGTACCAAACCCAGTTGGTCTTGACCATATACTCATGCACATCTTTGATGTATGCATCACTATGTATCTTAAGGAACTTGACTTTTTCTTTGATAGTTTCTATTCTCATAATTTATATAATCTTTTTCATATCTCTAATTATTAGAATCATATTCCATTGCCTCTGTGATCTCAATTAATTTACAATTGGATTCTTCTTCAGTCTTGGATAGAAATGTTTCTACATTGTGGTCATCCATCTCAATGACAATACACCAATCATCATTGATGTCTGAATGTGTTTGTTTTACACTTCTGACAAAATTGGGGTTGATGAATTTCACTTCCCCATCAGTTTTCTTACAAATCAGTTTCATATTGTTGTTGTTTAATCAAATTCACCAATTTCATTCAGGAGTTTGGTGAGCCTGAAGAGATTATATCCCAGATTGTAACCATCTGTGTTGAACATCAGGCGACCATTATAACACACAATGGTACCAGACATATAAATCCTACTGTTTTTTGCAGAGAGGTTTTTAAACACCTCATTAAAAAGTTCTTTGTCTGTCATAATTCCTGTGTTTTTTGTTTCTTGATACAAAGATACAACAAAAAAATGACAATTCCAAATATTTCTTTAATTTTTTTACCACTGATGATCTGGTCTGGAGTTATCAGTGATTCACAGTTTCGTAGTTCGTAATCGTTGTTATAGTATTAGATTTTCTATGTAGTGTTCCATTTCCAGACAACAACATTCATGTGGACATTTGAATCTGGTGGTGTAGTCAGTTCTGTGTCTTATATCATTTATCTTTTGGATTGTATTTTTCTTCTGTATAAAAATCAGCAATGAACATATAAGTTCCACAGTCATTGTATGCTCTCCTGATGATGTCCTCATCTATTTCTCCTCTACATTTGAGTTTCAGAGAATCAGATTCACCATTACAGTGAGGACAACTAAATTTGTCAAAGGTTACAAATCCTGCCGCAATTGGTTTTGCCCCGGCAACAGTTATTTGTGAATGGGTTGTGTGTTCACCAAAGACAACAGGATGCACCAACCCATTACCTTCAAAAATTACATATTTCATTATACAAGTTGCTTGATGGTATCCAATGCTTTCTTGATTTCATCCTGGTGTTTATCAAGATATTTGAAGAATGAACCATCTCCACCAAAAATCTCATCCAGTCTTTTCTCAAGTGGAGATGCAAGTAACCAGGAATCAGTCTTTCTCAATTCCTCTGGTGAGTAGATGGCAATAAGGTTTGCCGAGTTAGGACCAAAATGAATAATCATCGCTGCATATGCAGTCAGTTTGTTTTCTGCCTCAATTGAGTATTTGGAACTCATTGCGCCATATTCAAAAATCATAATAGTTTAATTTATAATTGTTTATCAAAAATTACATTCTCTTTATTGCCTTGCAGATACCTACCTGGAGAATTTTACATAACACATAATCAAGTCTTCAAACTTGTCTTGTATGTAGTTTTTAATTTTTATCAGTAGTTACATTTTGTTTTGCTTTTTCAAGAAGACCTTCAAGATATTTTATCTGATCAGGATAATGTACATCTTGTTTTATATCATTTAGGATGTCTTCGAGCATTTCAATGTCATAGTTTGTCCATTCCATATGAGTTCATCACTTACATTTTCATAATTAGGTCAATCAAGGTCAAATTCTACAAATACTTTCATAATCTAAAAATAACAAATAGGTGTTTTTTTAATTTCATGCCCATCCCAAGAGGATGCTTTGTAATACCTTATGGTTTTGTAGTCAAAATCTATCACCTTAACATCCAATGAACCTTTATAGATGGTTGTATAAGACATAGATGATGTTCCATATGATCCAATAATTTTGAGAGAATTTTGGTCAAGTCTATATGAAGGTACATATTGTGAGGGCATATCAATACTGTGTACCTCTGTGATTTGTGCACCAGCAATTGTATATGTTATGGTATATTCATAAACAGTTTTATTAGTTGGTACACATGAATATATACACAAAAAAGACACAAGTAAAATAAGTAGTTTCTTCATATTAGTTGAATTTAATATACTTTTTTGATATATCCTTTATGGCAATGTATAGATGTTTGAAATAATACACAATTACTTTGATGATTATGTATATTGCATAAAATGGCCAGAATGTCCAGATGAGAAGAAGTATATTATTTTCATCTTCTGTGTTGCTGGGAGAAAATATAAAATCACAATTATGAATTATTGCATAAGGCGCAGTAGCAAATAATCCAATTGCAAAATATAATAAAATGAGTAGAAAAATGGTTGCTATCATAATTTTAAGATTCTATTTCAATATAATCAACATCATCCCAGACAAGATCTGTGATAGGAACAATACCAATCCTTTTGTGGTCAATGGTTTCAATCCTACAATAGTCATTCCTACCACAGTGGTTGATACCAGTCTTGGTCACATAATAAAGTCTATCAGGGTACTCTGACCATCTTACCATTACACCTTCTTTAATCTCCTGTGTAGGATTCAGATGTGCATTTACTACTTTCATATTTTTAATCAATTAAAAATTCTTTTACAAACTTTTCAGCAAGAGACTGACTCTCAAAGATGAATTCATCCTTCAAGTCATTATAGTCCATAGTGTATCTGTCCATAGGGAGGAACATCTTTGCTGACTCTCCAACAGGTACCAGGTGCATCTTGTAATCAATACCCCCGAACTTATATGGTTCAATTTTCCAGACACCATATGTGGGTTCATTTTTGGATGAATATATAATCCCAAGTGGTGTGGGCATCATACTCTCAACAGGTCTCCACTTAATGACAATAAACTGTCCAATCTTAAATTTTAGATTCATAATGTTAGTGTTTGATTTCTATTACAAATATAAAAGAAAAATTTGATAAATCCAAATCATATCATAAATACTTAAAACAACAATAACAATATGAAAAAGAATAAATGGGATACAATGCTTACTGGTGCCAATGGTAGGATTTCATCTAAAAGGGTTCTTGGTGTGTTCATTCTTCTTGTATTACTCACAGTCGTAGTCATATGCATATTTACAGGGTATGAAGGCACCTGGCTTGGTGAAGCTGTACTCACATTGATGATTGGAGCATTTGCACTTTTAGGTATTGGTGTGTTTGAAAAAAGATTCAAGACACCATTACCTGGTGATGATAACACTGTTCAAGAAGACAATGGTGATTCCGGAATCATTGATGAGTCTCAACAATCAACTTAAAATGAGGATGTTAATTCATCCTCATTTTTCGTAAGTCGCAATCGTCAATGGACAAATTCTTGGAGAATCTTATATGCCTCTTTCAATTTACCCCACTGGTTCTTTTCAACATCATCCATATTGATGTTATATGGAGATTTATTGAAAATGGGATTGACTATAATCATCCACTGCTGTGGGTTGACTTGTCTCCTTCTTACTTGATCTGCTTTGGCATATGATGTGTAATAATCTGATGAATACTGCATTGAACCAGCAAGGATTCTTGCAAGGTAGTATTTGGGTTTCATTCTTTTACCTCCTTTGCTGGTGTTTCATCATTATTTTCTTTATCAAAGTACACTTCATCAAGTTCCATATTGATGTCTTTCCTTGATGCAAGATAATCTGCCAGGTGTAAGACTTTCTGGTCTGGTGTCTTTGGTGTTGGAAGATTTCCAGTTACATTGGTGTTCCACTGACCCATATGTGCAATTACTGCATTATAGATGAAGAGTGCCTTTTCATAAGAATATGAATTGGTAATTGCCACAGTCATAATGAAGTTTGCAGCATAGAGTGGATGAAGAAACTTTGTGTGCTTACCCTTTTCATATTCTTCCTGTGTCCCGGACTTCATACAGTCATGGAATAGTGCAGCAATTTTGAGAAGGTCTTTCTGCTCTTCATTAAAATCAAAATATCCATAAGGTTCAAGAAGATGGTCTAACATTCTTGCAACACTGATGGAGTGTCTAACCAATCCACCTTCACCAAGATCATTCTTTGGGTGATATTTTCCAGATGAACTGGCAGGTGCACTGAAGAAATAATCAGGTACATTACTTAATAGAATTAATGCAAATTTCCTGTTGTCAATGTCTTTGATGGTATCAATTTCATCAACCATCAATCTATAATATTTGTTATCTAATGTCATATTAAATATCTTTTATAATTGATTCCAATTCATTGATTTCAACTTTCAGTTTTGAAAGATACCTTTCAACATATTCAATCTCATCATTAATTTGAGTAATGAGAATTTGTGCATTCCGTTTATTAGCGGTTTTCAATAGATTCTGTTCCATTATCAATCAGTTTATTATAATCATAACCAAATGCCCTGGCAACAATTTTCCAGTCAACATAAATGTTTCCATTATTATCCATTGTTGTTGGACAGCCAAGTGCGACATCATCTATATAGACATCGGCATACACTTTTGGAGATGAAGTCCAGGTTGCCTGTCCGGGGGTGTGGTTTGCGCCAGAGAGTTTGATACCATTATTTTCAAACCAGTTTACTGCCTCATCAAGAAGTTTACCAGATCTCATAGTGTTAAGTACAAGCTGATGACCATTCTTGACCATCTCTTTCAATACAGGGACTGCACCTATGTCCTCTCCAATCTTGGGATATGCATGCTTCACACAAGTCCCATCAAAATCAATTGCTATAATCATATGTTAAAAATCATCATCCAATTCAAGTGTAACTTCACTTTTACATATTTCTTTATTGTCAAAAAGTAATTTTACACTCAATATTTTTTGATAACCTTGCCAACCAACATTTGTTTTGATTGACAAGTTCTCTTTTAGTAATTTATATAATTCAGTTTTATTCATTATTCACCTAAAATATCATTAAGTGTCAAACCTGGACTCTGGAGTACAGGTATCAAGTCCCTGACAGATGAAGCATCTTCTTTCAGGTCATCTATCTCCACAGGTGTCCATACATTCCTGGTGAACTTGATGTGTTTTCCATCAGGGAGGTCTTTCTCCATAGGAGTCTCCACCTTCTTGATGACCCTGCCATATTTCTTACCACTCTCAAAGTCATACCAGTCAATATTCTTCTCATTCTTAAGTTTGGCAATCATCTCATCTGATGTTAGACCTACCAGTTCTTTGTGGGAAAGATATGCCTGTGCAGTCTGTGCCTTTGAGTTCTTGATGCAGTCTGTTTGTCTGTAAAGGAACCAGGCATAAGCATCATTGGCATTTGGAACAGTCCAGACCTTACAGTCAAATGTACAGGTAGGATATTCCTTCATATCAAACTTCTTGAGACCAAACCCCTTGTAGTCATTTGCCAGTTTTGCATACATCTGATTGAATTTTGCAGTTGCCATTGCAGCAATGAGAGACTGCATCTTACAGAGTCTGAAACTGAAGTAAGAATCAGTCATTGGTGTGTCAAAGTCTGTGATGAGGATACTAATCTCATCAGATTGTGTGTAAGCAAACTTGGCACCCTGGATGTTCTCACACAGATACTTGGCAGTCTCATTCATCATCTTTATGAACAAATCATCAAATGGCTTGTCAAACTTGTTCTTGATGAGCTTGCTGAAACAGTGACCATCTACCATTGCCAAGACATAAGAGTTCGGCATCAGTTTATAATCAGTGAGTGAACGATAAAATTCGCACTTATCTTTCAATGTTTTGAAATGCATAATCTTAATTTATTGTTCAACATCTTTGGCGTCACCTGTGTAGAGGTCTCCAAGAATTCTCTTGCTCCTTTCACAGTTATCTTCACAGTACATACCAGGGAGGTCTTTCACCGTGCCATTCCTTACTGCTTCCCAGACATATTCCGGAATCTGGTTTCCTTCTTTTAGGATTACTCCACACTTTTCACAGAGTATGGCACCTCTACCTCCATTGAACTTGAATGTCATAATAATCCCTTTATAATTTCATATATGTCCTTGAAGTCTTTATCACGGGCATATTTCTTTTTTGCTTCAATGATGTGATTCACAGTGGCAACATACACACCTGTTTCAGAATCTTTGATACAAGACCAGTCAGAACCCTCATCATATCTCCAGATGTTCAGTACTAAACCATCAACTTTTAGAAAGATGGTGTTCTTTCTTGCTGGAGAATCATAATCTTTGAACTTTTCATTTTTATCATCAATAAGGTTAATGGCTTCAATAAGTTTGAGACATCTCCAGGCCTGTTCATCCATCTTGATAATGAGATCAATATCATGGGCGATTCTACTAGTCAACAATCCCTGTGCATCAAGAGCGATACTACCTGTGACCATAATGTTTTCATTCTTGAAGTGAAGACCATTCAGGATTTTAATGGCCTTATTTAATTTTACTCTGTTTTTACTGTTCATTTTATTTCCAATAAGTTAGTGTATATGTTTTAGTTGTATCTGCACCAGAAATAGTGAGAGTGCTGTCAACAGAAAATCCTTGTATATCTTTTACAATGGTTGTATGAATTTCTTGTGATTCATTAAGCTTATCAAGATTATACTTCAGTATGTATGCATTAAGAAAAACAAGTAAAAGCATACATATTGCACTTCCCCCATCAGAATGGATAACATCAATAATAAAACCAATTAAGCAACAAACAATTGCAGTTATTGCTAAAATAATTCCAATAGTCATATTTTATAATTTAATTATTAAACTCTTTTCTGGCTTTCAGGAGGATATCATTTACAAATCTTGCATCGATTTCTTCCTTGATGGTGGAGTTCACAATTGCTTTATCCATTTCATCTTTGAGTGTAAGCATCCTTTTCTGGAGTTCAGAGTAACCATACTTCCTGTTTCTCACATCCAGGAGGAAGTCCCGGTCAATACCAGTTCTGTCAAGAATTACACCCTTTCCTTCTGCGATTTCTTTCGCCATCGCCATCAGTCTGAAACAATGCATCATATTCTTTGAATCATATTTCAAATCTGGATTGCCGGATTTTTCACCTTCCAGGTTGGACTCATACCTGGCAGGATTTCTGGTGTTTTTCCATTCTTCATACTCTTTGTATTCTCTACAATGTGTTGCATAAGCATTACCATTGTAGGACATAAAGCAGATAGGTTTGTCTTCTTTTGCAACAGATGAGAACCTGATGGTGTTAGAGTCACCATCTGGGGAGATGATTCCACAGTATCCTCCAAGAGGAGTAGAATGCTTGTCCCAAATAAAATTCAGTACATCATTTAGATTGGCATCATCATAATAGATTTCATCTTTGAACCAGTCAACCATAGTCCTGATGAACTTGTCTTTTGAGTAATTGGATTCATCTGTGAAGTATTCCTTTGTGATAAAGGCAAGTCTGATGTGCTGACCCCAGTCATAATACACACCATAGATGTCAGGCATATTAGGGACATTGACCAATCCACAGTTCCTCTGGTCAAGACCTCTTGCATCAAGCCACTCCTGCATAGGTCTACTCCCCTGGTTCTTGAAAGTATAACAGAAATCCATAGGTGTCTTCCTTACCATCTGCTTGATGTCCCAGTGAATTTTTTTGTTTTGGCCTTGGGCCTTCTTAATCTGACTCACTGCATAACCACCAAAGGGTGCAAAACATTTCTTGGAAATGAACTCTTCCCTGTGAGAACGGATTTCTTTAATGACAGGATGTTCATAGATAACCTTGTCATCAGGAACAAAGAGTGCTTCCAGAACAGTGGGATTGGAAGAGAGCGCCAATTCCAGAAATCTTCCCAGTTCCCAGATACACTTGTCATTGGTCTTATCCTTAATCTCATTTTGATAATCAAGGCCAAGTCCAAGAAGAGCATCATTGGGCATAATGTAGATACCACCATGGTCTTCATCAGAGGTTGCTACATTGGTATGGTAGAGTTGAGAACCTCGGATGTACTCATACAAGATTTCTCCCCGGAATTTTCCATCCTGGTCATAAATTTTGTGGTTTTTGATTGTAATATTTTCTAATGTGAGTTTCATATTCATTAAATTATTGAAGATTATTGGGCATCTACAGGCTGATAATATCCAATGTTACTGTCTATTTTTGTTTCTTGAAAAATACCAATATTATACCAATTATTTCCATCAAAAAGAATCATACCCCCAGAAGGAAATGTAATACCATTGATAGATACAGTGTCTTGTACATAATATATTTGTCCAGTCTCTGGATGAGAAGGTATGGCTGATTGATTAATAATTCCTACATATATTAATGGGTTTACTATATCTGAAAATTCCTGAATATTTTGATATTCATCTTCTTTTTTAATTTCAGAACCATTAGATCTTTTTCTTATGTCATTCCAAACACTCATAAATTTATCTCCTGTTAAATAAGTTATAACCTCTTTCATCATTTCTGGAAGAAAAATTCATAGTATGATTCCAAGGTATTTTACCCTCAACTGTTGTTTCTATTTTATTGTTACATTCAAAACAAAGTCCATAATAATTTTTCCAGGGAATTCTTATTTCTTTACCACATCTTACACAATGTGAATAATTTAGTTTATCTGAATCATAAGATACATCTACACCTATTTTTGGAAATAATTTCCATTTTTGATTACGATGTTTTTTTCCAAAGATACTTTCCCACCAAACAAGATAATCATATTCATCAATTGACAAATTATTTCTAGTATAAAGGTCATCCAAGTCAACAGGTATATCCATTGCTATTAAAGAAGGATAACCAAAGTCTGCTCTTTCTGTCAGGTCAATGTTTGATGGGAGCATATCTGATTATTTTTTAAATACACTGCGAATCTTGGAGAAGAATCCCTGCTTCTTTTCAATCTGTGGATCAAGTTTATAAGTTTGAACAGGGAGTGATTGCACACTATTAATTTCTATAAAACTTCCTTCCCGTTTATTTTCATCAATCTTATATGTCTTGAGAATTGCAACAAGTTCCTCACTTGTTTTAGGAATTTCAGTTTCATTTGTAGGTGAAAATCCTTTCTTATTCTTATACTGTTCAATCATTTTGTCAAGGGTAAGGTCACAGAATTCATCAACCCAGTCACCAAGGAAGTAGAAACGGTCTGCTACATTGGTCTGGTTCTTGAACACACCAAAGAGGATAGGGTCTTTGTCTCTCCTTTCTTTCTCAATTTTTCTTTCCTCTTTTCCAGTATAGTCAGTGAAAACAACATAGAACTCATCAAATATATTCTTTGTTTTCTCAACTGTATCAACAAGTTCATCAGGAATCTCTCTCATATAACGGGAAAGTTCAATGATTTTGACAGTCTTGTCTGCCACATTGGTGATGTAGTCTTCAATGGTATCCTTATACACATAGGTGGTGATACCCATTTCAATGAGTTTTTCTTCCTTGACAAGAGTATCTGCCAGGAAACAGAGTTTCTTGAGAGATTCTACCTGACCAAGTTTCTGATACTTACTTGCAAGTGTCAGAAAAGAATCATATGAATTCTTAAGTGCTTCAGTGGTGATGTTCTGTTTTGCACCTTTAAGGAAATCAAAATACTGACTTGGTGTAATGACTTCCTTTTGTTCATTGTCTTTTATTTGTGCCATAATACTTTATTTTCTAATACAAATATAATAATAATTTTTTCAATTTCCAAATTAAATGGTCATTAATCATAATCTAACTTGTCTTTCTGTTTTGTGTATCATTTCTTGTTAGAATTTTAATAGCCTTGTTGATGTTCCTTTGTGTGAGACCAGTTTGTTGATTTGTCTGGATGAAGTTGTCTTTCTGACCAAGAAGGAAGTCACTGTCATCATCAAAGATAACATACTCATAATCAATGTCAGTATCATCATAGTGTTTCCTGTAATATGGTTCGCCATCGTCATCGCAACCATGTTTGGTACACATACCTCCAAAGTTATCTCTTAACCATTTCTCAATTTCATTTCCTCTACATAACCATTCCTCATAGTAGTGCTGTGTATAACCTATAATTGGAAGTGTTAAACCACACTTCCTTAATGTTTCCTCTGTTCTTCCATTATCATTCCCCCAGGAAGATGAGATGACCACTTCTGCGCCAATGTCTTCCAACTGGTTCAGGAGTTTACACTTGGAAGGATCAACATATCCTTTACCTGTACAGAGATAAGGAATGGATGCCATTACACCATCAATGTCAAGAAAAATTATTTTTTTGTATTCTTTCATTGTTCTTTCATCCATTTATATTTTACCCATACACCAGGGTGCTCATTTACATCATCAGATGGTTCAAAATAAAGTTTGTCTGTCTTGATGAGCATATTCATACAAATCTCATCATTGAATCCAGAATCAATCCATACTTCTCTGTCCCAATAAATCTGGGGGTTTACCTGTGATGGAAAATCAACCATATCCTGAAGAAGTTTCATCATTTTATCAATATCTTCCTGATTCTTACAGGGTATGAGTGTATTGAGTTTTTCACACAAATCAGTATAAAATTTTTTCTTGTCCATCTTGGTGAGTGTACAATACTGAAACAACTCTTCTTTGATCTTGTTTATGGGTGTCCATCTCATAGTCTTATTACTTTTCAAGAGATAGTTTTTACCCAGATATTCACAAATGTTATCTATAAGTTTTTCCTCTGACATATTAATTTTCTTTAATAAGTTCAAGATCATCACCACACCAATTAAGGGCAGAAAGTCTGTGTGTGAAGTGACAATCCTTACCTCTATCATCTTTTATAAATTCAAATATGTCACCACTCTTTCTTTTTCTTATCTTTGCCACCAGATGTAGTTCCAATTCATATCCAGGATATTCCCACCAGGTAAAATCAATGGGGACATTGTAAGGTACTCTGTTACCATTCCTGTCATGAATGTTTGTGTATACTGTCTTCATAATTGTTGAGTCATTTTTATAATCAAAAATCAGACATATTAAATTTCCCATTGCCATGTTCAGACCATATGAGATTATTCCAGGAAAGATAGTGTTCTATACCATCCTTGTAAAGTTTCTTTGTGACTTTCCAGGAGTGTTCCTTGTTCCACTCTACTTTATTCATTTACATAAAATCCTTCCTTGTTGAAGCAAGGATATGTCCAGTTGTTGTTGAACCTGGGATTTCTCTCATATCTATATAGTACATATGAATCTTTGTTGGAGTTATCCTTTGGATATTTCACCTCTGTGATTTCAACACCATCAAGAAGACTATGAAAAAGCATAAGCATAAGTTCAACAGTCTCAATGAATTTTCCAAGAAGGATTTGTGTGATAGGATCATCTATACCCATACTATTCCATCTTGACCTCAACCTCCACCGGATACCATTGAAGTCATGAATTGCATCATTAATGAGTGCAATGTTAGGATTGGACCACACATCTATACTGATAGTTTGTGGTGTACTAGACCAGGAAACATTGCATGTTTCCTCTTCAAGATTATGGAAGGCATACTCATATACCTTTTCACCATTTTCATTGGTAACAATATCTTTTACACTCCATCCACAAACAAGTTCATACAATTGCTTATAGACAAGATTTTCATACTCCTCAAGAAGATAGAGTTCAGGTTGCTTTCTGAAATCATGGTTCTTGATTTTATCATGAATTATCCAACCCTTTTTGATTTCTTCTTCTGTAAGTTGTCTCATAGTTATTATTTGTTAAGACATTTACAATTTGGATCATGCACTACAGATGGTGAGGCCAGGTTGTCATAGAAGACATACCAGGTGTGACCATCATATTCTCCCTTGTAGACAGTACAACTACTTCTGATAACCCCATCTGTTCCTTTGAGATACATCTTGATTGCACTCCTTCTTGAAGCTATTTTGTTTATAACTTCATCTCCAGAACTTTGTGTAGATGTCTGCTGGTAACCATAACCTCTGTTGTCATTTGATTCACAACAGGAAACAAGGATGAAAAGTACTAATATTACCCCAAGTAATATACTGTAGATTGAATTAAAGTTTTTTTTCATATCTTATTGCATATTATGTTCCATTGTACCCTGGTTTGCTTCATAAACAACTTTACTGAAGCAGTTGTATTTTGATTTTCCTTGGACAAGCAGATCCAGTTCTTCTTTTGCATCTTTAAAGTTTTTAAACCTGAACTCATTCTGATCAAAGAAAATAGAGTTAGGTACTCTGAAATAATAAGTCTTGTACCAGAAGAGTTCCCTTATTTCAATTTTGTAATATGAACCAAAGTTAGGGTCATTCTCCACATGTACAATTCTAAAGTTTGGTTTCTTTTTAATCATCATATCTATATACAATTAAACCCTGGGTTCTCCAAGGAGTTCTATGAATGTGTTGTAAATATCCAGAACAACAAGTTTGTCTTCTCTTGTTAGTTGCCTGGTGTTGTAAATTTTAAAGAGTGTATCAATGTGTTCTTTTTTAGGTAACCATTTGTCAATTTTCTTTTGGATTGTTTCTTCATCAGGAAACTTGTTGATGATATCAAGGATGTCATCAACAATATCAATTGGAGAAATGGAAGGGTTATTTTTACACTCTTCTTTCTTCTTATTGATTTCTTTTATAGTTTGATTTTTCATGGTTATTCATCTATTGAATTTACAAAGTTGTTTTCTGAAGATGCAAACATATTACCTGGAAGGGATACATCACCAATGATGCAATACCCTTTGAATGAATTTGTTTTCTTCACATATGTTCCTTTCATGATGACAGCATTGTTGAATTTAAACTTGTCACCAACCTTCAGTTCTTTGATTTTTTTCAGAGACATAGTTGTACTTTGTTAATCTTTCTGATACAAAGATACAACAAATATTTTAAATAACCAAATTTTTTAATATTTTTTAAGAATATCATTACATTTTTCAATGATGTCTATCACCTTATTGACATCAAACCAATCATCAGTCCTCACACCAGATTCCATATCAATCCAGAAGTCACCAACAGTTTCCATCTCCATCAGGTGTTTTAACTTGTCTTCCACATTATCTGTATTGATACCACCAGCATAACCAGTCTTGTAATTTGTGGCAATGATGTCAAGACCTTCATCAATTCCTCTACCGCCAGATGGATCAACCAATAGAGTGACATTTATATTGGGGTTTTTTAATTCAAACCTGGTGAAGGCATGTGAGTCTTTTATACTTGGAGACCGCTGTTGAATGATAATCTCCTTCCTTATTGTAGTTTCAAGTGTACCGGCAGTCTCAAAGATGTTCTCATATGGAGCAACATTGAGTTGGGTTCTTTTGAAGTCTTGGTGTATAAAGATAGGATACTTATCTAAAATATTATTGAAGTTTCCAGCATATGCCTCCCGTGCGAATGATCCGCAAAGGTGAGCAGACAAATCAAGTCCTTGGTTTGTGAATCTTGAAATAATGTCAGGGTTTGGATAGCGGTTACCATTAGTATTCCAGTTCTTTGACATCAGTACTCCAAATTCTACAAAAGGATATTTCTGTTTGATTGACTTTAACACATCTATATCAGTGTGTTCATCAAGTCCAGTAAATGTAATATGTTTTAGTTTCATAACTTATCTTGAAAAAAATAAGATATAACTGCTTTGATACCACTATTTACACAGTTAGAAAAAGAATCAAACTGTTCTTCTGTTATAGTTAAACCAGTGTAACCACTTGTTTTTGCATCATTTCTCCTGTTACCAATACACTGAATACACCAAGTCCAAGTTAATGGATTTAATGATTCATAATCAACACATAATATTATTTCTTTATTGAAAAACCAGTCAATGACTTCTGCATATGTTGGTGCAGGAACAAGTTTATCCCAAGAGGCAATAACGCCTTCTGCATAGTATCGTTTACCTGGAATGAAGTAACATGGACCATTGTAACTTGTTTCATAAGTGCATCTTGGTTTCCAGTATCCGGCCTGCTTTAACTCAACTGCAACATCAAAAGGTACAGTTGCTGTATAAAATTTAAGGTCTTCCATATTCTCTGATTGGATCCTGATAGTTGAATACCTCATTTACAAATGCTTTGATTTCTTCTTCTGTTGCAAGTCTGACATCATTTCCATATTGGTAGTTTCCATACCCTGTTGATTTCCTGAGCTTACCATCAGAATCAAATCCAATGAGGACACCATAACCATCACCAGTTATATAACCAGTATAAATAAAAACCCTCTGTGATTCTTTCTTAATACCTTTATCACCAAGTTTATAAAGAAAATCTCCTGCTTTATACATAATCTTAAATTTTAATCATCATATTCATCTGCAAGTTTCCTCAATGAGTCTGCAACACTTGAGTCTCCAACATAATAACTATGGTCATGCAACCATAGTTTTAATTCTTTAATGTCTTGTTCTTTCATATATTAATCTATATTAATCCACATTCCATATTTCTTTGTGAAGTCATCAAATAATTTTTCAATGACTTTACCAAAAATATGGTAATGAAAATTATCTGAATCTTTGGAGGATTTTGGGCAATTGTCCTGACCTTCCCACTTATGTTCATACAAAAGTCCCCTTACTTCCTGAATTTCATTTGCATCTTTGATAAACTGCTCATAATCAAATCCAGGCTCATTGAATTTATCTTTCAAAAATCTTGTGAGACCATCAACACAAGGAAGGCAACATATCTCACTGTACCATTCTTCTTTATACTGCTCCTGATAATATTCAATATCAAACATAACAAAACCCCTTGTGTTTTGTTTATCTTTTGGTGTGTATCCTAAATAATAGACCATAATTAATAATGATAACTTATAAGTGCATATTCTAATTTTTCAACCATAACAGGTTTTATTGTTGTGTCAAATTTTTCTATATGATTATACACATCAAAGAAAGATGCATACTCATATGTATAAGCAACTGCTGACACATCTATGAGGTGTTTTGATTTTGTCCATATTCTTGCATATTTGCCCATTTTAAGAGCGTTTAATATGTCAGACAACCAAATTCTCATCCCATCACTTTCAATTGATTTTAGGGCACTTTCTGCCCTTTTTACTCTCATTTCATATGTGTCCCATCTGTTGATGGTTTGTGTGTCCAGTCCCATTATACTTCAAATTTAAGATTCTTCAAGATATTGATGAGTCTCTCAAGTTCAAAGTTCCTGTATGCTGTCATTGCATATGTGTGAGGATCATTATGGTTGTATCCATATTTTTTGATGTATTCTTTGCATGCTTTCTTGGTAATGAATGCTCCTGTATAAGGAGTCACCCTTTTAACATCTTCCACATAAACAACACCACATACATTTGACCACCCAAGATGGTCTGTCATAAATTCATAGACATCTTCTGCACAAGTCTTATCAACATCTTCCCAGACTGCCTGGATGTCATCATCATATTCTTCCGGTTCATTCTTGAATGCTTCTTCAATTTCCTCAATTGCTTCTTCAAGAGACAATTTACCATAATCAAATGTGATATAAGGGTCTCCACCATACTCACCATCTCCACCCCTACATTCTTCAACAGTTTCTTCTACACCCCAGAAAACTGGGTCTGCATTACCATCATGTTCCTGTACATTGAGTTCATACTGAATATTCTTCAGGAACTCATAATCTTCTTGTGAAATTTTAATCTTCATTTGTCCAGACTATTTTAGTTTTTTTATTGTAGGTGAGTTCTCTGGTTACAATTTTTAATGCTTCTTCATATGTACTACACTCACCATCACTATAAAGTCCATCCTCATATGGATCATACCACCAGAGAAATCCAAGAAATCGTTTTTGAATAAAGTACTTTTTTCTTTCATACTTTGTACCTGAATAATAGGTTACTTCTTTAATTCTCCATTTTTTCATAACTATTTGTTTTTAAGTTTCCTTTCTTGTAATCTTCTTAATCTTCTTTTCTGTTGTCCAGTTAAGTAGTTTTCTTCCATAATACTCTCAAGTGATGTTGTAGATTCAGAATAATCTTTCCAATCTCCACTGGGTTCTTGATTATCATCTGCCAATCTGATGAGATGTCTCATATCAAGTGTGTTGTCATTTTCCATCATTTAATTCCTCCATACCTTCTTTAGTTATCATAAACACCTTACCATCATTCTTTCTTTTCCACTTGATGTATTTGTAAACAGGATCACTTTGAACAATTTTCTTTGTACAATCTTCACACATTACAGTGTACCAACCATTGATTCTCATACCAATGTTTTTCTTACTGCCACACTCTTCACATGTGTTGGCTGCTTCTACCTCTGCTTCCTTAATGAGACCTTCAATCTTATCTATAACATCTTGTGGAACATTATCATAAGTGACATAAATTCTGAGACCCGCAAATTTTTCTTTCACCTGGTCAATGTATATGACACTATTCTCTGGAGAATTGTCATTATATTCCTGTATTGCATTGACAACTTTCATTGCAATTGGTTTCCACCCATCTGCCATTTCCAAACCAAACATAGGGAAAGGCATCCTTTTATCTGAATATATTTTCTTACTCATTGTCTTCAAATGTTTCTTTCATAAGTTCACCGATATTCTGTAAATCTTCATAAACAGTATTTCCACCACCACCCTTGTAGATAAAGCCTGTCATCTTCTTCTTCATAAAGTATATACAAGCAGGACAATAGTTCCATCTCTTTCTTTTTACAATGTTCCCATTCTTATCCTTCTTTGACATACACCATCCCTTTGATTCAACAAGGACACCATGGTTTCCTTCACCAGTTCCCCAAAAGTCTCCAGGTTCCCAGTATAAACATGATGCACAAATTTTCTTTCTTTCCATATTATTGTTTTCCAAAATGTTCTTCTTCAAATGTGAATAAATTGAATTCGGGATTGTATTTCTGAAGTTCTCTGGCAAGTAAAGTTACCATTCTGTTTTGTCTATATAGGTCTCTGTGAAGTTGCTCTTTTGATTTAGATAAATCATGATATGCTATCTCATATCCTTCAAGTTCATTTTCCAAGTCTTTATATGCTCTTCCTTGACCCTTTGATTCAATCTCTGATAGAAGTTTTTCTCTCCACATTTTAGATTCTGTCCAGGCTTTCTTACATTTACTTCTCCAACTGTCCATATTGTAGTAGAACTTTTCACCAAGATTGAGATCACTGTCCTTGTATTTTTCTTTATGGAGACAAGGTGCCTTCTTTTTTATTGTTAGGTTCTTATTCTCATCAACATAAATGAGTCCTGCATATTCTGGAACCTCATCAACAGTTATCAGGTCTGTTGGTACTGTGTAGTAAAAATAGTTTGGTCTTTTGTGACCTCCAACTAAATAATAAGGATTATTTGATGCAGATTTTATAAAGTTCTGTTCACACCAGTTTCCTCTTTTCCTATTTTCTTCCAGGAATTCATAATATCTTGGAAGATACTTGTCACCATATCTTTCTTCACCAGCAAGGATGATATGCTTGTCCTTCTTATGTTTGAAGTCATTTTTATAATCTGCTTTTGAGATTTTTATTTCAAACTCATAGATATAACCAGATTTTGTTTCAAGTAACTTATCAGACTCCCAGTCAAACACATACAACCCATCTATATTATATTTGACAGAGTTGTATGCAAAGAATCCATTGAGTGCAATCTGTATAAATTCTTCACTGAATTTGAAGTCTTTGTTTTTATTATCTACTCTTGTACCCATTCTTGATGTTTTTAATAACACATTTGTGAAGAGTAATCTTATTACCCTTCACATATGTGGATTAAGTTTTCTTATAGTTCATTATCAACTTTTACAATGATATTAAACATTCTGCTTTTTTAACAGTTATTCTTACATGCCTATCTGGGTCAATCTCAAAGTATTTCAGGATTACTTGTAATTTTTTACTGTCATATTATCTTTCTGTTAATGCTTCAATGTCAACACACCCAGATACAGAATCCACCATACAACAGGGTGTACCTCCAATTTCAAATACATCACTTGTGATGGTTGCTTCTTTCTTTTCTTTACCACCAATGATAGGATGGTAATAAACTTTCTTACCAATTATAATTTCACTTACTTTCATATTACTTTTTCTCTCTTGGGGTTATAGGATGTGCGTTTGAGATGAATCTGATCCAGCACTTATCAATGAAGAGATTGATTGTTTCTTCTCTGTCATCATAGAAACAGTCAACACCATCAATGAACTGAACATCCCTGGCAACATTACCATATAATTTGTCAATTACATTGAATACCTTTTGACCTTTTCTCCATGCTTTAGGGCAATTATCTACATTTAACCAAATTTCAGTTATAAAATCATTGTAAGTCATAACAAATATAATGTTTTTTATTTACAATTCCAAATTTATAGTAACCAATGTTTTCTGCATACAGATTTATAAGTTACATTTCCAGTTTCAATAGCAACAGATTTACCATCTACCTCTCTTATACCATCAACATATCTGATGTGGCAGGTTGCATTACAGTTACATCCTTCAATTTCACATGGTGTCTGGAGTTCATTTATGACATCTGCCAAGGCAAGAAGATGTTTACTTCCTTCAAAGAGGTTTCCTGTCACATCAGTCTTTAATCCAAAACAATATACATCTATGTTCTGTTTGTCACATACATTACACAGCACCAATACATCTTCCCTGGATAAGAACTGTGCTTCATCAACAAAGAGAACACCAAATTCAAGATTCTCCAGCTCTGTCTTTAGGTCTTTATAATAATAAGTTGGTTCTTCATTTTTCGCAATTCGTGATCGTGTGATACCCCAACCTGTGAACACACCTTCCCTTACATCCATCTGTGGTTTGATGATGACAGGTTTCTTCTTTCTTCTCTTATATTGGTCAAACATTGTGAGCATCTGGGTTGTCTTTCCGGCGCCCATACAAGCATATGTAAATGTGAGTTTACCCATTTTCTACCTCTGTTTTGAAATAATATGTGAAACCATGTTCATCAGTAATAACACTTGTGAGTTCATATCCTCGACGACCAAATTCATTGAGTTTTGTTTCACCCATATCTGTCTTGGTCCTTATGATTTTATATCTAAACACTTTCATAATTTATTTTATTTTTTTATTCCATTTATCAAATCATAACCATTGGCAAGGATATATTTAATATCCCTATCATCATCAACATTTTGAACAATCCAATACCAATCAAGCATAGCATCATTGTCTTCTATAGCAATGACCCTATACTCAACATAAACAGGAACACTATTATATGTGTATCTTAATTGGTTTTTATCCTGCCAAATTTTACCAATATATTGTTTGAAGTCTTCTTTGAATGAGTGAAAGTTTGGATTACATTGTGGAATATAATCAGGGTTTTTATCATTCAGATACTTTTCATATTCATCCCAGTCCTCAAGTGTTTCAAGCACATAAACATTTTCTTCAGTATCTGGGTGAAACAAAGATTTCTCTTTATAAATTTTCATATTCAAATCTCCTTTACTGGTACAAACACATCTATACCTGGGTCATAATCATCCTCATAATGATTTATTTCTTCAAGAAATTCACCACCAAATTTCTTTCTCATATACTGAAATACTTTTCCATTCCAGGTTGCTCTACTGGCATTTCTACAATGTCCATTGTATTCCTGACCAACAACAAGTTCTGATTTTGGAATAGGTACAAAATGTTCTTTCACATATTGATGAAAAGATTCAAGACCCATACTTCTTCTTTCCTCAAATGTGAAGACATCATCTACAACATACATGCAGATATATTGATAAAGTTCATCAGCTGACATACTCTTCAATGTTTATATGTGATTTTACTTTTTCTGGATCCAAATAATCATTGGCATACTCAATGAGTTTCTTCTGTAACTTATCCCAGTCTTGGATTGTACCATCTCCATTGATAGTCATAATGAGATAATCACCATATCCATTTTTCATATTAAACCAACGTGGTACATAATACTCATCACAGTCTGTTGAGACTATCTGTGCTGATTCATCATAATTGGAATACACATAGACACCCTGGTCACATACTTTGAAGTGGGTTTTGAGAATGAACCCTTCTGGCCAGTCAAGTACCTTTCCTTCATTAACATCAATAACAGGACACCAATCTGTTCTGGTCATTGTTGTTTCTGTTTTAGACCAGATACCATACTTTTTGTAAGTCATCTCTTTCATACAGGGGAGTTGTGACTTCACATAGTCATCTGCATTGTCATCATCTTCAAAATCTTCTTCCCAGGTCTTGCCATTGTCCTTTGAGAAAGAACAGTCAACATAATACCTGACATCAATGTCACATATTACTTTATCAATGTTAAATTCTTTATGTGTATTCATAATAATTAATAGATTAAATTATACAATGTAAATATAACAAAAAAGAGTGGTGATTCACTCACCACTCTTACATTGATAATCTCTTACTTGATAAGAATTTTCTGAATTCAAGATTTCGTTTCCCACCCATTGTAATCAACCACACTGGGTTTTCAGATTCATCATCAAGTTCTTCCTCAAATGATGGATAACTCTTGTGATCCCAAACTTTGTCTTCAACTAAAAATGAAATTGATGTAAGGATGTTTCCAAGATCTTCTTCATAGAAAGATGCAAAAGGTACATCAAGTTCCATAAGTTTATCCCTACATTCTTTGAGTTCTGGATATGTACCACCATCAAGGACAATAATAGTCTTATCCACATTTACCCACTGTATATATTCTGATAACTTATGATATTTGTTTCCATACTCTACAATAGAGTGGGCAGATTGGACTCCTTTCTGCATTGGACTTAACTGTCTCAATACCAAACTGTACATTCTATATTTTTTCATACTTTATTTATGTAAGTTGTTATCCACCAATGGCGACTAGGTAATCATTGTCCCAATCAAAACACTTTAAGATATGAATGAAATTGAAAATGGCATATCTGTATGACATTCCTCCTGATATCCACCACTTGTTGTCAGACAAATCAATATTCATATAATGCTTTGTACCATCATCATCTGTCCAGTAATCATTCCACAATCTTGCATCAAATCTTGCATCCAGACAGACACTCCGGACTGCCTCATCCCAAGTGGCTGGTTCTCCAAATCTCCCAGTAAGACCTTCTCCAATTATTTTCTTATCATAATCAACAGTATGAGACCATTGATAATCAAATATATTGTTTTTTCTAATATATTCAATAATGTTCAGGAGCTGTTCTTTAGATATTGTATAGAATGATTCATCATCCTCTGCATCCAATCTGTTTGTGAAGATTCTACTGCAAAGACCATCTTCTACTTCTGTTCCTGTATCAAGCACATGTGCAAGGGTATCATATTTTATTCGGTCTTTTTCCAACACATCAAATATTCCATACTCACTCTTTTCAACATCTTCATTTGTGATGTCCCTGATTTTGTCAACATCCTTTTTAGGACACCTGTATAAACTTATTCTGTAACCCATATTTATAATTTGTTAAACATTGTGCGATGTAATTATGTTCGCAGATGTAGTCGCTCTTGTGACAGCAACATATCTCAATTGTCTTCTTACATTTTTATCTTGACATCTACTTATGTCATCATCATTTATCAATACATGTGTGAATGTACTACCCTGACTTTTGTGAATTGTGTGAGCATATCCATAGTCAATGACCTTTGCTTGGATGAGAGTTCCATACTGATCATATACATTGTCATTCACAAAAAGGAAATCATCTATGGCATTTATCTTCTCAAGACATTTGAGTTTTTCTGTTTTCTCTTCTGTCTGTCTATACTTGTTCCATTGATTTACTTTTTCATATGCAAGTGCAACAACAATCTCCCGGTTGTGAGGATTGTTCTTCACATCAATAAGAGGGACAGTGATAGGTTTACCAAGAGAGTCCTCCACATTAAGTTCAATGATGTGTAGTTTATAATCTCCAAATGGATCCACAGAGGTGTAGGTAATCATATTCATCACATCTTCATCATGTTCTTCCAAGATGTCCTTACATATATATGCCTCTGAATTGACAATGGTATAGACTGCACCAGAGATACCCATTCCTTCATAACCCCAGTTATTGTATGCCATAAGAGGTTCTCCTGGTTGAGGATTGAGACCATCATATCCAAGTTTCTTTCTGATAACCCTATTCAGTTTCTCCACATTGGCATTGGTATAGGTGAGTACCCTGAAATAATTGGGATTATCTTTGAGGCCACTAATGCGTGTGTCTATGACATTGAGAATTTCCTTTGTGTCATTATGGTTAATGTATTTCACACCATCTCCATTCTCATTGATATGTGTCACATAAGTAAAACCACCATTAATTCTCACAGATGTGGATTCATCAAGAATGGCATTGTCATCTGTCCTCATCACTTTAGTGAGTTCCACTATCCTATGATCTACATTCCTGAACACAATAGAGATGTCATCTTCATTCACCGGGGAGAGCTGTGCAGAATCACCTATGAAGATAATTTTACACTTTCTTTCCTTTGCCTTGAGGATAACATCAATATAGTTCTGGATGGACAACATAGATGCCTCATCAATGATTATGATAGAGTTAGGTTTTACCTTGTCATCTGAAAGTTTTCTTGCCTTCTTTGATACATCATATGTCTCTCCTTCCATATCTGTTTCAATCATAATACCAAAGAGTGAGTTCACTGTGAAGACTTTCTTACCAACCTTCTCCTTCAGAACACCAGCAGCCTTGTGGGTTGTTGCAGCAAAGTGGACAGTATGACTCATCCAGTACCTCTTGTTCACAATCTCCATAAGTGTGGTCTTACCAGTACCAGCCCAACCAGATATAGTCATAGCAAACTCATCAGGACTGTTAATGAAGTCATCTATTTGTTTGATGACCTCTTTCTGCTGTGAGTTCAGAACAAAAGGTAACCAGATGGAATATCCATGGTCAAGTTCATTTTTATATTTGCCTTTGTTACTCATCTACTTCAGTTATTCTACCTCCTTTAACTGTCATCTTCAGCATCTCTATGATTCTATTTTTATGAGTCTTAAATGCCCAGGTACCATAACTGTTATAGATGGATTTCTTGAAGATGTTCATATAGACTTTTTTGAAGAACAGTTCCCTTTTGTAATATACTTTGGCAACCTTTAACCACTTTACATCTAAAATTTCATCAGTAGTTTCTATTTTTGATAAATCAAAGTCCTGACCATCTTCTACCCAGCACATATACCATAAGTCAATAGATTGATTGGCTGATTTTGGATTAGTATCAATATCAGTGAAAATAATATTTTTTATATCAAGTGTGAGACCAGTTTCTTCTCTCACTTCTCTTTGGCATGCCTCTTCAAGTGTTTCATCCCAATCTATATACCCACAAGGGCAACACCATTCACCAGGATGTGATACTGCTGGTCCCCTCTTTTCCACAAGGGTAAATATTTCTCCAGTCTCTTCATTCATCTTAAACACAATGGGTATGACAACAGTACTTCTGGAAATCCATACATCATTTCCATTCTCATCTTTAATACATTTGTTAGGTCTGCTCATATTTCTAAAATTTTATCAATATAAAGATAACAAAAGTGACCTGTTTTTCAGGTCACTTTTTAATAATATTTATCATAATTATTATCATAATCATCAATAGTTACTAAATGTAACGGGTTGTTTATAATCAATTGTTCTTTATGCAATAGTATTTCTTTATATGAAATATTTGTATTATAGATTGTACCTCTGTGCTTGGAACCATTTATTATAGGTTTTAACCAGTTACCATATTGAGACTCAAGTGTTTCTTCAGAATCTTTTGGAAGATATATATCAATTAATCCACAAAATTTAATAGGTGTTGCCTCTTCATATTGATATAGTTGTTTATATATGTATATGTCTCTTGGGAATGATAAGTTGGCCAAAGATGTGGAACTTGATTTATTAAAAGATATACAGGTACAATTATAATATTTGTCCCATTCTTTTTTATCAATATTTTGATCTTTACTTTGACATTTTTTATTTATATTTTGTAGAACTTTTTTAAATTCACCTCTACTATCAAGGTTTTCAGGTACGACATCAAGGGGGAAAATATCTACAAAAATTCCATAATTTGCAGATGCATCTATTTTATTTAGCACATTTCGATGTATTGCAGTTGTATCACTTCTTCTGATTTTTATGGAGTGAAATCTTACATCATCTACAGAACTGTCTTGATAGAAATATGGATATTTTAATTCTTTTTTGGCAACTTCCTTGAATATATCATAGTCTTTCCTGAGCATTGCAAAATCAATATCATCATCCCAGGGGACAAAGGAGTTGTTGTGTCGGATACATCCCAATTGTGTTCCTCCATCTGCATATAATTTAAGATTATATTTTTTACATATGTTTGATATTTGTTCTGCAATATCCAATTCCACCGCCCAGATTTCTTTTTGAAACTTGGTTACTGTGTAATTATATTTTTGAATATATTCCTCATCAAAAAAGTTTTCTGGAAGTTTTATATTGAGTTTTACCATAATCCATTAATTAAATTTATATCTTCTGGGTTTGTTATTTTCAAACATCTGGGATCTCCATTATATGTTTTATAATCTTTTTTTGTGTATTCTTTCCAGATTTCATAGGGTGCCCGAAGATGTGTTGTACTTAAGTCAATATTAATATGGGATGAATATATATCTTTAAATCTAAATGCCTGGGGTGTTTGAACTGCATGTAACTTTTCTGTAGTTTCCAGTAGACAATCATTTATGGGAATTATGGGTATGGCAACATCATATTGTTTGCAGGTTTCTACACAGTCATTGATAATTTTATTGTTCAAGTAAGGTCTGACAGCATCATGGATGATTATAATATCCTCATCTGATGTGTTGATACTTTTTAGATATATCAATGCATTAAGTCTACTTTCATTTGCAGTATCCCCGCCTTCAATAACTGAAATGTTTTGAAATGATTTGATTTTATCTTTGACAAAATCAATATGGGGATAATCGACAACCAATACAATGAAATCAACCCTGGAAGAATCCATAAATGTTTTTAAAGGGTATTCCCATACCTGGAAACCCTTTATTTCCATATATTGTTTGGGTGTAGGTGAATTAAATCTTTGTCCAACTCCACCCATTGTTATAATTGCAATAGTTTTCATTAATAGTTATATGTATCTATAATGAATTTACAATCATAAATTTCATTTTCATTTTTATGAATCATAAATGTTCCATAATAGGAAATATCCATGACACTACCTGCTGTTGGTGTCAATTCATAGATAGCATATGAATCTACCTCATCACCAATTACTGCTCCACCAGCATATGGGAATGTTAGAATATATCCATTATATTGGAATCTGATAGATCTGGTACCTCCATTTAGCAACAAATCTATACCACTTTCAGGTATTTTTAATTTCTTGGCCAATTCTCTCTTTGAGCATGGTCCATATGATTGGATATAATTAATGAACAAATTTGAAAGTACTGTTCGCAAATCAAATGCATTCTCTGTATTCTGTCCATCATATTCACCAATACCCCAGATATAAAGAGATGGGTGATCTGCTATTACTGCCACAGAATTTCTTCTATTGTCATTATCATATCCATTACCCACACTAAACAGGAGATTTTTTATGGGGAAGTTGTATTTACCTATGGCACATTCATATTGTTTGGATGCTGAGGTATTAACTCCCAGTGCAACAGGTCTGTTTTGCTGCAAATCAAGTTCTGTATTATGAGAACATTTAATTTTTTTAAAGAAATCTAATATTTTACCCATATTTTATTTATGTTGTTTAAAATGATATTGCTGTAGTTTAATATATATTATTGAATGTTTTAATATAAAAATAACAAAAAGTTGTTATATTTAATATGAAATCCACTTCATCCTTTTAATAGGGAAAGGAACTTACCAAGTAGGTAATAGGGTAAATGAAACTGGCCCCGGGAAGAATTGATGTCAGGTTGCCTATGAGACTTGTATTCAAGAATATAATTCATAAATCTTGAGAGATGCGCCTTGCCAACAGGTGGGTAAAACCTTGTAAAGGACTTGTTCCCAAAGGTAATGTAATCCTCGTACAGAGTCCCATTGGGGGATGGGATGCTCCAGACAACCGAGGTTCCTCAGTCGCAGCGATGTAATAAGTGGTCAAAAAAACCTGTCAGTTTCCCAGCTGACAGGTTTTTTGTTTTTATTTACCTATTGTATTACTTTCATATGTCTGGTTCAACTGATGGTTAACCTTATAGAATACACATTGTTTTGGTATATTCTTCAGTGTCCAGGCTCCAATATAAGTCATTGTTGATCTCAAACCACCAAGTAGTTCTTCAATGACATCATTGATTGGACCAGTATAAGGCATCAAAGTAACACGACCTTCACTTGCACGGTAACTGGGTTTACCATTTCCAAACTTCTCCTGGGCCAGAGTTGAACTCATACCATAGAACTGTTTAAACTTCTTTTTTTCAAGACAAGGACACTCATGAATCATATCATATTCATTTGTGATTATATGCTTTGTGATGATTTCTCCTTCTGCCTCATCAGTACCTGCAAACAGACTTCCAATCATAATAAAATCAGCACCAGAACCAAATGCCTTTCCCAAATCTCCAGGACAGGTTATCCCACCATCAGAACAAACCATACCTCCAACCTGGTGAGCAGCATCTGCACATTCAACAATGGCAGAGAATTGTGGTCTTCCACATCCAGTCTGTCTCCTGGTTAGGCACTGTGCCCCATTTCCAATTCCAATTGCAACACAGTCTGCACCTGATAGAATCAAGTCTTCAGTGATGTCTCCAGTGACAACATTACCAACCATAATGAACATCTCTGGGAACTCTTTCCTGAGTTCAATGACTCTTTCCTTTACCTGGGGAATATAACCATTAGGAACATCAAACTTGATACCGACCTGGATGCCAAGTTTTTCTTTGAGCATTCTTAACTTCTCAATACCATTATCACGGAGACCAATAGACAGAAGACATCTCTTCCAGGTATCATCACCCTTATCAATAAGTTCATTATAGAATTCTATGAGATCTTCTACTTTGTGATGCTTGTGAAGACAGGCGAATAAACCATTGTCCAACATCCTTCTACTCACATCAAAGTTTCCAATTGTTCCCATATTGGCCTGCATAATACCAGTTCCCTTGATGACATAAGGACACCATTTGAATTTATACTCTCTGGTAATATCTACCTTACTTCTTGAATCAATACTTGACCTTCTTGGTTTGATTAACACATCTGAAAAATCAAGTTGTACATTATCAATAATCTGCATATATAAATAAATTTAATCCATAAGTAAATATAACAAAAAAAGGTCAAAGATTTATCTCTGACCTTTCAAATATGCATAATAACCACCAGGTTTTCTTTCAACAACAATATCTGGTTCTTTTGCAAGTCTATTATATATTTTTGGTATTTCAACATCATTCTCCCTGAATGCATCTGGACTGATTACATTTCCAAATTCATGTATGAATGCCTTGTATATATTATATCCAATACCTTTACCTCTTAATTCTTCTTTAATGAATATGTCAGGTCTATAACAAACCTTATTGTCAAGATATTCAGGTGTTATAGAGAATTTTATATCATCTGTTGACATCTCTACACCATTTACAATAACAGGTAACATAACTGCTTCTTTGTCTTCAATTTGTATCTCCTCTCCAAATTTTATATCTATATTATTGTATGCTTCAAATATTGAACTTAATTTTTTCATATATAATCATTTCTATATAAGTATTTATAAAAAATTGTGGGAGAAAATCTCCCACAATTTTAATCAGAGTTCCCAAAATCAAAGCTCTTCAATTCATCAAGTTCATCATTGATTAGATTAATGGCTTCATCAATCTCCTCAAGTTCCCCAGCATACTTACCATCAGTGTAATCATCTTGATCCTTACCTTTTTCATATTCTGACTTGACCATTTCTATGTGTCTTTTAATGTCAGAAAAGGTTGCTCTCATTTTGTGTAGTTCATGTACTTCTGCTGTTTTATATGTTACAAATGCACCACCAATCAAAAGTACAATAATCACAATGATAATTAAAATAGACATAATTTATTATTTTTAATGGTTAGTTTAACTTTGCACCACAATTAGAACAGAATTTGTCTTTTGGATTTACTTTCTTACCACACTGACTACAATATCTCCTTCTTGTTTCTTCAGCACGAATTTGTTTTCGTGATACAGGAAGAATCAAAATATTTTCAGTCTTGAATGGATAATAATCAAAATTGATATCACAATATTCAAATTCCTGTCTTGATACTCCACCCTTTTCAACTCTACCAGTTTCAAATGATAAATCATCTGTCTTTGTTGTACTTGCAGATGTGACATATGATGTGGATCTTAATTTTGAATGTGTTGCAGCACTTGCAGATACATTACCAATATCACCAGTTGAGCAATAAAAAGTACTTGCTGGAACATTGGATGATATTGCAGAACTGCAAGTAATATTGTAATTTGTCCAATCAAAATTTGTTTTTAATGGTGCTGTTGTAAAATATGGAGTCTCCTCTTTTTCATGGTAGAATTCAATTTTGACCTTTCCATTATTGTTGATTGCATATCTCATTTCTTGAGTATTCTCTACATCATATGTTGAGAACAGGAATTTTTTATTATCATTCAAGAATCTGTCAAGCCAGAAACTTTGTCCAGGTCTTAATACAAGCATATTACCTCCAATTGCTTGGTTGTTGACATAGATTTTAATACCAAGATGATTTTGATATGGATTTTTGAGATAGATTTGGAATTCAGTACCATCATTGAGGTACACAGTTCTATCAGATTCAGAACTTTTGTATTCCTTGATTAGATTTTTGGCAATAGCAATTTTAGCTAATACCTCTGTAGTTAAATAGTTAGACATACTTTATTAAATTATTTTGTATTTAACTGTCTCCAATCCATTTGTGTCTTTTACTAACACTCAAAAGGTTCCGGAATCCTCTGGACCAAAGACATTGTATATTTTGCGGAGGGTAGAGGATTCGAACCTCTGGAACCCATAAGGGCTCAACTGCTTAGCAGGCAGTCCCGTTCAGCCTCTCCGGCAACCCTCCAGATATACCACATTTATGGTAATGTGGTCAACCAAGATATCATCTCTTTAAGTAGTGTCAATGCTTAATAATTATATATGTCATATTCATCACCTTCAGTATCATCACCATATACAATTGGTTCTTCTATTGGATTCACCACAACTGGATGATTTACAACTGGGGTATTAGGTTTAACTTCCTTATCTTCTTTCTTGAATAGACTTTTATACAATCTATAAAGCAAGAAAATTTCAATAACAAAGTTTATACCACCAATCCAACCATAGAAAGAATCCAACTTATTAACAATCACACCATTAAGAATTCCCATAAAGGCAATAATTGCAATAAAAACAGGAAGAGCAACAGCTAAAGCTTTACCAAAATTTTTTAGATTTTTTTTATTGAGATCAGTCATAATAAAACTTTTATTTTGTATAAATTAAATATAACAAAAAGTTTTTAAATTCTTTTTGATAAAATATTTATGACAATAAAAATGAGGGGGTAACCAACCCCCTCATAGTTTGCTCATATTTGAGTAATTATTAGATGGTAACTGTTGTAGTAGTACCTTCTGTGTAATCTGTTGTACTTACAGTAACAACAATAGGATTGTCTACAATGTCAATCACATCCTTATCACCTTCTGCTTCAGTTGGGTCATTTGTACCATTACCTGTTGAAGTGATATTGATGATATAATGATAGTACTTACCAGCAACAAGACCACCTACAGGGAGTTTAAGAGGTACTCTCACATCATATACTGTTGTGCCATTATACTTGTAACTGAACTTAACAACAAAGTAATTCAAATTAGTATCACCAGGGATTGCATAGAATGTAGTAGGTGACCACTGTTCTGATGCGAGTACTGTTGTTGCAGGAAGTGAGAACTGAATAGAATCAGTTGCAGTAGCTCTGTCTTCCCAAGTAAATGTAACAGGAGTTACAACAGCCTTTGTATTAAGTGTGTGTGCAATATGTACAAATCCTGTAGAAGTTGAATCAGCTGAAAATACTCTGATACCAGCAAGTCCAGTTGCAGGAGTTCCAGGTGTACCAGGGATTGCATCATGATGAACTGTTGTATGAACTTCCTGTGGATTATTAGACATATTCACAATATTAACAAACCATCCTCTAATACAACCATCAAGGGTACTATCACCACTACCAGAAATAACTTCCATATGAACAAGTTTCATATTAGAGTTTGTTACCTGAGATGCCCACTGCTTTAAATCTTCAGATGCGAGTGTTGAATATTTACTTGTTAGATAACTCCACATATCCTCATTAAGTGGACCATTAACAGCAACACTTGAACTATAATATGTTGCCCATGTACCTGTTGTTGAATATTTAGAATTAACATAATCAATGTCTTCTTGAGTAATTGCTGATGTTGCAAATACAGGACCCTGTGCAGCAAAAGGTTTGCCAGTTACACTATAAGTATATGTAACAACATCTTCATCCCATGCAGGAGTTCCAGGAGTTCCAGGAGTGCCTGGATCGTAAGGAGTATAATCTAAAAGTTCTGTATCACTCTTGTCAGACTTGAAACTCAACTTCAAAAGAGCATTACCATGCTTGAAAGGAAGAGTTACATTATTACCATAATCTGCTTTTGCTACAGTAGTCTGTGCATAAAGAAATTCCTTTGGAGAATCAGCAACAATGTCAGTTTCAACTCTCTTGTCATCAACTACAAATGACTCAACACCAGTAACAGTAACAGTTGTATCTGTCAATGTAGCAGATGCATCTTCAGGAATAATACCAATGAAATTGTAAGCATCATACTGCTTCTTGAAATATTGAAGTGCCTGAGTGCCTACACCCTCATACTTATATTCACTACCTTCTCCCTCAACCTTGAAAGGATTCATAATTGCCTCATCTGTATTCCAAGTGAAGAGCTGGAACTTGTCATAACCACCAAATGTTGACCAAGCAGTAACACTTGCCTTTGTAGTAGGAATCTTTGTAAATGTAATAGCATATTCACCCTTGCTATTTACAGGGACTTGATTATTGTAAGGATTTTCTACCTTTGCACAACTCACAAAGAGAAGTAAAACTGAAACAATAATCATAAAAAATCTTTTTAATGTTTTCATAACTTTTTCTTTTTAAATTTATATTATTTCTTATTATGTAAATCCAATTGAATAACTAAACCAACATAAGATGGTCCGAACCAATGGAGTGTTTTTGCCTTTTCAAAAAATTCTCTGTTTATAAATCTATTCTCTGGACTGTATTCAACAACAGAACTATTTGTATTTTCAGGAGTATTGTCTTTATAATCTGTATATTGATTGAATGTCACACCAATATTTCCAACACCAGTTTCTGTATAGTAATAATCTATAAACTTAATATGGTCATATCCAAATCTTACCAAAGGATATAATTTAATATGTGAGCAAAGACTGAATTTCCAACCAAGTCCAAGACCTATACCAAAAGGAACACCAAACCTACCAGGTTTTTCACCAAAAATATCCATATCAAAATATCCAGTTCTTCCATATATTTCTATGAATATCTTATCATAATCATCATTGAAATATTTTCTGAATCCAGTATGACAGAGGTCATATGTGAATTTCTTTCCTGCTAATGTCGTATTTGCAAAATTTCCCTCAACAAAGAAACTCATCTGATGAAAATAAAATTCAAGACCAATTCCAGGTGTCTTGATGAGATCAGTCATAAGGTTGTTATATGGAGAGAATACTAATTTGTTACAAGATTTTTCAATTGACTTGTTAGTATATACAATGTCTATCTTTTCTATGACATCTTTGATTTTGATAGTATCTCTTATACTTACTTTATTATTTCCCTCTGATGATACAGGACCAATCAGTAAGATGTTATTTGAATTATCTTTGATTATAGGAACAATCTCATCAGCATACCTTTCATAATTTTTATTTGTGATGGAATTACTTGTGTTTACAACAATCTCATCTGTTGATGATATGGTTTCAATATTTTGAGAATATGTTTTAACCAAACCACCAAACAATAAACAAACTGTAATAATAAATATTTTAAAAAACTTCATAATAGTTATAAAAAAAAAGACAGAAATTAACAAGATTTCTATCCAATTAAGAGCCGGAGGCCGGATTCGGACCGACAACCCTCTGATTACGTGAGTAGATAACGCTTCGGACGTTTGTATAATCATTCTCCCATTCTACCCAAGGTTTATTTCAGAAACCACTCTGTAGAAGTCAGATGCTCTACCATTAAAGCTACTCCGGCATAGAATATAAAGAACTCAATTTTGTGGAGGATAGGGGATTCGAACCCCTGACCTCAGCCGTGCAAAGGCTGCGCTCTACCAACTAAGCTAATCCCCCATTATTCCAAATAACATTAGGTTATTTATGTAAATATAACAAAAATTTTGCCTGTTAGTTGATTGTTTGTTAATTATTTAAACATTTTTGAGTTCTTATCCAGATTAAGTCCCCTTCTCTTTGTCTGGATGAGTGCCTTCACAATGGCAGGTTGGTAATTGTAAAGGAGGACAACCTTTCTTGCAAGTTCCATCTTCTCCTTCACTTTCTCAACAGACAAACCAGAAAGATCTCCAAAGTATTTAAATACTTCTACGATATCATTCGCAGAGAAAATCTCCTTATGATAAATATCCCCAATGAAATTTTCATTTGGAAGTTGAATCTTTTTCTCAACATCAAAGATTGGATGTGTGTATTTAGTGGTGAGCATATCACTCATCATCAAATACAATTGTGCATTCTTCCTTGATTTTGAAAAATATCTTTTTGGTTGAATGAAATCATATGTAAGAATCCTGGCAATATAATCCAAATTTTTCATATTGTCAACATCTTTACACAACCTGGAAAACTCTGTAATAAAACGGTGTGTATCAACAATAACTGTATCTACAACATTCTTGTCTGGAATCTCTCTCAAGAGATTTTCAAAAACATCAATACATTTGGAACCCTGTGTGTTCCTTCTAATTGCAAGCATCAAATCATTTATCTGCTGCTCACGGTCTTCTTCTTTCATAAATTTTGACATAAATTTGATTGTTATTTTATATAGATTTTAACTAACAGGCTAAAATCTTTGTTTGAGCCGAGGACAGGAGTCGAACCTGCAACCCCCTGATTACGTGGATAACTTACGCTTCGGACGTAAAAGTTGACTTCTTCTCCCATATTACCCAATATCCGTCACAGTGGATAAATCTGTAGAAGTCAGGTGCTCTACCATTAAAGCTACCTCGGCAAGTATTTTTTGTTATGGTTGCAGGACTCGAACCTGGAACGTTTCCTCAAACTCAACCATCACCGTCAACTCAAGACGATTACTTTCACAGATTAGTAATAACTGTATTGGTGGAGCTAATTCATTTTTTCACTCTATTTTAAGAGGTCTCACCCCAGCCCCAACGGGAGATTGACACTGCACTCTTTGCGAACCTAAGGAGACTCGAACTCCCCATCTCTACCGTCTGGTATTGTTTTGACCACTCTCCACAAAGGAATCTCACCTTTGCTTCACCACTATAGGTTCTGACAACTTCTTTCCTCCAGCCTTTAACATGTATCATATACTGTCATACTCAAAGTTGTTTGTGGGAGATATAGGATTCGAACCTATGACCCTCTGGGTGTAAACCAGATGCTCTGACCCAACTGAGCTAACCTCCCAAAATTTGTGGCCCCGAACGGGAGTTGAACCCGCATTCATCCTTTGGCATCGCGAATACCTCCAGACCTGTGCTTATTCTTGTACCCAACCTTTGGCAGTTCGCGACACTGTTACTCCGCACTGTCAGGTAACCCTTATTACACACCTCCCCCATCATTCAGGGGTGACTTTACCATTTGCCCACCAGGCCATATTTTGGTCGGGGTGACACGACTCGAACGTGCGACCTGATGGTCCCAAACCACCCGCTCTACCAACTGAGCTACACCCCGATAAGTGCTGTTTTCTATAATCCTTCGGCACAGCTGCCCTGAGAACTCATTTCGTTTACTTTCACGTCTGACTTTCACAGAAGGTCTCCACCGGTCTGTACACAACCATTATGGAATAACCATCGCCTTCTAACCTGTATTTTTATCGGCCCTGACCTCTGTAAGGTTTCACATAGTGCTTGGAATTCTTGTTCCTTGAAGTCTTACACTTGGAGACAATACCAGGGCGCTTCTTGTGTTTCACCTCTCTCCTTGAGGTTGAACCTGTCTTAATAACTGCCATTGTTAAACCTATTTTTAAATTAATACTTGGTAGCGGGTCTGGCAGTCGAAGCCAGTATCATCAGGTTATGGGCCTGATATGATTTTTGAACAACCCTTTCAGGAGTTCCTATCCGTTTCACTCCCCCGCAATTTTCTAAAAAAGTTGAAATCTGTACAGTAGGAAGCATCAGTCTCAAAGTACTTTCTTACAAACTCAATCATTAAGTGGATATGGAATGTTACTCTTCTTCCATTTCAACTTTTATTTGTAGCGGGTAGGAGAATCGAACTCCTCTTCCCAGAATGAAAATCTGGTGTCCTCACCGATAGACGAACCCGCCATAAGTAAATCAGTGTTGTCATAGGTGCATGGCCACCTCACTGATTTGTGAATCCCTATCAAAAATCTCTTGCCATATTGGTGTCCATTATCTTCCCTGGTTTTCTGATGGACAAACATCAGAAAGTCACAGTAACTCCTACCAGTTCTCTTCTTGATCCAACCTACTCTTTGTTTTATCCCAGATTCCAACACCATTGTCCAGGAACATTCAGTCTTCTCTCATACACTTTTCCCACACCCTGTTGATAAACTGCATAACAACCTCGCTGGGTGGGCACAGCACTGACCAACTGTAAGCAATGTGTACATTCTTTCTGTTGGTCTGTGGAATTGACTCCTCCGAATTTCACGGCACGGTAACACATCTTTCCAAAAGATGCGAATGGTTAGGTTTACGAACCCCATCATAAAACGTATGGATTGTTTAAGACCAGAAACTTATTTCTGCTGTGGTATTATTATACAAAGCCAACCTACCCACAGAGATAAAAACTACAGGACTTCTGTCACATCAGGACATTATCTTGTGGTTGGGTTTAGTCCCTTAATTCCCCTACCAATAATGAGGGTTTAATCCAGGTCAGAAACTTTCCAAATATAAAACAACAAATATCAATGAACTTTCAATACAAAGATAACAACTTTTTTTGAATTATCCAAATTTGTTTTATCTTTTTTTAATTTTAAATATGGTGAATAGCAACTTCACACCATTATATCCCTCCCTGCCATTGGACTTTGGTTATTCCATCATAACTGAACAGGGTTTGTACTTCACCCTTCTTTTACAGTCTCAAATCCAATAAAGCACATTTCTTATGTAGTCTCTATGTCGGGTAATGTTTCAACTGCAATGTACTACTTGTGTGGTCCTTATATATTGCGTATCGGCAACCGCTGAACAAGGTGAATTTTCCTGTACTTTCAAGTTTACCTTATCCTCAATACTGGATGGACTGTTGTGCCCGAGGCGAGAGTCGAACTCGCACGTCTTTGCAGACGGCAGATTTTGAGTCTGCTGGGTCTACCATTCCCCCACTCGGGCATAGAAATTGAGAACAAAAGGATTTCCGTAGTCACCTTCTTGAAGTCTCACCGTGATGACATTCCCCATCACCAGGATGTGTAACAACTAAGAAACTTCACCTATATTACACTTCTTTCCTCTCTATCCATTTTAAGAGAGTATTCTATAAAAGCACCCACCTTGGATTCTCAATATAATAAAAGAACACAACAGACTTCCGTAGTCACTGTTGTCAGAGGACAGGAGAACCCCAGATAGACAATCCATATTTCTCCACTTGCCACAATTGGACAGGGGTCAGGTATTCCTCTTTAACAATATTTATACCTTTCCTTCACACACCCTCAATCTAGAACTCCTTGTGTGAAGATTATCAGTACCCCATCTTGCTGTTCTTATAATTTAGTGATGACCATAGTTGAGTTTGTCTAAAGACTTTTATCTGCCATATTCTCAAGAGCTCAACATTGTGGCATTGATTATGTCTATGTAGTCATCACTTATTATATGTCAATGAACTTTTTTGTAATACAAATATAACAAAAATATTTTTAATTTCAAAATAAATTTGAAATATTTTTTGTAGTCCCACTGGGATTTGAACCCGGGTCTCCACCTTGAGAGGGTGATGTCCTTGGCCAGACTAGACGACAGGACCATATTTGTGTGGGTGTGGATGGACTTGAACCATCGACTTCCTGTGTATCAGACAGGTACTCTGTACCAACTGAGTTACACACCCATATATGGGTAATTTAAGAAACTCTGACTACTTGCGCCATCATCAGAGAAGAACCAGAGACTTACCCTGCCTTTACCTGGTTGACCCACCCTTTTTTGTTTGTAGCGGTAGAGAGGTTCAAACTCCCAACCTTCAGAGCCAGAATCTGATGCTCTATCAATTGCGCTATACCGCTATGTTTTGTGCGGCAGGTGAGACTCGAACTCACACCCAGTTGCCCAGACTACCCCCTCAAAGTAGCGTGTCTACCATTCCACCACTGCTGCATAAATGTCTGGATTAACTGGTTCCAGACTGACCTTGACAGATTGCATCACTGCAACTCTTTTAAGTCCCAGAGGACTATCACAATTACAGTATTGTGACCAACCAAGACATCTACTCATAGAGTAGTGTCAGTGTGGGGATGGAGGGACTCGAACCCTCACGCCATTACTGGCACCAGATCCTAAGTCTGGGGTGTCTACATTCCACCACACCCCCATAAATCCAAGATTTATTCATCTCAAAGAGACCAAGGAAACCCTGGCGAAAAACTTGCAAGATCCGCAATCGCTGCGCATCCGTTACCCTTTTCAACAACTTGGTTGATAGGCTGTGGGAGAGAGAGGACTCGAACCTCTGAAGCCCGAAGGCGAGGGATTTACAGTCCCTTGCAATTGCCACTATGCGACTCTCCCCCAAAAAACTATTTACTCATCTTTTCAAAGTACTCATCATCAATCCTGTTAATATAATCCAATGGTGATTCCCCAGGACCAAGAGTATGAATCTTGTCAAACCCATTCTCATTGGTAATAAGTGACTGTTCAGGTCTGATACTTCCCTTGTACTTGTCACCATAACTACCTGTCAACTTTTTTGTTACTGGATCCACATCTCCCCAGATAGTCCTTTCGTCACCATCAATTGCTTCAACATAATAGGATTTACCAGTCTTCATTGACTTGACAATGAACCTACCTGTCTCATCACGGTTCATTAAGAACCTCTTCTTAAAATCTTTGTCCATAACTAATGTTTTGATTCAATCTTTGTGATGTAAATGTGTTCTGGATGTTCACCAAATACATCATGTGTAACATTACAAATCCAAACCTGTGGTTTGACTCCAATGAACTCTTTACCATAAGTGAGCATAAAATCCATAAAGAGAATTCCTGATACATCATAGTATCCACCCTCATCATCATGATCTTTCAGAGTGAGTGCCAGAGGAACATTCCATCCTGGATTCTCATCTGTGAATGTGATGTGTAACTCTTTCCTCTCTTCTGCAAGATACTCAAGAGCAATATCTGCACCCATTACCATCTCATTCTCTTCAAGAGTGTGGTTTGGAATATCTGCATACCACTTATTATCTTGTTTAAAAAATCTTACTACCTTTTCCATAACTTTATTTTTGGGGTGACTGGTCAGACTCGAACTGACGTAAACAACATCCACAGTGTTGCGCCTAAACCACTCGGCCACAGTCACCATATTGAGAGCGGCATGGGAGAATCGAACTCCCGTCCCCAGCATGGCAAGCTGGTATAATAACCATTATACGAATGCCGCAAAAAATACTACAATCACAGGCTTGTAGTACACCCCAGACTTACGTTTCTGTCAGTGAGGACAAAGCTCAACTGCGATACGATTCTTTCGTCAAAGACCATCTATTATATTTATAATTTTGTACCCCTGGAAGGACTCGAACCCTCTCTAAAGCATCCGTAGTGCTGTGTGCGATCCATTACACTACAGGGGCAAATGGAGTCGGGTATTGGAGTCGAACCAATCTAACTGGTTTTGCAGACCAGGACCTGACCGCTCGGCCAACCCGACATTTTTTGTTGAGGTACCAGGATTCGAACCTGGACTATTGGAACCAAAATCCAAGGTGCTGGCCATTACACCATACCTCAATCTTAAGCAGGCCGGGAAGGATTCGAACCCTCGAGGATTTTTCAAAATATCCTAACGGTTTTGGAGACCGCCGCCTTCAACCACTCGGCCACCGACCTATATAATTCATAATCAACATTTCAAAGACCTAATGATATGGACTCATATACCCTTCCATCCAACTCTTGTAAAATTCTTTCTGGGAATCCAGAAGATTGTCATACCATTCATCAAAGTATTTCAAGTATCTTTTGTGTACATTATATTTCCACTCATTAAACAGATACTCTTTTAGCCCCACAGTTATCCATAATATCATTTTTAATTATATGTACCGATGATTGGGTTCGAACCAATGACCTACAGGATATGAATCTGTCGCTCTCCACCAACTGAGCTACATCGGTATGTTATGAGTGGATGGATTTCATACCATCATTCCAGGGTATCCCCTGTGTGCTGAATCTATAATATTACACTACACCCACAGTTTGGAGCGGAGTAAGGGAATCGAACCCTCATATTCAGCTTGGAAGGCTGACATTCTACCGTTGAACTAACTCCGCATTTGTGTGGGTAGGGAGGGACTCGAACCCCCTTACTGCAAGGCCAATACGACAATTTGTGTTCAGACTGGATTTACAGTCCAGCGCCGTTACCTACCCAAATGTTGCTATGGTAAGAGGAATCGAACCTCTGTTGCAGCACTGAATGACCGCCATACTAACCTCTATATGATACCATAGAAAAGTTGTTATCTCACAAAGTATTGCTTGCTGCATTGCCCTCTTTCGATTACAGGGTTCAAACTTGTTCAAAAGCATCATACCTTCAATGCTTCAATGCTCTGGGCACTCTGTGATTTTGTAGCATATCTTGGAGTCGAACCAAGTATTTCCAGGGTAATCTTCCTGGCGAGCTTTGTGTCCGGCAGACCTTCATCCTAACAGAAAGAATCTATTTGCACTTCAATTCAATCCTGAATGTGGTTTCCACTTCTGTGTGTCTCCGACACTCTCATATGCCGACAAGTCAGTGTGTATGCATCACCTTCTGAACTTGTGAAACAGGCTTATATGTATGACAACTTCACCTGTTTTGTGGACCCGAAGGGAATCGAACCCTCCACGATCTCCTTGCAAGGGAGTTCCGCCAACCTTGGTACATGCAAGCCCAAAATACTCATCTAACCTTTAACTGCACTTTTACAACCAATTACCGGATGAGTCTGCGAGTTTTAGTCAACCATTTCTCTGAAAGATAATATGGTAATAAGTGGTGGACACAGGTGGGATTCGAACCCCTCTGTCACAGTGCAAGTGTGACGTGCTAAACCTTTACACTACCCGGCCCATTTAAATATAACAATTCAAAGAACTTTGTGCCATCGGGGGAATCGAACCAAACCCATATCTGACCTTTACTCATATACATTGTCTCGAGCTGTATACTTTCACTTGAAGTCAAACCCACCTGTACAGGGCAGCCACAGTCACCAATATACTGTGATAAACCGGCATTTGTTTTGTGTCCCTGCCGAGGCTCGAACTCGGAACCCCCTGATTAAGAGTCAGGTGCTCTACCAATTGAGCTACAGAGACAATCAAAGAACTTTTTTGATGGTGCCCAGGGTATCGAACCCCACTGTTCAGACCCCGCTGACTCGGGCAGTTTCCTTGGCAATCTACTATGATGCCGGCACCATTATCCCACAAGGGAGAAGACTAACTCCCACAAGGTTTAACGTCTTTTTACATCAAGTCGGGATGGAGGGACTCGAACCCTCACGCCTTGCAGCACCAGATCCTTAGTCTGGTCTGTCTACCAGTTCCAGCACATCCCGGAGGTCAAGGTCTCACTTTACTTGCTTATGAATCACCTGTGACATAGACAGGTGTGCTAAATGCCTCTGCAATTTCCTCACTACATTGACTAGTATCTGTAATGATTTCATTGGTTTGACTTTAGATGATTTCATTTCTTTTTGGATGTTGATCATTCATCCTATCTTCATTTACTCTCATCAATGCAAGTCACCTTACACCAAACCTTGGTGGAGCCGAGTGGAGTTGAACCACTGCCTATGGATTTTCAGTCCATTGTACAATAACCACCTATACGACAGCTCCATAATTGTCGAGCATTATATATTGTTTACTTTGAGCATGCATCATTTCAACCTCATTGAACCCCTATCTTCACCTTGCCTTATCCTTCAGCAGGAATCATTATCAGGTTCTGTTTCGCTCTATGTGAAGTGTTGGTTGGATTTTCCCTTCACTCCTTTGTACTGGGAACGGGATTCGAACCCGTGTCACATGCTTGAAAGGCACATCGCCTGGACCACTAGCAGATATCCCAGCATTTATTTTCTACTGCAAAGATAACAAAAATATTTGAAACTTCCAAATCTTTTAGTATTTTTTTAACAAAGTTCAATTAATTCACCTTTATCCATCGCACGACGAATCCATCGCATAAGAATTATAGCTTTCTCATAAAAAGGCATAAATGATGCACTCTCTCCACAATCAACTTTATCAGATAAATCTATTTCCAACATATATTTGTTGTTGCTTTCTGATGTAATGATGTATTCAGCAACACCACCACTCTTGATGCAGTCCAATTTTGCACTACCTTTTACAATCTGTTTGAGTGTCTCCATAAACTTTGTTTTATTATCTTTGTGGACACAGGGGGGATTTGAACCCCATCCTTCACTCTGCCAGAGTGATGTGCTTCCAGATTACACTACCCAGCCCATTCACTTTGTTGGGTAGACAGGACTCGAACCTGCGTGAATGTCTGCATCCCAAATGCAGCCGGTGACCAACTACCGCACTACCCAATATAAATTAAAAAATCTCACATAAACCTTTTTGTGATTTGTGTGAGATGTCGTTCTTCTATATTTGTTTAAGTTTTAACCTTTCTCCTATAATGGTCTCCACTTATTGTTTTTCATTTTCAGATGACATACACACACCCTTCTGTCCGAGTTGTTCCCAAAAACGGTAGCAACCTGGCTTACCTGCAATAGCAGCAAATACCATATGTGTATGCAATGTCATCATAATTTTTATTCTTTTAAAGTATTTATGTAAATTACTTTCTAATATATTTATGTAAATTAAAATTTCAAAATAAATGGTAAGTTATTTATGTGAGATTACCACTCACAGAGGACAGTGTTTCCACCCAACTCCACCACCTTGTTTTGCTAAACAAGGAAAAACAAGAACCAAAATTGCTACATAACCCAAAAATGTATTTCATTCAAATGTTGCGGTATGGTTCTTTACCATTTGCAGTGCGTACGGGATTCGGACCCGTGACCTCCACAGTGACAGTGTGGCATTCTAACCAGGCTGAACTAACGCACTATGGATGAAGAGATAAAACCACTCATAGACTGAATGCAAACTCACTCTTCAACTTCCTTTAGAACCCAAGAAAGTATGTTTCAAGTCAAGTCCCTGGCCTTGGAAAACCCTCCTTGTGGTTCTATTTCGCAGAGGTTCTGTACCTTTATGAAATGACTTTTGTTATTCGGGGAAGTCTCGCTCTTCCATACCAGACTGGTTACTGACACTGAATAAATTTTTGTTTGATTGGGGCTGAGTGTTGACCCTAATCGCCTCCTGTTCTCTTCCCTTTCAGGACAAGCCCTGGTCGCCCAGAGTTTATACACACCAGCATCGCTACTGGTAAGGAGGATATGGATGGATTTATGGTGTTTCCACCAAGACTACCACAGTCACTACACTACATTATATAGATGTGTTCAAGCCAAAGACCTCTGCCGAGTTAAGAGGATGCCTCCTCTTGCATTGTCCCTACTTACAATACTCTTACTTCACCTTGCGAGTTCCATAAGGCTTCATATCACAGAAGCATAACCATATTGTCCTGTAGTGTGGGCAACACTTTTGCTTGCTTAATAATTTTTTATTGATCATTTTGGTCATAATCTTTAATGAATCATTTAGCACTCTACCATTTGAAAGACGAGGTTGCCCTTGCTATCCTGCCTCCTTTTGAGAGGGTTAGATACATCGCCTTTCTATTTTCACACACCGCTGTGTTACTCATTCTACTCATTCTAACATCCAACCATTTCTGATCTCAGCACCACCTGTTAGAGGAATCTGGTAATTCCTTTTGGACATCAATAAACTTTGGTCATCCAAACCATAAGACTGGTAATCTTCTTGTCTGGAAGCAAAACAGCACTTGTCAGTGTTACCACTCAAGGAGACTTGGTAAGAACCCCCGCATATCCCTTTCACAGTGTCCTGCCATTCCAGGATATGCTGACTGCCTTGGTTTTCTTGTAGAGAGGAAAACTCCTCCGCCAGGGGCAAGATTGCGCCACACTGACTTTCCCAGCTTATGTATTCACTGGTTATCTTTCTCCTTTCTCCCGAAGGATACAGGAAGGATGAGAAACCCACCCTTATATTTTTACAATATTTATCAAAGAACTTAACAATACAAATATAACAAAAAAATTTGAAATATCCAAATATTTATGAAAATATTTTGTATTTTTTTGCGCCAATAGTAAGAGTTGAACTTACATATATACTGTCTTATACTGGCATTTAGTAGCGGTGGGTGGGATTCGAACCCACGTGGACCGGCTTATGAGACCGGGCTGGAACCTCTCCAGTCTACCCCGCAATGTTTGGCTATGATGGGAGGACTCGAACCTCCATTCCCTATTGGGCAACTTTTACGAAGAACCCTTCCTCTTTCCTCCATCTGATATTATCTCGTGGCGCAAGTATTCCACTTCCTTGTCACATCATAGTAATATCTGTCTGTTCCAGATTGCCAAGTCTGCATTTTATTTATGACGAGAGTGCAAAACTAACTACCTCACCGATTTCTATTAAGGCCATTCACCAAGAGGTGTACCAAGATTGAGACCATTGAATGCAGGATTGTCCTTTGAAACTGCACCAGTCACAGCATCAACATAAATCTGTGAATGGAGGTTACCAAAAATCCACTGAGGATTTGCCTCAACAGGACCAACCTGCTTCCTCAATACTACCTGACGGGTGTGAGGTTTAGGGAGATTAACTTCCTGGACCTTTTCAAAAGCTTCCTTGAAGGTTACCTTGATTGCTTCATTCTCAAGAGGGTAATCTTCAACCCAGAAACCATGAACACCTTCCTCATTAAATGAACCATCAGAGAAGTGCTGATACTTGTAAACAAAGGTATCAAAACTTGTAGAATCATACTCCTCAACTACCTGGAAAACATTGACAACCAAATCAATGGTACCATCATTTTCCTCATCAAGGAAGTTCTTGAGCTGAACACCAGTCTCAAACCACCTGTAATTACCACCATGTGCAAGGTTCATTGCCTGACGGTCAAGGGAGATGACATTCTCAACAACCAGTTCACCAGCCTTTAGTTCAGAAGTTTTCTTCTGCTGGGAGCAAGTACATGCACTCACACCAATCATGAGCATAATACTCATAAGAAATACTAAAAATTTCTTCATACTTTAATTATTAATTGTTTATAAAAGCCTGGTTAAATTTATGTTTGTTAAAGAAAACAAGATTCAAAAGAAAGTAATCAAATTATCAGTTTGAGCTTTTAATTGTTGCGGTATGAATCTTTAAACAAACAAACACATAACAAAACCTTAATAAATATAACAAACTTTTTTGAAATTTGTATATTTAGCGGAGGAGGCCGGATTCGAACCGACGGCCCCTTTCGGAGCGGCGGTTTTCCTTACACACATTACTTTCATATTGTGGTCTGGACTTTATCTTCATCCGTTCTGGATGTTCCCTGTAAAGTCTCTACACACTGTCTTTAAACATTGGCTCGGTATTACCATCAGCATTACCTGTTAAGGTTCCACCGAATTAGGGGAATTCTACTTTCCAGATTCCTCTGGAAGCACTCGAATTAACAAGACCGCTGGAATAAACCACTCTCCCACTCCTCCATTGTATGAAGTTTTTATTTTTCAAAGAACTTATATTTGGTACATAGAGAGGACTCAAACCTCTGTGGGTTAATCATACCCGAACCCAACATATGTGTGCACTTACATCCTATGTACTTTGGCGGCCAGGGAGGGACTCGAACCCACGACCCGCGGATTAGATCTGGTAGGTGGAATCGAACCACCATCATCTACGACCCGAGGCATTTTGCCATTAAACTATACCAGATTGGTTTGTTTCGGTAAACCACTCCTTATACAGTCCGCTGCTCTAAACCAGCTGAGCTACCTGGCCAAATATTTATTATAAAGAACTTTCAAAGTATCCATCTTATTTGGAAAGATGGAATGAGAAACCCTCTGGATCATCCACCTGGTGAAAGATCTACTATGTTCAAGCCTGCAATTAAGCGAAAGCAACCATAGCCTTTGGAGTAGCTGTCTGTGCGACAGGGCCAAAGTTTACAGAGAAACCGTTGTTTTTGCCAGTTATTGGCAATAGACCTCTCCACTCTCCATACTCAAAAGCAGTCAAAACCAGGCAGGCCCAAAGTTGGTTGAGATACGAAGCCTACTCAACCTGATTTTCCACACCGTTTAGTGAATTCCTCAATCATTACAGAGGCGTACTCCGATGACTTAAGTGTGTTTATTTGTGGACCTGAAGGGACTCGAACCCTTGTCCTACAGTCTTTCCTGAAAGCATCAACAAGACCTATATATTTCTAAATTCAAAGAACTCTTTCTGAATAACAATACAAATATAACAAAAAATATTTTATTTTCCAAATCCCAGATAAAAATATTTATGTTTTTATTAAATTTGTCTGTTTTTATATTTCTCAATCACATCAGGAACAATCATCTTATAATTTTCATCATTGAACAATGGTGATGTAAGAATCATATCAGCAGTTGTCCTGTTTGTTGCAAATGCAATATTATAAAGTGATGCAAGTCTGGTAAGTGCAGACACATCTGTCTGGTGACCTTGTGTAATGAGATTGTCACAGAAAAATATCAATACATCTATCTTTCCTTCTGCAATCATTGCTCCAATCTGTTGATCTCCACCAAGTGGACCAGATTTGAGACATGTTACTTTACTCCTCAAAGGATACTCAATCTGTCTCCTATAAACTCCTTCTCCACCACCAAATCCAAGATCCACTTCAATACCACTAATCAATTTTCCAGTTGTACCAGTTGCATATAAATTATGCTTTGAAAGAGTTTCCCAATTATACCTTACCCACTCCATCAATTCTTTCTTTCTTCCATCATGGGCAACCAATGCTATATTCTTCATACTAAATTCAACAAATAAATAAACAATAAAATCAAATCTGTACAACCAACCAATATACAAAATAAAGAAACAAGTCCATGTATCACCCCAAGTGTTGTTGCACCATCAAGAAAGTAGTATTTTACACTTTCCAATCTGTCATTTCTGATATAGTTTGCAAGAAACCGCTGAACTAACTTTAAAACAACAAATACAATTGCTAAAACTATAATCCAGGTTTTCATACTATCCAATCTTCTTTTCTAACATAATAATCATATAAACCCGACCCATCATTCCTTCCACCGGAATCCCTGAACCTCATAGCACTTGTAATACTCTTTGCCATATTTTTGGTGTCACAGGTACATACATAGATGAGATTTGATTCTACATCAGTCTTGTCATGAGCATAAACAACAAACTTTGCCATATTATCCTAATTTAGATTTAACAATTCTTGATACCATAGAACCATCCACCTGTCCAGCATAAGTCTTATTGATGAATCCCATCACCTTTCCCATATCTTTCATTGAGGTTGCACCAAGGTCTGCGATCGTCTTCACAACAATTTCCTCCACCTCTGATTCAGTGAGCATCTTTGGAAGATAGTTCATCAACACAAACATCTCCTGCTGCTCATTGTCTGCAAGTTCATGCCTACCTGCCTGGGAATAGATGTCCATACTCTCCTTCCTTTGCTTAACTAACTTCTGGATGATCTTCACAATGTCACCATCTTCCAAATCCTTCTTACCATTGGCAGCGGTCTTCACTTCCATAATGGCAGTCTTAACAGACCTCAATGCTGCAACAGTGTGTTCCTGATGGTTCTTCATTGCCTGAACCAGATCCTTCTGAATTGTATTTTCAAGTGTGTTCATCTTATTTAAGTATTAAAGTCTTGTCTTTTACTTCAACATTTGTAACTACCTTCTTGTCATAATCTGTCTTGTTCTCCCTGTTCTTTCCAATATGATAACCATCACAGTAAAGACACTTGTAAACACTGAAGTGTGTGTTGTGTTTCTGTCCCATCTTGTCAGCAGCCTTCTGGGCGGATTCAAGATGATTGTATGTTATCTTTGGTTCACCTGTATGTTGGTTGATGTGAGAGTTGATACTGAACCCTCCCCAGGCATTCCCAGTGATGAAAAAGTTTCTGAACCAGGTCTTCCTCTTGAACTGGTCTTTGATCCAGATTTTAAAATTCTTCCACTTTATCTTTGGTTTCTTTTCCATAATAATCTATTAAAAACCTGACAGAGTTTCAATGTCTCTTCTCCACGTCTGGTGAATACAGGCGACCATATCACGCTCGACCTGTCAGGTAAAGGGTGGGTGGGAACTTATTGCAATCAGGTACCGGTCTTTTTACTCTGGTTCAAGACAGTATCAGTAAGTACTATATCTGACTTATCAAGAACTGCATGCAAGCCACCCATATATTTCAAACTTTAATCTTTGTGACCCCGGTGGGGCTCGAACCCACGACTCCCACCTTAAAAGGGTGGTGCTCTACCATCTAAGCTACAAGGCCAATACCTTGTGGTCCCGATGGGACTCGAACCCATAACACCCTGTTTAAAAGACAGGTGCGCTCATCCAGTTGCGCCACGAGACCTTTCCATATATGACTTGGTTGGTCTCATCTTTCTGGATGATACCAACACAACTACTGTTTATGTTTATACTGTCTCATTATCTTTTAAACTTTTTTTGTGACCCCTCTGCGATTCGAACGCAGGACCCACAGCTTAGAAGGCTGTTGCTCTGATCCGCTGAGCTAAGGGGCCATTTATGTTTTGTACTCCCAACATGAATTGAACATGTATCTACTCTTTAGGGGAGAGTCAGTCTATCCGTTGACCTATGGAAGCATATAACAGCATAAGGTGGTTTCTCTTCCTTGGGTGTTTCCATCCCAATTAAACCCTGGTGACCCAGACTGGTTCCGTAACACAGGACAGGAGTTTGAATCCGGATACTTCCTGTTAAGGTTCGTAGACTTCAGCGCTACCATCTCATCTTTACTGGTATGGATCCTTGTACCAGTGCTGTTTCAAATAAGCTTGTACGGGTGGAGGGACTTGAACCCCCATACACCAATTACGCTGTTAATGACTGTGTATAAGACAGTGGCGATACACCCGCATTTAATAGTTGAAGGTCCTGTCATTAACCTCAAGTCTGACAACAGTCAGAATCAACTATGTTGGTGCCCCGGGCGGGAGTCGAACCCGCAAGGCCTTGCAGGCCAAGGGATTGGTCTGGAAACAGGATTTGAACCTGTCAAAGTTCCTATATTTTCCAAACAAGATTTTTTAAGACAGTTTACTCTGCTAATTAAGTCCCTCGTGTCTACCATTCCACCACCAGGGCAATATTTTCAATGAACTAACTTTGTTGTCTTGGGGGGATTCGAACCCTGCATCCATCTCCTGCTTTCGAGGCAGGCATTCTACCATTAAACTACAAGACTTCCTTTTGTTTGGAGGTTATTGCAAGTCCTCCTCACTCAACCACTCCGGGACTGTGCGCATCTGCCATTGTGGATTTTAAAACCCAGGGAATCAGTAATTATATTATAAATTCTTGCAAAATTTATCTCAACCTGGGTACGTGTATTACAAATATAACATAAATTTTTCAAATATCAAAATAAATTTATGTTTTGTGTGCAACCTTCGGGATTCGAACCCGAGACCCACTGATTAAAAGTCAGTTGCGCTAGCCACTGCGCCAAGGTTGCAATCAATTTAAGTCAAGTACCACTTTTTTATTTCAGAAGTCCCGAATCGACGGTGTTGATGATTCGTAAACCATCCCACATGGATGTTTCCATAATCTTACTTTTCCGACTGGGCGGATTGGCTTTATTTTAATGAACTTTCAACACTACAAATATAACAACTTTTTTTTAAACTTCCAAATATTTTATCAAAAAAAACCACATCTTTTTTCAAAGGTGTGGTTTTAGATGATATGCTTGTTATCTTATTGACATTATACCACACCAAAAGAATCCAATTTTCTTAAATCGGATTTCCTATTTGATATGTTATTTAATGTCATCATACTATATTTATGTAAATTGATTTTTGACTTTCTAAAGTATTTATGTAAATTAAATATAACAAAAAAATTAATCTTTTGGAGACACATAATCATTATACTTCTCCTTCCTGTATAAACATTTGGCTTGACATATCTTACAATTCTTTGGACAGTTTGTTACCTTTGGCCAATCATCAAATGATGGTGTTTCTGGTTTAATCTCTTCTGGATCTTGATAAAACTGTTTCCCACACTTTGGACAAACTACACTTGCAGTTGTCTCATTATATTGTCCAGCAGTCCATTTGAATTCATTTTCAAGGGCTGTAAACTCACAACACCCCCAGTGAATGAATTTGTATTTCCTGGTTTCTGGATTCAAGTCTTTAATAATTTCCATAACTATAATTCATCAATGTTTACTTCAATATATTCCTCTTTCTTTTTACCAAGAGTCATTGCGGACTTTATCGCTTCGTCAGCAGTGAGTTTAAATGAACCACCAAATCCATCTCCTGATTGGTATTCATTTTCTTCTGTCCTCAATACAAGACCAAATTCAGGGTCTACATAGTTTATCTTCCAGGTATATCCTATCTGACCTTTTAATGCAAAAGTGTGGAATGGTTCAAGGGTGATGACAATACCTTTTACCCTTGAGAACCAGTCAAACACCTCACCATATGTGGGAATCTGGTATCTGTCACCATCTGCCCAACCAGGTTCATCAGGTCCTGGAATATCAAAACAAGGAGCGCCATCATATGTACCAGGAGCATAACTTAATAGGGGATAACCCCAGTCAAGAAGTTTCCTGGCCAGTTCTTCAGATATATGTTCGCTATAGTTTGTCATAATTCTTCCAATATTTCTTTGTATATGTCTTTACAAATGCATCACCCAATACTGTCCTGTCATATGTCTTATGAAATCCCATCTTTCTCCAGAAATGATGCGCTTCTTTTTCTTTGTCTTCTTCCTCAACACATTCAAGTTTGACATAAAGTGGTGTGTGTTTCTCCATCAAGAGTCTGAACATCTTTGTTCCAATACCAGTTCTGTGCTTTCCTTTCTTGACTTCAAACAAATCAATCCACATCTCACCTGGATAACAACAGGAGATGAATATCACACCAACATCCTTTCCCTTTTCAACACACCTGTAAATATGTGTGTCTTCTTCCCAGCAATGTATATAGTTGAAATTGATCAAAGGATAGTTGTCACTTCTGTCACACCTGCGAAACCACTCATAGAAAGAATGTCTTGATCCAAATTCAATCAGTTTCATAACATATTCCCATCATAATCCAAATCAAAGATATCACTGGAATCAAGTTGTTCGCCTCCAAAATAATGACACTTCTGTATTTGCCCTGATTCTATTGCAATCCTGGCTGCTTCCTTCCTGTCAACATATCTACCATAGGATGTGTAGAACCCAGATGTTTTGTGGTCAACCTGGTCACCAAAGATGTGTAGTATCTCTGCATGATGTCTTCCAATCCTGCATAGGTAGATGTCATCCAGTTCTCTTGTACCTATCTTCAGGACAGACCCCTTCTTACAGATATATTCTGGTTTGAGTTTATATGCTGCTGCAATTATCCTTTCCATTAGTTACCAAGTTGTTTTTAATCTCTTCCCAGTTGGTACATTCCTTTGCCTTATAGTAAAGATACATATCAAACTCATCATCATCTGCAATCCAGGTCCCAATAGTACAATGAAATCTGTATCTCTGACCACAGGTACATTCAAACACACCCATCTTTCCTATGTTTGTGTCACACCATCCTACCAGCTTGGGTTTTTCATGCTTTGGATTCCAGTTATAGTCAAAGAATCCAGTCTTTCCACATTTAGGACATTCTAAATCACCTGCATATGGAATGTCTTCATATTGTGGAATCTTTGGGAGTATGTTAATGAGTCTCTGTGACATTTTTCAAAATCTCATTTATCTTTTTAGAAGTCAACTCATTGGGGTCATAGTCTTCAAGGACTGCAATATCCATTTGAATATCACTCAAATCTTTCTGCGCTCTTTGTTCCCTTGCCTTGAGGTCCTTCAGTTCGTTATTCTTTTTTTCAATCTGTTTCTTTGCATATTCTTTCAGATCAATGAATCCATTTTTCCTGAACACATCATCCTTTGGCTTATCCATATAATAAAGAAGTTGTTCCAGACAGACCTTACTTTTTCTTTCCAGTGGTTTATTCATATAAAGTCTCACAGTATCAACTACAATGGTTTTCTTTTCAGAGTCTTCATATCTCCAACTGCTTTCAACACAGAAAGGAAGATATTCCACTTTTTGAATCCTGGGTTCACTGATGATGAGATTGGGAAGATAATCTGTACCGTCATCACTTTGAATGACATCACCAATATGAAAAAGTTTTTTACATCTTTCAAGCATCTTCTGTAGGTTCTCTTCCCTCAACTTGACTCTTTTTTTCTCATCCCTTTTCCTGTATACCTCAATTTCTTTTTTGAGCATATTTTCCGGGAACAGGTCAAGAGCAGCTGCCTTCTTTCCAGAATCGCCACTTCTGTACCAATCCATTGCCAGGTCAAATAAATTCTTGCTATTGTTCATATTACTTCAATATCATTTGCTGTTTGATATAACTCTCTATCTGGTCTAATATCCCATCATTATGGAAATTCTTCCAGGTTTCTGAATGGTCAACATCAAAATCTCTTTCTCTAAGAGATTCTATCATATCAAGTGCTTCAATTGAATCTGGGAAGAAATGGTGTATGTCATCATACTTATCTGAAAACCCTATATGATACTCAATCACATCATCATCACCAGGAGTCTCATCATAACTCATATCATACAAGGTAAAATAGTATTTACCATTCAGAAGACAATTCCACTGATAGGTGCAGTCCTTATCTTCATAGACCTTTGTCGGTCCAAAACCCAGTTTCTCTGTGATTTCATTCTTGGATGCTTTCACCACCCAGTCATGATAACACAGTTCAAGACCATTTGGCCATTCCTTAAATTCTGTGATAGTGTGTTTCATTATTTTTTAATTGAAGTTTTCATAATATAATCATGAAATTTCATCATAGTATCATCAAGATAACCAAATGAACCTAACTGTAAATCATTTCTGAGAATTAGGCAAGAATTACTCTTCCTAATAAATTTGATTATATTATATATCTCTTTAATATTCATATTAATTACTTCCATATCTAAATGAATAGAATCCAAAATCTTCATAAGGATCCCATCCAAGTTCATGTAATTCAGCAATGTCTTCAAGTGACACATCATTCTTTCCGGCACCATTGAACACAATGATGTCATGGTCACAGCAGAATGGGTATTTCTTGTGATAATCATCACAATACTTCTCAAAAATTCTTAATGATTTGATGAAATCTTCCATTACTTGTTGAATGAATCTATAATTTCAAACTTATTCTGTAATACTTTGTTGAACATATCCCTTTCTGATTTTGAGATGATTTTGAAACCATTCATCTCTGGTAACTTCCTACCATCAGGGAGTTCAAAATAGGATGTACATTTCAGAGTTGTTGTATTTGGTAACACATTGACCCTGTAAATGAAAAGGTGAATGTCCTTCTCTTTGTTATGAGGATGAACACCTGCATCAATCAAATCAGATTCAGAGACAAATAGTCCAGTCTCTTCTTTTAGTTCTCTGATTGCAGTAGTAATATCTGATTCTCCTGGTTCAACACAACCTTTTGGAAAATCATATCCAGTATAATCTGGTTTCCCGGTGGCATGACAACCAAGGATGTTTCCATTTTTGTCAATGATAACTATTGCTGCTGTTACCTTTTTAATCTTTTCCATAAACTGAATTCAAAATTTAATGACCAGCACAACCATTCAATGGAAACTATAAGTTCCTCATAATCATAATCTTTTTCTATAAAGATGGTTGGAAGAATGGTGAATCTCCAACTGGAATGAGTTCTTGTATTGTTAAAATAAATAAACATAATTATTCAAAATCATCAAGATAAACAAATACAGATTCAAGATAAGATGGACCATTTGAATCCTCTTCAATATTCCATACTGCAACACAAGGATACTTTGTAGGTCTGGTGTCATCACTTGAGTCAAGCATAGTAACAGTCCTACCATAGAATCCAAGATTACCTGTATTCTCATTAATCAGATTCATAAAGTCATCATAACTTTTGAGTAGTGTTATATTCATATCTTTTCTTTTTACAAAGATAGTGATTTTATTTTAGAAATCCAAATATGTTTTGATTTCAATTCCCAGTTTCTTTGCCTTCTGCATTTTTGAACTGGTGGAGTCTAAATCATCTGTTATGAGAGTCTTGCATTCATTCCATTTTGTCGTCTCTACGAACTGCGGATGTTTCGCAAGGAAATCTGCTTTGGTATTGTACCCACATTCCTTTGGAGAACCAGTGAGGATGACAGGTGTCTTTCCAGATGTGTCTTCCTTCTTGACAGGTTTCACATCCATTGCCAGCATATAGTTGGTGACCTTGCTGTTGAACTCATAGTTTTCAGAGAGTTCAATGATGGTTGTGGGGATACCTTTTGTGTCAGGGTTTAGACCACACAGCTTATCTGCCAACCAGGCACTGTTCTTTTCTCCACAGTTCTCATAACCCATTGACTGGATGAGATTTGTCATAGAAAGAGTCTTTTTCCTTTCATTGAGAGAGTTGATGATGTTTTGTGAAGACTTACTGTCATCAAGACTTTCCTTCCACTTGTCATTGATCATAAAGTCCAGGATGTTGTCTGTGGGGAAGATTTCAAACAACTTGGTTGCCACCTTCTCGCCAATTCCATCTGGTTTGATGACATTGACAGAGTTGATGAACCTGATGTACATCTTGTCCTTCTCACTCATAGTCTTCATCAGATGTACACCATCCACATAAGAATCTTCAGGAACAGGAACTGGATGCTCACCACCAGAGACAACCTGAAAAACGAATGGTATGATGTCTCCCGCAAGTGAGATTTTCAGGTGGGATCCAATTCCAATCTTGTCCTCAACAATCTTTCCATAGTTGGAGAGGCTGACCCTGTTCACATTCTTTCCACCAAGGATGACATCAGCAAGGATACCTGTTGGATAATACTCACCAGTCTTTCCCACATTCCACTCAACATCAATGAGTTCAGCATCCACAATCTCTGGGAGGTACTTGATGGCAACACAGTCTTCCTGTCTTGTCCTTCCACCATCCAAAAGTCTGAAATGAGCGCCAGGCTTCACCACAAATCCATCAAGAGCAAACTCACTGTTCTGCCTGACCTTCTCGAAGATACCATAAAGGTGGTCAAGGTTGAAGTTATAACTGTTACCTGTAATGATGAAGTCAGGTCTGTTCCCCAGGGTGTATTTTGAGAGTTCATCAAACTTGGTATATCCTTCTTCAATGATGGTACCATTTTCATAAACAGTCCTGAAATCATATGCAACCCAGGACAGGTCATCCCTCATCTCCTTCTGCTTGTCAGAATCTTCCCAGTCCTGACCAAGGACACCGGAAACAAAACTTCTGGGAAGAGTGAATTCCTGTGAGTATTTGTCCATAAAGACAGACTTCTTTATCAAGCATTCTCCCCTGATTACCAAGTATTTAAGGAAGAAATAAGATTGTTCATCCAGTGCAGACCTGTAGTAGTCCATCACATAAGGTTCATAGTTGGTCTTCCACTCATTCTCAAACCAGACCTTGATATCTTTACCAAACTGTCCATCACCTCTACTGGATACAGACACAAGATTTCCCTTATGGTCAATGACAGCTTCCCAGGAACACCCGTCATATTTGGGTGTCACCTCATAGAACCATTTATTTTTCCCATATCCATTGGACTTACGGAGATAGGTCATCACCTTCTCCTGAAATCCTGACCAATTCACATTATGGTTATCATCTTCCTTGATTTGTACCTTGGAGAGACTACCCATAATGAATGGATGTTTCACTGTATAGGACTTCTGGTGATGAGTACCAACATAACCCTGGTTAGTTAATCCCAATTCTTCCTCCAACTGGTCAAACTCCTGGTCAGTCATAATGGGTTCTCCACCATTGTAATAAGCTTCCTTTGCCTTATCATAAAGTTCTCTCTTATCCATATATTAGAACTGTACTTTTTTGAATTCAATATTATGAGTCTGTTTCAGTTTGTGATAGAAGTCTTCGCAATCGTAACCTATACCACACCCAATACCAGGTACCAACTTCTGTCTCCAATAAAGTGCCTGGGAGAGAGCATCTTCCAGTTCATCCTTGGAAGAGAAATAGATATTTTTAAGTCCTTTCCTCTGGTCAGACTTGAAGAGATTCCCATCTATCAATGCATACCAGTAAGTTGGAGTCGTGGTTGTGATACCCTTGATGATTTTATCATCCGGGATATCTAAATCATAATGAAGATCATCCAGATAACCATTGGTCTCCGGATTGTACTGCACTTTATTTACCTTAACTATCATAATACTATTATTTTCCTAATACAAAGATAACAATTTTTTATGAAAAAATCAAATAAAATCAAAATAAATTTACATAAATATAGTATAACCAAATTTCTTTTAATCTATTTTACTTTAATGTAGATGAGATGATATAAAATTATGAGTCAAAAATTTGAAACCTGTTACAATCTCACAAATGATGAGGTCATCAAAAGAGTAAAAATCTTATGTGAAGAGAGAGGATATGATTTCTTATCTTTCTGTGATAAGGATGGTAATGAATGTGAATACAAGAATAACCAGACATACTTAAAATTATACTGCCCAAAGTGTAATAAAATTTGGACATCAACAACTTACAATCGTTTTATGCAAGGAGGAAAATGCCCTAATTGTAAAAGGGTGAGTGAAGAATCTGCAAGGAAAAATATATTGAAAATTTGTACAGAACTTAATTACACATTTTTATATTTTTGTGATAAAGAACATAATGCATCAACTTGGAATGGTGTTGCTAATACATACCTTGCAATTAGATGCAATAATTGTGGTAATGTTTGGTATACTTGTTCATATGATAATTTCATAAGAGGTAGAAAATGTCCAAATTGTAAAAGTTATTTTAAAGAAAATAGGTTCAATCATTTTAAGTCATTGTGTGAAAAAAATAACTGGGATATTTTGGAATACCAAGATGATTATCAACACAATGTTAAATGGGAAATGGGAACATATGCTTTATTAAAATGTAATATTTGTGGACATATATGGAGAAAATCACTTAATACAGTTTATTCAAAATCAAAATGTCCAAATTGTTCAAACAAACAAAATGGTAAAAACCATATAAGAAAAGAAGAAGAATGTTTACCTCTTATTTTGGAACTTTGTGAAAAAAGAGATTATAAGTTTAAAGGATATTGTGATAAAAATGGTAATGAATGTGAATGGTATGGATCATCAACATATCTTATATTAGAATGTTTGAAATGTCATCAGGAGTGGAGAACTTGTACTTTTTATAATTTTACACATCATTTAAGAGGGTGTCCCAAATGCAACCAAAGTCATCTTGAACTTGAAATAAAAAGACTTTTAATAGATAATGAGATTATATTTGAAGAGCAAAAAAAGTTTGACTGGTTAGGACTTAAATCTTTGGATTTCTATATTCCATCAAAAAATATAGCAATAGAATGTCAAGGCAGACAACATTTTGAAAATAGTGATTTTTTTGGTGGTGAATCATCTTTTGAATACATATGGAATAATGATAAACTTAAAAAGAAACTGTGTGATGAACATAATGTTACTTTAATATATTTTTCAAATCTTAAAATTGATTATCCATATGAAGTTATTGAAAATAAAGATGATATATTAAAAAGAGTGGTTGATTAACAACCACTCTTTTCTAAAATTCAAAACTCAGCATCCGATTTTTTGCAACCCCCCTCTGATGCATTCTCTCAATTTTTTCCAACTTCTTTGACTCTGGTTTAATCCCATAAAGAAGATAATCATCAAGTTCTGCATATGAGAAACCAAGTCCCTGCTCATCTGTAACATATGAACCATCTGGGTTTATATTGAGTCCATCAATTGGGGTCTTATGTACCAATTCATATGGTAATCCAAGATAATCTCCAATTTTCAGAAGTTCCCTTACAGTAAGGTTTGCAATAGGTGCGAAATCTCCCGCACCGTCACCATATTTAGTCTCATATGAAACATAGTTTTCACTTCTGTTGCAGTTGTTTGAAACCCTACCTACATTTGACTGACTAACTGCATAAAGTGTAGACATCCTAATTCTTGCAGGAAGATTTGTCTTTGTCTGTTCTGTGATTTCAATACCTGATTCAGCCATCTGTTTGAGGATTGAATTTACAGAATTCTCAATATTGATAGTATAGTTTTTAATACCGAGAAATTCACAAACTTTGATTGAATCAGAAATGTCTTTTTGAATTCCATTAGGCATCATAACACCAATCACCCTGTCAGCACCAAGCGCCTCCACACAGAGCTTTGCCACAATGGTAGAATCCTTACCACCTGAAATACCGATAATGGCATTACATCCAGGACCGTTCTTCTCAAACCAATTCCTGATCCACTGGATACATTCATTGGTTACTTGTTCTACATTAAAAGTATATTCTCTTTTCATATCAGTTTACTTATTTTGTATAAGGGGATTCAGTTGATACCCATTTTCCAAGTTCTTCACTGTGCTTTGTCCATCCCCTCTCATCATAGTCATAAGGTACAATATTCTTTCCTTCTCTCACATACTTTCTTACCCTCCAAGGTGTGATGATTCCTTCATTACACATATCAAGGAAAAGTTTCTTTTCAGTATAAGTACCCCAGTCAACAAAGAATGTACCCCAGTCTCCATAACTGGACAGACTAAAACCAGGAAGACCAGATGCAGTAAATGAACAATCAGAGTTCATCTGTATTTTATAACCCATCTCCTTAACTACATCATGATCCGTCTTCTTTGCACCTGGTACCAACTTGTAGTCAATAGAGTCACCACTTTCAAATGCCTCCTTAAATGGAGATTTCAAATTACATTCCATAACTATCCATTATATTTTACAATGTATAAAGTGATGTCCTCATCTTCCTCAAATTCATTCTTAATCATTGGATAGACTACACCATCCCAGTTACCGCCAGCCAGGCCTGATCCAAGTCTAAATGGTACACCCCCAATCTTGATGTCATTCAGGACCATCCAGGTATGGAGTCTGTGAAGACATTCTTTCAATGCATCATAATCAGTATGCCTGGGTTTTCCACCATCTTCATACGGTGCGATACTTTCGCAGAAAGAATACTCACCAAAGAGATTGGCAATGTACTTCCCGTCATCAGTCTTTACTACCTGACATTTTCCGAGGAGGTTATGAGCATCACTGAATGACTTACAGTAATCATAATACTCTTTGAATACCTCTGGCCATCTTGCCTTGATTTGTTTAGCAATACCTGCTCCCATTACAGCAAGTGCATTGACCTGGTGTGCAATAACCTTGAGACCAGGGTAGGTCAAAAGGTTTCCATCTACTTCTTTTATCATAACCTAATACTTTTTATTTTGCATATCTTTCCAATTTTCTTCAAGGAGTTCTGTCATTGCCTGAAGATATTCATCACCAGAAATATCAAACAGAATAGACTTGAAATGGATTCTTGAAGAATATCCTTTTTCCTTGAAGATTTCCAACAGTTCAAGAAGGGTGAACTCCCCATTTTTATACCTGATGATGAGTTTTGCCTTTTCTGGCATATCAACAATCTCTGCTGTGAATTTCCAAGGGTCTCTATATGTGAGGAATCTCCTTCTTCCATTGATTTTATCAACAGACCTGAACTTCATAAACATATGATATTCAGTATGTCTGATTCCAACACATTCCCAGTAAGAAGATTTCACTTCATCTCTTGTGAGATTACTTGAACCTGGTTTCTCCAACTTATAAGTGAAGTTACTGGAGAAATATATACTTGGGGATACAAAGTCACCAATCTTTGGATGATTTGGTCCAAATTCACTGAATGGTTCATCAATACCATCAAGTCTTAAGATGGCCTTGTAAATGTCAATTTGTTTCCGGTCATTCATAATTTAATCCTTTTCATTTGCAAGACGCTCACGGATGGTGGTGAAGGTCTCACGGTTATGCATCTTACCATCCTTGAAGACAGTCCTCATTGCAGATGTGTGAGTCTTTGCATACTCATCATATTCTGCCTGGAGCATATCATCCTTGTAGATGTATTCACCATTCACCTTCTCCACAAAGACCAGTCCCTTATGAGACTTCTTGAGATGGGAGGTGTCAGTCTTTGGATCCTTATAGATTTTGAGTTCCTTGTCACCAAATACACCATAGGTTGCTTTACAAGCACAACCAAATGTGTCCCTGGTGTTTACAATCATCTTGTCACCCTCAAAGATTGCGGTGAAGCAGAAAGCACCTACACCAAAGATGGCATTGTTGGCAGCAAATCCCCTTCTATCCAGTTCCTTCCAGATCTTACGAAGGACATTGAGAGTACATCCATCACCAAGGATGACACCAATATGGGAATCAAGGACTTTGTAACCCTTGGTATTGACTGTTCCACCAAAGGTATCCCAGAGTTTCTGAATGGTTTCAACAGTGGTCTCATACTGGTCACCAGAGTCAGGACGGATAAGGAGTTTACCCTTATGTTCCAGGATTTCCTTCTTGAGTGAAGGGATGATGTTCTCCACCATATTCCAGTAGTCATAGGTATCAGACACCATAGAGAAACTGGAGTTAGGATAGAGTTCAGTGAGGAGTCTTTTGACAAAGGTTCTCTCATCTCCATCCAGAGCAAAGTTGGCACCCATTACAGAGTGTTCAGTGGAGACTGCACCAATACCTATATGGTTGAAGGAACAGTCCGCATCATAGTACTCATCCAGATAAGGGATGGCAGCAATGGTACTGGTCTTGTTGGATGAGAGTAACCAGGCAGCGGAACAGCGGACAGCCTCATTCATACAACTCATACCCCTCATACCAAAGTCTGCGAATGCGTTTCGCGGGTCGACACCATCATCAACAGTCTTGTCATACCAGTACTTGGCCAGTTTGTAGTACATGTGACCAATTGTAGCATGGTTGGAGGTTTTCCAGAGTTCAGACTGAAGGATACATTCAATCCACTGAACTAACCAAGCAAACCCATCAACTGTATTTGTAATTTCAATACAAGGAACACCCATATTCACTAGTGAACCTTCAGGAAGTGCATTGATTTCCAAAGGAAGATAACCCAGGGTGTGGAGTTTTTCAATTGGTTCAACATCATAATTTCCTTCACCAATCTGGATATTCATAGTGAACTTGTATTCCTTCATAACCCTATTGAGAGGGAGGTCAAAGAAGTTCTTCTGGAAGTAGTCAATGAGCCATTCCTGGATGAATGCCTGCATACCAAACCAGACCATCTTCTGGTTTTCAGGTTTCTCGAACATTGACTTACGAGGTACCCAATAAGAAGTAAGTTTCTTGAGGTTTTTAGGGTACATACGATTGTGACAAGTCTTATAAGTGTCACATAAAAGAATTGCTAATGTATTAATCATAACCTATATAAGATTTTTAATTGTATAAAATGATTAGTTTCTGAAATAAGAAATAATTTCAATTTTTGGATGATGAATGTGAAGAATACTGTTAGTGGTGTAAATCTTTGACACAAGGTCAGTCTTCAGGAGGTCACCATTCTGGATATTGTCTTCACAATGGGAGACATAGAGAGCAACATCAGATGCACCAAGTTCCTTGAGTTTCATTGCAGAGAACTTAAATGTCCCGCCGGCAGAACAGATGTCATCAACAATAAGAACCTTCTTTCCTGTAAGGTCTGTGTCAGATACAACATCAAGACCAAGAATCTTTCCTGTATTCCATTCCCGTTTCTTGATACCAAAGGTAACAGGGAGACCAGATTCTTTTACTGAATCAAGGTCTGCATATCTCTTACAAGCACCCTCATCAGGGAAGAAAATAACATCAGGGTTATAATTAAGAATACAGTAATTCACATCTCTGTTGGGCATTTCATTGTAGACATTGTTGATGAGTGCCTCACTTACATTGGAGTGAACATTATAGACCTTGACAGTATCAAACCCAAGTGAGTTGATAAAGTTGGCAAAAACCTTAAGAGAGAAGTTTTCATTAACATTCTTAATGCGATCCATCCTGGCATTTGGAACATAAGGCATATTCAGTTTGATGATTCTCTTTGAACCACGCCTGCGATGAACCCAGTCCATCACACAGGCAAGAGTAAAGAGTTCTTCATCAGAGTCATAATACCAAGAAATCTGAATAGGCATATCATTAAGTCCTGACCATAATGCGTCTACGGGAAACTTGATACACTGTGTCCCATCAGGGAAGTGTCCAACATTCACTTCAATATCATTAATCTTTATCATATCTGTTACAAATATAATGTTTTTTCAAAAGAATACCAAATTTATTTGATAAAAGTGTTACCTTCATTCCAGGAAAGACTGATATTTCCAGAGACCAAACACTTGAAGGTGTTGATTTTCCTGTTTGCAATATCATTTTCGCAGACCTGTTCAGCAACTTTGGATCCAATGTTCCAGTTCACAATGATTGGACATTTGGTAGGAATCAGAATATACCTGACAAATCCAAGGGTATCCTTGTTCTCAATTAATGTCATATCCTTACTGTAATAGTCACACAGATCCTGGAAGAACTTATGATATTCTTCATCTGGAAGAATCATTTGTGCAGCCTTTTCATCATTCTTTGGATTAACAGAAAAAGTATCCTTTGGAATGATATTAGATACACGGACTTCATCACACTTGTCAACAATAGTCCCATAAAAATTCAGGAAAGAATCAAGGGAGTCATGGTTTCCTCTCCAGATGTTGGTGTTGATTCTGAGTTTGATTCCCAGTTCTTTGCAAAGCATATAAATCTGAGAAAGTCTCTCATAGGAGATGAAGTCTTCATTATGAAAGGACAGGTTCAGACCATACAATCCATAATTTACCATATCTTTCAAGAGTTGGTCAGTAAGGGCAATACCATTGGTGGTAAGTCTTACAATCTGAATACCTGCATACTTCAAACCATGAATGATATTACAAATATCAGGATGTAAGGTTGGTTCACCACCAAGAATGATTGCTTCTTTGACACCATACCTGTCAACCAGTTCACTTACATTCTTTGTCATTTTCCTGACAGGAATGGACAGGGTATGGTCAGTGTCACCATTGATACAGTATGGACAGTTCCTGTTACACTTATTAGTTGCTACCACAGACAGATAGGCATTATTAGACACCAGACCAATGTCTGTTGGTATATAGATATTTGTTTTGAAGATTTCTAATGAATTTTTTTGAATTGTTCTCATATCAATTTTGGGATTTCTTTGTATATTTCTCCCACCACTCATAAACCAACATACCGACATAACAACCAATAAAGTTGGTGGCAGCCTGTACAGTGATTGCAATCCAAAGGTCAACTTCTGCAATGAACTTTACAACTACTGCACTAAAAGTATAGCAGATACAGTTCCAGAAAGAAGCGGATAACTTACTGGATTTAATCACCAGGATACTCCGAAAAATATGGAGTACCACATTGGTAAATGAAATGATGATATAAAGGAGAATCATAATTATCTGATCACATCAACCTGGCAAGACTCCATAACAGTAAGTGCAGACTCCTGTCGTTTAGGGTCTCCAAAGAGTGGAGCACAGCAGTCAGCAATACACCTTACCTGTGCTTCAGGGAATGTAGCCTTGACAGCAAGGGCATTACTTACAACACAGATGTCAGTGCAGGTACCTGTGAAGGTGAATTCAGATTCATCACCATCTGCCACAAGGTTATGGGTAACAAAGTCATACCAGTCATTGTAACCAAATGTAGGTTTGTTAAGGTACATAGGTTCGATGATACCAAAATTGGAATTGAGGAGTTCATCACACACATTCCAACCCTTTGACCCTGCAATACAGTGAGTCACAGGAAGACGTTTACCTTCCTGGGTTTCCAAATACCTTTCAGTGTGTGTGTCTCTTGTGAAGATAATGTGGTTGTACTTACCACTTTCAATTTCCCTCTTGATATTAGGGATAACATTTACAGCAGATTCATTGGCGAGAGAGCCAGTCAGAAAGTCGTTCTGCATGTCGACGACAACAAGAATTTTGTTCATAACTATATAAGTTAAATTTGTATTACTTTGTGTAAACTGTCTTTATTATCTCACATTGATGAATCCAAATAGTATCCTGTGGATTTTTATTTCCAGCTTACATTATATTTATGTGTATATCTTACACAAACTAAATATAACAAAAAAAATCTGAAAATTATTTTTTCTCAAATTTCTTTCCACAGAAAGGGCAATATGTTATATCAACATATGCTTCACCCTCACCATTTGCCCAGATTTGTCCATAATCCATCAAAAGGGAAGTATAATTGTCATAGTCAAGTTCAATTCTTTTTACTTCACCAGATCGTAGTTTATCACAAATACACATATTATTAACCCTCCATTTTTTTAATAAGAGCATTATACTGGGCAGATGTCATATTGTTATATGCTTCAATTGCACCAGGAAGTTTGGTATTCAAATCTCCTTTCTTGGGGTTACCAAAGACAAGAGATTCAATCCTGTTCACAACACCCATCTTCTGGTCATTTGACATATTCTTCATATATGTCTTGTTGAATTCATCCCAGGAGAGTTTATCTTTGTCATTGATTTTCCTATTCCAGTTTTCAGGAATATACCAGTCTGTCATCTTGAGAAATATTGCAGTCTGTTCATCATATGTCCTGATAAACTCTTTTGCTTCCTCATAAGTCACAATCTTCATATATAATTTACCATCCTTATTATACTTTGGATTAGTAATGAAGATATATGTGTCATTTGGTTGGATGATGAAAAAGTAATCACTTTCTTTTACTGCTGATTCATTGTACTTCATATGGTCTGATACCCTTACAGTATACATTCCAATCTGATAGTACATAGAATTGACAGATGCAATTCCTTTAATCACACCATACTTCTTGGACCGGAATTCAATATAGTTGATGAGTTTGTCCATTATTAATCAACTTTTCTCTGTTCTTTTCACTCAATATTGTGGTGCTTCTACCTATATGCCATTTACCACACTTTGGACATTTGTATGCAACCTGTTTATGAATCATATGAGAGGCATTAATTATATTGACCTCTTTGACATAAGCTATTGCTTCCTTGTCTGTATCAAATACCTTTTTAGGTTTATATACAGGTTGACCATCTGTACCAATGTGAGAGAACCTTATACAGGGATTGTCTTTCATAATAGTTCAGCAAGTTTAGTGACAGATATAGGGATTTTATAATCCTTGATATAATCTTCCATAGTCTTCCCATCCCTGAGAAACCAACAGGCACACTTTACAGGATTCTCATATGCCCAGGGAAATACACGGTTTCTAACCCACTCACAACACTTGGCAGGACAACCAACCTTACAGATGTGGTCTTCTGGGATGAAAGGTAAAGGATTACCATTCTCATCCTTATGAAATTCATTCCAGGACTTCTCTGATTCTTCAAGACAACTCTTTTCTGCCTCTTCATAACCACAGGTAAAGGAAGAAAGACGGAACACCTTTCCAATCTTCTTCTCCCGCTCCTCACGGATTATATCCAGTCTCTTCTTGGTCTCATCTTCAGGAAGGTCAACACCATCATTAGTCTTGAACCACCCATTCTTGCGGTATGCTTCTGGCTGATAGGAATCATACCAGGACAGGCAGCGGTTGTCATGGGGAGCACCTTCCTTGAAAGCATACTCAATGTAGTAACCCTTGTCATCCTTCTTGAGAACAACAATGGTGTCAATCATAGGGCGTCCAAACATATCCTTCTTATTCTGAAGGTCTTTCTTGATAAGGTCTAAAACATTCATAATCTCTTTGTGTTTGTTTTCTGATACAAAGATAATAAAAAAAATTGAAAAAACAAAAAAAAAATGAGAGAAATTATTTCCCTCATTTTTATTAAACTACAACTTTTGTCAATTTGTCATATAACTCTTTATATGTTTTCTTAAGATCATCTGACAAATCACGAGTTCTACTATAACAGAAACTCCAAGTTCCAAATAGGTCAAAATCATTATCATTATTCATAACATCAAACCAATTCCATAATGTTGATGTCCCCCATTTGTGTGCAACATCAAGTTGTTGGGGAGTTGTACAGGAGGACATTACCTTTTTGATGTAATTGAATTTTTCAAGCATCTTATACTTATTGTAAAAGATGTCAAATACCTTGTTTTTTAACTTCTTATTCATAATACGTCTTCATCAATCCAATCACCAAACTCATCATAACCTACAACATTCAATGCAGAGATGATTGTGTTCACTCTGAAATTATTGTTTGAAACCCTATTCAGAACCTCAAACCCAGTACATCCCTTTGCAAAGAACATATAAAACCTACTAACAGTCTTACCATTTTCTACATATATAATCCTGTCATACCTTGCATGTAGTTTGGAACCATCTGGTTTGAGTTCATATATGAGATGTCTTCTTTCAATTCCATCTTCATCAATATGATTATCAACAAACTTCTTCCAATTATGGTCTTTAAACCACTTTTCAGATACTTTTTTCATCATTAAAATTCAAAGTTATATGATTTTACTTCTGACACAAAAGTCTGTGCAATTTCAGGATATTTGAGGATATAATCTGCAAACTCTTCTGGTCTGTCAACAATACCAATACTAATATAATCAAGACCTTTGTCTTTCCTGAAATCATAATCACCAAGATAGTTATGAGTCTTCCAGAAAATCTCCCATCCAGACATCACTCTCCTTTCAGTAGGTTCTCCCCAGTCATTGGTCATCTCCATTTCATTGTAACCAAACTCATCATAAATCCTGTTGATGGTACTGACTACATATTCCTTTGTCAGCTCCTTTGCATCTTCTGAAAAATCTTCTTTCCCATAGAGATGCTTGAGCATATACATTACAGTGTAGAAATCATAATCACTGTAAATACCAAAGGAAAAATGCATCTGATATTTATCATCAGGTTTGTATCCTTCAAAGACCCATTCATCCTTGAACCCCTCAAAATAACACTTGGATGTGTTTCCATTGTATCCACCTTCAATCAAGTCTTCAGGAATGATGTTTTCACAAGGTCTGTATTTAGGAAGTACAACAGACAGTTTCCACCCATAGAAATTCTCCCTGCAAATCACCTTGATACCATTCTCCATAGTGAATGCATACACAGGAAGAATAATAGATTTTGACCTGTGAGTAGATACTACAAATGCATGTGTGCGGAGGAGATTCATACAAATCTGGTCTCTGATAAAGCACTCCTGTTTGATGGCAGCTTCCTTATAAATCATTTTGTCATCAATCTCCTGCTTGCGCATCCAATGTAAAAGTAATTCCATATTCTTAATATATTATAGTTCTGTTATAACTTTTGTTTCACCAATGTTATCAAATGATTCAGAATCATAGACCTGTTTCACACCAACAACAAAATCATTATTATCATCAAGTGAATGATAAAACCTTACTGTATCAATTGTCTTCTTCCTGTCACCAAGTTCTGAATCATCATCATAAAGACTTTGATATTCCTGTTCAGAAGAACAGGTCATATTAATTTCTTCATCAGCAATAGGTTCAAGTAACTTGATTAAGTCTCTATATTTCATAATCTATTTTACAACTTGTTCTGCTTGTTTCTTGATACCTGGAAGAAGTTGGATACATCTTCCCCTTGTGATTCCAGGATCCATAAATGCCTGGTTGAGAAGTCTTTTGTTGATTTCAGCAATGATCGGTCCTGGTTTGATGTCAAGGACTTCCATAATGTCCTCACCAGTGATAGGGAGTTTGTAACTAAACATCTTCATATGGTTCTCATCAGACTCCACTCTCTTGACCAGTCCTTCATACTGGTTGTGAATGCAGCAATCCTTTGCATGTGCCTCATTGTCACACTCTATAATTCTCATAAGAGACTTGAACCTCTCAAAAGTCTCGCACTCATAAAGGAGTTTGTTGAGAGTCTTATCCTTGATATACTTTGCACCATCACCAGTCTGCTTAGTCCTCATATGGTTTCTGATGAGAAACTGAACTTCCTTGATAGTGTTATTGTCATACTTCAGTGCCCTGAGAATGTCATCAATCATTACTGCACCCACATACTCATGATCATAGAAATGAACCTTTCCATCCTTTACAGTCCTGGTTGCAGTCTTTCCAATATCATGAAGGAAACAAGCAAGTCTTTCAGTCAAATCTGCATCAAAATGTTTACAGTGATAGTCAAGGACAGCAAGGGTGTGTTCAGCAACATCACCAAAATGATAAGCATTCTGCTTGAGGCCATAACACTTCTCAAATTCAGGAACAATAAATGTCATTGCACCAATATCATGGAGCATATTGATACCCATTACTGCATTTTCAGACATCAGAATCTTGTTGAACTCCGCCTGGATTCTTTCCTTGGTGATGATCCTGAGTCTCTTGACATACTTCTTCATAGACTTGTATGTCTTTTTCTCAATCTCCCATCCATATCTTGTAGCAAATCTTACGATACGAAGGATTCGCAGCGGATCATCATCAAACACCACATCAGGGTCAGTATTGGTAGTTCTGATGATGTGATTCTTTATGTCTTCCTGACCACCCACTAAATCAAGAATCTCTCCAGTAGAACAGTTATAATAAAGGGCATTGATGGTGAGGTCTCTTCTGATTGTATCTTCATTGATATCTGCAAATGCAGTCACAGGGTTTCTTGAATCCTTATCAAGATACTTCTCACCCCTTGTCATCACACATTCAATTTCCTCATCAGGATACTGCTTGAACTTGAACATTGCAGTACCATATGTTTCATATATGACCACAGTTTTGGTGTATCCCTGTTCCTTACACCAATTGGCAAAATCCACACCACCGTGAGGAAAGTCAATAACCAGGTCAATGTCCTTGATGTCATTACCCATATAAAAATCACGAACTGATCCGCCTACAGTATAGACATGACCATCAAAGGAAGTACCCTTAATGATACTTCCAATGTATTTTGTTATCTCCTTAAAATCTTCTCTCTTCATTACTTTTCTTTTTTGGAATATCTATACCATACTTATACATCTTATAATCAAGTATGGTTATTTTTGAGTTACCTTCTGGGGTAGTTGCAATTTCATATCTTCCTATATTTGTATGTCCATTCGGATACACAAATAAGGTTTTATATATTGATGCTGTATACACCTTTGCAAATGCCTCCTTAACACCATCAAATTCATAAACATTTACCCAGGATGTATCTGGATAAGATATCTCATATTTCACAACACATTTATAGTTATGAGTACAAGAGCACAGACATAAAAGTGAAATAAGTATAAATATAATCTTCTTCATAATTAATCCTCTTTGTCCAATTTCTCTTTCAACTCACCCAGACAAGCAAAGGCATCACCAAGGGTAGGTTTGTTCTCGACAGTGGATGCAACTTCACGGTTACCATCCTTATCCCTGTTGGGGTTACCACCACGCTGTTTCTTGTGATGGATACCATTCCTGTTCATATCTTCTTCACTGAACATAGGATTGACCATAAATGGATTCAGCATCATCAGTCTCTTACGAATAAGCTGCATTGCTTCCAGTCTGGTACATTCCAGGAGTTCGGTAATCCTTTCAACATTCTTACCGATCATCATCATATGTGCCAATTTAGTCCTGGCATCACTATTTCCATTCTGGATCATTACAGAGACAACAGTATCACTGATGAGTTCTTCTGCTTCATTCTGCTTTTTCTGTTCTGTCTCATTAAGGACAGCCCACACCTTGTCCACTACAACAAGTTTCTTGTTGAACTCCTCCCAAGAGAAGGTCATAGGTTTATCCTGAAGTTTGAGGGTTACAGTCTCACGAGTCTTGTTGAGAATGCGAAAACGTGTTTTGTTATTCATAATACTTTGTTTTAATTTCTACTACAAAGATACAACAAAAAAATGAAAATTCCAAATTTTTTTACTTATAATCTGGAATTTTCATCCAATATTTCACATCTTTCTTCTTGTATGTACAGATTGTATCATTGTGATAATCCCAACAAGTGAATGATTTATGTTTTTTGTCATAGTTGCAGATTTCAACATATCTGATTAGTTTATTTAAGCTTTCAATAACAATCAGATATTCTCCATCTTCAACTGGAAGTTCATCTGCTGCAACTTTCCAGGTTGGATGTGAATCAGCCCAGGCAAGAACCTTTGAGTGCTCTTCACCCCAGCGACCCCTTCCAATACCATCAAAACATTGAAGTTCCCGTTCTGTCATTTCAATAGATTTTACCAAATGTACCACCTATAAGAAGTTTGGAGATGTCCATACCTCTTCTGATTTCCTTGCCAGTGTTCTCATACTTCCCCTCAAGGACTTCAAACACTTTATCACCATTGTGAATGAACACCCTGTCACCCCGGTCAATGTAATCCCAGGCATTCCTCAACAGACAGAGCTGGGTTGTCTTCACCATCTTCTCATCTGGGTTCTCAATTGCTTCATTGGATGTGAAATAATCCACACACATAGTGTCAAGATCCCATTCAGATGTCTGTTCCTCATTGGTGAGGTTGGTGTAAAAATGAATCTCTTTCATATTATTGTCTTTTACCAGATTTGTATTCATCATAGTGGAAAAGGATATCCTCATATTTCTGTTCAGAAATCCCAACAAGTCTTGAACCAGTGACAATATCTGTCATATTGATTCTACCACTGCACTGCACATTGAAGAACTTCTGAAAATCAGTCAGTTCTTTCTTTGTGGTGTCTTTCTTGATTTTCTCCTGTACAGGTTTAGGCGTTGAAAGGATTTTACCTCCAGTACCTCGAACCTGATAACCATTCACCTCAACAACACCATCATAGACATTTCCATAAAAGGTGTAAACACCACAAAGAGCATCTTTTGAAGTGGTGTGGAATGAAGGATAATCTCCAATTGGTGTATATGTGAAATATGTCTTACCTTCATATTCAAACATATTCACAATTTTATGATGTTTCCTTGCCCTATTGAAACGGATAACATCTCCAACTTTCAGTTCAATCTTATTCTCTTTCTGTAACATATTCTTTATTTTTTACCAATGGCATCATTGATGATTTCATCCATCCTATCATTCCATTCCTTTTCAGATCTCATCAACCCACAATACATAAACTTATCACCTTTCTTCAATTCATCTATGCGGTGTTGAGTAGACCTGATTTCAGCTTCAAGTTTGCTGATCTCCTCCTGTCTTGATTCTTCACACTTCTTATGAAAATCTTCTTTACATTCATTGATGACTCTTTTAATTTCATCAACATCTTTTTCAGTATGATACCAGATATTATCAGTATCCCTGGGATCAGATGTACGCATACCATCTTTCTCACAAACCTCACCATATTGATAAGTACAAGAATCTCCAATGGAATCAACTTGGTGATGGTAATTGTTTATATAAAACACTTTACCTTTCCAACCATAAGTATATTCATATACATCACTTACAATTGAACTTTTTATGAAATGATTATCTATTTTGTTACTCAAACCATTATGGAAGCTATTACCATAATACTGTTTGTTGATACAGATAACCTTATCACCGATATTGAATTTCTTTTCTTCCATATTCTTTTATTCTTTTACATCTATGGATTCAATCCAATAATAGTTATCCTTATTAATGATAATCTTGTTACTCTTACTTGACTGTGATATATACTTTTTGATTTTTTCCTTATCAATATCTTTGATTCTCTGTGAAATATAAAGATATAGTTCCTTTTCCGCCAAATCTCTTGATGAATAGTAACCAATTTCTATATGTTCAACATGACAACTACCATATGCATCATCCCAAACCCACTTGTCAAAATTTGCTCTAAAAATTTCCATATCTTTATCTATTTGTTTTGTACTACAAAGATACAACAAATTTTTGACATTTCCAAATAAAAGTGAAAAAATTGGGAGATTTTTCATCTCCCAATTTAATTAAGCACCTTCTGTGTATCCTGCTTCCATTTCCATATCCACCTCACCGGCATCCATCAGAGCCCTTTCCTTTTCAAGGAACTTGAAGCACTTTAACTTCCAGGCTTCTGATACAGGGTCATTACCCTTACGGAGAACAAATCCCTCTCTTGGAACTTTAGTCCTACAAAGAGGTTCCATTTCTTCCATCTTGAATTTCTTTTCAGTCTTCAAGAGTTCAAGGACATTCTCATGCCAGTGGTTCTGGACATCTACATCAGGATAAAGGTCATGCAGTGTTCCATAATAAAGAAGAGGGAAAGGCATAATGATGTCACCCAACTTCTCCTTGAGCATTTCACCAATCTTAATGACTTCAGAGATTTCAAGTTCCTTACCCGCCTTGGTGGCACGGTAAACCATCAACTTGGACTTCTCTTCTGCCACATGGGTACAACCATAGTCATAACCCTTCTGGATAGGAGAACCATTTGGTGTAAAACCAACGATTTCACAATAGATGCAGTAGTCCTGTGGAATAAGTCCATCCAACTTCTTTCCCCAGTATCCCCACACATCATCAGAATAGTATCCACCAGGCTTCTGCTTCTTGTTGATATACTCATTCTTGATGACAGTCCTTGAAGAATAGACAAGGTTGTACTTCTGGTCATACTCATTAGTATGCCTTACATACTTCCTCCACATTCTCTTGAACCAGTTGGTAGGAACATTGGTCAGAATGTTTGCGAAAATCGCAGACGTACCATGCACCTTCACAGAGATGTACACTTCATCATCAGGATTAATGTCCCTCATATTCTTTGCAAGAGGGCTGGTATCATAATGAAGTCTGAATGAACCCTCAATAAGCATCTTGAACCTGTCAAGTTTCTTCTTGAGTCTTTCAGCCTTTGAACCAGGCTGGTTGGAACACTTTACTGGAGGTACAAAGACCTGGCAGAACCTCTCACCATTGATCTCATCAAAGTCCTCACCAATGTGTGCTTCAAGGAACTTAACAACATCTTCAACAGGTTCATTGATGAAGGTTGCAATAGATGAAGGATGGATGAGAAGACCATAGGAAGGAACACCACCAAGTCTGATGACACGGATGCGACCATGCTTGTTGATATAACCCTTTTTTTCCTGGTCCGCATTGAGTTCCTTGTCCTCATACATTGAGTTGAGGTGGAGGAACAGTTCATGCAGACAGGTCTCAATTGAACAATAGACAGCAATGTCACCAGTCTTGAATTCATCCTTTCCAATGACAATTGACAATCCATTGACAATGGTCTTTACGATCCTGTCCTTACCTTCAATAGGAAAGGTTTCACCAATCCTTACTACGGATGCACAATATTCCTCACGGAATGCTTTGTTTTTTGAAATAAACATAATTTTTAGGGATTTGATTGTTAATAATTTTTCGAGTTCAAATCTTTCCCACACCAGTCCATTTTGAAAGAATGGACAAACTTATATTAAATATAACAAAAGTGTACCAAAGTCCTGACTACAGCTCATCTACGTCTTACCGTTGATTTTGATATTATCTCAGGGTTACTGACTTCAGGACACTACTACTAACCCTTTTTCATTGGTACACTATATTATAACAATAGGAGGCATAACATCAAAATAATCATCAACCCTTGGTTGCTTTTTTATCACAATATCCTCTGTCTTTGTATGGATGATTATCTCATTTGCATTTTTCCTCTTAACAAAATGAGCAATGATGTCTGCACACTGTTGATCAGTTATGTCTTCAAACTTAATTACCATATTATTTTTCACTCAATTGCTTCCTGATAATGTCACAGAGTTGCCAATATGAGACAGGTGTATAATTGTTCTGGTCAACACCAACATCATAAGTGGTTCTCTTCATAACCTTCTTCACATCACCATCAATACCATAACAGATTCCATCAGAAAGGGTATGTACATGACCATATATATGATAGTCTCCATTGAAGGCTGCACAAGGATAATGTTGGGCATAAATCTTTACACCATCAACAACTATCATTGCAACATCTCTTACAATAATAGTCTTACCTTCAAATTCATAATCTCCACATTCTATTCTGTCATGGTTTCCTCTCAAATGTAATAGAGTTTTGAAGTTGAGTTTTTTCCAGAATTTCTCATATTCTTTTGTACCCATATTATGTGGAAGCATAAAGTCTCCACAGTGGACAACAATACCATCTTCAGGAACAACCTCATTCCAGTTCTTGATGAGTGTCTGATCCATCTCACTTCTTGATGTGAATGGACGGTGACAGTATTTGCAGATGTTGAAATGATTGAAGTGACTGTCTGAGGTCATAAACAACTTATCTGGATCTTCTATTTGTAATGTGTACATAATTACAATCCTCTTTCTTTACAATACTTGCAGTCAGGCCAGTGAGCAATACCATTCATATTGTCTGAAAAATGTACTATAATAAACTGATGTGTTCTTTTTTCACCATATTCATTGGGAAATGTCAATTCAAATAATTCAGCACTGCCTTGACAATCTCTACTTATATATTCATACCTTGCCCTTTCTTTCTGTTGTGGTGTCTTTTGATCACAAGAACAGAAAAGAATAAGTCCAATAATAAATATCAAAATCTTTTTCATACTAATCCAATTCTCCTTCTTTAATGTAAATGATTTCCTGTACATTCTCTCCTTCAAAGTTTGATTCGAGAGATTTGTTGTAGAATCCCTTCTGCCTGATAAGAACTTCAAAAGGTACTTTACTTCTGTCAACCTTGTTTTTCAAATCCTGCTTGATTCTCATATAAGATACTTGCATATCTGCTGGCAGGACAACATAGATGACTTTCACATCTGTTCCTCTGAACTGCTCAACAAACTTCTTCCTGAATTCAGGATTGACATTGGTTGCATCATAGAAGAATGACTCACCCTTCTTTACCAGATTTGCCACCCTTCTGTCCACCTCTTCAAATACTTCTTTGTTTTTCTTCTGGTCACTTATATTTCCAGTGAGTTCCTTGCGGATAAGGTCAGGGGATACAAGTGTAAGGTCACTGTATCTCATATTATAAAGTCTGCTCTTTCCAGACCCTGAAATTCCAATTGGTACAATTATCTCCATACTTTTATCTTTTATTTCTGTCACAAATATAATACATTTTTATGACAAATCCAAATTTTATCATAAATATTTTATACATCTTAAATATAACAAACTAATGAAGAAGGTTTTAGAGTTTTTGAAAAAGTATAAGACTTGGCTGCTTATAGGTGTTATTGTTATTATGGGTATCATTATATCTGCACAACATACTACAATCAGTAAAAGGAATGATGAAATCAGTAGGCAGGAGAATAACAGAATTGCACTCACAGAACAAATTACAAATTATAAGGATGAACTTGGAAGGGTAAATGCAGAAAAACATGCATATCAACTCACACAACAAGAATTGAGAGACAGTATTGGTCTTCTTAAGAAAAAGAACAGTGAATATGTTTCTTATATCAATACACATCTTAACATAAAAGACACAGTAACAGTTGAAACCATTATTGTGAAAGAAGTTGATGCACAGGTAGAAGGTGGTTCAATTAGATTTGAAAGAAATGATTTGTTTGGACGTTCAAGCCGTTCATTTTCTGTGAACATCCCATATAATGTGAACGAAAATAAATTATTCACAGGTGATGCAACCTTTGCACTTAATCAAAATATCTTTGTTGAGGGATGGTTGGAAAGAAATACAAAAACAAGTGAGACATATATCCGTTTAAGATCTGATTATCCCGGACTCACATTCAATTCAGGTCTTGGTATAGTTGCAGAACCAAGTAAGAAATATGAAAGGGATATGAGGAAGAGTAATGGTATTGGTATTGCAGTCGGACCTAATTTCAGTTTCAGTTATGACTTTATCAACCGGAAGTTTGTACCTACAGTTGGAGTGGGTATAACAATTGGTTATACATATACACCAAAGTTATTCCAGTGGTAACAAAAAAGAGGAGATTAAATCTCCTCTTTTTCTTTTATATCTTCAATTTTTGTTATAAATTTTTCATTGAGGGTTTTATAGATATTTCCTGTTTTTAGGTACTCATCAACAACAATCCATCTTGGCTCCCACCCAAACTCTGCCTGTCTATAATAACCAGGTTTGTCTTCACAAGGAACAGATTTTCTCACCCAGGTCTTGAAACATTCATAAGTATTAATCTTTCCATCATATTCAGTGGTGATAATTTTATGGTTCTTCTTGTCAAAACAAGCAGCAAGTGTTTCCCAAGGAATGAGATCATCAATGTCTGATGAATTAAAATAAGATTTGAAAGTTGGTTCTTTCTTCTCAAAGGTGAAAACATCATGGTTTACATCATATTCCAACTTGTTAATTTTGATGAACTCATCATATGTATTGATGTCATACTTTTCAAGGAAGGACATTAGTACATCAATTGGATTATATGCATCTACTTCATACCATCTCTGAATCCTGAACTCAAATGGAAGCAATTGTAGTTTGTCCATAATCTCCCTGCGAATATCTGCCGCCGTAAATTCCATCCTTTCATCAGACAATCTGTTGTAATAATGCTGTGCAATCTCACCCGCCAATGAAGTAACATAGGTGTGTCTTCCTATACAATACCTATAGGAAGTCCACATCAACATCTCTTCAAACAATGAACAGTGTTCTCTTTCTGTTGATTTCTTTTTCATAATTATCCAAGTTCTTGAAATGTGAATTTATCACCTGTAAATCCATCTATGATTATTCCTGCTGTACCCAACCCAGTAGGTGTGAACTGATATGTAAATCTTCCACCAGATGTGCCACCAATACCTGGAACTTTCTTCATCTGTTTTTCAATCCACTCATTGATTTTTTTGTTTTCTTTTTCAGATATAGGAAATCCTCTATAATAATCCTTACTCATCTGATCATACTTCTCCTTCATATTGGAGAGTTCTTCATCCTTGTATGTTTCAGACTTGAGTCTCTCATTCTCTTTCCTGAGATACTCATTCTCATTGACCACTGCCCTGTAATGGTCATAAATCCTTTTCAGGTCATTCTCGATAGAATCCATAATCCAGATTCCACCTTCTTTCAAATTGAGTTTGTCTTCCATATTAATTTCTAAAATAATTCTGTATCAATACAATAGGTGTTGCCCTGTCACCAGATCCAGAGGTCAAGTCCATCAAAGAAGCAAGTAAATCTCTATATAATCTTGGAGTTGTACCCTGAGAAGACATAGAACCAACAAGGTCTTTATTTTTTTGGTCAATAAGTTTTTGAATACTTTCTTCACTCATACCACCATCAATAAATGCCTTAAGTTTAATTTCATTTGGTGTAGATTCTATGAGTTCCTTGTCTGTATATGCCGGCATAGAAACAGGATCTGCAAATTCCCAAATACCACCAACAGGGTCTTTGAAACAACCATCACCATATGTACATACAATCACATCCTTTCCTGTAATCTTCTTAATTTGTGCTTTCACCTCATCACATACCTTCTGTGCAACAATCTTTGAAGGGAAGAGTTTCAATCTCTCTTCTGTAGATTTATTGGTACCAAGAACTCCCCAGTCTGGACTGAATTCTTTACATACATCTGCAAGGGTTGCAATTTTACCTCTATGTTTTTCCTTCCATTCATTGTAATCATGGAGACCACAATAAATCCAACCATAATTATCAATGTCATAATCACTGATGTCCTTTGTTACATCATATAATGATTCACCAAATTCAGACTCACATTTTTCACCTGCACAAATCTCTGCATAATATTTCTGTATATCAACACCTGTGAATGGATTTACACCAGAAGGATTACCAACCTCATCAAATGGCGGCATAATGAAATAAATCTTTTTTGCCGCCCTGGCAATACCCTTAAGAATCATTGAAAACCTATTCCTGGAATAAATAGGAGAATCAACAATGAGTTCAGCAGCAGGACCAAACTTCTTAATAACCCATTCTGCAATATCATCAACAGAGATATACTGTCCCATTGACCTTGCAATGACAGATTCTGTGATACCAATGATATCTTTGTTATTGATATCATAAGTTACATTTTCTAAAGTCTTATATGTCCTTACTCCATCAATGTAATAAGGAACATTGATGCTCTTCACATCTTTCACCTCATCAATGACAGACTTGACAACAATATTCACCAAATCATCACCTTCTTTGATCATTGGGGCAGATATACCCCTTGAAATAACTCCTTTACTCATTATAAATATACCTTAATGATTTTTTAATTTCTTCTGCATGTACCTGTACTGATTGTTCAGCACCCTCTACAACATTAACTTTTATCTGACCATCTGTTGCAAGTCTGGTCTGTACAAGTACATCATTTAACCTCTTATAACTATTATCACAAGTAATGACAATTCTTTCTTTCCAAGTTGTAGGATATTCATACTGCATCCTCAAGAGATTCCTACCCAATTCATACATACAGATTGGCTGATCAGACTCACCTCCAGCAAAATACATTGTGAATACGTCACACCTTTCAATCATATCAAACTCCCACTCAATCTGTCTTTCAGCAGCACCAGGTTCTTCAATCCAGTCAGTTCTTCTGGGATTGAGAAGATAAAGTCCATCATATGTGGAATTATCAATACTGATTTCATTATCATCTTTTGTAAACTCATCAATGACCATTTTCTGCCATTGAATGCACTTACATATACCACCAGCAAGGAAGACCTTCAATGAATTCCTTGGGAAATACCTGTGTTCAGGTGCAGTGACCACATTCACTTTCATATTAACTAGCATCTAATACAGTTCCACCAAACAACTGGCAAATCTCATCCCTGACAATCTCTTCAAAATCCTGAATGGTTTCATCATTAGGATACTTTCTCTTGAATATATCTATCACCTCAAGAGTCTTGACAAGAGAATCAACAGTGAACTCTGATGAATATATATCTTCAACAGACCACTTCTTTTCTTCAATGGTATCTTGTGTGGTTGATACAGTATACTGATCTCTATTTACTTTATAATCATTCTTTCCCATAATTATTCCTCCATTTTTTCATCATCATATAAATCATAGAATTGTAAAAGTTTTTCTTGTGGCATAACCACAAGTTTACCACTCTTTTTATCCTTAAAAATGACATTGTTAATTGCTACTTTCTGATCACCATCAAGAGTTATAATCCTCTCACCATTTTCATCAAATGTAACAGGTGCAGACGTTACACCAGCAACTTCAAACACATCCTTTATACTCTGTGTGTCATCTGCAACAAAAACAACATCCAGATATTCTGGTTTCTTTTTGTAAACTTGTTTCATATTCTACTTCTTTGTAATTATATCATCAATAATACCATACTCCTTTGCTTCCTGGGCAATCATCCAGTGATCCCTCTCACAGTCCTCAAGAACCTTCTCAAGAGGTTGACCTGAATTAACTGCAATAATACCACACAGTTCATCCTTCAAAATTTTAATCTGTTCTGCTTCAATGAGGATATCTGTAGCCTGACCTCTTGCACCTCCAAGTGGTTGATGAATCATAACCCTTGAATGTGGGAGTGCAAAACGGTGTCCTTTCTCACCGGCAGAGAGGATGACTGCACCCATAGATGCAGCCATACCAACACATTGGGTGGTGACAGGTGAAGAAAGATAGTTCATAGTATCTACAATAGCAAGACCATCATAACATACACCACCTGGAGAGTTAATCATCATAGTGATTTCCTCATCACCCATACTGTTCAACCAAAGAAGCTGTGCATTGATGATATTTGCCACATCTGAATCAATCTCTGTACCAAGGAAGATAATCCTATCCTGCATCAATCTTGAAAACACATCCATTTGTGTAACATTCATTTTTCTTTCTTCAAGAATAGTCGGATTGATATATCCGGCATTGAACTTTGATGTGTAACCTCCAAGTGTCATAGAAGACACTTTCTTTTCTCTTGCGAATTTTTCAAAATCTGTCATATATCTAATTTTAAGAATTTACCATACTAAATATAACAAAAAAGAGAGTGACTTAATCACTCTCTTTACTTTGCAAAGAAATATTTTCGTTTTCCAACTGCAACTATTGTCAAAATAATGTTTCCAGAATCTTCTTCCCTGAATTTACAGGCATTTTTATTGATAAACACATAGTTGTTTTTCAACATATTATTCAAATAATACAATACTTGTAAAGTAAAGGCGGAATTAAGAGTATTAGGATATTTGATAAACTCTTTTTTGACAAAATTAAACTTCACATCAGAATCACGATCTGCGATGAGTCTCTTTTTACAACCAAAGACCTGACCATTGTTCCTGATTGTGACACTATCCATATTCACCACATACACATCCTTCAACTCACAGAACCCATCAATAAGATTCCTGATAGTATCCTTGATACTTTTAATATCATCTGAAGAATTATCTTCAGGTTGATCTGGAAGTGTCTCGACACTCTGTGTAACAGAAGTCATAGGTTTTACATAAGTCTGTTTAACTATAACCTCCCCATCTTCACCAGTCTCAATTGTAACAGGATTTACATTAACTGGTTCTAATTGCTGATCATTATCAACTGGGGGAACAGTATCCTCTTGATAAGTAATTTCCAACTCTGAACCATCATAATCAGAATCATCATTGTCAATACAAGGTTGTTCATCTTCATCATGCTTTACATTTACTGTAACCACAAAATCTCTTCCCCGTTGCTCAATATTCTCAATTTCATATTCTACTTTATCAGAACTACCACTTGATACACAAGCAATTGAAAAATCCTTGAACTTTCCAGTGTCAAGATCCATCAGTCTTTTTTTCCACCATCTGCTACCATCTATGATGATTTCATTGGTTCTTCCATTCTGTAAGCTCTCAAACACTTCCTTTTTGAGAGCAAGATTTAAAATATTTCCCATATATTATTATATTAAATTAATAACTTCATCAACATCAGTCTTCTTCCTTCTGCTCTTTTTTGGTTTTGGTTCTTCAGTCTCATCATCAACAGGAATACCTCTTTTCTGTACATCATCGGGTTCAATTGCAGAAGCAACTATGTTTGACAATACACCATCAATATTTGGTTTATCTTCAACTATGCCAGAATCTGCTTTTATGTGAGAATTTAGATCATCAACAAGTTTCTTGTTGATTCTTTTCAATTCAGCATTCTCTTCCTTCAAAACTTTGTTTTCTGCAAGAAGTTGATTTTTCTCAGATTCTAATTTATTTATCAATTCACGAATAATCATATCAATTATATTTAATTGTATAAAGATATTTATGGGTACTATTCAATAGTTTCTTCTTTTTCACTGTCTTTATCATTCTTATTCAGTTCTTTATCAACAAAATAAAGAGTTATAAGTCCAATGAGGAAGATAATGATAAAATACCAACCAACAGTGACTATCAAAGGTAAAAATATCAACCACACACTGATATTAATCCACCCGGCAAGTTGCGCGATACCAAGTATAACTGTTGACCAAAATCCAAGTTTGAAAAAGTTAAAATCAACTTCAAAATTTGTCATATTCTTTTATTTTTAATTTACTATGTTTATTAATATAATCTGCCAATATATGTCTATGACAAAACTTTTCAGGTGATTCCCAGCATAGTAGAACCACATCATCACCAAATATTTCTATGGTCTTCAATATCTTGTCGATACCAATATTCTCAAGTTGTTCAAGATATTTACTGGTATATTCCATCTCATCAATGTCTCCCTTCTTGTAACCCCAAAGAATTTTTTCATCAGGAAACAAAGGAGGTACATCAATACAGTTCTTGACAAATCCAGGTTTGGTCCTGGATATACTCAAGAGTTTCAGTCCTGCATTAGTATACTCCTTTATCTTTGAATAATAACCCGTGTAAATCATCACACATAATCTTTTTTTCTATCAATTTGAATTAATCTTTCAGGATGTATTGTCCAGAAGTTTGGCAAGACTGTATTGAATGAGTTAACCTCAACTTCTTTATAATAAAGGATACATTCTGGTTCATTTTTCCGGACAGTCTCAATTGCTTTGTTTAACCAATCCTTATCTGTAAAAAGACCAAGAATCATTTTGTATCTATTTACTAAAATGTACATATTAATCTAATAATGATTTTATCCAATTTCCACTCATATCTTCAACATATCCCATATGCTCCCAGAAGTTCATTGCATCCGTATCAAATGGACTGACAATAATGGAATTATAATATTGTTCTACAACAAATTCAATCAGAGATACAATGTTAGTTCCCAACCCTTGTCCTCTCAACTCATCCCGGATTTCAAAAGCATCAATCTCAAGTGCACTTCCTTTACTTTTCAGATTAAGTATAAAGATAAGTTCATCTTCATTTGTACCCATAATCCAGGTACCATTATGGGAGAGATCATTCAAGAATTTACTTTCAGAAATTTCCACCTCAAAAATGGAATCTCCTGTATGTTCATAAGAAATCATTGGAAACCTGTCACATTCCTTTGTCTCAACAAGTGCCTTTCTCACTTCATCCTGTGTATTGACAGTCACAGTATCCAACTCAAGTTCAAGCCTCTCTACAAGGTCATCAATGAAAAGTTTATTCATTCTCTTTCTTGATGAGTTTAATGATTTTAGGTTCAATATAGTTCCACACCAGGTCAGTGATGACAGGGATGTTTGGTTCAAGCTGGTCAAATACATCTATTTTCACAGGTCTTGACTCATTGATGGTATCTCTGTATGGCCAGTCAATGGTAATGAATTCCCACTCACACTTGCCCCAATAACAATATCTGAAAGTATCTTCAATAAACTTTTGAAGATGTTCCTTTGTTCTTACTGGAATTCTGTTCCAATTTTTATCATATGTGTGGAAATCTTTTTTGATTCCTCCCTTTGATGTAAGGATATTATTAAAAATAACCCCAAGGACATCATATGGTTTTATCTTACCATCATTGAAATCCTTGTACATAGCAAAGAATTGTGGTCTTTTTGATTTACTCATAATTATATATTATTTCTCTATTACAAATATAATGAAAATATCTAAAAATTACAAAAATTTCTTAACATAAATATAACAAAACACATACAATATATGTTACCATAGTAGGTGGTCACCAATTTATCGACACCCAGGTAACAAAAAAGGACTGGTTTGTTCCAGTCCTTTTTTCTTTTATGTGTATGTGTTAGTTTTCTTCAATGACATCAAATGTAGATGCAATCATCTGGTCTCCATAAACAAGTATATATCTGTAATCATCATCACTTTCAAAAATATCTTGTAACTTAAATCTTGATGTTTGTGAAGTGATTTCAGTTCCTGTGAAACCAAGACCTTTAAGAAATTCCAATACATCATCAGTATAAACAGTAACCTTCCCATCTTCCATAATATATTGAATGAGACAAATAGGATTATTAACATCATATTGCTGTTCTTTACCATCCAATAAGATTGTACAAGAAACTGGGTTGAATGCAAAAAGAATATTGTCATCCAAAACTGGTTTCTCATTTGAACCATATATAATGTCATCATCAAGATTATAATAGAACCATCTCTCACTCAACCTGCACACGCCATTGTCATATCTGGTGATGTTGAGTTCTTCATTGAGAAAATCATCAAATTTCAAAACTTCATTCATAATTAACCAATCAAATCATTAAATTCATCTTCAGTAATCTTTCCATCAAGAAGTAGTGTAAGGTTCTTTATACCCTCATCAACTCTTTCAACTGCTTTCAAAAGGTCTCTTAAATTGTCAAGAGTCTTTTCATTAAGTGAATAGTTTGCATCAAAATTATCACAAGAATAATTAGGTGATGTGATTCTCAATCTTTCATTAACACAACCAAATGTACACCCACCATTCTTATATGATTTACAATATTGACATTTTTTTGTATCATATCCTGCCTGTTCAATAATTTCAGACAAAACTTTCTTAATATTCTCCATATTACAAAAACTTTTATATAGTTATTTATGATTTATCATCAATTTTTACAATAGATTTATTATACAAATCACCAGGTATATGATATAAAAGGAAATCAATCACTTCAATAAAAAACTTGTTTGTCACTTCACTTCCATCTTTTGGTAAAATTGTATAAACTTTATATTCTCCATTTCCATCTTCACCTTCAAATGTTTCTATTGAAAAGTTATTTTCCATTACTCTTAATAAACCATGTACCCGATCCACTATATCATTTGTCATTTTAACCTTATTTGTTTTACATGCAAACATTATAGAACTGTTTGTATGATTTCTTATTATTGGTACACTTATTATATCTGCAACAGAAGTTATAACAGCATATGCATTTAATGGTTTATAATGTTTTTTTAAATAATCTGTCAATCCTTCACAATCAAGATTGTTTATATTATCCTCTTCTTTAACATCAGTACCATTACCTCTTCTACGTATGTCATTCCATATAGATTCAGATAATTTATTATTCTTAACAAGTATTCTTTTGAAGAAGATATATGCATTTTCAAGAATATAATCAATGATTTCTATAAAGAACTTGTTTGATGACTTACCTATTTTTGGTTCTATTAAAACATATTCTGTAAAATCTTTTTTTATAATCTCCGTTTTATAATTATTTTTGAGTTTATTAAAAAGTTCATCATCTTTAATTAAAAATTGTTTCCAGACAAATACTTCATTTTTATCACAATCATACTCCAAGAACCAGGTTACTTTTGTACCTAAATCTGTTTCAAAGATAGGAACAGTTATTTTATCATTCAAATCCTTAAAAATATGGAAGTCAGTATTCACATTTTTATATGTCTCCCTGAGATATTCAACAAATGCTTGCGGTTCAAGTAAGTCAACATCATCCTCTTTCTTGACATCAGTTCCATTACCTCGCCTTCTGATGTCATTCCAGATAGATTCATTTGTCTTTTTCTCCAGGAAAAATTCAATCAATTTTACAAATGTATTATTTGATCTTGTCCAATCCTTTTCAACAACACCAAATGTACCACTACCGAGTATATTTACATTAAATATCTTTTTAAGTCCAGGTACATCTATATATTTGTTGGCATTATTTTGTATTAATATATTATATATCTTTCCATTAACTACATTAAAACTTAAATCGATTCCAGAGATAATATCTATTTCTATATGTCTTGATTTTTCATCTGAACTTTCACCAATAGAAAACCAATCTCCTTTTTCTGAATAGTTATCTTTAATGTAATCAGCAAATGTATCAAAATTCATATGATTAACATCATCTTCTTTCTTGACATCAGTACCATTTCCTCTTTTCCTGATGTCACCCCAGATGGATTCTTTAATGTATGTCTTAAAATCTGGTATCATTTTCTATTTATTAGTAAATCTTCTTTATTTTCAACATTATCAATGATAAAATTCAACACCTTAATATATAATGAATTTGTTACATCTAAACTATCTTTGTCATATATATAACAAGTTGTCCTGTTTATACCCATAATGCGGAAAGCATCATTCATCTTTATAAATAAATCTGGATAATGGTTTTTCAAATCAAGATTAAATGAAATATTCTTCTTTTTAAAGTCATAAGAAAGAAAATAACTTACATTTGAGAACAATTTCAATATATTAATTAAAAAGCAATGATAATATTGTCCCATATCCTCTCTAAATTCAATGTTAGTAGAATCATAATGGTCTTTCAAATACTGAAGAAATGCATCAGCATCCATAAGGTCAACATCATCCTCTTTCTTGACATCAGTACCATTTCCTCTTTTCCTGATGTCATTCCAGACTGATTCATTTATTTTTCTGGAAATGCAAGATTTAATAGTATCATTATCTACATCATCTATGTTATCTATGATGAAATTCAAAACTTCAAGTACAAATGAATTGGTTATTTTTTTACTTGTGTCCTTTGGATTTATAATTGTATAGTCTTGATAATCAGGATCATTATCCCATAAGTCAAATTCCTGGTCTAACTTTGTCCATAATTTAGGTATATATTTTTTGATTGAATTGTGTGTATATACCACACCTTCATCATACTCAAAATATATTGCCATCAATTTTATCATTTTTACACCACAGGTACAGATAGGTATGAAAATATTAGAAGAATTCATATGGTTTTCAATATCATATGGTGTATTATCAATCCTGTAGTTTTTTCTTATATAGGAAACAAAATCATCAGGATCAAGAAGATCTATATGATCCTCTTTCTTCACTTCAGTACCATTTCCTCTTTTCCTGATGTCATTCCAGACTGATTCAGTTATATTATGTTTCTTCAATTCTTCAATGACATCATCAGTTATCAGATGTTCACCTTTATCAAGTCTGTTTGTCATTTCCATTACAGTATCAATAATCTGATCATTCCAGGTTTCCTTATTAACATAATTAAGTAAGTCATCAAAATATGAATCATCAGGACACACTTCTTCAATTCTTGGATTATCCCTGAAGTCTTTTATATATGCCCTAAAATCTGGATAACTACCTGATGTATATTCATCATGATAGTAACAACTCTCTGCAAACAACTTTATATATGTTGCAAGAAGTCTTTCTAAAATCTTATGCCTTTCATCTTCCTTCCTTACTTCAGTTCCATTTCCTCTTTTCCTGATGTCATTCCAGACCGATTCAGTTATATTACTCAATTTTCTCATAAGTTATTTATGTTGTTTCATAAATATAATATAGTAAATTTTAATAGTAAAAAATTATGATGCCATCTTGGAAACAGTTCCTTAATGAAGGAATTTTATCAAAGTATAGAGATGAGAGAGAAGGTAGGAAACTCACATATAATGATTTCAAAAATACCTTTGAAGTAATTCTCTGCAAACTTATTGAAGAAAGAATACCATTCTGGTTTGATTGCCAGGGTGTAATTGATAGTGATGTAAAAGGTATAACCAAACTTGGATATCTTATGAACCCTTCTATAAATGGTCAATCATTTGGTGGTTATATCCTTGAGGGTGATAAGGATGTTGATCCAGAAACATTGAAGACATTCCTTGTTGAGAAGGTTCTTCCTAATATCATTGTTGAAAAACCTGGTAAACTTTACATTGGTCGCACCAATTATTCAAACCTTACAAAAGCAACAGACCTTGATACAATCACAGTTGTTGTAAAAGCATTCAAGAGTTATTATAAGGAAAGAGGACTTTCTGGAAGAGAGATTTCTGGAAACAAAGATGTAGCAAAAGTTAACATTGATTTCCTTTGTGATAATAGTGTTGCAGGAAACATAATTGATTTTGTTTTCTGATATAACACATACATAGCACATAACAACAAAAGAGAGCTTACATGCTCTCTTTTATTTTTTTAAGTTGTTCAAGTTGACTGTCTGTGAGATTTTTTGGCATTTTAATAATAAAGTTAACTCTCAAACTCCCCAGTTCATCTGAATTATACTTGTGGAAACCCTGACCACCAACCATAGTATATCCACCATTCTGTGTGAATTTAGGAACTCTTACCTTCACATCCCTGTCAAACACCTTCACAGTAATCTCTGCACCAAGTATTGCATCTATCCAGTCTACCGCCTGGAGAACTTCAAGAACAGTTGTACCATTAACCATACTTGTTAAATACATCTTATCTGTATTTTGTACAGAAATATGTACAATTAAATCTCCAGTGGTTTGTTCACCATATATATTATACCCCTTTGTACCAAGTCCTGATATTTTCAATACCTTTCCATTTGTAATGCCTTTTGGTATATCTATTGAATAGAGTTTTCCATTTACATTAACAGGATATTTACAACCATAATATGCATCTTCAATGGATATAGTTATCTTCATTTGTATATCAGATGCCATTTGTCTGAATCCATGAAATCCATTAAACCCATTGAATCCACTAAACCCATTAAATCCACCAAATTCACCAAATCCACCAGGTGAGTCATATTGCTTTCTCTTTGTTTCATCTCCAAGGGTTTCATATGCCTCATTAATTTCTTTGAATTTTGTATCATCACCACCATTCTTGTCAGGATGGTATTTTTTACATAACTCCCTATATGCTTTCTTTATTTCATCCTGGGTTGCTGTCTTTTTTATTCCCAGAACATCATAATAATTCTTACTCATAAAATACTTATTTACCTGTTAATAAATATAACAAAAATAAACTATCATAAATAACTTATAATAGATATTTATATTATGAGTAAAGAAGATAAAAAAATACCTGTAGAAGGTCAAGAAGATTTCATTTTGAAAAAAATCCGTTATTATCAAGGTACAATTGATGATTATGAAACCTACTGGAATAAAAAAACAGCAGAAGGTGAGAAAGAAGAATGTCCAGAAACAAAGAATTTGAAGAAACATAATGATGAACTTAATAAATCATATGTTATTGTTCCTGTAGAAAAAGATGAAACTGTCATTGCCAAGGATGTTGTCAGTGGTAAGGATGTTGATGAAAAACCAACAGAAAATACTGATGCAAAACCATCTGAAAAAGAAGAAGGTGATAAGGGAGAAAAGAAAGATGGTGAAAAGAAAGAGAAAAAAGAGGAGAAGCACGAAGAAGAGGAAGAGGTAAAAGAAAAGGACGAGAAGAAAGAGGAGAAAGATGATGACGATGACGATAAGAAAAAGAAGAAAAAAGAAGATAAAGACTAAATTTTAATAATCGCACCAAGTTTAGTGCAGAAATAAGAAAAAATCGCACTCAAATGAGGGCGATTTTTTTGTAATAATGGAAATAAGACTTATTTTTCCAACAAACTTTGAAGTTTATTTTTATGTTCCTCTGTCTGTGGTGTCCCGGCAAAGTTGTAGAAATTGAAGAGGGTGATGAGCATATCTTCAGTCACCGGTGCATCAGGGTAAGAGTAATACACAGTACCAATGAAATAGTTGACCCTGGATTTGAAGAACCTCTGAAGGTCTTTATCAAAATCCCTGAAATAGTACTCCTTCCCATTGATATATATAGGGAACTCATTATTGGCAAACTTCTGGATGGTCATCAACCTCTGTTTACCATCAATGACATAATTTACTATGTTTGTCCTATTCATCCTGTTTGTGTCATTATCATGCTGAACCAGGATGATGGAATCAATAGGTTTCTCCTGGAGTATAGATAGAATAAACTCCTGCTGCTGACAATGCTCCCAAACATAAGGTCTCTGAAGATATACACCATATTTTGGCAGATAGACATTAAAGTCATATTTATAGTCTGCACACCCATCAGAATTTGGGTTGACAAGTGCATCAAACAAGCGAAAGTCAAAACAAATATCCTTGTTGAAATGTACATAAGAAGGAATGGTATAAAGACCACCAGAATCCTTAATTTCTTTTATTGTAAGCATATTGTTCAAAGTATTTCAACATTACTCTTTTCTTCCAACACATCTGAATCCAGTCCATAGATATTCACTACATTATTTGTAAGTAAACAGTCATGAAGAATACCCCTGTCATCACGGATACTAAATCCATTAACACCAGGTTTAATCCCAAAGAAAAAAGTGTGAACTCTTTGTTTTCCCTGAAAGTTGAATTTAATCTTTTTCATATATCATCTTGTTTTCACCACAAAGATAATAATAATTTCTGACAATTCCAAAAAAAAAAGAGAACTTTTTAGTTCTCTTTTACTGTAACAACTCTGTTGGTATTTGTTCTATTGAAACCCCCACATTTGCACATTCAATAAACCCAATAACTGAATGCTGGTGGTTTTCAATCTTGACATTAGAACTGGCATTGGTAATCTTAACACCATCAAGATCAATGTCTGGTCTCTTGTTATATACTTTCACCTGTGTCAATTTTTTATTGTTTTCAGAACCATCAAGTACAATTTGATTTATTTTTTTACCATATTTGTTAGGGTCGAATCTACTTTCTGGATCTCTACTATCAAGGGATATATGTTTTACTATTGTTGTATTGTCAAGAGTGTTGATAATATAAGTTTTTACATCAATATTAACAGATACATCCTTGTCTGCATACCGTATAACAGGTCTGAAATATATTTCTTTATCCAGTTCACTGCCATTTACAATAATTCCATCTTCAGTTTGTTTTCCACCATTTATGAGAAACTGTTCATGGTGTGTGATTTCACTATGGGGATCATTATTACTATCCACAACGTTTTCTGTAACAGTTAATTCATGGAATACAATATACAATTCAGGATGACCATCTGATATAGTATTCAAATAAGAAGATAAAGATCCACTATCTTTATCAGTTTTAATTACAAAGTAGTCATATTTTTTATCTTCATAAATGGTGAAGTTCAATTTTTTTGTATGATCTTCAACAGGGATATAAATGGAATTAATTTTTTCTACAGTATAATATTCATGTGTATGCTCAACCACAGTGGATTTTACACCATATATACTCATAATTATAGGTGTGTTATCCAATATACCATATGTAGGAAACAATTTAGACCTTAATAGATTTTCATCATTAGAATTTACAACCTTTTCCGGATATAATATTGCATATACATTAGGAATCTTGAAACTTAAATTTGCAGTATATAACTTTTGGTTGATGAGTAGAGGATTTTCATTAATACTGATATCATCTGTTTTTCTTACATAATGAGAAAACAAACAAATTTTATTTTTTATTTTGTCATATATATTTACAGTAATTATAAACCCATCATAACCATTATTTCCAAAATAATTTCTACTTGTAAATTGAAGTTTAAATGTATCAGCGAATACATTACATATACCTTCACTTATAGATTCTGGAGTGAATCCAGATTTACTGATGGGGAATCCAGCAGCAATAAATTTTGATTCGGATTTATTCACAGGTAAAACAAAACCAGAATCATCCCAAGTCAGTGTTCTTGCAATAATCTTACCTTTATCATGTCCAATACTAATTGTTCCTGTATTTAAACTACTATAATTATACTCCACAAGTATATCTGGAGTCAATTGAAAATATCTTGTTGAATTTGACATAAGTAAAAAATATCTTAACAACCTTATATAGAATATTTATGGATATTCATAAATATCATATATCATATATGTATATATGCCAAATACTTTTTATTTTGATGCTTGTAATGTAGATGCAAGAATGACCCCATTTCCTGTCGAGGTTAAAAATGTAAGTGCAGATAAGGATGATGGGTTGGATTTCTTTGTTGCTTCAGATGAATCAAATGGTGTAATTGCCCTCCCTCATTCCATTATGAATGACAATGTGGCAATTAACTACAGAACTATATATAATGGATATCCTATGTTCTCACAGGATATAAATTTCACAGAATATAGTGACTATGAAAGATGTATTATGAAGGATGAATATCTTAAAGCATATTTAAGAGATAAGAAAAATCCCACATATAAAAATATCATATCTTATTATAGTTCTGATGATTTTGATCCGCATGGTCTTGCAAGGTACAAAATGCAGGATTTTATCTATCTGAAATATTACAATCAAATTCCAAACAACTATATGATTACATTAAGAAGGTATACGCGACCTTGTTCTGATCATATGTTTGGATTGGATATGCCTGCTGAAATGGTAAACAGGATGAATGATTATCCAGATGAATATTTTGCCCTTGCAACAGCGGTTACATATATGGGAGAACAGACAGGTAATAAACTTTCAGATATTCTCAAGTTTGATTATGGTGCAAACTGGGAGGAAAGGGAAGGAAAAACAGAATCCTTACAAAACCCGGATGGTGGTCTTGCAGCACAGATGAGAAGAAGAGACTCTACAAACCTATTAACTGGTGAAGCCCAGGTGGGTGGTAGTAACAGTTTAACTGCACAGTCAAAAAGTTTGTGGATTATGTCTGCTATGGTGGCAGGAAAGGGGAAAAATATGGCAGAGGCAATGGCTGCTCAACATAGGTATGAGGGCAATACTTTTAATGCTAGATATGGTGAAGAACTTTATGGTGACATTAATGTTGTAAATAAAGTAAAATTGAGAAGTAGAGGTCTTACATTCTCAAATAGTTTCTCACTAACATTTGAATATTCATTGAAATCATTGAAATGTGTGAATCCAAGGATTGCTATGATGGACATCTTGTCAAATTTCTTAATTCTTACAGGTAATTATGGTTCATTCTGGGGTGGTGAGACAATATTCTATGGTAACAGAAACATTGCACCTCAATATGGTGATCCGGATTTATTAAGACAGGGTAAATATGGTGCATATTTAAGGAGTCTTGCCGGAGATGTCAGGGAAGGATTTAGAAAGATATCCCTGTCAAGTGACGGTTCTACACCTGATACTTTTATGGGTAAACTTGTAAATGGATTGAAGACAATAGGATCTGGATTTATTCAGGGTCTTGTTGGTAATCTTCTTGGTGGTAATATTGGTGTAGCTGGTGAAGGTGTGGCTGTTCCTGCACTTCTTTCTGGAAATCCATCTGGTTTCTGGCATGTGACCATTGGAAATCCACTTGATCCCATTGCTATGATGGGAAATATGGCCGTGACAAAAACCACAGTACAGTTTGGTGATGCTTTGGGATATGATGATTTTCCTACTGAAATAAAATTCATTGTTGAAATGGAGCACTGTATGCCAAGAGACAACTCAATGATTGAAAATATGTTCAATGGTTCAAAAGGTAGATTTTATTCATTTACAAATGGTGATATATTGAATGCATATAGATCCATTGATTCCATGCAGAATTTCCAGCCAGACAAGAATATGGAAAATCAGGAAGCAAATAAAACATATGAAATAGATGGTAAATATTCCACCACACCATCCATACACAAAAGATCATCAGTTAATAATCTTGTGGTAAGGACAATGGGAGGAATCTTAAAATAAAAATAAGTTAAAATGGAAAAAATTTTTGATATAAAGAACACATATATAGGATTTGATGGTGAGGAATATAAAAATATGTGTATTCCTGTTGTTGATGTTAGTAGAATGTATGGTAATTTTGTAGAACGTGTCAACAGCGATGAACAGGGTAGGTTAGATAATTTTGTCTGGAGAAATACCTCCCAAAATCTTGATATGATAGATTTGGTTATGTATGCAAATCATATCTTCAATCCATTTTCAATAAAAGATGGGGATGTCCTCAATATCCCGGCAGACAATGATAATTTTTATAAACCAATAGATGAACAATCACTTCCTGATGGGACCAAGCACTCGAATAATATACATGGAGAAAAGACAATGTCATATGCTGAAATGGTTGCATATATGGCAAAGAAAGGATTGGGAATAAAATAAAAAGGAGGATTAATCCTCCTTTTTTTCATTATTCAATAAATTTTCATCTATATATTTCTTTGCTTCTTTTATTGTACGAAAACTATATGGTCCATCTATAGTTTCAATTCTTTTAAATAAAGGACCATATATAATTAAAAAACCTTTATATTCTGTTACTTTAACTCTTGACATATTATTGATATATTCCTTTATTTCCAAAGTAACCGCCAAAATCATTACCCCTATATCTGAAATCTGGATCCTCTCTTTGTATTTGATTAAGGTTTTGATAATTGTCATAGAGATTACCAAACTTCTCATCCATACTTGATTCATAGAGTTTGTATATTTCAGAATTTTCTTCAAGACACATAATCTCTTCCATCATAACATCAAAATATGGGTGATCAAATATTGCAGTCACATCAACAGTTGACATTGCAAGGTCATCATGGTCTCTACTTGCCTTCCAGGTGCCACCAACCTTACTGAACACTTCAAATTCACCCACAGTGTCATCATCAGTGACTATGATATTGTCATTTGCAATCATACCCTTTAAGGTAATACACATAATAGGTTTATTATCAGGTCTTACCTTAAGTCCATACTTCCTGGTTTTTGCATCACTTGAATGGTAGAACTTCAATACACAAGATGGATCAAAGTCATTCTTATCGCCAAAGACAGTCTGAAGAAGTCTCAAAAACTCACTACCAAAGGCATTGTATTCTACAACAAGTCTGATATTGTCAGGACCTATCACATTCATTACCAATATATAGGTAAGTTTTGCAAGTTTCTCAAGAGATATGATATTACTCTTAAACCTACCAACCTGTACAAGTTGGAAGTAATCCGATTTCTTTATTTCCTTATCAGAATCATTGAGGTCTTTCTTCAATAGTTCTTTATTCTTCATCCTCAAATTGAAGAAATTAAGAATAGAATTGTCTCCTCCACCACCTTCAGACAGGTCTATACTCAACACCCATTTCTTGTCTTTGTTCCTGAACTCATCCACATCAAAATCAGGATGGAAAAGAAGGCCTCTGAACTCATCTTCCCAGTTTCTTTCTACTTCTGGTATGTCTTTTCTAATAAACCTTATTCTGTTTTTCTGAAGTTTTGCCAAACTGTCTGGGGATAGCAGTGTGTTACCTGTTGAGAGGAATGAATTACCAAACTGTCTCATAAACTCATCTTCTCCACCACAATCTGCAATGGTTTTTTCTTTCCATTCATCATCTCTTCCAGGTACCTGCCACCAATCGACCCTCAATGAATGATATGAATTAGTACCATCAACACCACCCTGGTAGATGTCAAAGAACTTGTTATATCCATTAGGTGTTGAAGTGATGATAATTTTTGAGTCATCCATTGAAGAAACAGTAGGCATGATGTTTTCATAGAACTCATCAAGGATGTGTGGTTCAACATGTGCAAACTCATCACAATAAAGAGTATGGATAGTAAAACCAATGAAAGACCTTTTCGTAGTTGCCTGGGCAATGATTCTACAACCATTCTCAAATACTATCATAGTCTGGTTGAAGACCTTGATTCCTGGTTTCATAAAGAATGGAAGATAATCCATAATCTCTTTAATCTTATCCATAATTTCCACTGCCGTTGCGAGTTTATTCGCAGCGATACCTATGTTTCTGTCAACATTGAAAATTGCTTCATGGAGAAGGAAAAGAGCAGCCACAACTGTTTTACCAACTTGTCTTGATGACATACAACAAGTAAATCTATTTTCTGCATAACTATGTAACATCTCTTCCTGATAATCCCTCAATGTGATAGGTTTATAACCCTGTGAACCATGCATACAATACCCATAATGATTGGCAAAATAAATCACATCATTAGCAGATTTTGTTAGTTCTTCTATTTCTTCATGTGTATATTCAAATGAGAGTCCTGCTCGCTTTACTCCAACTTGTCCATCAAGCCAGGGATTTTCCTTATGGAATGTACCGTCAGCATGATCACACATCCAGTTGTCCACTAGTTGTGTACTCCATATTATATTTTTCTTGACAGTATTCTGTTGTGTTTGTGCTTGAGCCATAAAAAATATATAGTTGTATAAAAAATGTCCATAAATATCTATGTATTAGTGACACTTTACAAAATATTTATGTATGAAAACAGGAATTGTTGTAAATAATTATGATCCAAAGTTCAAAAATAGATGTCAGATAAGGGTTTTTGGATTACACACAGAGAAAATCAGAGGCCAATATGTTATACTTGACGATGATCTTCCTTGGGCACTTCCTGGCCCGAATCCAACATCTGGTAGTTATTCAGTACCCAAGGTTGGAGACAGGGTATATGTTGATGTAAAGGACACATACAACATCACATATTATGGTCCGGTAGAAATAAGGGGGAATGTGAAAGACCTTCTTCATGATAATGCAGAAGACAGTGACAAAGTGAAGATTGTTGCATTTTCAGAAGATTATAATGAAGATGGTTCAAAGGATTATATGAAGATTTATTATCTTCCAGAGAAGGGTCTTACAATAGAGTGTAATGGTAATCTTATATCAATGCCTAAATACAATCTATTGGAAATCAAGACAAAAAATAATGCCGGTTTTTCAATAGACACTTCCACAAATGATATAACCATTCATACTGATGCAGCTGTTAAAATAGATTGTGATAATATAAAATTAACATCAGATGCAGAGGAAAAGCTCATTATGGGAAGTAAGTTGATGAAGGTTTTCAATGAACATACACATTTCACATCGGATGGTCAGTCATCGAAGCCAATTCAGCAAATTACTCCAAATGATTTCTCAAAGAAAATAAAGATAGGATAATGATACCAGATTTTAAGACATATATAGGAGAATCAATATGGAATGACATCAGGAAAAGAGGCAATGGTACTGATGTCAAGAATGAAGATATACTTGATGATATCTATAATTTTATAAGTGTACATTATTTTGTTGGTTTTGTGGGTATGGATGATATTGAGTTCAAAAATGATTATATCCATATACCAATTTACAAGGTTATCGGGTTAAATTCATATTCATCAGTAGAAATATATAAAAATAAAATAACTTTTGCTTCAATTGATCCAGATAGATATACAACACAATCATTAAGAAAGTTTGTGACACACATTAAAGATGATATCAATCAACTGTTTGATAAAATTAAAGATACTTATTCACCAGAGATATCCACATTTGATGGAATGGATCATTGGATTGATTTTGAAATAAAACCAAAGGATGGTAGAATAACTTCTAAATTTTGTGAAGCATTTATTGATTTCATCTTGAACAACACCACAGATAATAACAACAAAATATTAAAAATACTTGAAAAGAAATGATACCAGATTTTAAGACATACATAGGTGAATCAATATGGAATGACATTAGAAGAAGGGGTAATGGTTCTGACATCAAGAAAGAGGATGACATTGATTCTTTTGATAGAGATGAAATGTATGACTATCTGATTAATTATTATAAAGTTTTACCATCACCTTGGAATGTATATGAAATAAAAAACTCACCAGAATATGGAAGAATTACTGTCCCTATTGCTGGGAATAATAACTGTACAATGTATTTTGATACCAAAAAATATAGTAACACTTTAAAAAAATTAACAGGTAAGGATTGGGAATATGCTAATCTTGGTCAAATGGTGTGTATAAATTATACTTTACCTTATAGTTTTCAGAAAGGTTTATTACTCAAATTAGAAGATAAATTTACACTGAAATCTGATAAAGGAAGAAACCATATATATTATATTGTATCTCCAAAGGATGGAAGTAAAATAACAAATTCATTCTTCATTGAAGTAATTAATTTCATTTTAGATAATGCTCAAATTGGTCCATCAAAAGCAATTGAAAGGATAGTCAAAGAATCTATCTGGAATGACATTAGAAGAAGGGGTAATGGTTCTGAGATCAAGAAAGAGGATGACATTGATTTGTTGGATATTGATGGTTTATATGATTATATAGACACTCATTATAAACAATCAGCAAAGGGTAATGCTTTTTTTGAAAGAAAACAGGTCAGGGTAAATGATGTGACATTAAGTGTTCCTGTTTTAATGGATTATTCTGGTAAGGATAATCCACAAACATTATATTTAAGTATTAAACATTTAAATACTGAAACATATATATCTATAAGTCCTGCTCTGAAAGACTGGGCACCAGATTTATATAATTTTTTGAAATATCATTTTACCCTTGAAGATGTTATAAACAAACAAGGTAATATAATATCATCACATTACATTAAGATTAAACCAAAGGATGGAAGTGAAGTGACAAATACATTTTTTATCAGTCTGATTGATTTCCTTTTGGAAAGGGTGAAGGATAGCAGAATATGTAAATTAATTGAGAAGATATGATACCAGATTTTAAGACATATATAGATGAATCAGTATGGAATGACATTAGGAAAAGAGGTAATGGAACTGATGTCAAAAAAGAGGATGATATTGAACATCTTGATAGAGATGATATGTTTGATTATATATATACAATATATCATCAAGATCCAAATGTACATGTATTACCATTAAAAAGTAGTACAGAAAATAATTATCTATATTTTTCATTACCAATGTTTATGTATAGATATAATGTTCATAGACTTGTTGCATATTATACAGATGGCGATATAAATAAAATCATTTTGTTTGCCAATGAGAAAGAATGTGTAGGTTTCTATAAAGAATTAACAGATAATTTTAAAATATATAGAGATCCAAGTGGTTTAAGTTACATCAAATCAAAAGATAATACTATTTCAAATAAACTGCTTCTTGATGTGATAGATACCATATCTACAAATGCAGAAAAACCAATACTAATAAAGAATATAGATGAATCTGTATGGGGTGACATTAGAAAAAGAGGTAATGGTTCTGACATCAAGAAAGAGGATGACATTGACCATTTTGGTTATGAAGAATTCTTTGTATATCTTTCAGAACACTATCAACCAAAGAGCAAGAAAATCAATGAAAAAATTGGTGGAAGACTATCAATAACGGATAGTGATATCATTGAGATATTCATACCAATTGAATCCATTGGTGGTAGGATAAAGACATTGATAATAGAAATATCTAAAAAAGATAACAGTGTTGTTTCAATGGCAACATCACCAACTCTTTTTGATAAATATGTGAATTTGGAAAGGATGTTGAGTAATAATTATATACTTACTACATCAAGACTTAGATCCAGGATATATCTCAAACCAAAGAAAAAACCTACCAATAAGTCTGTTGTGGATTTGATAGACACATTCCTTGCTGTTGTTGATAATCCTATATTGGAAAAAGTATCATAAATATATTAAGAGTTCTGTGGTCTTATCGGTTATTCCACAATGACTTGTAAATGCCAGTTTCAAGTCAAACTCTATTGGGAAATGATTGATTTCATTTCCCATTTTTCATAAATATAGTATAGGAGATCTGGCAGTCTCCTTCTATATAAAATTAACCGATAATTATGAAAAAGTTTAATTCTTTGGAAGACTATGGTTTTCCTGAATCTTTTGATAGAACAAATAAATCTGATGTGTTCTATTTTCTTACTAAATTAAATAAAGATAAAAGTGGTAATTTAGTTTGTGAATCTTATACTAATAACAAACTAAATGGTGGATTTTTGAAATTCTTTCCAGAATTATATCAACAATATAAAGGTATTTCATTTCCAGAGGAATCAAAGACTTGGAGATTTTGTCAAAAATTATGGCATTTTCTTCAAAATGATTATGAATTAAGATTGGGTATATGCCCAATTTGTGGGAAAAGATGTACTATGGAATCATTTAAGGAAGGATATAAAAAATATTGTAGTACAAAATGTGTTAATCAATCTGAAAGACATAAAGAACATAGTTATCAAACTAAAGAATTAAAATATGGTAATGGAAATTATAACAATAGAAATAAAGCAGCAGATACTTGTATAGAAAAATATGGTGTAAATAATTATGCAAAAACAAAAAAGTGGAAAGAATATTCTATTGAAATAAATGAACAAAGGAAACAACATGAATTTGAAACAAAAAGAAAAAATCATACATTTGGTACATCAAAAATTGAAACAGATTGTTATAATTGGTTGAAAGAATTATACCCATCTGTTGAAAGACAACATAAAGATAATTCATATCCATTTTCTTGTGATTTTTACATACCAGAATTAAAATTATATATAGAAATACAAGGATCCTGGACACATGGAAGGCATCCATTTAATAAATCCAATCCAGATGATTTAGAAAAAATTAAACTGTGGGAAAATAAGAATACAAAATTTTACACAGAAGCAATATATAATTGGACAGTCAGGGATGTTAATAAAAGAACTATTGCAAAAGAAAATAAATTAAATTATTTGGAAGTATTTACAACAGACATTAATGAATGTAAAAGTATCATAAATACTTATATAAGTAAATTATAACTATGGCATCAAAAGTAAGTACATTAGTTAATTGTTCTGATATAGATGAGGTTGAGTGCCTGAATGACTTTGTTGAGAGTATTCAAAATGAAATGTCTGTGAATGGTGCAATACCCTTTACCATCCCTGCTGAATCCATTGCCCAGTTGACTAAAAATGCCAAGACAATGTTCTACAAAAGTTATGAGGATGCGTCTGAAGAAATGTTTATAGCCATACCTGAATCAGAAATAAGAAAGCATTCATTCCAGAGGGGTATTCATTCCATGGATGGTCCAGGAGATAATAAGGTAACAGCAAAATTCAAGAAAGGAGAAGGTAAAGAACCCAATACTGGACATACAAGAGGGACATATGTTCTTCCAGACGGTGTTATTTCTGTAGTTGGTGTTTATTCTCTGGGGGGGTGGTCCGGCGAAAGTGGTTGGAACACTGGTCTCCTTGGTAAGAACTCCGGTGATGTAAGTCTTCATAGGATGGTCTATCAGTCTGTATATGACAGGACTATGGCAGTCTCTGCTGACAATACCATGTACTATATCTGTACAGAGGCATTCCTGGATATATCAAGACAAATCTTCCAGAATATGATCTCCTTCAAATATAACAGGTTGACAAACAATTTGAGATTCCTTGGTGAACTTCCAAAGAGTGATGTCATTCTTGATGTACTTGTGAGAGTTCCTGATTGTGATTTGTATAATGATGACCTATTCCGTAGATATGTTATTGCTGACTGTAAAGTCCAGTTGAGTAGAATCCTTGGTGCATTCTCATATCAGATGCCAGGTAATATATCTGTCAATGTTGAGGCAATTGCCAATGAAGGTTCAACAGAGAAAGAAAACATAATCCAAGAACTTAAAGATATGTCTGGTGCCTGGTACATTTTAACAACATAATACACATATCTATATATTTCGATGGATTTCACATTTACTGTGAAATCCATTTTTTATTCTCATAAATATATAGTAAAGAGTATATGAAAAGATTAAGCGAAATATCTGAATCTGTCTGGGGTGACATCAGAAGAAGGGGTAATGGTAAGGAATATAAAGATGAGGATAGTTGGCAATTAGAACCAATTAAAGAGTTCATTGAAAGACATAATTTAAAAGAAGGTGAATATACAATCAATTCAGATTTTTCTCTTGATATTCATAGAAATATTATGGTAAAACCATTTGATTTGGTTGATAAAAAATTACCTTTCAAGTTTGGAAAGATTGATGGAACAATATGGTTGAGTGACCTTAATCTTGATACACTTGAAAATTCACCAAATGAGGTAACTGGTGATTTTGTAATTTATGAAAACAAAATAAGAAACTTTATTGGTGGACCGGAAATAGTTGGTGGTAATTTTTCTGCTAATGTCAATCTATTATTAGAGTCTCTTGATGGATCCCCCCAAAAAGTAGGAGGAAATTATTGTATAGTTGGATGTAGACATATTAAGGATATATCTGGAATATCACCAGAAATTGAAGGAGATTTGGAATTAACAAACAAACCATTTTTAGTATTTGCTGATTTTGAATACAGAAAATACTCAAATATTAAAGGAAAAATAATTAAAAAATAATATATAGATTATGGCCATTATAAATGAAATATCAAGAATTCAAACAGCTGCTTCAAGTATAAAAAACAAATTGTCAGAACTTGGTATAACTGTTGCTTCACCAGGTAGGATTGATGATTGTGCTAATGCTATTTCTAATATTGAACCTAGAAATGTCAGTACATCAAAACTAACAGCAGACACAACAGCAGTTACTATATCACAAGGATATTATGCAGATTCAGCAACTATAAGTGTTGATACCAGTACAATAACATCTGTTACATTATCCACTTCAGAACAAACATTATCTTGTGCCAATAAAATGATGACAAGTAACATTACAATCCCATCTGTAAATGTCTATATTTCTGGTAGTTCGACACCAGATGGTTCAATAGGTAATGATGGTGATATATATTTAGTTACAAACTAAAAAGAGTGAGAATCAATCTCACTCTTTTTTATAGATACTCAATTCTACTGAACCCATCTGTCATCTTTGTCTGCATAACCTGGTCAAACAAAATGTTCTCCAATTTTGCATGATGTATGAGGTATATATTCAACTTCATATCAGCACTCAAATTCTTGAGGATGTCAATCATATCATTCATACCATTGATGTCCACATGTGAGAAAAGTTCATCCAGGAACAGAAGATTCAACTCACCAAACTGTAATTTCAAAAATTTCACAAAAGAAATTATGGTTGCAAAATCAACCCTGGCTTTCTGACCCTTGCTCAAAGTTGCATACTTTACCTTCATACCATTTTGAACAATCTCTGCATCAAAATTGTCATTGAATGTAATGGTGTAATCAAGACCCATATAAGTCAACATATCTGACATAAGATTGTTAATGATAGGTATATACTTATTGGATATATATCTCTTGATACCACCATCACTGAACATAAGGGTAAGGAAATCCATCAAGGTCTTCTCCTTCTCCAATATTGCTTTTTCATCATTCAATACCTCAAGGTCTTTCATTAATTTTTCTTTCAATGATTCAACAGTTGATGTACCTCTGTCCTTGAGGGTCATTTTATACTTATAATCGGATTGGACATCTGCCAGAGGTATTTTATAATTATCTGCATTGATTTCTCTTTCCTTCTTTTCAAGGGCTATCAATTTTGGTCTGGCCTTTCCAATTATCTCCTTGATTTGCTCCATCTGGATGAGATAACTTTCTTTCTGCTTCACCAAATCTTCCCTTAACTTCTGGAAATCTTCTGTTTCAAGTGAACTACCACAGGTTGGACATTTTCCAACATCAATAAATGCAATCTTCTTCTCAATCTCCTGTACCTTATTCTTTAAAAGGTTATAATCACTTGCTTTCTTATAGTTTACATTCTTGAGTTGGTCACCAGCAGCCCTCAACTTTCTCAACATATCATCATTCTTTGCCTTCTTCTCCTTCATTTCATTTACTTTCTGAAGAAGATCATCTAATTCTACCTGGGTGACAGAATTCTCCTTTATCTCCTCTATCTGCCTTTCATATTGAACAATGTTGGCATTAATAGTTCTGATGGAAGCAGAATTAGCATTGAGTTTTTCATCCAATGACTTCATATCTGACTTTGCAAACTCCTTGTATTTGTTGTAAATGGTAAATCCACAAATCTTATCTATGATGTTCCTCTTGTCTGAAACACTCATAGAAAGAAGTGATTTCACCTCATCTACCTCCAAAACCAGGATGTTATGAAAAACAGAATAAGGTATCTTATAGTAATTCTCTTCAAGCATTGTCTGAACATTGAGTTTACCAGCAGTGTCAATGACCTCGCCATCTATCTCAACTTTGAACAGACCAGGATTAAGACCCCTCTCTATAATAATCTGGTGTCCATCACAATCCAATTCTATTTTTCCATAGAATGCCTTATTGATTCTGTTAGGAATGTCAGATGCTGTAAAGTTTTCCAACTTTCCATATAGGAGATATGTGGCACATTCAGCAATTGATGTCTTACCTGTACCATTCTCTCCAACAATAAGATTGAGAGAAGAATTGTCCCCAAAGGAAATTTCAGTCAACACATTACTATATGACTTGAAATTCCTAAATGACATTTTCTTCAACTTCATATTATCTCAATGTTACTTCAAATTCTGTTGGTGATGAATAAATATGAAACTTATCTGGATACAATTCCTGGTATTCTTTATATACCTTCAACAGTTGTTTGTTCATATCCATAGTGATTACAGCAATATAATCCACATTATTCAATGTGTCAAGTGCAATCTGCTCATATACATCATCATAACCTTCCTCAAGTTCAGATGTCAAAAAATCAAATGCAGATCCCTTAAAAATGACATTTTGTTCATTAAAATACTTGTAAGTCTCTGCTGCATAATCAATAATACTTTCCTGCCAAGGGAGTTTTACAGATACTCCCAATGCACCTTCAGCCTTTACAATTGCACTTTCTGCAAGTGGCCCACAAATTGAAATTCTCATAATACTTTATTTTAAAATTATTTTATCATCTTCAAGATATGCTGTCAGGGTAGTTCCTTCTAAATTGAGGACTTCACTACTTTCAATGACCATATCTGTAATAACCTCTTCAATATACTGCTGGATAATTCTGATAATAGGTCTTGCACCATTATCTTCCTTTTCAACCTTATCCAAAATCCAATCTTCCACCTCCGGAGATAGTACAATGGACTTACCTGTAATAGCCTTGATATTAACATTGGATTCATCCAACTCTTTCTGGAGAATTGATTTAAGGGTATCCTTACTTAATGAGTTAAAGTAACAGATATTGTCAAGACGGTTGAGGAATTCAGGAGAAAATCTCTTCTTCAAAGCCTTCCTGATAATCTCTTCCTTCTTTGCACTTTTCTTCTCATCTACATTTGAAGTGAACCCAAGAGGAGATGACATACTCTGTGCCTCCTTTACTCCAATATTGGATGTAAAAATGATAAGAGCCTTGGTTGCATCCACCTTCTTACCATCAGATCCCGTCACAAATCCCTCATCCAAGAGTTGAAGAAGGACATCATAAATCTTTGGATGTGCCTTTTCAATCTCATCAAAAAGTACAACAGTCTCCCCATTCTTTGCCAGACCCTTCACAAGTAATCCAGATTCCTTGTATCCCACATAACCAGGTGCAGACCCAAGGAGTTTGGATACATCAATCTCTGCCTGGAATTCACTCATATCCAACCTCAACAGATTATCTTCACTTCCATAAAGATACTTTGCCAACTGTTTTGCCAGATATGTCTTACCAACACCAGTGGATCCTATGAACATAAAGTTGCCGGCAGAGTGACTGGTCTTTCTCAATCCCAACTGGTTTCTACGGATATTCTTCACAATAGTATCTACAGCGGAATCCTGACCAATGACATACTTCTTGATTTCATCAGGCATTTCTCTAAGGAATTTGGTTTTATCCTCATCAAGTTTGGTCATCTGAACATCCAGAATGTTTCCAAGTGCCTCCAGTAAATCCTCTTCAGTTACATCAATGGTGGGGAAATACTCTTCACCAAGCTGCTTGTACTTCTCAAAATTCTCACCCAGCTTCTTATTGATTTCCTCACACTTATTGTAATCATTTGCCTCCAATGCCTTGGCGAGTTCTTCTCTGAGTTTCTTTGTGTCTTCTGTTAAATCAATAAGTCTCTGATCAGCCGGTCTGTACTTGTTGGAAATACTTGCACAAATCTCATCAAAAAGATTCTCTGCCTTTCCAGGAAACACCTTATCCTTTATATACTTGTCTGCATTATTGCAAATGATTTCACATACATTTTCTGGGAATGTCATATCATAACAACCCCTAAAATAGTCAAGTTCATTTTCAAGAATCTGTGCTGTTTCATCTTTGGTGAGTTCTGTGAGTTTGATAACTGTAAAATAGTCCAAGATTTTCTTGAACATATTCTCAATGTCCTTATACTCATCGGTTGTCACTGTTCCAATAATCCTCAAATCATCTTCCTCAATTGCCTTTATGAGATTGTTTACAAAGGAAAAACCAGCATTACCAAAGCAATTCAGGTTAAGTAGATGTCCAAGATTAGGTAATACAAGCGTAATGGGGATTTCATCATCATTACAAGCAGTATTGAACACATCTTCTATAATCTGTCCAAAGTCACCACTTCTTGCCTTTTGAAGAATATCATTGAAATTGATTTCTATGACTTTATCAACTCTGGCATTGTCCACAAGTTTCTGTGCATACCCCTCAATAATTGTCCTCTTACCAGAACCATAATCACCAACAAGCAAAACAGAGCGAAACTCTGATTTGTCCATAATATTATAAATACGGTTTATTTCATTATTCCTAAACCGTATACCTTTCCAACCCTCAACAATTGAACCAACTGATATAAGATTGTCAATATTATTATTTACATTCTCTTCACCCTTTTGCTCAAGGTCATAAATTTTACCCATATATAATATATTATTAAAAAAAATCTGTTATAAAGATAACAAAAAAGTGGTCAAATAACCACCTTTTTTGAATTATTTCTGAATTTCTGTTTGTAATTCAAAGATATTTGCCAATAAAACCACCACAGGATCAATACAGTTCTTCAAATTCTGTTGATACTTTGCATTGAGTACAGATATCACAGGGATTGCACCCATAAGGTTTGGTCTTGACTTCAAAATATACTCAATGAATGGGTGCCCAAGTGCTGCAATAGTTTCATCAATACAGTTGGAATAGTTCTTCATCACAAACTTATAATTCTCAACAGGATTATCCTGGGTGATGATCATCTCATATAGTTCTGCATATTCACTAGTAGAATCTTTGATATCTGTAACATCAATAGATGTCTTGTTCTCCAATGAAAACCTATGGAGTTTTTTGACAATACTCCTGAAATCAGGATAATAAGTCAATACAAGTTTGACTACAGCTTCCCTGGTAATATTGAGACCTTCTTTCTTACAAATCTCCATCACTCTCAAAATCTGTCCTTTCTTTACCTCATTGATTTCTTCAGCAGAGAAATTGAAATCAATCATCAAAAACCTGGACTGAATGGGATCTGGAATCTTCTCAATATAATTACAAGTACCTATGAATCTGGTGTTTACAGAACACTTTTCCATAGTGGCACGGAGGGCTGCATATGCCTGCTGGCTCATACCATCCATCTCATCTAGGATAACAACTTTGATAGGATTGTCATAATGGAGAATAGACTGATTCATAGCAAACTCCATAATTGTATCCCTGATGGTATCAACACCTGTTGTCTCTGACATATTCAGATACAGTGTGTTGTGCTGGAACTGTTTACAAATCGCCTTTGCAGCACTGGTCTTACCAATACCAGCGGTACCATATAACAACATAGACTGTACAACACCTTTTTCAAAAATTGTTCTGATTCTTTGAGGAACAATCAACTCCTTCAAATTCTGTGGTCTGTATTTCTCTTCCCACAGGATGTTTTTCAAATTATCTACACCCATATAAAAATTCTTTTACATAAATATAACAAAGACAATAACCATTTAATGATATTATGATTAAAAAATTTGAGGAATTCATTAATGAATCTAAATTTGGAAATCGATATGGAAATAATAATCTCAATAGGCATTTACGTTTTGCTTTGTTGAAGGTTCGTGATTTTTGTGATGAACAAAATTTAGTATATCAAACTGCAGGTGCTTTTTGTGATGGATTAAAGTTTGATAAAATTAATATTTTCAAAGATGGAACAAAAAATATTGGTATAGCTCCAGCTGGAGGTAGAGAGGAATGTATTGCACGAGTCTATGGTGATGATGAAGGAAATGTTATATACTGGTGTGATGGTGTTGAATACAAAACCAGTAAGGAATTGTTTGATGCAGTCCTGAAATGCAGATAATGAGATAAACAAAAAGAGTGAGATTAACTCACTCTTTTTTATTTTCCAGTTGATCCAAATCCACCTGTACCTCTTTCTGTTTCAGATAATTCATCAACAACCTGTACATGTACTTGTGGATAAGGAAAGACTACCATTTGTCCAACCCTGTCACCAACTTTATAAGGTGCTTTACTCAATGCTCTTTCCATATCAATCTTCCCAGAGAGCAATTCCCAGAAGGATTTCCTATACCTGTCCCTGTTCTTATATCTTAACTGTATTTCTCCACGATAAATAGGATCTACAATACCCACATGATTAGTCAAATAAGCCTCTGTCTTTGAATTGGAACTCCTTGGAAAGAGGAACATACCATAACCTTTTTCCAACTCACATGCCAAACCAGTATGATAGATATACATATCCTTTTCAGGTACATATTCAACACTTATGGTAGTCATATCCATGCCTACATCACCATCATGTGCATAGGATGGTATGACAGCATTTTCATCAAGTTTTTTAAATTTAATTATTACATTTTCCATATTATATCCAGTTTAATTCATCATTATCAACTTCTCTTATTCTTCTTGGAGGGAAATAATTGTATGTGTATCCTATATATGGTTTTTGGTCAAGATAATAACCATCCATATAGAAATCAATGTTATAACCATTCACATCTATCTCAAGGAGAGCATATTCATCTTCAATCCAGTTATTTTTTAATATTTCTTTAGATAATGCAATTTGTCTTAAATTATAGAACAAATCATCTTTATTTTCACCACAGAAGAAATAGATTTTATTTTGTATATATCTATAATCATTCTTTTCTCCCTTTACTCTCAATCCACTTTGTAAAATCCATTTTAGATTTTTCCTTGTACAAATATGATAGATTTTTCCTCTACAATTTTTATTTACAAAATCAGTTATGTTTTTGGTTTTAATTGGTTCAACTTTAATTCTAATGACAGGATAACCATAATTTGTATTCAGATATGGTGTTTCCACATTGAATGGATTCATAAACTTACCAGGTTCATCTACTTCAACAGATGTAAAAGACCACATTAATTTATCACAGGTTTTTGATATTTTTTTTACATCATATAATTCCGGTATAACTAAAAGAGTATTCACCTTATCATCAATATCTGTCTCATTTATAACAAAATGTGTTTTATCCGCACCCAAACTTTTATTAAGTTCTCTCACTAACAAATCAAGAGATGTTTTATTCAACATCTCATTAACATAACTATTAATATTTGGACAGTAACAAAAATCAGAGTGTGGATTAAAGTATCCAGACTTATCACAGATATGATATGCATACCATTCCATCATATCCTCTGTGATGGTATTTTCATTGACTTTATTTAAATACATAAAGCTCTCAAATGATTCACTTGAATCACCGGGATACTTATACTTATTATGTTCCTCTTCAACTTTCTTGTCAATCTCAAGAAAATGTTCCCTATACAGTCTTTTTATTTCTTCAAGATCCATATACCTAAAACTTTTTTCTTTTTATCAATCTCTGTACAAATGGTCTGTGTAATCTTCCAATACATTCATCACATTCTTCTATTTCACAATCCCAAGTATCATTTGCCATACAATACCATCCATCAGGAAGGATTTCCTTTATGAGTCTATTCCAGAGTTTTGTCAGATGTTCAGATCTTTTCTTGTAATATTCAAGTTGCTGTTCAATTGATGGTCCAGAATATATCCTATCATATTCCGCATTCAAATATTCTGCAACTTCATTCAAATCTGATAATACAGTTCCTCCATTGTTCTTTATCAATTCTGCTGTTGCATTGAGACTCTTCAATTCACCTTTTGTCCAATCTCTGTCATCATCTTCTTTTGTAACACAGAAAATACATTTATTTTGCAACTTTATAGAATCATTAACAACCTCTGCAATAGAATACACACCCTGCATCTTTGGGGTGATGACATAGAGATGATAGTCACAAACCAACTTCTCTCTTTCTTCATTTGCCTGGCATTCCGGAGTCCAGTCTTCTACAACTGGATTGAAATAATCACACTGTAAAAGGGGAATCAGTTTCTCCCTCCATTTGGACTCTGCACAAGTCCCACCTAAAAATACTTTCATGTTTAATTCAATTTTATATATTTACCTTCTATACCGCTTTCTCTCAATCTCTTGTCACATTCATCACCAAATGCAATCAGACAGGATCCAAACATTGGACTCCTTGACTCTCCATTAGGATTGATGAACTTAACCCTTCTTCTCATAAAAATCATTGATTTTGCCTTTGGAAAAATCACCTCCTGGAATAAAAGATTATCAGTTCTGTTTACAACTATTGCAATCCCATTATTATGTTCTGCCAGTTTCTGAACAAATGCCTTGATGAGTTTACTACTGTATGGTGGATTCAACCAGACAACCTTATTCTTATCCCATTCCTTTGACAATCCATCCTGTTCAATGTTATATGTCTCTGGCGCAATTTGAACAGGTGGATTCATTGCAGAGCAGGGGTCCAGGTCAAATGGACCAAGAGTATCTATCAACCATTGTGGGGTGTACCATTCATCAGATGATACAACTTCATTCTTCTGTTGCCTGTTATCCATCTACTTCTTCATCATCTTCATCAGAGTCCTCATCATCCTCATCATCATCTCCCCACCAGTTAGTCTCATAATATTTAGACCCAAAATTCTCCTCACAATACTCTCTGAAAGGCATATCTCCAACCCTGTCACATTCTCCTTCATCAACATCTTCCTGGGAATAGACAAAATCAGAGTATTTCTTCTTGTGTTCTACATCTACCCAGATTGTTTCATACCCACCAAACAACTTCTTTTTATATTTACTTTGTTGTGTGATGTATGTGTACTCATCATCTGTCAGAAGTTCAGGACAGTTCTTCTCAACCCATTCCCTAGGAGCAGATATGGTATAATTAGTACTCATATCAACACAACCATAATAAACACACAGTTTGTTCTCCTTACACCACTCATCATTCCTAAAACTCTGGTTGAAGTCATCACTCAACCATTTCTTGAAGTTTTCAGTAGGTGGATAATTCTCACCACTGAACCAATTGTTCACTGAAAAATAAACTACATCCATAATATTAATGTTTAATCATTTCCTTGAAAAATTCTGACATTACATCCACAACAATACTGTTGCCGGCAAGTTGTGCCAATTGATTATTACTGAGTCCCCCATCAACCAGTTTCTGAATATCTTCATCTTCCACACCCATCATCCTCATAGACTCAAATCCAGACAGTCTCCTGACTTTATATTTACCTTCATCAATAAACAAGAACCTTGGACTAAATGACAATGTGAGTGTAGGACAAGTACCCATAGGGGAATACACCCTAGTATCCTGGGGATTATAGAACCCAGTCCTGTCAATATGGAGATTTCCTAACTGTACCAGATGAGGGAACTTTTCAGGAACTGTGTCCTCTATCCTCTCACCAAACAGATTGTATTCTCCCCACATATCTGTGTCAAACTCCTTTACATTGGTATTGACATAGTTGGACTGCTTACCCTTTACCTTTTTTTCATCTTTTATTTTACTCATTTCTGTACTCCTGCAAATTTTTTGAATTGTTCATTGTCTCCAAGATATATATCTATGTTTTCATCAGGATCCACCAACTTGTCCCACAGTTCCTGACCAATCTCTTCCTTGGTCTGTATGAAGTCAAGAGTATTCTTATCCAACTTCCACCCCCTTGGGAACACAAAGTCACCGTCTGGGTTCAAGATAGATACACAGAACACCCTTTCACGGTCCTGGGGAATACCAAAATCAGAACCTTTCAACACCTTCCAGTAATTGGTATAACCCCTGGATTCAAGATATTTCAACCAGAGGTTGAAGGTGTCTATGAACCTCTCTGATACAAGATTCTTCACATTCTCCAACATCAAGTACTTGGGTCTTTTGATATCAATTGCTTTCTTACATTCCCAAAGTAATGATGACTTGGTACCAGAACCTTCCTCACCACCAAGCATCTTTCCTGCCAGACTGAATGATTGGCAATTGTGTACTATATAATTATTGGCAACATATGAATTATCTTCATCAACTTCCATATTATATACAATACAAGACTCAACTTGTTCTGTTGTTATACCTGTTTTATGGGTATTTACTGGTGCCCAAATATATCCACCTTCATAAAATGATTGATCTTGTTTTGTGTTTTCAAGTTTATATCTAACTTGATAAAAACTCTTTTGATTAACAGTACGACCTTCAATAATATGTGTTGGAGGTAATTTACAATATTGAATTCTAACTGCCCTATGATAAACTTTATTTATACACTGCCCAAATGTATATGCAAGTTTCTTACTTACAGTTGTTACACCATATGTATTACTCTTCTTATGATAATATCCATCACTGTCTTGATAACCCTTAATAAATGATTCAAGATATTCAATGGGGAGATTTATTGTACTTTGATCAATAAATTTTCCATCTGCTTTACTTCCATATCTTTGAACAAATTCCCAGATTTCTTTAGATGTAATTTGAAATTTATATACAGTTCTCTCATTGGTTATACAATAATTCAAACCACAATCTTCAAATGCTTTAATTAGAGAAAGTTTTTCTTCTTCTTTCTTTTTACTACAACAAATTTTTATACCTCTTGATTTAATTTCTCCAGTTGGTTTGTATATAGTTTTATTTGTCCATCCATCACCAACATATCTACCCATAAGATACCAGAAACTTTTATTAGTAAAAAGACTTGACAATTTATTACTAACTCTATTGTGTCCCCAGTTATATAATTCAACACCATTCCATTCAGGAATTATTGCTTCCTGATTTACAGGTGTTCCAAGATAATCCTTTTTAGACAAATCCTTTGCCTGTTTCCACATAGGATTACCAAACTGTCTTACCTTATTATGTTTTCTATCAACATATTTGTAAGATAATTCTCTCACATAAAATGGATGTTCAGGTGTACATACTACTTCACCATTTGCAGATTTAATATGATATAATGTACCAGCAAATACTTTATCCATGGGTGTAATAACTTTATGATAAGTATTTGTATGTGTCAATACTTCATCTCCTTCTTTAATATCTTCAATGTTCTTAATACCTTGTTTTGTCTGTATCAATGTACCTGCAACAAAACAAGGACTGCTGTAAGTAAAGAAGTCAAAATCAGGTACATTCTCCCAATCTATCTTACAGATGTCACCATAATTCCTATCTTTGTATTCTGGGAAAATAAGATTGTGAGCTTCTATCGCCCTCTTCTCAATCTCACTCCAACCTATCAAATCAAATGGAATACCCGCTTTCTTCAAGGCAAGACACTGTGAATCATATCCTGAAAAGGTGGTGAATACTCTCAAGGGATTTTCTATTGTATATTTCTCCATATCACACTATTTAACATAGTAAATATAACAAAACCATCAACAAAAAAAAAGATTGTCATCTCCGACAATCTCTTTTTAAATCCATTTGACCGGGATTTTTTCCAGGTCTTCTGGTTTATCATAAAATGGAATTGTATATTTTGTGAATGAATTATCAAAATCAAGAAAAGGAGTTCCTGATTGATCATGATATGCCAAGTTCTTTGCATATGTTTGCCAAGGAATCTTGGTTCTTTGAGTATATGCCATATCAAGAACTCTTTCATATCCCTTTGGGCATCTTAATGTAAGCATCTCAAATGGAAGGTAAACACAATCCTCATAATCTTCCTTATACCTCATATGTCCAGATTCTATATTACGGTGAGGAAATGCATTGTTGAATATATAATCTGTATCTTTATCATTATATGACTGACAGAGTTCATTATATGAATTCAACTTATCAATCATTCTGTTTTTCAATTCCAAAAGTTCCTGTTCAGGTCTGTATGAATTGTGGTATTCACTTTTATACACATTCTTTGCATTGGAATATGCACTATATGATAATTCAAGTTTACTGTGAAATTCTACTCTTTCATTATGTGTGTTCGGGCAATTATCCGCACAGAATATATCTATGCAGATTCCTGGAGGAAACATAACCACTACCTTCTTCTCTGGTGTGGGAATGACACCCATTATTGATTTATATCTTATTGTATCAAGCCTTCTTATTTTAGTGAAAAGACCAGATGGTGTTGTGTATCCAGTATTGATATAATAAGGATAATCAAATTCTTTATCCGCAACTGAAAGAAATTTCATATAATCTTCCCTCATCATAAGGAGATCAATATCATCATCCCAGGGTACATAACCACCATGTCTTACCGCACCTAGAAGTGTTCCTCCTTCAGCCCAATATTTAAGATTATATTTATCACATACTTGTATGAATTTATTGACCATATCCAATTGAATCAGCCAAAGTTTTTTCATAGTTTTGGAAATGATATACTCACATCTTTCTTCTTCATTTAAAAAATCTGGGTTATATTCTAAATTTACTGATACCATATTATATTTTATTATTATACTAAATATAACAAAAGAGATTATCTGTTCGTGATAATCTCTTTATCATCTGTTGTATCATATATCTCTGGATGAAGTCTCATTTGTTCCTGTTCATATTCTTTCATCAACTTATCCAATAGTTCTTTATCTTTTTCATCTTTATTCTTCATCTATTCTTTCTCCAAACTTTATTATATATGCATCCATGTTGTAGTTCACCAATCTTCCTTTCTTTATCCACTCAAATTTGAACCTCATTGGAGGTATCTCCTTCTTGAACCTGTGATAAAATTCAACCACATCATAGGTCTTACCTTCCAATCTTTTTATCCAATATGGTTTTATCTCACGGTAGTCGTGAGTCAGTTCACCGTTTTTAATCAAGTTGTACCAGTATTCATTAACTGGGAGTTTTAACACATTTTCCATAATCTATTTATGGAAAGTTCATAAATATTGTAATAAAATAATAATAGTAACAGTATGGCAGATAGTAATCGCGTCAAGGTTGTCAGACTTGAATATAATGGTGATATAGATTGGAATGGTAAACCTGTTGATGATGAATCGATTGAAGATAATCTTAATTTGACTAGAATTAATGAAGATAGTACAGTCGGTGAAATGATAGACACCATCAACTCCAATTTTGAAAATATTGCCAAGCATGGTGGTGGTCCTTCTGGTCTGGATGGAAAAAATGGTAAAGACGGTACAAATGGTGTAAATAGTGAATATATTTACGCCAGGGCTGATGTAATGAATCCAAATTATCATTATCCAACCAATGATGTTAATAAAGAATTATTATTTGATGAGGTTATTTCAAGTGAAGCTGGTCATTCTTCATATAATAACAATATTGATTGGTACAGTTTTCCACAGGGTGTAGACCAGGTTCATAAAAATGAATATGTGTTGGCAAGATATAAAAAGAGTGCTGATGATACAACTTGGTATTATGCACAGTATCCTGTATTGTGGGCGCATTGGGGAGAGACTGGTATGGATGGCAATGGCGTGGAATATATATTCATCAGGAAAAAAGCTGAATTAACAGATTCAGAAATTAATAATTTACATAAAAGTATAACAACAAATTTAAATACAGCACAAAAAGCAATATGTAACATAGATGATTTTTATCCTGGTGAAGGTTGGTTTAATGAAGATAATGAATCATCTGCACTTAAAGCATATCAATCTGCAGGACTTAATGTAAATAATTTTCCAAATTTATGGAACACCAAATTTGGATTTTTAAATTATGAATGGACGGATGAACCATTGGGAACAACACCAATATACAAATATGAATATGTATCCATCCGTAAATCCAGTATAGACAAAACAAGTGGAAAAAAGAATTGGGGACCTTATTCAAAACCTTCCCTTTGGAGTAGTTATGGATATGCAACCAGAACATTTATTGTTTATTATAACAATGATGGAACAAAACCACAAAAACCAGAAAAGGGTTGGTGGAATGTTGATGAAGATAAGTTGATAACCAACCGCACTGGTTATGAACTTACTCCAGGATGGTCTGATACAAATATTGATACAGATGGCACAGTCACCTGGATGAGTTCAGGTGTGTTTGGATATGATGGTAAGAATATATCTTGGTCAGACCCTGTCAGGATCACTGGTGAAAATGGTAGGAATGGTGAAGATGGTACAAAGATACAGTTTATCTATGCATTAACAAGTGACCCTAAATATCCGGAATCTATAAATGATAAAAAGAAGTTATTTGATACAGTTGAAACAAACAAATCAGATACCTATAATGGAACAGTGTGGCATGATAATGCACAATCCATATCAGAAACCAATAAAGAAGAATATTTTGCATCAAGAATTAAATCAGATTCAGAAACTTGGATATATTCAGAACCTGCACTCTGGGCCCGCTGGGGTGAGGATGGTACAGATGGTGATGGTGTAGAGTATATATTCCACACATCAAAATCAAAAGACATAAATGCTGCTTTTTATGATGAAGAAAGACAGAAATCACTCGATCCACGAATAGGCATAAGTAATCCTACTTCTATTGAAAAAGTTATTTATTATAACATAGATGATTTTTATCCTGGTGAGGGTTGGTTTAACAAAGAAGGCCAAAGGGAGAGGGTTAAACAAATTCTTCAAGATAAACTTGGTGAAGCATTTAATGAAGAGGAATTTAATTCCAAATGGGTGACTAAATTTGGTTTTGATAAAGGTTGGACAGACAATCCAATGGGAACAAAAGCATCAGAACCATTTGAGTGGGTGTCTATCCGTAAATCATCAACTCCTGAAGGAACAAAAGAAAAAGTATGGGGAGAATTCAGTGAACCAAAACTCTGGGCAAGTTATAATGTCACAGCAATGACATTTACAGTTTATTGTAACTTACCAGAAGGTGTGGAACCAGACAGAATCCCGGATGGAGAAGGAAGGTGGGGCATTATTAATAATAAACTTGTCAACAAAGATAATCCAAATGAATTTACATATAGGGCTTCTAGTTCTGATTGGTGTGATCTGGATAAGCATATTGGTATGTGGGAAGATGACAACAATGATGTAAAACCTTCAGATTATCCAGATGGTGTTGAAATGATGATCAAATGGGTATCAACTGGTAGATTTAAGGAAGATGGTGATGACTTTGGTTCAAACATCTCCTGGTCAAAACCTATGAGAATCACAGGTGACCAGGGCAAACCAGGTGAAGATGGTGAACACACACAATATATCTATGCATTGGTTAATAAATATGTTTTAGATAATGAGGATTGTCCTTGGATAGTTAATGATGATGATACTACCAAAGAAGACAGAAAAGATATATTTGATCAGGCAGATGCTGAAGGACATTATAAGCATGAGTCTTATTCAATAACATGGTATGACAACCCACAGGGTATCAGTGAAGAAAACAAAATAGAATGGATATGGTCAAGGCATAGAAAAAGTGAAGAAGATGAGTGGGAATATGGCGATCCTTCTATCTGGTCCCGTTGGGGTGAGGATGGTACAGATGGTGATGGTGTCGAGTATATTTTCTTTGCAACATCTCATAATCCTCTTGTAAATAGTGACAATCCAAATATCACATTTGATGATACTCAATTGAATAGTCTATATCAAATTGTATATCAATTTGAGGATTTCTATCCTAATAAAGATTGGTTTACTGATACTATAAAGGATGAAGTTCATACTAAATTTACACAATCAGAAACCATTAGTGATACTGATTGGAATGACCTTTGGAATAGGTTTATAAACTTTTTTGAAGATAAAAAATGGGCAGACAACCCATCAGGTGTTGATAAGTATAGACCATTTGAATGGGTGTCTATCCGTAAAAGTAAACCAGGTGACAATGGTAAGAGGGTTTGGGAACCATTCAGTGAACCTAAACTCTGGGGTAAGTTCAACATAAGAACAAGAGATTTTATTGTCTATTGTAATATGGAGGGTGAAGCCGCCATTCCTGTAAAACCAAATAATTATTCAAGTTATGGTAGATATGAAGGATTTTGGAATGTGACTGGTGTACCAACATTGGGATTAAATGCTTCAGACTTTAGTAAACCATTTAAATCTAATGCATTACCAGATGGTCAATTACCTAAAAAGAATAATACATCAGAATCAAGTTCAAATACAGATGATTGGACAAATCATATAGGTTATTGGGGAGATACCAATGAAGATGTGGATGGAACAATTGCATGGATGTGTACAGGTACATTCAGTGAAACTGGTGATTGTATTTCTTGGTCAGAACCTTTTAGGATTACAGGTTACAAGGGACAACCTGGTGCTGATGGAGAGACTATTCACTTCATATATGCATTGAGTGATGATGAACCAAAATATCCTAAATATAATAATTTGAGTGATTATGAAACTGTAAACAGTTTCTTTAACAATATTGAGTCTGCTGGAGTAAATGGATATGAATATAAATATAAACTTAACCCATCAGATGAAACTGAAGAATCAATAATTTGGTATGATAATGCCCAGGCCATTGCAGATGAAGATGGTAAAAGAAAGGAATGGGTATGGTCAAGAAGCAAGGCTGCTGGTGCATCTACAACCAATTGGACATTTGCACCAAAACCAGTCATTTGGGCACATTGGGGAGAAGATGGAACAGATGGTGATGGTATAGAATATATCTTCACTGTAAGACCAGAAGAATGGACACCAGATTCAAGTGTTTGGACAACTGCTACACAAATTAGTTCAAACATTGAAAAGGCAATGTATTCTATTGGTGACTTTGTTCCTTATGAAAATTGGTTTAGTGATGATAATAAAACTAAAGTTAAAAACATATTAACTGAAAAAAATCAATATAATTATAATACTGATGAAGAATTTGATACTGCTTGGGGTGAATTAAAAAACAAGTGGTCATTTAATAAAGCAATAGAATCAGGGCGTACAGAATTAGGTGCCTGGTCTGACAATCCAAATTCAATTGGTCCTGGATTGAGATATCAATATGTCTCTATAAGAAAGATGTCTGCCGGGGTATGGGGACCATTCTCATATCCTAAATTGTGGTCTAAATATAGTCTTTCTAAATTCACATCATTTGCATTCATAACTCTTCATATAGATGAAGATATAAGTAATTTGACTCCTGAAGGTGGTACATATTTAAATCCAATACCAAATGATTTAAAGCGCACTAATGAAGGAATAATTAATTGTGCTGTAGATGAAAGTGGAATTAGTTGGACAGATACACCACAAGTTCCTGATGAAACAGAAGTTGTATGGATGTCTTCTGCTCAATTTGATGAAGGAACAAATGGTCCATCTACATCTTGGTCTGTACCACAAAGAATGGTGGATAGTTCTACATTTAATGTGGAATGGAGTTCTACAGACTTATCCCGTTCTGAAATTGAACAAATCAATGATGTATTATCAGGCAAATATACAGATGATGTTTTCATAGATGGAGAGAACAGAGAATCTACTTACTTTAATTTTGGAACAGTATTAAAAGATGTATTTTATAATGTTGATGAAGCAGAAAGAGAATGGAGAATCAGAATTGATAAATTAAGTAGTGAATTGATTAGAAAGAACCTTTCCTTTGGTGATGATACTGGTAAAGCAGTATTGATGGCAACCTGTCAGTTAAAGAATGGTGAATGGTCTAACTGGGTAATAAAGAGGATAAAGGGTGAACAAGGTGAAAAGGGTGACCCAGGAACATCCATTAATGTAAAGGGTAAAATCATATATGAAGTTTATTTTGATAGTGATGAGACAGTATATAATTATACTACTGCTTCAAATGCAAAGCAAACATATATTGAAGAAAAATTTGCATCTGAATTACCATCTAAAAATGGACTTTTAATTGTATATCCTAAATCATTAAGAGAAACATATAATGATTATTGGGGTGAAAATCCAGATGGTAAGCTTTATATGTGGAAATATGATGAGAATGGCGCTTGGCATGATTTCAACAATACAGATAAAACTATATATGACAACAAACAGGAAGAAGGTGATTGTTACACTTCTCAGAACAAACACTTGATTCTTTGGGATGGTGATTCTTGGCAGGATGTCGGTGAATTACAGGGACCAGAAGGTAGCAGATGGATTCTTGTAATAAAATATGCCAATGGTACTCCAAGTTCCCGTGAGTTTGTTGAAGATGATATTGATATTCCTTCAGCAGAATGGATAGGTACATTCATGTATCTTGATGATGGTACAGATCATAGTGCCAATTTAGATAATGCAAATTATACAGCAAGTGGTGATAGTACAACTGAAAAAGGTTGGATTTGGTCACTCTTTAAAGGTCAGGATGGGCATGGTTTGGAATATATATTTAAAGCAACTCCTGATAATCAACCTCCATATGTACCTAATACATCAGTCGAAGAAGACAGGAAAGATGATGCTATTCCAACAAGTGAGGATGAAAATAATGTCAGATATGGATGGAGTGATGAACCTATTGAACCAACACCAGAAAAGAAATATGTCTGGATGTGTTGGAGAAAATTTAATAAGTCCAATCAAACTTGGACAAAGTTTATGGGTGTTGATAAAAAGACATATGATGCAGATTCAGACAATTGTGGTGTTGCCAGACTTTGGCAGGTATATGCAAATGCAATTGAACAGGTTGATGAATACTTCCATGTAGATACATCTATAAGTCCTGATGATCTTTTATTCACCACATCATATAATGAGTTAGAGAATAACCTACCAAATGGATGGAATGATTATTGGAAAACTGATAAAGATGAATGGGATAAAGATAATCCATATCTTTTTAATAGAGAAGTAATAACATATTCCACTGGTAAGAAAAAGATACTTGACCCTCATTATCTTGCTGTTTGGGATAAAGGTATTAAGGATGTTAAGGATTATTATATTATTCATACAAGTGGTGATGTTGCACCACATATGAATGGAGAAGGTGGTCATGGAACTCCTGAAATAAAAGAAAACCCAGGTGCTGGTGATATTGCCGGTATAACTTATTGGATAGATGAATTTACAGAAGTACCTAAATTAACTCCAGAATATAAGTATCTTTGGAATATAAGTTATAAAACATATGCAGACAACAATCTTGACACTTGGACTACACCTCTTGTTATTGGTGTATATGATTTAGGTGCAGATGCTGTTTATCTTGAATTGGATAATGAAATGGATACAGTTCAAGTTAATGAAGCAGGTGTATTATTATCTGACCAAACACTTCACATAAATCTCAAATTGTATAAAGGTGGTGCACCTATAAAAATTAAAAAATGTGAAATTAGTGGTGAAGATTCATATAGTGGTAATATTACTGTATATTATTCTCAAAATAATGAAGAAACAAATGCCAGTTCCTATGATGAAAATGAAACTGGAAACTATGATTTTTCAGATTTAGAAAATGGTGTTGATAGTATTCATATAGAAATAAATCTTTATGGATTAGATTCTAATGAACCTACAACATTATCATCAGAACCAATAAACTTAAGATTTGTGGTTACTGCATTAGAAAAAACAAAGAATAATGATGACATTACAGCTATGGCATCTTATAAACTTATGGGTATAACACTTCCATCTGTTTATTCCATTATTCCATCTGTCAGTGCTGTTCTCTTTAATCAAAATAATCAATGTGTCCCACCAAATTTGACTTTCACAGTTCTTGAAAAAACTGGTTCAATGACAACAGAATATTCCACAGCATCATCAACAGATCCATTTGTACTTTCTGTTGCAAAGAATGATGAATCTTCAACTCCATATACAAGTGGTAGTTTCAGTTATTCAACATCAAACCTCAGTATTGGTGATAAGCTAACTGTTACTGTTGCTGTAGATGCTGATAATAATGATGAGAATGGTAAGGAAACTGTTGTTGACAGGGAAACTATATATGTTATCCGAGAGGGTCAAGATGGTAAGAGAGGTCCTGCTGGTAAGGGATATGAGTATAAGTATATAAGATATGAAGGTGCTACATATTGTTATATATCTAATACTCCCGATGACAATTTACATTCAGATAATCCTGTATTTACAGTTAGATATGGTGATACTACTTCAAATGTATATGGTTCAACCATTGCTGGGGGTGCAGATTCCACATATCAATATGAATGGAGATCTGAAAGGACAACTGATACTAATGGTAGTTGGGGGTCTTGGTCTGACCCTATTACCATAGCAAGGTATTTTGATACATCTGATATGTCAACTGCTGTTAATAGTGCAATAACTAATCAGACATCAACTATTGCAACGAATGTAAAAAATTATTTGAGTACTGATTTTAACAGACTCAATACTTTAAGTGGATATTTTGATGGCAATGGAGTGCTGCAATGTTCTGGTATTGCATCTTCTTTATTAAGTGGATATATTCAAACAGATAATTTAGGAAATGCAATTACAACTGTAATTGCTGGTGTTAGTGTTAGTAGTGATGGGAAAATTCATACATTCTCTGACTATATGAATACAACTACTTCTAAATTTAATTCTGTTAATACCTCTTTAGATGCAATAAATGGAAGTTTATCAAATTATGTTACATCAACAGACCTTGAAGGTAGTATTTCTACAGCAATGGACACATTCAAGGCAGATGTTAAGGATAATTTTGCCTCTATGGATAGGGTTGTTGCAAATGTCAATAATTTAAGAGATGAAGAAGGATATCTTCTCATAGAAAAGAGTGAACCAAATTATGGAACATTATCAGTCACCCCTGGAGATCCAAATTATCCTGTATATATCATACCTGAATATGGTATATCTGTAGAAGATATTATGAAATATTGTAATGGACAGAAAGATATAACAAAATTACCTACATCTGTGAATATACACAATTCAGGTGATTATTATTATATTTTATCACATTTTGATAGTAGACCATATGTATCTAATACATATAAATTCTCATATAAATTAAATAGAGATTGTAATAATAGTACTTCTCCAACAAATTGGACTCATACTTTTATTGGTAATTCTGATGTATTATTTAAAGATAAATTTGTAAGATTAAATAAAGATACTTCTAAATTTAATTTTACAGATTCTAATGATAATACTAATAGAGAATTTCAGTGTGGTAATTTTACAGAAGATTATCCAAATACATCTGAAATATATGATAGTGTATATTGTATGTATGTAAATTCATTAAAAGATGAAATTAAAATAAACTACTCTGCTGATATAGAATTTTCCACAGATAATTCAAAAGTAAATATGTATATCAGATATAAACAAGATATAGATGGTGAATGGAAAACATATCAATTATATTCTTGGATTGATAAATCTGGTACGAAGAGATTATCTATATCAAGTTATGAAGAACGATTAATAACAATAAAAGATATAAATGATTCATCAGATAAAATAACCACAGAAAAGTATCTATATTTCCAATTTTATATAACATTTGACTTTAATTCAATAGAATCTATAGATACTTCATATTCATTTACAACAGTTAATAAAATAGGGATAAGTAGTACTGATAATTATGTTAATAAGCTTAATATTACTACACTTAGTGATGGTATAACAAGACAGATAGGATATAATCCAACTGGTACTGCAAACTTTCCTTCAACATATATAATTGATAAAGTTAAAGTATCTTACAGCAATGGTACACCTACATCTAAATCAAATGAAACCATAAGATATAGAGCACACTCCATCAATGAAAGGTATGGAAGCAATAAATCTGTTTTAAAAGATTATTTAGGCGCTGATGATTATGGATTGATGCTTGATTCAGAGAAGGACTACCTCATCCCTATCACAAAAGAAATGTCATCCATTTCCCAGAGTGTAAGTAATGGTATTGCTTGTACATCTATTATTACAAGTGTGGAGGATAAACATGCTGTATTTGTCCAACAGGCAACATCAAGTGGTACATCCATTTATATGAATGCAAATGAGATTGGAATAAAGTCAGATTATTTTAATCTTGATAATAATGGACTTTCACTTACAGGTAATATTACATTAAGATCAAAGAATGGTGTGACTAGACTTGATGAAAATGGTGTATTATATGCATCTGGTGCTGTAATAAGTGGTGAAATTACAACAGATAAACTTATAGCAGAATCTACAATGGTTGAAGCAGATTTTACAAATGGAAGTTTTAGCCAATATTCTGGAACAATAACCAAAAGAACAAGTATTAATAATAGTTCCTTTGGAATTACTGTTAATGGTACATTAACGTCTGAAGAGGAAGTATCTGGAGATGCTGCTCCAGACATTACAATTAACAATGCAATATATTTTGAAATTCTTAATGAATATGAAAATCTTAATGGTTCTGCTGATTACAATTCTGCATTTCCAAATAAGATGTTTTATGTTCCTACTCTAACTATGATGTATAATGGTGAAGCATATGTATTAAATCCAGCAACATGGATAAAACGATCTGATATTATTAATAATGCATCTACATCAAATATGAGATGGGTATTTGTATGTCCAATATTAATTTATACTTATAACGGTTCAAGCCAAAATAATCAAGTCTATACTAAGACATTGGGGGCATCAGGTAATAATTATAGCTGTCGTATTTTCTATAAACCATCAATTATGACCACAGAACTTACAAATCTGTATAGAATTAATGTATTCAATCTTGGAGAAACTGATGATGAAAAGTCAACAAATCTTGGGTTATTAAAATCTCATAACTTGATATCTTATACAGGTAATAATACAGATTTAATTTATATTAATCCAACTTGTGCTTTTGCACAACAAGATGATGTGAATTCTGGTGATGTAGGTAATAATGCTGGTCAGCAAACAGTGATTACCAAGGCATCATGTACCAGATTTTCTAATGCATTACCTAAATCTAACTTTACTTGTGGAAGATTTTATGAAAAAGAATATGTAAATCCTTCTAATAATGATTGGAATGTTAACAATGTTTATAACTTATTTAAAGCAATTGTTGCAAAAAATGATGAAATTTGGTTAAATGGTTCAAATCCATATATTTGTACAAACCTTGAAAATAAACTTCCATTTGAAAGTGGTGTACAAATTGAGAATTCATATAAAAAATTACATATTAATTATTATCCAATATTTGAAATAAGTAATGGAGGAAAAACTGTCTCCAATTCTATAAGTAAATTATATCTCGATTGTAGGTATGAATTATATGGTTCTTATATTGAACATAATGATAATAAAATCACCGTAAGACATGCAACATATGAGAATAATCCATATCTTAAATCAATTATGTTATGGATTGAATTTAAAATTTATATTCCATCTATAAGTATAAATAATTTTTCACCTTTTGGTGAATTACAATCAGATATAGAAACTAAAGTTAAAAATATTATTGAATCTATGAATTTTTATAATTATAATCAACCTGATTTATCTTTAGTTGATGAAGATATAATTTCTTTTGGGGGTAATATATCATTTTATGATGGTTATGGTTTAACAAAAACTGGTTTTAGTAATGAAAATCTTGATTCTAATCAATAATATAAAGAAAGGGAACTTTTTCAGTTCCCTTTCTTTTTATATCTTCTTCAATATAAACCCAAATCCAAAATCTTCTTTGACTCCTGTCCGTAGGTTATATACTATCTTTCTGTCAAAATCATCTCTGTTTTCTTTGGACATTGTGATGTTGTTACATTCCACAAATCCATGAGTTTTGAAGAATTTAACACTGACTTCTTTACTGTCATTTTCATCAGGGTCTTCATATTCAACATATTTGACATAATTGTTTGTAATTCTGTTGTTATGTTGACCTTTCTTGGTTCTTCTGACAAACACTCTTATTTTCTCCAGTTTGTATAATTTCAATATGTTCTTAATCACATATTCCTCAATGTCATCATCAAGACCTGTTATACCGAATGAGTTATCAGGACTTATATATTTTGCAAACTCTCCTTTCAGTTTATCACAGAAGAATCTTATTATTCTTTTCCTCAAAAAGAAGTAGAAACTGACATTACTGTTGTTTATCTCTTTAAACATTACTTCCCCGGGACATCCTCCAGGATTGGTTATCCAGTCATCATTCCATTCCCCATTCCAGTTTACATCATTACCCAATGTCAATCCACATATGTCCACTTCACTAGGTGTGTTGAGATATTTTGAACCAAACATACAGAGACCATCTTTCATACTTGTTATGTTCTTACAACTTTCAGCATGCTTGATGTCTATCTGTCTTGTATAATAATCCATATCCCAGTTACTGCTGAAGATATTATAGTCTTTATGAGCAAGGGCATATTGTCCAGTCAAGGGATAATATGGTGTCAGGGTGTTGATAATCTCAATGTTTTTATTGTCATTCACCTTATGATACCACATATTGTTAATAACCCCAAACTTTCCATACTTGTCATTATATGAGTAATCAAATTTAACATTTGAAAATGGACAGTTTTCCAAATTACTATAAAACAATATATCCTTGAATATAGGATTATAATAACCAGAATATCTATTTAAGGTTTTTATCCTGAGATTGTTGATATCAGGTTTTAATTTGATGTCAATGGAACTGGTGATACCATTATTATCATCTGTTATAATTGGTGCGCTTGCAAATACATCATATGTATCAATGGAATCAGGGTCAACAATATTGATTCTGAAATCATTTGAACTGTATTCCACTGAATTTGTCTCACCATTGGTTTTCAAATCTTTATTACCTTTGGATATACTTTTCTTGATACCATTGACAGATACCCTGTTACAGTCCCATCGTAGTTTTTGTTGAGTATTATCCTTCTCTATTGTGTATTGTACATTACCACGTTCAAGTTTATTTGAACCTATAACTTTACAATTTGGAACAGATATATATATATCTTCCTGTGAATTATAATAGCCATCTCCCAATAATTTTATATATCCTGTACCATATGTATAAAATTTTCCAAGAACTACATACTCATTATTTACATATTTGTATAAATTGACATAGATATGTGTTGCCGGGTTGTTATCTTCATAGATAATCTGTACAGCATCATCACGGTCTAAATTTATTACATTAACATCAGTATCTGACAATCCTGTAGATACTATTGAGTAATCCTTGTATCCCTGTTTACTTATTTTTATGGTAAGTTCTTTATAAGGACTTGAAAATTTAGTGATACCACTGATAGATGTCTTTGTTTCTATTACAGTATTGTCATATGTATATATAATTGTTGCATCTTCTACCACAACACCTGTATAATAATCAAAAATTATAAGACTGTGGTTGTATGTGATATTAGAGTTGGATTTAAATTTAAATGTATAACCAGGACTGGTTTTAGATATTGTAGCTCCCACCAATCCCACATCTTCATTATTCTCTTTATCAATATAATATATAGATGGGTAGTTTATAACATATACATTTTTTGATTGAGGTTGTTGGGCTTTTTTTCCTAATTCTTTGAATGCCAATCCATTCTGGTCTGTTATGATTTGAGTAGTATCATCACCTATTTGTACAGTCACACCAGATATTGGATTACCTGATTCTGTTTGGGCTTTAACAACATAATAATAAACAGCCTCTATTGTTGGTTGCAAGTTAAATTGTGTTATCTTAACATCTTTAATATTTTGTTCACCGATAATGGTTTGTGTACTCTCTGAATATCCATTATTTTTAATGGTGATGGTTAATTCACTATTTATACATTTAATAATATATATTCCTGTACCAATCTCCTCCACTAAATCAAATTGAATATTTTGGTCAACACTTATATTCTTCTTGGTTAGACCAGTTATTGGTATTTTTCCTGAAGAATTTGTAACCTTTATCTTAAAGCAATATACAGTATTCCCTGCTGATTTTGACAGTTTTACAATTGTATATAGTTGTGTCTCTGATATTCCTTTTGTTGAAAATTTTTGAGCAGTAGCATCTTTATTCTCATACCCCATAGCAGATATAGCAATATTACATAAATAAGGGTCTTGTGAAGATGCAGTCACACGGACAAGACCATCAGAGCCAGTCCTTTCTGTAATATTTTTTTCTTTAAATGTTACAGTTGCGCCTAATATGGGTTCGCCTGATTGATTTGTAATTTTTACACAATAAAAATAAGTTTCACTTAATTCTAATTCTATGAATTTATCCCTATCAGTTATAATATTTAATGTAGCAGCCATAATTTTATATTATTTTATTACCAGATAGTATAATCATTACACACCTTCTTTAGGATTAAGAAGTCCCATACCTATTTCATAAACATATGATTTGTTGAAGGCATAGTTATTTTTACCCTCTATTCTAAAAAAGAGGATTCCTACAATAAATTTGAAGACATCATTCTTTATGAAATATATAGGTGGTAGTGGTGCATTCTCCTCATCATCTTTCTTGGGGACATACAAAAATGAAAATCTATAATCATTATATTTTCCACTATTGACTTCTTTACCATCATTAAGTTCTGTAATTTCAAATTTTACACCCCTGAATAATGTAGATGATTTATGTGTGTCATCACCAAGTAAAAATCTGGAATATTTTTTGTTGAATCTCTTATTATTGAATATAGTTGATGAGGTGTTTCCAAAAAAATTATCAAAATTATCTGTTTCTGTGTTACTAAAATAATTTTTTATCCCCTCAATATCATTCCAGGTGTTTTCAGCTTCTGTTTTTGCTATATACTGATATTCATTCTTCATTAATGATTTATCCTCCTGGTAATCACTATCAACCAAATAATAAGGCATAGAATGTGTGTACTCCATAATGTCAGTACTCTGCATAAATGTATTTGCAGAGAAATTGGAAGTATCAAATATCTTACTTGTATTGAGTCTGTATGGGTTTTCACAACTGTCCTTTGAATCATCTATGTATCCCCACTTGGTTATAAAAGGTACAGTTTTACTTACTGTGGATAATTCAGGTAAGATGTTTTCATAATAATATTCATATTCAGTGGAAACAGGAATACCGCTATCTATATCATAAAACCTTTTGTAAGGTAATGATATTTCATTATTTTCAGACCTCTTAATCTCATTATCCATCACTTCATACTCTCCATATTGTGATGAAATTGTGTCAAAATTAAAATCCTTTACCGGGAAGAAACTCAAAAGACCTATTTTGGCATAGTACTTATCAATTATCTCAACCTGGTCTGTTTTTGATATATTCACATACTTGCCATTGGAATCAGTAACCACAATGGAATAGGTGTCATCTATCTCATTATTCTCATTGATGTATGGCAAAACCACCTTAATTTCAGCATTGTTCTTTCCAGTACTACTCTTGAAATACCTGATACCATCCCTGTCAGTCCTGTTTCCATTTTCAGGATTATCAAAAAATACATCCTTGTCTTCAGTATATACCTTGAACACACATCCCTCATCAGAACCACCAAGGAATGAATCAGTTATCTTTTTGATTTTGAAATTGGATATACTATTAAGGTTCACACTTATCATCCCATCGAAACTGTCACCTGAATATGTTGCGCTTATGACAACCTTACTTCCTATATTGAATGCTTTAATCCACTTGAGATTATCTGTAGTACAATCCTGGAAAGCACTAGCAATGGCCTTGGCAGTATCTTCAATAGTACCATTACAGGAAAAATATTTATCATTACTTGTTCCCTTTGGCAGTTCTGCTGATGCTATGAATTCTGCCAGAAATGATTTACCACTACCACTGTAAACCTTTATAGTATCCATATCATTAAGGGTGGAAAGGACTTCAAAAATCAACATGGAACGCCCTGAACCAGGAATACGCTCAGCAAATACTGATGTTGATGAATTTTCAAATCCTGTAAAGTCCTCTTCCTTTGCACTACTGAATAATGTGTAAAATCCAGGAAGACTTGTTTTTGTCTTAATGGAATATAAATTATCCCTTTTGTCCTTTATGTAACTAATTGTTCCATTTGCTGTTTCAGGATTCAACAGGAATATGTCTTCACTGGTTGAGGTATCTACTGTCAGTGTATTATTATATATTCTTAAAACCTTCATATCATAAAGATCTATGTCATTACAATACATACCAAAGTATCTTGCAAATTCATAGTCCTTGGTTTCTTTGTCATCAAATAAAAACTCAAGATTAAGTATATAAGGGAAGATGAGGTTATTCCTTTCAAATCCTGATGTTATCCAGGCATCAACCTTTGAAATGGTATTGTCATTGTTGAGCATACCCTCTTCAATGTTCTCCACCTTCTGTGTCAGAACACCTGAAAACTTATCAATACCATAATAGTAGATTTCATTTGAAGAGAAGTTTATATAAATAGACCTGTCATATTTAAAATCTCTCTGTCCTACATACTTACTTATGTAATCCCCAATGGGTGTTCCCTCCCTCAAATCAAATGATTTAAGTATTTTTAATCTCTTTAAAACATCTTTTTTGAAATCAAATGATACATCTGTCTCAACCATATTTGTATTGGCCGGACTATCTATTTTGAATATGACAAAATAATTAGGTCTCTTCTTCCTCAAATAAAGAGGGGCGACAAAACCCATCTCCTGTGGGTATACATCAGAATTGATGGATTCCACACCACACCAGTACATATTTTCAAACTGATTGTCAAAATTATCAAGGATGATGGTATCATCTACATTCTGACCAAGAGTATATGCTGCCGCATTTGTTCCAAGAAGAAAGTTCCTGATGTCCCTGTTAAAGAAACCAGTTTTCCATACCTTATGATGCTTGTAATTTATTGTTGACAAAAGAGGATTAGCATCATAAGATTCCATATATAAATTCTCACCATCATACATCAACTTGGTGTTGGTAGTGAGTTTTGGATTGGTTCTCAATATCTGAAAAGAGACATCATCATCCAGTCTTACATAATCAGGTTTCTCTGAATATAACTTCATATTATAAAATACTATATATGTATTTATGAGAAATGGGGAAAAGATTAACTCTTTCCCCCATTTAATTTGTCCTCAAGTTCCTCATATAGTTTGTTCTCCAAATATCTGAACATCATAGTCCTGGAGTCCAATATCCTCCTGTCAACCATTGGACTTTTATTGTTGTATGTCTCACGACATTTTTCGCAGACAAAATTCTCCACATCTGTCCTGTTCCTGTCTGCCAAGATTGGTTCTCCACAGATGGCGCACTTCCATTCCATCATGCCGGCAGTCTTCTCATATACCCATCTTTCAACCACCCTGTTGAAGTTGGGGTCATAGATGAGATTCAACCACTGACTCTCTATGTTGTCAAAATCCCTTGAGAACTTTTCAAGTCCAAGGGATTTCAATCTTTCTCTATCTGCTATCATAACAATGTCTGAAAGAATGGAATGAGATATTTGATAGTTGACCAGACTGCACCAAAAATAAGTCCACCAAAAAAGAGTGTTACAAAGATGACTGACTTGAAGGTGACATATTGTTTGTCAAGATTCCATGCAGGTGTGAAGGTGACAAGATAACCATGCTCAAACTCTTCATGGGTCTCATCAATCTGTGTGACCTCCTCCAATGGTTTGAGCTCATAGGCAAGGATATCCACAACATTGTGTTTTACCAATACAGACCATATCTCTGCAAGTTCTTTCCTTAAATAAATTTGATCTTCATCACTACCCAATTCAATCAAAACATCTCTATTTATTACTTTGTATAATTTTCCAAAATAATCTTTCTTGAGACCAATTGCATTAAAGTCTGATTTGTTATTTTTATATACTTTATTTATTATTATCCAGGCCTTTAATTCATTGAAAAAATTCTTAATCCACATACTTATTTCCTTATATATATTTCAAAATTATATGGTATTCCAGATTCTTTATCAACCTTTACATCTGATGCAGAAATCATCTTCCACTCATTAATATCAATCTTTGGAAAAAATGTGTCTGCATCAAACTCACCATAGATATGTGTAAGATATATTCTATCAGCAGATTTTATTGCTTCTCTATAAATTGATTCACCACCAATCACAAAACACTGGTTATCAAACTGTTCTGCCCTTTTGTATGCTGCATCAAGTGAGTTTTCAACAATTACACCATCCCAAGTATATTTATGACTTACAACAATATTTACCCTATCTGTAAGTGGGTGACCAATTGATTCATAAGTCTTTGACCCCATAATAACTGGATGACCAAAAGTAACATTATGAAAATACTTTAAATCTTCATTTATATGCCAAGGAATCTCACCATCTTTTCCAATAGCCCAGTTATCTGATACTGCAACTATTATATTTTTCTCAATCATACTGCAACAGGAGCTTTAATCGCTGGCCATGGATCATACCCTTCCAGTTTGAAATCTTCATACTTGAAATCAAAAATAGATTTCACATCAGGATTGATAATCATCTTTGGAAGTGGTCTTGGTTCTCTTGAAAGTTGTTCATTTACCTGATCAAGATGATTCAGGTAGATATGTGTATCTCCAGTTGTATGAATAAACTCACCTGGTTCAAGTCCACATACCTGTGCCAACATCATTGTTAAAAGTGCATAGGATGCAATATTGAAAGGTACACCAAGGAAAGTATCAGCAGACCTCTGATAAAGTTGACAGGACAGTTTTCCATCAGCAACATAGAACTGGAACAAACAATGACAAGGAGGAAGTGCCATCTTGTCAATCTCAGCTGGATTCCAGGCAGTCACCAATATTCTCCTTGAATCTGGATGATTCTTAATCAAATCAACAGCCTGTGAAATCTGGTCAATCACCCTTCCATCAGTTGTCTCCCAGGATCTCCACTGCTTTCCATACACATAACCAAGGTCTCCATTCTCATCTGCCCACTCATCCCAGATATGGACATTGTGGTCTGTAAGGAACTTGATGTTTGTATCTCCCTTCAGAAACCACAGTAATTCATATATAATTCCTTTTAGAAAGACTTTCTTGGTTGTGAGGAGGGGAAACCCATCCTGAAGGTTAAACCTCATCTGGTGACCAAATATGGACTTTGTACCAACACCTGTACGATCTGTTTTGGTTACACCATTATCCCTGATTTCTCTCAATAAGTCAAGATATTGTTTCATATTACTCTTCAGTTTCTTTCTTTTTCCTTGTGGTCTTCTTTGATTCTTCAGATTTCTTCTTCAAGGCTTCATACTCACTCTGCAACTTGACATATGCCTCTTTCCATGCTCTCAAGTCATTGTTAAGATTATGGTTATCTGTTCCAATCTCACCAATACGCTTTGTGAGAATGTTCAACTGATTCTCATATTCTACATCCTTGTTCCTTCTTTCTATATCTTCCTTCCTGTCTTTGAAGGCAAGAATCCTTCCGGAAATGGAAAAATAAAGACTTGATAAAACATAAACACCCAAAAGGGCAACCAAAATAATTTCAAATAAACTCATAGTAATATAATTTTAACTGTTACCTATTAAATATAACAAAGTCTTGTCAAACTAATAACAAAAGAAGAAAGTTATTCACCCTCTTCTGAATCATAACCACCCCTTATTTTATTCAGTTTATCTGCCTGAAGTTCAATAAGCTGTTTTCGCTCATCTTCATTTTTCAAGAATCTTGGCTGAAACCTAAACCTGAAGTTCTCATCATCTGGTTTGTTCCACCACCCCATCACTTCATTGGTCTTCTTTATATCACCACCATAATGATTGTATGTCAAAAGACTCTCCCAATAATCATCCTGACAAGTCCAGTCATTCTCATCCATCTTTGGAATATATGCTGTGACAGACAATGCCAGACCAAAAAACACAAGAGTGATGTGTGCAGGATACTCATATCTATAATCATCATCTGCCCATTTGGTCTTGTACATAATATCAGAATTGAAGAAATAGAAACTCAACCAATAAGGGAGTTCATAAGTTGGTTTCACCAGTTTGGAAAGGATAGGATGATTCTTCTTTCCTTCTTCTGTCCATTCTGAACTCACAAGTTTGGCATAGTCATAAGTATCATTCCTTTCTTTGTACTTACCAAAGTGAATAGTGTTTCCCCTTCTCCAGACAGGAAGATTACCCTCCTTCCTCCAGGATCCAAAATACCACTTCAACTTTGGCCTGATGAAAGCACCATTACTCTGTTTCCAGGTATATAAAAATTTCCACTGTTTCATATTACTCATCAATTACACTCCTTTTATTATCCTGATTATATGGACAAGTATCAGGATTATAATCATATCCTTCCTGTGGCATAGGACAATGATAATTATGCCAGCAATCTTTACAACACTTTTCTTTCATTGGTTTTTCATTTGTTATCATATCTCTTCTCCAACTTTTATACCCATAGGTACATAATCTCCACGCTTCACATCATCAGAATAATCAAAATACATCTCTTCAAAATATCTATTCTCATTGGGGTTGACAAGCATATACCATTCTCCCTTATAGTCTATAACCATAGGTCTTGACCAACCATTTTCAGGATGAAGTCCCCAGGATGTAGAACCAACAAGCTTAATAAGAATTCTTTTAATAACATCTATCCATTGAGGACTCACTTCTTTATAATCACTCATAATTATCAGTTTTACCAATATTGTAAAAGTACAATGCTATCCTCTTAAATGTATCAAAAGACAACCCCGTACATTCTGCAACACCACAAGAATTTTCAAGAAATGCCTTTTCAATGATATCATCTATTTTAATCTTTTCATCGGGACAAATATCCCCAGGGAAGATAACTCTGGCTTGTGGAAACATAGGATGATGACATATTATCCTCTCACTACCCAGAGCAATATCAGCATAAGGACATATTATACAATCTTTTGCCATATCTATATCAGATTAAGCTTATAATCTATACCTTCATAGAGTATGATTAATTCAACACTCTTTTATCTTCCGGATGAAGTATTCTGTGTAATTCATCCCTAAATACCTTTACCAGATGAGACTCAACATCAATACCCAATTCAGCAAGTTTGTCTATCTCTTCCCGTGTGGGTACTACAATCTTAATTATCCTGTCCTCCATCTTTCTTTTTCCTTATGTTAGTTATAATAATTTCATAGAGCATAATGGCAAGACAGATACCATTAGATGCCACAAGAGGGACATTGTGGGTGAGTAGGCCATTGGCTAACCACAAAGCATTTCCCACACTTACGAGCACTTTTACGAGCATTGCTCTTTTCATCAACATTCCGGCAGCCCGGAAAAAGGTTGCAACCCAACCAACAATATTAGCAATTAATCCAATCATAATTTATATATTTATAATATTACCTTGTTTGTCAATCACTACTTTATTTCCATTCTCAAAGACAAATACAGGGGATGCATAAGTTTTATCATAATTATCCCAAGTGGATTCCAAAGTAAATTTCATACCCTGATATTTGGTACCCTTCCAGATTCTTCTGTCATATATCTTATTACATATACTGGTTATTATGTCCTTAATCATCAAATAAGGTATCATAAAAATAAGCTTAATAAAATCTATCATAATTCTTCCTTTTCTATTTTAAACTTACAAATCTCTGATTCCAACCATTTTCTGATTTTCTGGAGTTCTCTCCATCTCAATCTCTTGGTTTTATCAGATGTGAATTCAATATCAGAAATCTCTTTTAATGTAAGTCTATATTTATTAATTACATCTTCCCTTGTCCAATTCATAACTCATCAATTATATGTTCAAAGTCCATCTCTGTTGCAAATACACCCAAGACTTTATTTTTCTTCACAATAACAACAATATGGTCATCCAAAAGAATTTCAGGTTCAAGTTCTGCAAGCTCAACCTCATCCCATCTCTTTCTTTCAACACCAATTGCTTTACAATATGCTTCCAAAATATGAGGAGGTAAATTCATCCAATCAATAACATAAGAATGTGATTTATCATACTGGTCCTGGATAAACTCACCCAGTTTATCCCTATCAAACTCAAACTTGGTAGGTGAAATCATATTAGGGAAGTCCCCAAATGCACTTTCCAGGAACTTCTTAATGGGATATGAATTTACTACCTCCTTGTAGTCCAGGTTTTTATCAAACCTGACATATACTACTTCAATAACATCATCTGTATCTTTCATATTGTAAATATAACAAAAAAGAGAATGGTTATTTACCACTCTCTTCATATTTTTCTATCAAACTTTGTAGATTTGTGAAATTCACCCTACCATCATATGGCTGCCAATAATTCACATTGACATCATATTTGTTCTTAAGTGTCTCAATGATTTCATTTATCTCATCAGCACATATACCGGAATAAAGATATCCTGTCATATTGTTGAATGCTTCTGACAGGTCTCTTAACTTGATGAGAAGGTCATATATCTCCTTTCTTCCATCTGCCGGTTTGACATACCCCTTCACAGAATTCCACACATCCCTTTTCAAAGAAATCTCATCTGTTCCATCAGAAATCCAATGATAAGACTGTTGTGAGTTCCTTTTAATGACTTTTGAGAACATATCACACTTCTTACATTTTATTTCAGCGGAATAAGGTGTCACTATGGAGTCACCACCACCCCGGTGGAAGACATATTGTAGTTCGCCACCGCAGACTGGACATCTGCTGGACTGGATTTCTTTGTCTATTTTCTCTGATTCTTCAACTATCTTTAACTTCTTTTGAAGTTCTTCCTTTTTGTAATGTATATCATTCATAATTATTTGGGTATTACAATCAACCATTCATTAGGGGTATAGCGGTCCAACAGTGCCTTATTGTCAGTCCAATAAGAAGGATGAAGATAGACTTCACTGGCACCTGCTGCTTTCAACTCATCTGACAACTCTTTCAGGTCATCAATGGATATCCAGGTATCCCCAGTCATATACTTGATGAGTTTCTTTGGATTATAATCAGCATCTGGATTCAGTTGGGGATCATTCACCCAGTCCTTTTTGGAGTCATATCCATTTGCTTCCAGAAATGTTGAAACACCAATACCAAATACATAAAATTCCCGCTCACCATAAATCTCATGCCTTGGATTATATATGCGTACAGTGGTAAATGTCTTCTTTCTTGTAACCCAATTATAGGCAATGGTTACATATTTGTCATAAGTACTGTCTATCATATTAATAAATCTCTATTTTCCTGCCACATCTAGGACAGGTGATAATTTTTGCCATATAAGTCTCATCTGCATAGGTCATCACATCATAAAACCTTTCTTCTGTCTTGATGTCTGATTCATCATATTCAACATATGCTGAACAGCAAGGACACTTCACAATGTTTAAAACTACCTTTGTCATATATTAATAAGTCTCTCATAACTGATATTCAATATAATACTTGTGGTCATCCTTATCCACAACATAGAACTTGGTTTCATCATCACCAACTACAATATAATTATTTTTATCAATGGTGATTAAATCATATTTCTTGATGATGTTGTCTTCCCTCTTGATATTGTGTGCATCTTCATATGTGAATGTCCTGGATGGAACAGATTCATAAAAGACTGTGTTCAATCCTTCTTCCCTGGAGAGTTTGTAATCCCTGTAACCAAGTGGGGTTGCAGGTACCCAATTACCATTCTCATCTTCACAGGATTCTTCTATCATCCTCTCATCAATATCTGGTTTCCAATTATCAAGGTCTCCAAATGTACCATCAGAGACAAAAGCACTCTCATAGAGCTTCTTATTTACTTCATTAATTTCCATATATTCTAAAATCTTGACCAAGTATATAAGTTGATTTTCATACCTTCCTTGAGGAATTTATTCAACTTCTCCCAGCATTCAGGACAGAGTTGTATGTCATCCTTCCAGGTTTTCTGTCCAATACTCTCATCATAGTACTGTCCTTCAAAGTGGATTTCAGCTCTACTTCCACTGTCATTGTAGTCTGCTTCACTATATTCCTTATGACAGGAATCACATTCAAATACTGTTCTTCTTTTACCCATATTCTTTATTGTTTAAACATCTTATTATACAAAGGTGGTGAATAATTGAGAAGTGTTTCTTTCTCTCCATCAGGTATATCCCATTCTACCTCCAAACCATCTATTTTAAGAATATCCCTGATGAGTCTAATACCATTGTCATAGAACTTCCTTTGATACTGGGGATATTCAGAATTGACAAATGGTTCAAAAATGTGATAGATATGAAGTCTGCCTCCTTTCTCAACTACCTTTTGAAGGAGTTCTTTCCTCATCTCATCCGGATTAGTTCTCCTGGGTTCCAATATGAGACCATAGGTACACATATGTGCCCATCCCAGGAAGTTATGGATGACTCCCCAGAAAGTGTCCCATTCTGCAAGGGTATATATCTCAAGATCTTTCATAATGTAAATATAACAAAACCTGGGAAATAAATAAAAAAAGATGAGGAACTATGCCTCATCTTTTACTTTATATGATATAAAAGTTTGTTTTTTGTACCAAAATACTTATAATCAAATTCAGCATCATATTGAAGTAATAAATCCATCAATTTTTCCAATTTTTCATATTTTTTCCATATTAACTTTTCCTCTTTTGATAAAGGAACAAGATATCCATCTAATCCTTTAATTTTAACCTTTTTTCCATCAACACTGTCAATAAGAGGTATTCTTTTTCCTTTTTTATTAACTGTTGTTGTTTTAACAAACTTTTCAAGGGCATTATAAAGTTTTATATATCTGTCTTCATATTCTTTATCCCAGTCATTATAGATTTTCTCTTCATCTGTCATTTCCTGTAATTCTTTTGAGTACTTCTTTTCAAGTTTGTTTACCATAATTATACAAATTTTAAGTTTAACCTAAATATAACAAAAAAGATGAGGAACTATGCCTCATCTTCTTCATCATCACTTAAGAAACTTTAGTCTTCTTCAGGAATTTTCTCATATGCCAACCATTCCCAGAAGTCATCATATTCAGTTTTACCATATTCCTTGGCATGTGCAAACTCTGATTCCAATTCTTCTCTTCTTTTTTGAATCTTCTTACTTGGATTAGAATATGTTTCCTTCAACCGTTCAAGGTAAGATTTTGGAGATTCTTCTGAACTGGATGGAGAGGTGTCTGGTTTACTTTTCACACCTGCATTTCTTACCATATCATTCCTGTTTTGTGTGAAGTCAAAGTCTTTGAGATAGTTCATCACTTTTTCTATCTCATCCAATGTGAATCCACATTCTGAAAGAAGTTTTTCATCAGTATCTATGATTGTATAATCTATATCTGGTACATACTTAAATTGTGCTTGCAAAATATCCTGTTTAACCTGTGTAAGCCACAATGAATATCTTAAAACTTTACCAATTATCATCAAATTCTTTAAGTTCTCGCCATATTCTTTTGTTGGGCAAATGATAATGTTTTTGGTTTTTCTATGTGTTAAAATAAACTTTTTTTCTTCATCTGCTGTTTTAACATTTTCTTTTTCAAGTGTACCTGAAAACCATATTTGAGCACCATCACCAGGTTTTACACCTGAACGACTAACATTAAGATAATATTTAGTATTATTATTATCTATTTTTTTCTTTATTCCATTCAAGATACTTTCTTCATTCTTTTTACTCAATTTATATGTTGAAAATATATTTAGTGAAGACATTTTACCCATTTTATCTACAAAAAGTTTTCCAACATCAGGTAAAATATCATATATTCTATCATCAACATCTAATTTTTTATCATATGAATCTTCTATTTGATCTTCTGGAATTGTTCTATCACAATAATAAATTGCAGTATTTTCCATAGTTGTATTTGGGAACATATTTTTACTTACAACAGTAATATTGGTACAAACTGCATTTACAAGTATTGAATACCAAGGGTCTTCCAATTGTTTAATTATTGGTTTACTTGGCATAATAAATGTCAATTTATCTGTACATAAATCAAGTACAGTTTTCATTATTTGTAAATGTAAATTCATTCCACCACCATGCTCCCTATCACCATATGGTGGATTCCCAACAACTAAACTCCATTTCATTTCTGGCCATTTTTTTTGTATTGCTTGTTTGAGTTTATAGAGTCCTCCTGCTTTTTCATATTTACTTGCTTCTCTTTTCTCCTTTCTTTCAGCATCAGGATCCACACCCTCATTTATGAGTTTCATAAATTCAGAGAAGGTCTCAAACTTATTATAATCCATTTCAACCTTTGAATTTTCAGAAGATGTAGTTACAGTATTCTCTTCCTGATTTTCAGTCTTAGATGGAACAGCAACTACATTTTCTTCATTCATAGGATCAAACACAAGAATATGAGCATTTAACCAATCATTTATACCCTTTTGATTCTTATAACCAAGGATACCCTCCTTTCTGGCAAGAATCAACAGAGGTACTTTACACAGTTCAGCAATCATACCTTTTCTACAAATAATGTAATAGTTATCAATACTGAACTTATCCTTGTGTTCCCACTTGTTTGCCAGATACCAAGCATATTCACCAACCTTACTACCATAGCAGTCAAGTATCTTATCCTTCTTATTAAATATAACAACATTCTCAAAAAGTTTCTCTGCCAGAGTATCATCATCACCAATGATTTCTGTATCAGAAATTTTTCCTCTGGTGAAGTCTTTCAGGACACTCTTAATCTTGTCATAGTCCTTTCTATCCTCACCATATTTGTATGACATAGCAACAATCTTGTTCTGAATTGTTTCAAGAAGTTTATGTTCCGGATCCTTCTTCAAATATAAATCTACCCATTCCTGAATAGTATTTCTGACCTCATCAACAATCTTCTTCTTCTGGTCAAAAGACATTTCATATGGATTTTTATCTGTGAAGATGGATACAATTATATCATAGTTTTGAGTATTCTCTGCACGCATAGAGTCATGGCACAAATCATGGAAGTCATGAATCTTAACATTATCAAGTCTGGTAACAAGATATATGTAGATATTTCTCATCAATGTATCACAGATAGTGTAATACTTTTTGAGTTTGGCAATTTTCTCTTCTATAGTAAGAGATGGTTTTGTTGCTGGTTTAGATTTAGAAGAACTTCCACTTCCATCATCAGTATTAGTTTCTTCTGATGGAGTAGTTCCATCAACAGAATCTTGATTCTGCTCATCACCAAATACCTGTTTCTTAATATAAGGGTGCCCACCTTTTCTTTCATATGTATCAGGCATACCTGCCATCTTTTCAAACATCTCTTCTGTTGGCATATACCATTTCTGCTTGGATAGAAGTTCTTCTGGTGACATATTTTCAAAGTCCTTTGCAAAATATTTTGCAAATTCATCCATAATGTTATTTGACTCCTGCCTCTTCAATTTCTTACTTCCAATTTCATTAACAAGAATAGGAAGATATGGTTTTTCTCTCTTTGCCATATATTTGATATATGCACTTGAATTTGCCTCATCAACAGGGATTTCTACCTTTTTAGGTTCTCCATTTTCATCCAGAACAGGATTACCATCCTTATCAAGAACAGGTTCATATATTTTCTTACCAGCAGCAGCATCTGCCCTTAATTGAGCATGATACCTTTCACTGGTAAGTTCATAAATTCTCTTGGCAGAAAAATCAACAAATACAGTCTGCCTCTTATTGTCAATAACTTCATAATCTGGATCACCTTTTTCATCCATAGCAATATCAACATTTTTCAAATCATCACCAATATCAAATACCAATGCTTTCTTCTTATATGGTGTCTGGATTCTAAATTTCGCCTGATCATATGCCTGGGCAGACTTACCATCTTTCATATAGAACATACAATCCCACTCTCGCACACTGACACCTGTAAGCATCATATCAACAGTAAGTGTAATAGTCTTGTTGTTTGCCTTGTCTTCCTTGGCAATCATTCTTTTAACCTCTTCACACTCTTCAACACCCTCTTCTTTACCGGCAACATTGATAACTTTATATAGACCAAGATTTTTCAATGCAGGTCTTACATTACCATCTTTGTCTTTTGTCTCCTTCTTACATTTAGTAAGAAACTCTTCCATCACATCACAACTATCCTTTGAAGGAAGTGCAGCTAGAATATGTCTACATAATTTACCTTCTTTTACTTCTGGTAGATCAAGTATTTCAATGACATTTTCATTTTTCTGACTACCATCTATTGCAGCAAACAGGTTATAAATATCATCTTCATATTGAAATACTCTCTTACCTTCAACATTGACAACACTGAACAATCTATCAAGAGAATAATCCAATCCATCTTCCTTGTATTTTTTCAACTGGAATAAATCAAGATTGTATCCATATTGAAGCATTTCTGGAATACCAAAATATGGATTGTCTGAATATTTCATCTCACCAGCATTAATTTTGTCCATATTATCATCAATCCACTTCTGCTTTGCATCCATTAAATCAGCAAAACTGAAGCTGGCAATAATGTCCTTTTTTTGGAAGATACCATCATTGATAAGTTTATATGGAGTACCTGAAAGATGAAGTTTTACAGCATCACTTTTAAACTTCATCTTTGGCATAAGAGTAAGCATGCCTTCTAAACTCTGACCAGTCTGTCTTCCATATTTTTGTGATTGAGCACCATAATGTGCTTCATCAATGATAAGCATATCTATTGGTGTATCATAGAAATACTTATGATTTTCTTTCATACCCTTCTTATCCAAGGAACCATTCAAATCCTGAAGAGATGCAAACAACATTATGTTCTTTTCTGGGAAATCCTGGAAATATTCTTGAATATCTTTATATGTTTTTCCATTTTTTCTTTCAAATGGTTGTTTATTTTCAAGCATTTTCTTCAATCCTTCTACATCATACATATCTATATTTTCATATAGTTTATAAGGATTGACCTGTTCCATCCATTCATTCTTGACATCTACTTTTGCAGATGTAACCATTATGAATTTTCCACCCTTTCTTTTACCACATAATGACCTCACACACTCACAAGCAACAAAGGTTTTACCAAACCTCATCACTGCATACATAAGCATCTCTACTGGTTCTCCTGGTTTTGTCTCAAGAATTCTTTTTTCAAAATTATCAATAACCTGACTTTGAAGTTCTCTTGGAGTAAACATATCAGGTTTATGATGAGAAGGCATTATAACATTATTTTTCTCTTTTTTCTTTAAATCTTTCAATTTCTTTATGATAGAATTTTTACCATCAGAAATTGCCTGTTTCAATTCATTTATAGCATCTTCAACATCTTTAACAGTACAATTCTTGAAAAACTCATTAGAATAATAAATAGGTCTTCCAAGCATGTCTACCTTACCTTCAACCTCAAATTTCTTTATGTTGTCAAACCCTTTCTTTACCAGAAACTTGTGAACAGATTTGTCTCTGAAAATCTTACCATCCAAAGCCGGACCAAACCCATCAAGTACAGCAGACCAATGTCCTTTTGGTACAAGACCAGGGTAATATCCAGGTTTTCCCCACTCTTTCATTCTAACATCAATATCTCTATTGGTATCACCAACTTTAAGAGCAGTTTCATCATCTGGTAAGATACTATTCATAATATCTGTTTCGAATGCATAAATCACAGGATCAGCAGTCTCACCATAGATAATGTCACCATTTTCACCAATTGGTTTATTATCACTATCATCTAAATTTTCTTTTGGTTCAACAAGTTCATGTTCAGAAATAGAAAAACTTGAACCATAAAGACCATTCCAGATACCATTCTCTATCTTACCTATCATATGAACATGAGAACCTTTTTTTGTGTCATCACCCTGACCATAATTCTTTTCAACTTCTTTATCAAATGACACATATACATCCATATCATCAATTGATATGAAACTGGTAATACCTGCCTCAAATGCACCAGCTGTCAAAAGTTCATAGTTAAAATATGAGACACCAAGATAATCCATACCTGATTCTCCTGGTTTCAACCCCACACTAATGATATAATCAAATGATTTGTTGTTGTATTTTGAGACAATAGACTTGATGCCTTCAATCATATTGTCACTTGCATGTCTATCAACAACATCAAGTTTTACATACTCACATATAGCATCTCCTTCCAATTGTTCTTTTGGAATATCATTATTGAAATATATACAAATGACTTTATTTCTTTTAGCTATTTTTTGTGCAAGAGTCACATCATTGATAACCAAACATCTTGTATTTCTGATATTAAGAATCTTATTATATAATTTGGACTCACCATTATCAGCAAAAGACTCTTCAATAATAGAAAAATTTTTAAGTCTGGCTAAGAACTCCTTAAATGTTCTTGGTTTTAACATATACTATATCTTTATAAATTAAGTGTATAATGTATTTATGGGTATTTTACAATTACAAAGATAATTTGATTTTCTTACATTTCCAAATAAAACAACAAAAAAGTGAAGAAAATTCTCCACTCTTTCAAACCAAATTTAGGCAGGTAACATAACCTGTAATTTTAAAATTCAATATACAAGGTATTTATGGAGTATGAAAAAAGTGAGGAACTTGCCTCACTTTCATTTAACTATTGTAACACTGACCAGATGGTGTGTAAAATCTCCATCACCACCAGCATCTATCTGTATGGTTCTCCCATTTCTCATCTTACCAAATGCCTGGCTTCCATCATAATCCCATTCAATACTCTCATCTGTATTGTCAACCATCTCCAGGAATGCCTCCATTGTAGCACTGTTATCAGGAAGAGGTTCATCAGTTGTGAAATAATAGTTTGCATCACCATTATCAAACAACTCCACATCAGTTACAGTCTCCTTATCCAAATCAACTTGGATGGTATGGGATTCTTTTATGAATTCTTTAAATGTCTTTACCATACTCTTTTCTATAAATTCTTAATATTATCTATCAATTCTTGGTCAATGACAATATTTTCAACTGGAATATATCCACCACCATCAATTGAAAATAATACACCGCCCGGTTTTGACAAATTATATTGAACATTAATTTTATCTACTCTTTGTGGACCTTCATCTTCATATTTTTTAATAATGCAATAAATTTCTTCATCATCATCAAGTTCAATAGTTGTTATTAAACCCATTCCATCATGGTCAAAATCCAAGAATGTAAATTTATCAGCAACCAATCCATCAACAGCATCATATAAATCTATTAACAATTTATTAGATTGATTACCATTTGAGAATTCTTTAAAGTTTTTTTTACAGTTTCCATAATAATATAATATATTCTTATTCAGTATTTATGAAAAAAGTGAGGAACATACCTCACTTTAATTCAAATACATCCCCCACAACAACCATCAGGAATATTTTCGTTAATTACTTCGTCAATCTCATCAGCCACATCCCAGAACTGTTCCGGAAGTTCTTCTACATCTATCTCCCATTCTCCATGTTGAACATTCCAGTCCCAGTTTTTATTATGAGTTACAGAACCTCCAGAAGTCCAGAAACTATTGAAATTGGGGTTGCTCGGATCTTCATCAGTATATCTCCATGTGCCTGTTTTTTCATTGTAGTGGTGTGCCATATAGTTATGTCCGAACTTGTATTGTACACCATCTATTTCCAATGTGAGAACACCGGAACAGAGATTGGGGTATTCACCTGTATAAGAGATGAACTTCACCCTACTTGTATTGCTGTTTTCCTTATTCTTCAACATAATTATATTTTCCTTTATCTAATTTATCTATAATCTTATATCCTCTTCTGGTATACCATTCCTTCTCCCAATTAGTCAATGCAGATATGCTTGCCTGTTTTCCTTTACCAAACTTCTGTACCAGTTCATCAACATAATCCAAAAGTGCAGTACCATATCTTTCCCCTCTTTTATCCACCCTGACAAACAAGTCAGATATGATTATCTCATCTTGATAAAAAGAAACTCTCACATGTCCTCTTCCATAATCTGCAATAATCCTGAAGTCAAAATAATCATCCCAATCACACCTGCATACCCAGAAATCAAGATTTGGAGTAAGTTTTGCTTCTTTGTCAATCCAATCAGTACATTTGAATTCATTTCCATTGTCAATACACCACCTGTGGTCTCCTTCACCACACACATCAGACACCCTCCAACACCCGATTCCATTTGGACTTCTATATGATAAAAGTTCAGAGTATTTACATTTCAAACAACATTCACCCAGACACTTCTTGTCAAAGACATTGATTGGTTCTTCAATGACAAAAGAACCATCTTCAATAAAAACACGTCTAACCTTTGTTTCCATATTCTAATCAATATAACCACAAGGACCATTGTAAATACCACCCATGTCTTTTAATAAACACTTTGAACAATTTTTAGTACAACTTATAGGTACATTCAAAAGTGGTTCATAAGGACACTTTACAATAATTTCTTCAATATTTTCCATTATCAATGTCTTCTAACTACAATTCTTCTTGATGTTGATAAGTATTGTACATCACTGCATTGTCCACTGCTCTGATGTCAATTCCTGTCTTCCAGGGACAGATGTTTCCAGCAGCATTCTTATCTACACCGGCATTCACCAGAATGAGATAAAGTGGTGTACCTGGACCATAATCACAATAAAGGTCACACCTGAACTCAAAGTACCTCCAGTCAAAGGGGTCTTTCTTGTCATCATCAGGAAGGTTCTCCACCAGCCAATCAATGTCTTTCTTGTCATTGGTTTCATTGTAGTGAAGCTGGTGCAAGTAATACTCATAGAAAAGACTGTGAGCCTTTTTCTTCACATCTTCTGAAATCCTCTCCTTACTTTTATTAGCAAGGACAGTACCAAGAGCACAGGCCATAAACCCGCCGGCATGATCTTCATCTATTGCGCCATTGTCCTGGAGATGCCAACCAAAGATGAGTTCACACCACTTGTCGGCTGCTTTTTTGGCTGCCTCCTCATTGGTGTTTGCCTTTCCATTCAAGTCCACCCAGGTCTCTTCAATACCATTCATCCTCTTACAGTCAGACCAGAGAGATGAGATGTCAGCATGCCTTCTCCAAGCCTTGTATGCTGGAGTCTCTTCTACAGCAGGTCTTCCCAGGTTCCAATCAATCTTCTCATAAGAACCATCAACATACTCATCAAGTACATCATAGATATACCTGTTTGCCTCTGTGAGGGTCTTCTTGTTGAAATACTCATTGATGATATTGGTAATGACATCATCAGGCAGTTCAGGAACATCCAGATTCTGCCTGGTACTCTGATAATGGAAATCATTCAAAAAATCTTCAATGAAACCATTGATAACAACTTCTCTTGGTAATTTTACTTTCATTTTAAATAAACTCATATCTTATCCTTTTTCACAATATGTTCCTTTTCTTTGCAAATTTATAAGTGAACACCAAAAGAAATACATCAATAACAATATTGATGAAAAATATAAACCAATTTGAACTCCACAATTGGGAATATAAAAGTCCAGAAGTACCAAGGCCTATATTTAATGCCCCAATTATAAAAATAGTCAAAAGTAATAAGATGTCATTTTTCATAATTCATTGATCTCTTTACTACAAATATAAGTAAAATAATCAACTAATCCAAATTTTAGTCAGTAAGAATAATAGCATTTTTTATTGTTGTCAATAAAGCAATATGATTTATGTCTGTTCTATCATATTCATTAACCAACCACAACCAGGTTTCATTAATAAGTGTTTTCCTGTTTTCATTGGTTGGTTCATCAATTAAAACATTAATTAAATTCTTTAATTTTCCATAATAGTTCATTTTAATAGTTTATTTTTAATCTAAATTTTTGTCAATATATCTGTACCCCATAAATCCCTTCATAGGAACAGGATTTTTCAAATAGTGGAACTCTCCAGACCTGGAAATGTAATTTCCTTCATCCCAGTTCCTACCTGTGGTGGAACACTCAAAACCATCCCTCTTGGAAATACCTGTTATTTCCATCCAGCCAATGAGTTGACCATTATAACACACATAACACCTGTCACCCACCTCTGTATCCTTTGGTAAAGTGGGAAGTCTATAATTCATCTCCTGTTCACCATCCTTGACAGCATCTATCTCCTTCTCATACTGTTCCCATTTGATGGTCTTCGGTACCGTAATCGCAATATTTCTACCCATTTTAATCTTTTTTTATGAAATCACTATTTGTATCATCTCTCTTGTATTTTCTCAACAATATAAATCCAGTGTCTCCTGTGATAAAATCAAAATCATTGATGAGAGAATTCAAATTTGCAGAATTCAATTTATCAACAAACTCATTAATATAATCATAATCATCATTTTCAAAGTAAAAGATACCATCAATATATTTCTTGTTTTCAACCAAGATATACCTGATTTCTTTAAACCCTTGACCCAACATCACTGTTGTTGAAATAGTAAATGCCTCCTGTAGGGGTTTTGTCAATAATTCTGGTTTATTCATCTTTATTCTCCTCTATTCTTTTCTATTCCTCTTTCCTTACTATAATTCTGATAGTAAATAAACTCTTCCTTCTTGTCACCATTAAATGAAATGGTGTTTGTATCAGGATAATATTTCACATAGATATCTACAAATTGAAGGTTCTGCTTATTCTGAAATCTCCATCTGTAAATCTCAAAAAACCTCACCGTTGAGCAGTCACAGATATAATCCAAATCCTGGTTTATCCATTCAAGAAGGTCATCCTCAACCTTTTCCTGACCAATCATCTGGAGGTCTTTAAGAGAATAAACTTTACCAAATATCTTTACCCTTCCACCATCTTTTTTGTTCTTCCATGATTTCATACTATACCATCTTTATAAATCACTTTCATTGAATATACACACCACCTGTCATATTCATCATATCCCTCCATTTCCTTTGGTCTGCAAGGAATGATGTTGATAACCTGGTCTTCATTTAATTCATTATTGATTTCCCTTATACAGTCCTCTTCAGAATAACCTGTAAATGTCCTTATTTGTATCATAATACTATCTCTCCATTAAGATATTTGACAGTGAAGTCCTCGAATGAATCAACCCTCACTATCTGCTTACTGTTGGTCTTGGTAATGAGTTCATCTAAGTTTACATCCTCATTATAAGGTTGAGTAACCAAAACTGCTGTGCCACAATGAGTTCCAAGAAAGTTCCAGTCATTATCATCAATAAGTGCATCTGCATGTATCAATGTCTTATCCCTTACAAAACAGATACCATTAGGGTCAATATTATTTCTCTGCAACCACTCAAGAGCATATTTCTTGTTGGTATAGTCCTTCTGATAAGTGACAATGACCACATCTGCAACCTCCTTCAGTCTGTTGATACAATCATTGATGTTGTCATATGCAGGAGCATCCAGGAACACCTGTTTTGCATTTAGACAGAAGAAGAAGTCACTTGGTTTCACATGTGTCATCTCTTCCACCAATGGGAATGATTCTTCCACCTTAAACTTCTTGACATCATCAACAGTCATATCCAGATTCTTGTGATAGACATTCCTGTAAGTGTCATTATACAACTTGACAAGGATACCAAGGTTATTCCTCAATACCCCGTCAACATCTATCGCAATAGTAGGTCTTCTCTTACTTGTTTCCATAACTAATAAACTTGTCTCAATGTAGTAAAAATCTGATAATACCCCTGTTCAAAAGTATCATGTGTAGCCTGTTCAAATAGACAGGCATACTCAACAGAGGTCTTTATATCAGACAGAATATTTCTCTGCTTATTTTTTGGCCAAGTAGCAATTACATCCTTGATATTCTTTGAAAGTTCAATTTCTATACTATTATATGGCCAATAGAAGTGTAGTTGAACATCTCTCCTGTTTATATATTCTTCTGGTACTCTGTAACCCATAACTACCATTCCTTTTTATTGTCCCATTTCCCGGTAGCTGCAATACCATCTCCAATAAGATAGATATAAGTGCAAATACCCTGGTACTTTGAGAACCACTTGTCAATATTGTTAATAATGAATGGATCCCAGGCTATTCTTTGTCTGTTCCTCTCTTCAAGGTCAGTATCTGATACAATCTGATATTCCTTCAACTTATCAAAGAAATCTTTCTGGTTAGGAGAAGTGATGAGTATGGTCTTGTTATCAAATTTTGGAGTATATATCAGGATGTTGTAGTTATCAAGAGTTCCTTTCTTCCAAATGACAGGACTCACCTTATATTCAATAATATCATCCTGCATGGTTGCCAGAGCAATGTCTGCAACCTCATTCTCCATTCCTGGAATAACTTCTCTTTCCTGGTTAAATTTACCTTTGAAATCTTCAAGTGGCCAACACTTGATGACAGGTAGATAACTCTTTGTAACCAGGTCATAATGAGGTCTGTATGCACCGATCTGATTCTTTATCTGGTCTTCATTATACAGCAGTTCATCTGCCATTGAATTGGTCAATAATATCTTCATCTTACAAAATATTCGGATGTGTATAAAAATTTATAATTTTCAGTATTCTTTACTGTTTTGATATATTCATAAGCATCATCTATAGTCTTGAAGAATTTAACTTCCTTGTTTATATATTCATCATCCACATACTGACCTACTGAAATGACATATATCAAATCACCAGGACTACAATCAACATCTTCACTATACATATAAACTGTCTTGTCTATATCAGAATCAATCTCATCCTTTTTCTTGTTCACTTTTGATTCATCAGTGAATATCAAGGGACTATCATTATATGCAAATGCAGGACCAGAATATTCAGACACCAATAAAATATACAATTTCATATCTAACTATTTTTGTATTTTATCTCCAGGATGTAACCTGTTATGTAATTCATCAACGAACACCCTGACAAGATGTGATTCTATATCAATACCCAGTTCCTTCAGTCTTTCAATTTCTTCATCACTTGGGATAACAACAGTTATCAATTTGTTTGAACCCATATTTAACTTATTATAGTTTCTTATGGTATAAAGATAACAAAATCTTAAAAAAAAAGAAGTCAATTACTTGACTCCTTTACTATTTACCAAATATGAAACCTTATCGCTTATTTTATAATTACCTCCTTTCATCATATCATAATCAATCAGCAACCCAGACCATATCGATACAATGTCCCAATGCTTTCCCCAATCATCAACCCAATCTGGTTTAATGACATTGACAGATCCCTTGAAAATTCCCCTTTCCTTATCCTTGAAGTTCCTATAATCAAAGACCGCAACTTTTTTAAGATATGGAAAATCAACAATCATAATGTGTCCTTTCCTCAAATATTCTGCGAACTTCGCATCACGATGTTTGTATATAACAGTATTATATTTCTCATTTATTTCCATACATCTACTGGTCTTTAATTCAACCTCGGCACCAGTAGGTTTATGAATGAGATCAAGTTTTTCTGTCGTAATCCCACTATCTGATTTCACATTTATGTTTGTTGCTTCAGAATTTGGAGTAAAATCCCTATTATCAAGACAAAACAAATCTTCCTGGATATTACCAACTACACAGTCCACTTTACATTCAAATGGTGTTCTTGCACCATCATCAGCACTATGAAAACTCCTCTTACCAAGATATTTTTCATTCTCCTGTTCAATAAAATTACCATCCTTATCCAAGATATAATTATATTTAGTTATCCCGGCACAATTGAGGATTCTATATACATCTGCATATGTCAGACCCTTACTTTCCAGTACATCCCTGAATATTTCAGAGTTCCTTGATACTTTCTTTTCAGTTTCCATAATCAATTTAATTATAAATTCTTAATAATAACAAATTTATTTATCACTATCTGAATTTTCATCATCTTCATAAACCTCAACTACTGCTTTGTTTAGACCACAGAAGGTAGTTAAAGTAGTACATACATCCTTACTGGATGAAATGACCATATGAGACCCTGGCTTTGGATTTGCCTGGCCATATCCCTGGTGGTCAACTATATATCTTTCTTTAAGTTCCATACACTCAAATGGGTCATATTCTTCAAGGACTGCTGTCATTAAAAACCTGTCTGGTCCATTCCAAGCTGCGAAATTACTTCGTCCGCCTTTGGCATACCAGGCAACAATGGTTCTGCAAGTTCCGTCCTCACAGGTATTTATTGCTTTCTTATTCATATCACTTATTATACCAACAAATATGTGTAAAATCTGGTCTGATAATTCCCTTTTCAAATGCTCTTGGACTGGCCTCAATATTGGACACTTCCTTATCAGTGGCATAATACCCAAAACCATCAGAGTCCATAATAGCTCCAAATTCACAATAAGCTTTAAATTTATCTATTGTCATCAAACACTTCCTGTCCAAATCACTGAATGGACTCATTTCCGGGGTTTCTTTTAATGATTTTGCTGCATAAAGTGCTTCATTATCATCCCAGTAAGGCTGACACTTTACCTTGTACTTTTCCCAGGAATCACCACCATCAGAATCCCAGATTTTATGTAATATATCATCATTCTTCTCAATCTTGGATTCTATTTCTTCAAGAGTGAGGTTACTATAATTCTTTACCATAGTTCTTCATCTGGCTGTTCAACACTCTCATCCTTTGAATGTTCTACACTCATAGTCTGAACATATCTGTCAGTGACCTCCTGCTTCATATAATACTTTTCAGGAACATTATCTTCCAACAAGTCTTCAACTGTCTTCTTGAGTGGAATTGGTCTTGGGAACTCATAATAAGGTTCTGGTTCATCTTCAGTCTTGAGAATGGAGATCACAAATACCCTTTCTCTGGATTGAGGCACACCAAAATCTTTTGAATTGAGAATATCATAATAGTTCACATAACCATATGATTCAAGTTCTTCACACCATTTTTTAAAAAGATCAACAAATTTATCTGAAAGAAGAGCCTTCACATTTTCAAGCATCATATATTTAGGTCTCTTTACTGATATTGCTTTTCTACACTCCCAAAGAAGTGATGACCTGGTACCAGAACCTTCATCAAATCCAGCCTGTCTTCCAGCATTTGACAGATCCGTGCAAGGAAAGCTGTAAGTAAACAGGTCAAAATCAGGAACTTGCGACCAGTCAATCTTGGAGATGTCACCATAATTCCTATCAGCATACTGTGGGAACAGAGCATTATGTGCCTTGATGGCAGCAGGGTCTATCTCTGACCAACCAACCAAATCATAATCAATCCCCAGTCTGTTGAGTGCCAAACACTGGGAATCATAACCAGAGAATGCTGTGAACACTCTCAATGGGTTTTCTTTTGTATATTTCTTTACCATAATGTAATTTTCTTTTTAGGTTCATTCCTGTTAAAGAACAACTTGTCAAACATATGAACCATACAATCCACAACAATAGAATTACCTGCAAGTTTATAGTGATTTGAGTCTTTCAAATCTGTTTCAAATAATTTATCTGTGTCTGTATCCTCCACACCCATTAATCTATAACATTCCCTGGGTGTCATCTTCCTGATCCTGTAGTACTTCTTCATACTATAAATATAACAAATTATTTCTCAGAATCTGTAAGATAATACCTGTGAAGAAGACCATATGGTACTTGTTTATGAAGTACTTTCTCATAAATCTGGATACTTGCATCAAGAGCTTCTTTTTCAGTTTCAAAAGAGATAAACCCATTACCAGTGACCACTTTCATAAAAGTCTCAACCTTGTAAGGATATATCCTACAAGCATCACTCAACTTCTCAGGGAAGAAGTCAAGGTCTCTGAGCATCCATCTGTCTCCGTACTGTTTCACCAGTCTGTCAATAGTTTCTTTATTCATATTTCAAATCCTCTTTATTAATATTATTCTTAATCAAAAGCTGGATTATTTCCCAGGCACCAGATGAGAATGCATCCTTCACATCCTCAAAAGTATAGTTCTTGTCTTTCCTGAATGCAAAGGACATTGCCAGTCCCCTTGAATAGTTACTCCACTTCTCCTGGATGTATCTTGTTATTTCATCATTAGTCATACACTTTATCCTCCATATAGTTTATTGCAAATTCAACAGCATCCTGTTCACTTTTATTATCATACATCTTGATGTATCTCCAATAATTAAGTAATTCCCTCAATTCATTGATTGCTTCTTCTTTTGTCATACTTTTTCCTCCCCATATATTTCTTTAAGTACTCTCAAAATAGGACAATTCTTGCATTTATCAATTTCAGGAGTACAACTTATATGACAATGATATTTATTTGTAAAATATTCTGCTTTAGTCATAATATTCCCAAGTTATTTTAATGTTTTGTGGTGCATCCATAATGTATTTAGGTTTCATTTTAAGTGCTTTTATTAGCTCATCAATTGCCCGTGAAGCATCCATCATTCCACAAGCAGTTTCCCTTCTCAACAACAAGCATATTGTCTTCTTTTCTTCTTGTGTCAACATATTTAAAACAATTTAATTTCACTTAATTTCCTGTCTTCATAAAAAAGTTCCCTGAACATCTCTGTCATCACATCCACCACAATGGAATTACCAAAGAGTGAATTGACCACACCAGGTGCAAGGACACCTGTCATCTTATCAATATCAGAATCATCCACACCCATCAGTCTCCCTATCTCCTTGGTGGTCATCTTCCTGATTCTTCCCTTATCCAAGATTTTGAGGTAACTGTTGGTGTTGTTGTGCTGACCCACACAGATACAGCGGCAGACCCCGTCAGTGTACATCACTGTATCCTGCTGATGGGGTCCAACCTTCACAATATGGACATCATTCCTCATTGAATTTGATTCTATATTGATTGAGGTCAAGATTGTCACTTACATACTTATATGCAATGACATTTTCAAACCCCAATACCTTGATATATGCCAATTCCATATCAAACACACAATCTTCAATGTTTGATTCAAGTACAAAATCAGTTCCTGTCAGACATTTTATAGGCCTCATATATGAATCTTCTTCAGGTTCTACTTCTTTTGCCCAAGGAATATAACCCAATGAATATGATGGTTCATCATACTTTACATTCTGATGATAAAGTGAAACCCTGTCAATGGCATAAAATTTACCAGGTTCAAGGTTTTTACTACCAGCATATCCAATATTATAGATAACTGTATCCCTTGGTATATCCTTCAATGCCTCAATGACATTCAATGCACCAACACCTGTAATGAGAACAGGATAATGATTATATCCCAATTGCTCAACAAGTTTCAATTCTTCTTTTTCTGCAATTACTACTAAATGTTTCATATTACTTTAATATATAAGTTTCAAATTCTAAAATTTATAAACATAGGATTTAAGTTCTACAATTTTAAATTCATCTAAGAATGATTGTTTCTCCCTGACAAAACAGTTATATTCATTATCATACAGTGGTTTGTAAATTACTGCATCAACCCATCCATTTACAGAATCCTTCATCATCATATTACATTCAACAATAATGTAAAGTCTGTTATGCTTTACATGGACAACAACAAGTCCATTTTTTAATTCTTCTGGTTTCATACTTCAATAATAACAACATCTTTACACTCAAACAAAGTATCATTTATATAACCAGATACACCTGATTCAACATTTTTATTCTCACCTTTGATGAGTTTAAATATTGGATATTTATCAATCCTTGAATATGTCATATATTTCACTTCACATTCATTTTCTGTACCTTTATTAAATATAATAACTTCATCTGTTGGCCAAGATTTTTGAATATTTAATATATCATTCCAATTACCTAAATTGAAATTTCTACATTTAAAATAAACAGCATTTTCCATAATCAAAATAATGGTTTTTCAGGATTTACCCTTTCATTAAACAAATTTCTGAATATCTCAGTCATCACATTGACGGCAATACTGTTCCCAGCAAGTTTTTTTCTGAATTTAGATGGAACAGCATCCAATATCTTCTGAACATCATCTGGATCCACATCCATCAGTCTGAATGCCTCCCTGTCTGTCAGTTCCCTTACTTTGTAGTTCCTGTCCCACACATAGTTGTCCATTGAGAATGTGGTGAGTGTATTAGAATATCCATCTCCTGTTGGTTCAGCATAGACACCTTTTCCAAACTTCTTTCCCTTGTCTCCGAACCTGTGTCTTCTCAACTTCTCATCTTCTGTCCTTTTCTGTTTCAGGATTTGTGGAGGTTTGATTCCTTCAGCAAACAGATAGACATCATCTCCATCAACAGTACACATCATAGGAAGAGTAGTCCTGAGATATTTCCTTTTCTCCCAGTCCTTCTTCTTGAAGTAGAGTTCTTCCGGAACATCCTTCTCAATTATTTCATCCAATGTGGTTACTTTCATCTATTTAAAAAATCTCTTACCTTATTGAGTACCTTTCCAAGTTCATTTCTTCCCCATTTATACTCTGGTGTGATGAGAGCATCATTCTCATTGTATCCTATTCCCCAAATCCTGTCATAATAAGCAGCCTCTACAAACTGTTTCCCATCATACTTCGGATCACACAGTTTTTTTCTCAAATCCTCATTCTGCATAAACTTTTGTAATACAACCAGATACATATACCAAACTCTTGCCTTATTCCATTCTGCATCATTGTAGTTTTTCACCATCCTTCCAAGTTTTCTTGCAGTCTCGGGGTCATTTGTTTTCAGAATCTTTTCAGCAGTTTCATAATCCTTAAAATAATCTGCCTTGAACCACATAAACATCTGCTCTGATGATGAGAACATATTCCCATCATAATTTATCTCACACCTGGTGAAATTACAAAATGGGTCTTCCTTCCAGAAGAACACATATTTATCTGTTATTTTCATACTAATATATTTCTTCTTAATAAATAATTCACATCTTCATTTGACCTGTAAGTATCTTCATAATACCTATTTTCCTGTCTTAAATACATCTTGACAATATCCCTTGCATGTTCCATACTCACCTTTGTTTGATATGTGGGATTTTTCATATACTCATTCCAACAGAAGAAATAATGATCCCTGGCTTTATCCAGTTCAGTCTTTTCCTCTGTTGTTATCATGATATATTCATCATATTCCTTCTTATTCAAAAACAAAGGAAACAGAATCTTCTTGTACCAGGGCAAACGAGATTTAAATGACAGATATTCTAAATAGGTTGCCATAATTCACAATTTATAAATCATAAATTCTACTCTTCAATTCCTTACCAATTCTTTCCACAATTCCACATACAAGTGCATTACCCATCAGAAACCCTCTCTTTTTGTCTGTAATACCCTCTGTGTGGTTATCTGGGAACATCTGTATCCTTTCCAGTTCAAGAGGGATTAGACGCCTTAATTTACCAGTTTCTGGGTCTTTTATGATATGGGTGAATCTGTTTGGTGTTGTTGATACCTCACTTGTTATCAATGTCCTTGCCGGTCTATCAAGAGGGTCAGGAAAAGGCATTGCACCTTCTGTGTAAGTGTATGTATATCCATCTTTATTTGTCCTCTCAAATGACTTGTTTCCTTTGGAATACTTCCACTTTTCAATCTCATCATCAGAAAGATAATAGTCTTCTGTAATGAGCTTTCTATCATCACCCTGGGCAAGAACACCTCCCAGTGTCATAAATGACCCAGAATAGTCTGTTTTGACCTTTGTAGTAGAAATATAACCATCTATTACAACTCCTGCATTTTCAAATGGGTGGTCTATGATATTATTCTCATTGAAATGGTCTGATATATAAACCAGGTCTGAATCCAATTTTCTTCTATCAAGTCCCCAAAGACCAATTTCAATATCTTCTTTTACTGGGAATGCTTTTGCAAGGATTCCTTCTTTATATAACCAGGAATCTGGACTCTTTACTTCAAATTCTCCAGTAAGAAATGCAAAAAGGAATATTCTTTTTCTTTTCTGGGGAAATCCATATTCAGCAGCATTAATGACCCTCCATTCAATATTATACCCAAGATTGACCAATGATTGTAGGATGAGAGCAAAATCCCTACCCCTTTGCTGTGCAGGTGAGATGATCATCCTATCAACATTCTCAAGAAGAAGATATTTAGGTTTCTCTTTCATTTCAGAGATGAGTCTAATGATTTCCCACCAGAGAACACCTTTCTTTCCTTCAATACCTAATGCTCTTGATTTATTGTTTGCTACACTGTAATCCTGACAGCAAAATCCTCCAACCATAAGGTCTGCTTCCAAGTCTTTCCCAGAAACCTTACAAATATCATCATTTACCAACAAATCATTGGGAAATCTCTTCCTGTATATATTTGCTGCAAATTGGTCTTTAGCACCTGGTTCCCACTGGTTTGCCATCACACACTTATAAAAATCCTTGTCAGACCTGTCAAGTCCAACATGGAAGCCACCCACACCAGCAAATAATTCTATGTATCTACATTTATCCATAATTAACACATTAAATATAACAAAATAATGTTTGGCCCATTTGTATATCACTAAAAAAAAATTCAAATAACTTTTTGTTATTTTTATTTCATAAGAATTAATTAGTACTATGGAAGTAATATTGGATGAACTTACACCACTTGAGTTTTTCAATCATGGTGGTATTGTCAAAGTCACAATTGATGATGTTCTTGTCAAAGAATGTAATGTAAAGAAAAAGTACACATTCTTTGATTATAAGGCATATTCAAGATTTTTCAGAAATCTGTATATGTCATATATACACAACCATTCTGATGAAAACACATATGACCTATACAAGGAGGTGAACGATTTGATAGTACTTACACCATCCATAGGTTCTTCTGAATATGTAGTTGATTTGAAATATGACCAGGTAAGAACTTATGATATTGCCAAATTCTATTATTCATATGACAGGAGAGACCCCGAAGTGTCATCAAAGGATCCATATGGTATTCCTAATGTGTGTTTTTCCTTGATTGATGCAGATGACAGCAGATGGGAAAAATATACACAGCAAAGACTTGAAAGGGGGTTTGATGATTCAGAGACCTGGAGTCTTGATGGTACAATAGCAAAGTTCATTTATCCAAGACTCAAGGTGTTTATTGAGGACACAAAAACAATAGGTGTATATCCATCTAATCTGACATTTGACAAGTGGATTAATATACTTGAGGAGATGTTGAAAGGATTTGAAATTCTATCACAAGACACTGAAAGAACAGATGATGAAGAGAAAATCATAGAAAGGTCTCTTGATTTATTCAGAGAATATTTCCATAGTCTTTGGACTTAATAATTATCCATAACTTTATTGAGAGGGGGGTGAGCAATCATCTCCTTTTTTTCATAAATACCATATATAGATTTTATATATGGATTTATCAACTAACATAATTAGGAATGTATATAATATTGGCACCAACTCCTGTGATGTTGGTACACAATATTGTACAGATGGATATGCTCTTTATTTCCCATGTCTGAAAGAAATCACAAAAGGTCAGGATGTTTGTTTAGATTTCTATATTGTCGATTATGCAGGGAAGCAATATGCAGACCAACTGAAAAATGATGATCAGAATTTGGGCACATCTGGAAAAGAACTTGTTGACTTGAGGGATGTGGATGCCATTTCATTAAATTTAATCGGGCAGTATAATTGTACATATGGTACATTTTCATACCCAGACAACATATCTTCACAACAGATAGAAGAGTATCCTGTCCTATATACAATTGCACCAGAAGACAAGAATCTGTGCTATCTCAAGTTATATATGCTGGATGTTGAAAATGATAGTTCTGAGATATTCAGCAATATCCAGGAAAGTGATTTTTATTCTGGTACTGAAGTGGAGGTTGCGGCATATGACACTTCCACACATATCTTCATTGGTTGGGCATCATTTGATTTTGATGATGATGAATGTGAAGATGACACAATATATGACAATATTATAAGTACAAAAAACATATACAGGTTTACCATCAATGAGGATACCACAATAATAGCACTTTATAGACCGAGGAAAGTTTATCATGTGGTTTCTGATTCTACAAATATGTATTCACATTTCAATGTCAATTATGACCATATAGACCATCATATCTCAAACAGAAACAAAGATGGATTTGATGACAGTCATGATTATGTTGATGTTCTTGAGGGTTATCATATGGTTGTTAAATGTATTCCAAGTACAGACAGGTTTGATGGTGATAGTGATCCCGATAATGATATGACATATGAGTTCATAAGTTGGAAGGATGGAAATACTGACAGGTGTAGATGTTTTGTCATAGGAAAGGATACTGGATTATTTGAAGACAATGATATAATCAAATTGAAGGCAAACTGTAGCGGTCCTGTTCCTTATTATGATATTGAAGATGAGGACATAGTTTATCTTGATGAATTTGATGAAGAAGGTATCCATATAAACACCATATTTTCAGATGTGGAGATATTTGATTATTATGGTAATGAAAATGTCTTATATATAAATGAAGTATATCAAAAATATATAGATGGTGACGGATTCCTTTATTTTAATAATGGTACCCTTATAGTTTCATCAAAAAATATTGAAGATGGGGTTAAAATTATCATCCATGCAAAATCTGAAGATACTTGTGAAATATATGTTGATGTGAATGATAACTCCTTGAGTCAGGTAGTTTCAACAGATGACTTCAAATCATATGAATTTTATTTCAGCAAATGTAACAAGTCAGATATTAGTATAAATGCAGATAGTGAATGTCTTATTGACAGGATAGAAATATGTAAGGAGACCATAAAAAACAAAGGTAAATCACAACTTTGTCTCCCTTCTGAAATCACCTCAAACTTACCATCAGGGAACTTAAGTGTCAATGGTGCTGTTATGGTCAATGGAAAATCATATGGTCTAGGAACAACACAAATAGGAAATGTAAATAAATTACCAAAAATAACTTTAAACATAAATGAATAAGATTTTGAAAAGAGATGAGTACATCAATGAGGTATATAACCCTATGATGGAACAAAAACAATATGAGGAGTTAAAGATGATTAATGAAGGTCTTCTTAAGACTCTTTTTGGTATGGCCAAGAACCTTTTCAAGAAAGACTGGGAAACTATTAAAGGTGATTCTAATATCATTGCTATATATAAAGAACTTGATGACAAACTTACTGGTTATTCAATTATGAAGTTGAGTAAGAAGGATGAATGCAATCAAATCCGTCAAGCTCTTGTTGATATGGCATGTGACTGGTATGAACTTAAGATGAACAAGGCAAAGGAATCTGGTGAGGATCCAAAACCTGCAAAATCTATGAAGTTCAAGAATGACAATCTCCGTGAAAACCTTGATTTACTCCAGAAGAAAATTAAAGAGATTGCCGGGGATGATGAACAAATGCTCAAATGGTCACAAAGACTTCTTGATGATATGAAGATTGTTATCAATGATGCAATATCTCCAAACATCAAAGATGATGATGTAAAGAAAGAACTTGAAAAGGAAAAGGCAGAGACATTGAAGAAGAGTGAAGAAAGCAACAAGCAGATGGAGAAATGGCAGAAAGACCAACTTGATGCTATACAGAAAGAAAGAGAAGCTCTTATCACCAATGTAAATGCAACTCCAGAAAAAGGAGATGTGACAGGAGATAAGGAAGTTGCGAAACTTTCCGCATTGTTCAAAGACCATGATAAGGCAAAATTCATAGAATCAGCAAAGAATGATGTACTTCTTGGTATAAAACATATCTTCAAAAGTACAAATGGATCAAATGAATTGAAGATGAGTGACAGGTCATTCAACATCCTTGATTCTTTCTATAACAAGTTGAATGCAGACAGTAAATTATTCAAAGACACCCCTGCACAATCTGTCCAGGCAATGTGTATTTCTATGAATTCATTTGTAAGAATGTGTGGTTCAACAACAGGTAAGTTTGATGAATCACAGATTGAATTGATGGCAAGATGTGCTATCCTTTCAAATGGTGCTTTGAGTTATAATCTTCCTCTAAATGACAAGACAGGTAATGATGCTGGAAACTATTTCACTGACAGACTTGGTGAGATTGTATCAGGTAAACTTAAATCTGTAAATAATGAAGACATAAAAGTTCCTTCAAACTTTATCCAGAATGCAAAAGATGTCTTTAAAAAAGTTACTGACAAAGCAAACAAGTTGAAAGAAGATTCAGAAAAGAAGAGGGAACAAGACCTTAAGACATTAAAATAAAAAAGAGAGTTTTAATTAACTCTCTTTTTTTGTTCTTGATTTTTTCTCAACTGGATGTGCTGTGGTCTCTACTACAGGTTCTGGTTGTGGAGCAGGTTGTGGAGCAGGTTGTGGAGCAGGTATTACACTATCAATATTATCTGATGCCAAATAAAGTACATAAGCATCTCTTAATGTATAAACCCCCTTCTTTTGTGCTCCAATAACCAACTTGAGAAGAATTTCTAATGCTGGTTTCAAAGAAACATTATTTTTCAAAGCATCAATTGCCTGTTTGGCATAATATGCTTCGTCAAGGGTTAAAACACCACCCTTCTGTGCGAGTTCGACACCCTGGGTGAGTACATTGATTCTTTCCTGTAAATCCATATCTCAAAATTTTTTATATACTAAATATAACAAAATCTTCATAAATATTATAAATAAGAAAATTGTTCTATGGTTAACAACAACACACAACAGAAAACAACATCAAATGTAAATACTGTATCTGAATCCAGTATATATCTAAAGAAAAGTGAACTTCCAAAAAACATAAGTTCATTCAGAAATGATGTTGGATATATTTCATCAGAAGCATTAAGTACCTGGTTAAAAGAGCATTCTTATATATCCAAAAATGAAATCAATACACTTATTAAAAAAGCCAATCTTGTTGTTGTCGATACAGTCAATAAAATAACAGATGATGATGCAATAGCAAGACTCAATAATGATATTCTGGGTATAAAGGGTGAGATTGTTGCCATCAAAGATAGATTGATAGATGTTGAAACAGGAACAATATCATCTGACAAAGAAGGTTCATTTGCACTTAAATCTGAAATGCCCACAAAGGTATCACAATTAACAAATGATGTAAAATATGCCAAAAAATCAGAGATTCCAGATATCAGTAATCTTGCAACCAAAGATGAGATTCCTTCATTGGATGGATTTGCCACAGAAAGTTGGGTGGAATCAAAGGGTTATCTCACTGATCATCAATCATTGGATGATTATGCCAAGATATCTGATATTCCTGATGTATCTAATTTTGCCAAGAAATCAGAGATTCCTGATGTATCTAATTTTGTAGTCAAAGATGAAATTCCTGACATATCCAACCTGGCAACTAAAGATGAGATTCCTTCAATAGATGGATTTGCTACAGAAAGTTGGGTAGAATCAAAGAAATATCTCACCAGTCACCAATCATTGGATGATTATGCCAAGAAATCAGAGATTCCAGATATCAGTAATCTTGCAACCAAAGATGAGATTCCTTCATTGGATGGTCTTGCTTCTGAAAGTTGGGTGGAATCAAAGAAATATCTTACCAAGCATCAGTCATTATCTGATTATGCAAAAAAATCTGAAATTCCTGACATATCCAACCTGGCAACCAAAAATGAGATTCCTTCATTAGATGGTCTTGCCACAGAAAGTTGGGTAATATCAAAAAAATATCTCACCAAACATCAATCATTATCCAACTATGCAAAAAAGTCAGAGATTCCAGATTTAAGTGGATTTGCAACACAGGCCTGGGTTGAAGAACAGAGATATTTATCAGATAAGGAAGATATATATACAAAGAAATCTGATTTAAATGGATATGTAACACAGTCTTCACTATCCAATACACTTGCTGCTTATGCAAAGAAAAACAGTGTATATGATAAGGCATACATTAATAGCAATATTCTTTCAAAAGTAGAAGCATCAAATATTTATCCTACAAAAACTGCTGTCGCTGATAAATATATAACCAAAACAGATGTCTCTAAAGAGTATTTGAAAATTGAAGATTATAGGGGTATCAAAGATGCTACTGTTATCAGTACAGAGTATGAAACAAAAACATTGGATGACCTCACAAAAGACATACAGACATTAAGAAATGGTTTTTATATTGTAAATAATAGTGATATTGTCATAGTGAAAGACCATCAAGTTTTTAACATATTCAAAGATGGTGTTCCAGAAACCACTTTGAGGTGGAGAGAAGAATAATTTTTTTGGTATATTTATATATGGATAAAAATGAAATATAGGTAGTTTATTATTAAAGTTAAGTAAAATGATTGAAATTGTAGATTTCAGAAAGAGTTCAGGAGAGAACATACCAAATCTTGAAGAATATGTAAAGAATTATATAGATACACATCCTAACATTGATGTGATGGTTGGTACAGATTCTCAAACAGAAGGTGGAAAAACAAAATTTTCAACAGTGGTGGCAATGTATGACCATGGTGATGGTATTCAGGGGCATGGTGCTCACTGTGTTTATAGACGCTGGTCAGTTCCAAGATACAAGAAGGAACAAAGACTTGACAGACTGATGAAGGAAACTGAAGAAAGTATTAATACTGCAAAGAAGTTAAGAGATGCTGGCATTAAGATAGAGTTTGTTGACATTGACATCAATCCCAAGAAAGGGACTGGATCCAATCAGGCATTTGATGCTTCCAAGGGTTGGATTGAAGCAGAAGGGTTTGAATGTAGGTGGAAGACATTGGGTCCTCTTATCACATCTTTTGCAGACTGGATAGTAAAGAGATAAATAATAACATAACAACTATGGGAAGTTTTAGAAAAGATTTAGAAAACTTTGAATATGATTCAAGGTTTTTGGCTTCAGAACACAAATGGGATTCTTTATATACCATAGAAAACACAAAAAAATTCTATGAGATAAAGGAAAAACAGGCAATGAAAAGAGTCAAAAGAAACAGAGTTCAATCTGATCCGGAAACAACTGGACAGCATGGTACAATGATTTAAAAGGAAGAGATTTTCTCTCCCTTTTTCATAAATATGGTATAAACAAACAAATAAAACTAATATGATTTCTTTTGATAAATTTGATCTTACTCCTCAACAAATTGAACGTTTGAAGAGGATAAATGCAAGACAAGAGATTAAGAAGTATATTGCAAAATATGGATCTGAACCAGAAGATATTACTCCTTATCTTACTTATACTCAAGAACAATATGACAATTATAGGAAAATCTTATATTCTATTCATACTGTAAATGAGGTGGAAAATGTTTCAATACTCCCAGCAAAACCAGTAGAAATTGAAAATACTGAAGAACAGGATTTGACATCAGAGAGTATCGCCAATGCCATAGCAGCCGGTAATGCATATACAGCCGGTGAATATGAGGTGATTAATAATGTTACCATCCCTGCATCTGCACCAAAATCAGTCACAGTGAACGGTCCGGTTCAGAATGGTGCAACTTTCAGTAATGAGAGTCCAAAGTATGTAACAGTCAATAATACAGGTGAAGAACCCATTGACATTACAGTATCCAATACAGATAGGTCAGCATCCTTCACGCTCAAGGGTGATGCAGGATTTAATGACATCTATGCAGAGACAAATAAACTTACAGTATCTGCGCCTGTCAATGGAACAATTGTATTAGACCCTGTTGATGATACTGCTTCTATGAGTGTTGGCGCTTCCTGGCAAGACAACTCAACACTTATTTCAGATGCAGAAGGTAGGATTACAATATCCAATACTAATTCAGCAAATGAACCATCAGTAAACATCAATACTCCAAATGCAACAGTTGTTATGAGTGGTGGTCAGTATGATACATTGACCATATCTTGCGCAGAAAACACATTGGAGATTTCTGGTGCATTCCATGCAAAGAAACTTGTTGTAAGAAAGGGTAACATCTCCTATGCTGCAGCAGACATTCATGATCTTGTAGATGAATTGGTAGTTGAAGATGAAAATGTATTAATTCCTGTCACTTATGAAATCTCAAATGCATCAATATCAGGATTCTCAAAGAATGGTGTTTCAAATGTAGTTGAAGATGTGGTAAGTACAAGTAGGGTTGCTTTTGGTCTCTTTGCTAATGGTACATACAGATACAACTTAAATGATCACACTGTTTCATTGAAGGGTGGTAATTTTGCTGCAATGTATTTCAGAGGCACTAATCCAAAGATAAATATCTATGGTCCAGGTAAGATTGTTGAATCAAGCGGTATATATGGTATCTGGACAAATTCTGAAAACACAACAGTCAATATCTACAACTGTGATGTTGAAGCTTACACACATGTATTATATTCTGAAAAGGGTACAATCAATGTCTATGGTGGTTCATTCAAACTTCTTGATGAGAATCCAGAACTTGATTCAAAGGGTCACTGCAAATTCCTTTTGAACTGTTATGATGCAAACTATACAGCAGGAACAGCAAAAATCAATGTCTATGGTGGTAAGTTCTACAACTTTAACCCAGCAGAAACCTATGGTGAACCAAATGGTCCCGTAAGTTATGTAGCAAAGGGATACCATGTTGTTGAAACTGAAGAAGATGGTGTTCCTGTATTTGAAGTTGTCGCTGACTAAACAAACAATAAAACACACAAAAAGGAGAGGTGATTACCTCTCCTTTTCTAATATATCTATATACAATGGATAACTATCATCAACTGGTTGTCTGAAGAACTTATATAGTTGTTCCTTTGTATCAAATCTTCTGGATTTCCTATTACAGAAATACATCCTGAAAGGTAGATTATCATAAAATAACTTATCATCATCCACAATACTTCCCCAGGAATTCAATTTTAAATAGACTGTCTTAATTACCTTTCCTTTCATAAATCAGCTTTGCATAATGTCTGGTATCAACAGGGAAGATATCTGACTCCATCATCCATTTGAAATAGGATTTATCTACCTTGTCAATACTGCTTCCTTTCCATTTACCAAAATCAACATAAATCTCCTTGACACCAGATTCCAAAATCCTAATCTTGAAATTTCCAGGTAAATCCAATCTGTCATTGAAATAATCAAGATCCACATCCTCAAACTCTTCATTTCTCTTCCTCATCTCCTTATATACTTCAAGGGTTGCATCAACATCAGCAGATGCCTGGTGAGCATTGGTCAAATCCTTACCTGTATATTTCATATATACATCAGCAAGCTTACCTGAATTGAACTTCCTATAAAGGGTATAGATATCATAATTCTTCAAGGTCTTATAATCCCAAGTCAATCCAGCCCTGATGAATGAATAATAAAGAATAGGTATATCAAACACAGAACAATAATAACCTCCCACATCACAACCCTGGAAGAAATCAAATGTTACCTTTGCACACTCCTGGAAAGTAGGACAACCAACCAAGTCTGCCTCTGTCATTCCATGCCTCTCTGTTGCATCTGGGTCAATAGGAACATCACCATTGTTACATTTGAAATATAGGCTATCAATCACATCCAATGTGTTTGCATCTACCTTTATGGCAGATATCTCAATAATCCTCACATTATCTGGATTCTGTGACTTACCTGTAGTCTCCAGATCAAAAAATACAATTGGTCTTTCATTCATAATATTATCTATTTTCTATATACCAAATAAAATATAACAAATTAATACACCATATCATCAGTCCACATCATAATTCCAACAGTTTTTGTGAATAATCCTGATTGTTTCTTACCACCAGTATCCAATCCCTTGTTACTTCCAGTTCCTGTCTTGTCAACTTCAGGACCGATTATAATATACTCCGGAGCAATGACATATTCCTTTATCAATTTATACCACTCCTTGAAATCAATATCACTCATCTCCCTTGGTGTTCCTTTCCAGTGTTCATATTTCTCACCAAAAGGAGGACAACAGATACACACTTTGTCAGTGGTCACCTTTTGCGCCAACATATCCCTCTGTTTCCATCCATACCAGTCACATAACCTCTGATTGATGTCATAACATTCACATTCAACTTCTTTATTATGTTCCTTTCCCCACAATTTGACACCATCTATAATCCCACCAAATCCAGACATTGGTACATATACACCCCTGGTAATATCAATACCTGATTCATCTATAATTTTCTTTACACTGTATTCAGAAATTGCTGTCACCTTTGGGGCGATCTTGGCAATAGTAAACCTATCCTGTATCTGTTGAAGAAATTTCTGTGTTGAATTGATAATTTTTCCATCTTCCATCTTACAGTTCAATAATTCATAGATATGCTTGATTCTGAATTTTTCATCTTTTGGTAACATATAGAAGATATTCTTAACTGCCTTAGTCAAATAATCTCTCTTATACCAAGCATCCCTTGGAGAAATATTCTTACCAACATAACAATCCCAAATAGGATGATTTGCAGGCCATTTACCATTCCCTGGAAGATCTTGAGTCAGACAATAATCAACAATCTTTTCAGTAAGGTAATTTTCAAATATATTAATACAATCATCTATTTTATTAGAGAAGATTTCAAGATAATTAAGATGATTGTCTTTTGCACACACTCTCTTCCTGACATCTAAATCTGTCCAGGTATAGATTGCATTATTGTAATACTCATTATCCTTACTTTTCCAGTAATTGAGTTTTTCTACATCCTTGGAATTATTAGTATCAAATGGATGCTTCCCATGTGTCCAACTACCTTGGATTTCTATATAAAGATTGAGTCCAGGAATGAAGAAATCACAAGAATATGGATAAGTATCATCATAATGTTGGGGATCTACATTATCAAAACCAAAAGTGTTGATTAAATACTTATAAAAATCAATCTCAACTCTTGAAGAACAACCAGAAATTCCTTTTCCAGATAATTCTTTGAACTCTTTTATATATTCCTTGATTTTAACTTTATTCTTCTCATTTATTACTTTCCTATTATTTACAATATTTTCTTGAATTCTGTGTAACTGTTCATCAGACCAAAAGTTTCCATTATGTTTTTTCTTTGTAGTATTAACAGCTTTATCCCTGGATTCCTTTCTTCTGGAAACAACTTGTGCATTCTGTATTGTTGATTTATTATACTCAACAACACTTGGACAAGTTTTAGAACAATATTGTCTATAACCTTTTTTGAAATCTATAAAATGAACCGGATTTCCACATTTACATCTATGAATTGTATAATCATCTTGTAAGAAATGCCACAATTTCTGGATAAATGTATATTCTTTTGGGAAATCTACTCTCTCAAGTTCATCATAAATTTCTGGGTAATTCTTCTTGATAGAATCTGGTTTCTTAAATCCACCAGATTTATCTTCAATAGATTGTAAATACTTAAATAACTCAATTTTCTCCATAAATGTTATAAAAATATTTTTTGCTGTGGATGTCATCCTATATAAATATAACAAAAAAAGAGAGAAATTTTTCAATTTCTCTCTTTTTTGTGACTATTAATCACTTGATTATCAATTAATAAAGACTTACACCATTACCAAGTTTGATGTCAAATGAGTAGTAGTACAACTGTGGATGATGACCTGCACGAACAAGAGCATATCTTGACTTCAATGAAGTAACAGGAGCACCTTCCATACCCTCTGCAGGATATGAGAGTTTGTCAGCCATCAAGTAAGGCATGAACACAAGACCAGGCTCATTGTCCTTACCCTTTCTACCAACAACTATCTTAGTTGCACTCCAAGGGAGGTTAGGATCTACATAGATAGATACACCTGAAATTGCACCTACTGGGTAGAGAGAACCAGCATTCTGGTTGATTGTATTTGAAAGTGGATAAGCGGTGAAACCAGCGCAATCCTGAAGAGCTGTTGCAATAGCTGCTGAGCATACTGCAAATGTACCAGCACCTCTACGACCTCTCTGTGCGATGAGGTTGGAAGCAGCAAGAACCTTACTCATAATTCTTCTCTGGATTGTGCCAAGGGTTTCAGCACCACCACCAACATATGACTTAACATAACCCTCAACATCAGCATCAGCAGGATCTACAACAAAGTAGGTATTAAGGTTGATACCCTCAAATGCCTCTGCTTCAACATGGTTCTGATCACCAAGTGCGAAGATCTCATTAAGGATTTCACGGTTGATATGCTGTGTCAACTCATTTACAAGCTCTGCTTCTACCTGAGCAACTGCATCAATACCATAAGCCTTAAGATCCTGGATCTGCTCACGAGTGATAGCACCCTTAACCTGGATGGTCTTAGCCTTCACACTCAATGTGAAGGTGTTGAGTGACATAATGTTTGAAGGAGTTGATTCACCAGTCTCTCTGTCATATGACTGTGCAGACATAGGATCACCATTCTTGAAACCAGCACCAGTAAAACCAGGGATGAAGTCCTCAAGAGCCTTTACAGTGTCAATGTCAACTACATAGTACTTGTCAAGGATAACCTTCTCATCTGTAAGAAGAGTTTCAGCAAGAGTAGCACCAGCACCTTCACCACCATTAAGAGGATTACCACCAAAATATGACTTCTCCTTTACCTGGAAGATAGGACGACCATCAATACGACCAAGAGCAACAAAGATGAGCTCAAAGTCACCGATAGTAATAGGAGCCATATGAGGCTTGAAATCCTCACGGAGTTCCTTGAAACTTGCTGCATGTGCAATAGCATCTTCATTTATAAGAGCAGCATCTGACTTGAGAGCATTCTCAACATCACTGTCTGAATTAGCGTCACCCTTTGAAAGAGTCAACTTAACCATAAGAGGAGCAGTTTTTGACTCATCTGCACCCTCGAAACGAGGACGGAAGTTAGTCTTACCACCTTCGTATACATAGTCCATATACTGGAGGATGCCAAGAGGACCCTGCATAGGAACTACAGGAACAAGGTCAAGAGCGATTGTCTGAGCTGCGACCTGAACTGCAAGAGGAAGGAGTGAGAATGGGTTATCACCTGAACCACGTACACCATCATAACCATTGTTAGGATTTGCACCTGGGAAGTAAGCAGCACCCATACCACCAACATTCATATTAGGATTGAGATGTGCATAACCAAGAGCACTCTCATTAAGACTCTGCTTCTCATTCATATCATGATAAGCACAGTACTTTGACATCCAAGTCAATTTAGCACGATCAGTAACGCCAGTTGACTCAGTAATAAAACCTGACCAAGTTTTCAAAACTTCAGCCTCGTTCAAAATAACATTCTGTAACATAATTTTAGTTTTGATTTTTTTTGTATTTTTATTTATTGAATCAACCTAAAAATAGATCTTTGCTTCTATTATCTTTTTTTAGATTCTCTTCATATTGTTGTGTTATACTATATTTATGTAAATCAATTTTTGATTTTTTTGGCTCTATGAAGAGGTATCACCCTCTACATAGAATATTTATTATTAAAGATATTCCGGATCTGGATGTTGTGTTGGATCAATTGCATCCTTTGGAAAATCCATTTCACCAAACTTTCTAGGTGGTCTTCTATAAGGACATCCATTTACTTCACACCTATACCAGTTGAGTTCAGCAATGACCATATCCTTTTTATTACACTCTGACCTGCAATCACTATATCTGTCCATTGCAGCATCTTTCATCTTGTAGGCTTCATCAAACTTATCTGTCATATTTGCAAGAGCTTCCTCAAGTTTTGTCTTCTCATCATTACAAGTATGATATAATTTTATCCACTCTTCATTTGATGCAGAAAGATTTGCAATCTCTTTTGTTTTCACATCACTTTCAGCAGCTTTTACTTCAGCAGCCTTAAGTCTTTTATTTAGTTTGTAATAGAAAATACCAACTAGACCACCACCACCTACAAAAGTTCCTAAATAACCCAATAATTGTAGAAGTATGTCTGACATTGTTTCTTGTTATATGCTTTAGTTTGTATAAAAAGGGGGTCCAGATGAGTGGATGTTACTCCACCCATCCGGAAAAAATATTACCATCTCCTCATTCTTTTCTGAATCTGCTCTTTCATTGCATTGAGCCTTTCTTCAGAAACAGTATTTTCATTGATGGCATTTGGTTGTGCAACAGCAGATTCATCAATCTTCTGAAGTTCTACCTGCTTGTCTCTGAAATCACGTGTGTTCCAGAAATAAACTGCACTTGCTTCATTACTAATTACAAACATTTTGGACTCTGCAAGAATTTCCTGCTTTCTCTCATCAGAAAGTTTTGACCATCTTTCCTGGAGTCTTTCAGGCATATAGTTGATAAGTGTGAAGTTCTTTGTATCAACATTCTTCTTTGATTCCTTAATTGCCTCTTCCTCAAGTCTCTTTGCTTCAGCATACTGTGCCTTTGCAGCAGCAAGGATAGCATCAAGTTTTTCAGTAAGTGCTGTCTGGTATGCCTTTGTATCAAACTTTTCAACAGGAGTTTCTTCTGACTTTGTATCTTCTGTCTTGTTTTCCTCAACAGGAGTTTCCTCTGTCTTTACTTCATTGTTTTCATTAACATTTTCAGCAGGAGTTTCTTCTGACTTTGTGTCTTCTGTCTTGTTCTCTTCAAGGACATTACCACCAATCTTATTAACTTCCTCAACAATGTAATCCTGATGTTCAATCATCTGATTCATCTTCTCTGCAAGGTAATCATTATGGGCAATACTCTTGTTCTGTTCCTCAGCAAGCATATTTGAATAGTCAATAGACTTATCCAACATTTCTGCCACATAGTTCTGATAAGAAATAGTATCATTGATATTTTCAGCAAGATAATCCTGATGTGCAATCATCTGATTCATCTTCTCTGCAAGATAATCCTGATGACCAATCATCTTATTCATACTTTCAGCAAGATAATTGTTATGTTCAATAACCTTGTTTGCCTCATCAGCAATATAATCCTGATGAATAATAGACTTGTCAAGAGTTTCAGCAAGATAATTAGTGTATGCCTTAAGATTGTTATACTTCTCTTCAATCTCTGCTAATTTTGATTCAAGAGCAGCAGTATCTGCCTTTGCATCTGTACCGCCAACAACAGCAGCACCTTCACCGGTAATCCTTGCAACCTCTTTTGCAACAAGGTCTGCAATCATTGAATTATCAATATTAGCAGCATCAAAGGTCTGGGTAGGAGTTTCACCACCCTTCTCCTTATAACTAATTAACTCATCCTTGATGTTAGAAATGGCAGACTGGAGTTCACCGACAATCTCTGACAGATGTTCACTGTACTTCTGGAAATCACCATATTGGATGAATTCATTATTATTGTCTTCCATATTTGTATTTTTTAATGTATCTTCATTCTTCTGTGCCTGTGGTTCTGCATAATCGGCAGTCTTGGTCACCTGTGGATCCAACTCTGTATTGGCATCTTCTGAAATATCATAGATGTCAATATTATCATCATCACCAAATCCATATGACTCATTAACCCTCTTAAGCTGTGCATTTGCAAAACCAGGGTCTGCAACAAGGTCATATGTAAACAACTGCTGGAGTTTAACATGTCCAGATTCATCCACAGTACCAGCAGCCCTTGATGAGATATTCAATGGAATACCATCTCTTACAAGTGCCTGTGCTTCCTTACCAGCAGTAGTATTAAGGAGTCTAATCTTACCTACAATAGCATTCTGTTGTGGGTCAAATTCAAGACTTTCAACAACATGAGAAACATTACCAAGTGAGATTTCAAATCCATGTGGATGATCCAACTCACCAAGAAGTCTCTTACTTTCAATCTGTTCCCTCAATGCCTCAACATGTGGAAGGAAATCAGCAGACTCATAAATTCTGCCGTTACGGTTTTTAGTATTGAATGATGTGAAAAGTCCAGTTAATACTATAGAATCGCTGTGTTCATTGTTTTCATTCAATGCCTGTTCCACTGAATAATTAAGTGGAGCATTAGAGCGTTCTACTATCAATAGTTTCTTCTCTTTCATTTTCAAATGATTTTCTTATATATTTTATATGGTATTTATGAAAATAATTTTTACTTATTTTTAAAGTCCTCCAAGTGGATTACCTCCACCTCCATTATCTTCATTTTCTTCTTCATTTTCCTTTGCTTTTTTCTTGTCTGGCTTAAACTCTGACTTTGGAGCGCCATCAAGAATCTTGGCAATATCTTCCTGTTTATATCCCTCTTTCTTCAATTCCTTCTCATCCTTATATCTTTGATTTAAAGCAAGTTTCTCATCACTCAAACCAAGATACTCTCTTACAAGGAAGTCTAAATCAAAATAAGGATGTTCATTACCTTCATCATCAGTCTCTACAATAGAACCCATAATAGATGATATGAAATCTGCTTTCTTCTGAAGAAGTTCAACTTCCTTGTTCTCTTCAAATACAGAATCCTTATTATAATCAAGACCAAGGTTTACCCTGAAGTTCATATCAGACATAATACTCTTGTGCTTGAGACACATCTGAAGATAAACAGGCTTGATAAGGATTTCAGCAAAGATTGCCCTCAATCTACCAATGAACTTACTGAACCTGATTTCCTCCCTTGCAATACCTTCGGCACTCATAGTATATTGACCTTCACCCTGTTCTTTCTCAAACCTTGTGAAAGGAATTTTTGACGCCTGACGAAGTTTATCGCGGAAATATCTCAATGCCTCTGTGTCTGAAATTTCAGGACCATCACCACCAAGGTTCTGAATCTGTGGAGTCTCACCACCTTCAGATGCCATAAAGATATCCTTGTAGAACTGAAGCATCGGCCTACCATTGGTCTTAATCTCACCGGAATCCCAGTCAAAGTCCACAAGTTCCTTGTAGTTTGCCATTGCCTGGGCTAAAGTCTGTCTACCTCTTGGTGACTGTACTGAACCAACAGGAATGATATACTGTGTTTTGTAAGATGCATTTGTAACAGCCCAGATGATACGGGTTGCCTCCATTGTCCTCAAGATGTTGAATGAACGGATAAGTCTTTCAACATAAGAAATCCTGGAAACAGTGTCTGCTTTTGCATAAGAAAGGTAGATAATCTGTGAATCATAAAGAACCCTGTCCTGTGTGGTCTGACCATTGATACCAACCCTCTGATTGACAAACCAGATTTTCTCATTGGTCTCTGGGTCAACACCAGGAGTAAGACAAGCAGGGTCAAGTTCAATGAATCCTATGATTTCAGTCTGGTCTTCATTATAGACTATTTCAAATGCAAGGAAACCATCAATCAACCATTTCCTAAAATAATCCGTTGCCTGGACTGTATCATAGAATCCAAAGTAATTATAAATCTTATTATACTCTTCTGCAAATTCATCAAGTATATCCTGGTCTGCCTTATAGTTGAGTTTTATGTTTGCAAACTTGTTGGCACCATCAAAAACAATACTCTCCTCACAGATGATATCTAGAATTTCTTCAATTTCATCCTGGAGAGCAAATCTTCTCAACTGTTCCTTCTTCTTCTGATAATTCTCTTCTGATAAGTTGAAATATCCCTTTGAAATGGAAGGGTCTGTTGCAGACATTCGGGCAAAAAGAACCTGGATGTTCTCATCATTGATAGAACCAACCTGACCAGTAACTGGATTTGTCTGTAACTGCTGTTGGGTAATATCAAGATTCATGGAACGTACATTCTTGATGACATCATCCTTGTAGTTCATTCCAAGTCTTGACAAGTTACGAATCATCCTGGTTACAGGATTGGGATTACTTGTATTATTTCTATTTGTATTTGTAAACCCAGCCATAAAAAGTCTGTATTAAAAGTTACACTATACTATATATTTATGAATTATTATATATTAAACATCCCATGCATCCTCTTGATTCCAACTACTTTTTTCATATCTATTCATATCTGTTTCTATTACTCCAGAAAATGAAAAATCATTTGGATTTATAGAACTAGTATTATATATATCTTCATTCTCAAAGAACTTTATTATTACATTTTTTAATAATTCTCTTTTATCTAAATCAGTTGACTCACAAAATGTAAACTTTTCTTGTGCTTCATCCAAATGAGAAAAATTGGTAGCATTATTTAACTCTAAATAAAAATCAAAATTTAAATTTAAAGTCACACTCTGAAGATTCTCATATTCAGAACCTGATATAGAGTTATAAATTGTATATTGTATCTTATTTTTATAATTATTTCCACCCATCTGAATTTGACATTTTCCATATATTTTTTTAGTAGTATCCATAGGTATACCATTCTTTATTTCAAAGAAAGGACAATAATCAATGTTTATCTCCAAATATTGTCCATCACCATCACCCATATCATAATCAAAACGATCCTCAGTTATTGTTTTTTCTGTAAATGGTAAGATGTCATCAAAATTAACAATTTTAATATATTTTCCTGGTCTTCCCCAACAACAGTTTTCATAACCATCTGTTGGTGCACTTTGGGCTTTAGCTATATTATGCATCAATGTACAAATTTTCTTTATTGGAAAATCAGTTTTTTTTATAATAGAATCTTTACCATCTTCACCATTATCTTTTACCCATTCTACATAATAGTAAAAGTTACACTTTGCCCACACAGTTTGACTATTTGGAACTTTATTTTTAAATGCCTCACATGTAGCTTCAGTAATTTCAGTCCTGGTAAATGATGGGTTTCCATAATACCCACTTGAACCCAAGATTGATTTTTTAGTGAATACACCTTCATTTTCATCACCATCATTCATTAAACCAGATCGTTTCAACCAAGTTCTTTTATCTCCCTCATTTTCACCCCATTCAAGTATTGTCAATCTTACAACTTCATCACTACTAGAACCATTACTGTTTAATAAATTTTCCAATGCACTTTTTGGACGAGCAATACAATATCTTCCCTGATTATTCTTAAGAACACCAGATGTTGATGTATAAGTTTGATTATTTATTATATTATTTGGATTTGCATAGTTATATGCATCATATTGTTTTATCCACCTCATATTTCCACCCTTATATTCTGTACCTTTATTCAGCCAACAAGTTGGATTCAAATAAAATGGTTTTCCATTATAATACATAATTAAACTAGGTACACCATATAATTTCGTGGCTGGATCACCTTTCTCATCTTTTATCTCATTATTGGTATTGTCAATTTCATCAAGTATACCAAATTCAAGATAATTCTTAGTATTTTTAATTTTTATGGAATCACCACTTTCTGCTTTCAACTCACCATCAACAGAAATTCTAAAATTATCTGCAGATATATTTGTCTCATAAGTCAAATTACCTGTATAATTAATTTCACCTGGTCCCTTTACAGTAATTGTATTATTGGTACTTGTTACATCAATTTTATTTGCAGTCACATTTCCAGAAATCTCTGCACCATTTGCATGTAGAATACCATCTTCATCAATTGATGTGTGGTTTCCATTAAATACTAATTCAATATCTTTTGCAACAACATGTCCATCATCATATACTTTAAATTTTGCATTTTCAATATCTTCCTCTAATAGTTTATATTCATCACCCTCTTTTGTTGATTCTGTTCCTGCAAAAAATCTCACCACTCTATTATTACCATTTGTGTTTTTTCTTGCACCAATAATTCCCGCTGTAATCTGATTATTCTGATTAGTGGCATATATATTTCCCTTCATCATCAACTCATCATCATTGAGTTTTAGATTTTCTGAATTTATTGTGAGTTTTCCATCAGAATTAAGTGACATCTCCTTTGAATCCAATTCAAAAGTTCCAGATTTGAGCTTCAATTTTTTGTCTGCATTCAAATTTATATTATCACCACTCAATATAAGTCTGGAACCCTCCTTATCTGCATAAGCAAATATTGAAGCAGCAATATCTTGACCATCAGGACCCTTTATAGCAGCAATGATGTCAAATTCTGCTTTATTTTCACCAACACTCTGTCTGAGTGTTACCATTTCCGTTGAAATAGTTTTAAACAATTTCTCACATATTTGTATAAGGTTTTTAAGAACAGTTAAATCTTTGAGAGTGGCATTAGTTGGATCCACAACTTCCTTAACTGGTTTACTCCCCAAACCAACAACTTTACCATTAGAATCTAAAGTAACCTTTCCTTTATCATAAAAATCCTCTATACTTGTATAATTGGTTATTCCAACTGGTTCTGTTACTGAATAAAGACAATCAACACCATTACTATTTTTCTCAAAATAAAATTTAGAGTTTGCAACTATTGTGGATACTTCTGCATATTTTCTGTCAGCATCAGATTGATATTGTGTAAATGCAGATGATTTATTATATTGAGCAAGCAACTCATTTTTTACATAATTATCATACTCATCCAAATCACCTTGTTTTAAATACCCTTGAAGTTTTTGTTCTATTTTACCATCTATAGTACTTGTTGTGGCATATGGTCCCAGTGCTTTGTAAACTTGTTGACCAGCAGTACGTTTAATAAAATCTTCTAAATCAGATGCAGATTTCGTTAAAGATTTATTAATCATATCTTGGATGTTGTTTTCATCAAATTCATCCTCAATTTTTTCAGTTAAATCATTAAGGTCTTTTACCAGATCGGAAAAATTCTGATTATTTTTATTTTCAAGGTTATTAAGCCTGGTCTCAATGTCACCAAGTTGAAGAGACTTTACATAATTATCTGATTCAATAATTCCCTGAATTATATCAAAATTCTGATTGATAACATCTACTGAATCTGAAATAATGTCAGTTTTTTTAATTTTAATTATATCACTCATAGTTCAAACAATAAATTAATTCTTATATCCTATATATGCAGAAACAGCAGTTGTAAACAACCTACTTGTAAAGAGGTCATATAACATTCCTCCAGTAATACCAAGAGCTTTACATATTGCCCTACCGATTGCAGGCCCGATTGTAACACCGGTAAGTCCACCAACAACACTGCCCAGGATTCCTTCATCTACTTCCTCCCCATTCTTGATTTTTTTTGCAATTATTTCTGCAGCTTCATTTATCATCCTTTCCTGTGATTCATTCAATTGAATATCATCACTAAAATATTCATCATATTTTTGTATCATAATAGTATAGAGATAATATATAGTATTTATGATAAAAAAGAAAGAGAGTAGTCACCTACCCTCTTTCATATATTTTTATAAATTTTATTTTTCCTGCATCCCAACATTTCCAACATCCTCTACTGTGCATAACATCGCTTTCCGTCAATTCTGGATTTGATTTACATTCATCCAATTTTGATTTCATAAAATTAGACCTATGGCATCTTTTTCCATCAACAACCCATGTATAAGTTGGAGCAGATAATCCACATTCTATAAATCCACACTTAAGATAAACATTTCCATAAGTATAATCCAAATTGCCATATGTTATTATTTCTTTTGGTTTATATTCAGTTTCAAAAAAATGAAGTAATCTACTAAATCCACCTTGAATATTATATCCTGCCTTTGAACATACCCTGTAAATTTCATATTTTTCATTTTCAGGTATACTTCCCATATTTTTTCTCAATTGACCAAATGTCAATATTTCAACAAGATTATTTTGATAATACAGACCTATTGATTTACCATTTAAAACTCCACCTTGGATATGGTATTTGTTCAAGAAATCAATTGCATCCTTGTTTGATACATTTCTAATTTCACACTTCCTGGCACCTATATTGAAATCAGATAAACCAAGTTTTGATTTTATAATATCTTTTACTATATCATTCCTATATAACCAGTCATCTTCCCATATATGTATCAACTGAATACCTTTTTCTTTACACTCCAAAGATTTTTCTTGATGATAATACCTTGGTTTATTGAATTCATTATGCCAATAAACCCCATTGAATTCAAATGCTATATTCAATTCAGGAAGATAAATGTCAAGTTCTTTACCCAATAAAACAGACCTGTCATTCTTTATTATACATCCATTATATATGCTTTTAATATATTCCCAAACAAATGTTTCACTACCAGAACATATGTCTCCATATGGTGTTCTTATTGTACAAGTATCTATATTGTGGCATATCCTATCAGAAAATGTTGTCTTTTTTATCTCATATATTTTCTTTTCACATAATGTACAAGTTTCATCAGTACATTTACACAATAATGTATCTTTCTTTATTTCTATTACATTCTTATGTCTTGATTTGAAACTGTCATAAAATTTATTAAGTATTTTTGCCTTTACATCTTCTGCCTGGAATGCATTTTTAACATCATATTTATCTATACAATGTTTTTCATATTCTTTTTTATATTCTTCTGTTTGTGTATACCAGTCAGTACCAAATTTCTCTCTATTTTTTTGAAGTGTTTTTTCTTTCCATTCTTTTGTTTGCGAATACCTTTCAACTCCATATTTCTTCAAAAATGTGTCTTTCACTTTATTATATATCTGCTTCTTTTCATCATCTGTCCTTGTTTTATTTTTTTCAACAACACATTTTTTTTGGTTTTCAACCATTGCCGGACAATTCATCCTACAAAATTCATTGTAACCATACCAAAAACTCCTGAATTTCAAAAGTCCACCACATTTACAATAATGAATTGTATAATCATCCCTTAAAAAATGCCACAACTTTTGTTTGAAATCAAATGATGAAAAAGAATCAGGATATTCAATCTTTGACATTTCTTCATACAATTCTGGAAAATGTTTTTTGAATCCAATTTCTGTAACCAATCTACCAGCAAATTCTTTATTATGGTCAGTTATATATTTCAGTACTTCCAATTTATTCATACCTTAAAAATAACAATAAAGGAGAAAGTTTATCACCTTCTCCTTTATTTATGAAGTCATAGACTGTAATATTATTCGTCAAATCCACCAGCAGCAATTGCACCAGTCTTAAGAATTGTGAGTCTTTGAGCAATGATTTCAAGACCTCTAACAACTTCAACATAAATGTCGATGACACCCATATTGTTATCAATGACCTCTGCTGTATTGTTAGTGGTATCCATAACTGTTCTGAAATCATAAAGACCACCATTGTTCTTCATTGTCTCAAGGAACTCATCAACCAATGTCTTGATTTCAAGTCTTGACTGTGCAGTATTGAACTCAAATACATATCTTCTCAAAATATCTTCTACACCATCCTGGATATAGATAGCAGCCTCACGGACATGGATTGAAGAAAGTGCTGAAACAGGAGTCTGTTTTGCAGTTTTGTTTGCATAAATCTCAACACCGACACCCTGCTCCCAGATAATGGAGTTGATACCCATTGGTTCCAACCAGTCTCTGTTGTCATGGATAAGAGTTGCCTCAACACCAACCACCTGGTTTCCTGAAATGACTCCCCTCTTCTGACCAGCAACAATAGACCATGCAAATCCCCTATTATACTTCTGGATATAAAGGTTAGACACATATGCTGCTGGAGGTACAGATTTAGGTGCACTCAAATCAGTGATTCTCAAATATGGATAGTAGTAAGCACCATAAGAAGCACCATTCTCAAGTTTTGGAAGACTGAACAAGAATGAAGGATTCTTTGAAAGGTCACCACCCTTGGCAATGAACTCTGCTTCAACACCACCAACCTTGTTTGTGAAGGAAGGATCAAGACTCTTCTTGAAATCAAGCTGTGAAGGACAGTTGACAATTGCCAATGCTGATTTTCTACCCTTACATAACTGGGTATAAACCTTCTTACATTCTTCCTCAAGACCAAAACCAAATGAATCAACCAGATATCTGAACTGTACATAGTCACGGTCAATGAGTGCCTTGTAGAGATTTGATACTGTTGAAGGATATTCTGGATTCTCTCGGAGCATATCAAGAATCTCATTCTGACGCTCATTTGTACCATTAGGCATTGCTGCCTTCCTTACCTGGAAGCCATTGAGACATACCCACTGAAGTCTATCAGCAATATTATCAATAGGTGTAATCTTAATTACAACATTATTAGGAACACTATGAGCAGTCTTGTAAATCTTGTCAGCACAAACTACAAGGATACCAGCCTTCTCTGCTAATGTTGTATATGTACCTGTTTCATTATCATATACTGCAGTATCATTATAAACATATTTTACTTCAACAACTCTTGTGATTCTTGAATGTGTATTATCAGAGTCAGAAAGGAAATAATCACCAACATTTACATTTGCTTTCTTGTCAAGAACAACTTCATTGTCTCTATATACATATGGCTTGTTATTCTGTGCATCCAGATAAAATTCTGAATTTCCTAATTCAGCAAATTCTGTAAATATAGGTTTTACACTCTTTTTAATAGAATCTACAATATGTTCATAATCAACATCTGAATCTGAACTATCATCACCATCAGGGGTGTCATAAACTCTCTGTCCAACTGTCAAAACTGATGAAGATGAATATAGATATTCATCAGTACCCTCTTCACTTTCATCTATTTTTTCCCACTTAAATGGATATGGATGTGATTGTGATTCAATAACCTCATCCTCAAGAGGAGGTAATTTTTTATATAGACTTCCATCTATAATAACTTCCTGGAAATCATCTGTATATGTAAAATTATAACCCAAGAAATCAAATGATATGGATTCACCACCTTTAAGTTTTTCCTGATATTTTGCAAAGATATTATGCCCAAGCAAATCAATCTTTTCATTAATGAAATCACCATCAAAATCTACATCTTCAAGTAATTCAACATTCTCTGTACAAAGAAGACCAATAGTGTCAGTGTCATCATTTATCAACTTCTGAATCCAGATATTTCTACCAAGTTTGTCAACAAAATTAGGAATCAATGAACCAACATACTTTGCACGAAGGTCAACTGAAGGAAGATTCAAGAACTTAATGAGATTTGCATCATTTTCACCCCTGATAAATCCATCTTCATCAAAGTATGACTGATAAACAATATCTGAAGAAAATCTCTTGTAAGGAATTTTAACATCTACATTATTTTCATCCTTTTCTGTATAGATTGAGAACATTGTAAGTGCATCTCCTTTACCATTAATATTATCATCATCCAAGTCAACACCTGAATAAATTGTATCACTCTTAAGAGCTGGACCGAAATCACCACCAACAACATAAACCTCAACAAGATAATCACTTACATATGAAGTACCATTGAGATATTCAGGGACATTACCCTCACCATACCACTCATTGAGAGTAAGTTGATAACCCTTTGAAGCATAATCACTTGCCTTCTTAATTAAAACAGAAACAGGTTTCTTACCTATATTGGTCAAATGAAGAATACCATTTTTCCAATCAACTTGAGCTCCATCTTCTTGTGGATTTGCTGTGCCAAGAATCTTATCAACGGCATCAAGATATGCCTCATCACTTGCAAACCAGAATTTATCTGTATTATAAAGTGACTGTAAAGGAAGTGTGACTGACTTTTTATTTATATCTGTTGAACCTACAGAGAATGATTTCTCAACCACCTGGTCTTTATCAGGATCAAGATTCAAAAGATTCAAGCAAAGAATAGGACCTGCACTCAAGGCAACCAAGGCACTCCTATGGAAGAAAGAACCCTTCTTCTCAAGTGAACGGTCAATGTTACCATAGAGTTTGATAAACTGTGCTGGTGAAGTTACCAATCTTACTGTATTGAATGGACCCATCTTGCTAAAACCGACAATCAATCTCATATTAGAGATTGTAATTGCACCATTATTTGAAATTTCAGACTTATCTCTCTCAAAACGATAAGTACCTGCTGATTTCAAATTAATTAATTCTGCATCTAAAGCCATAATTTTTACTTTTTATTATATTTATAAGATATTTATGAAAACTTGTTTTTTGAAATTATGTTCCAAACCATTATATGATTTCATAAATAATGTGTGTAAAGGCGGAGTCTTTACATAGTATATAAAATAAAAAAACATAAAATATGTCACTTAGCCATTTTAAAAATTCACATGCCGCAGTTAACAAGTGGGAAGTTGTAAATCCTGCCTTTTTTGAGGTTACTATCCTTCCTCCAGAACTCGATGGTGACAAAGAGGGTGCATCCTTAACAACACAGCTTCTTCTTGAGCATGTAAGATCCATTTCTGGTCTTGATGGTATTAACCCTCCAATGGGTACTGTAATCCAGAAATACAAACAAGCAGAAAGAGTTTACCTTGGTGTTCCAGAACAGACACACCTTGAATTACAGATGACATTCTCCTTGAACTTGAATGATTCTAATGAGAACTACATCTATACAACTCTCCGTAAATGGTACAACAAGTCTTTCAACCCTGCAACAGGTGCATATGGTCTTAAGAAAGATTACTGTGGCTCTATGGTCATCATTGAATACAACCGTGATGGTTCCATCTGGAGAAAGATTACTTGTATCAATGTAATCCCTGGACAGCCAACAGGTATGAATGACCGCAACTATGACAGTGGTAATGAAGCAAATGAAATTACAATGACCTTCCAGGCAGACTGCTGGGATGATTTGACTGTTGGACTTCCTGTCTATGAATAAAAGATAGGTGGGATTTTTGTCCCACCTTTTTTTTTCTTTTATATACTAAAATATTTTAAATTATATGCCAAAAAAGAAAAAATCTGAAGAACCCCAAATTCCTGAAATAATAGTAGATAAAAATCCAATAACTCTTTTACCGCTTAAATGTAGGAATCCAAAACAGAAATTTTTCTTAAGTGAAATCAGAAACCATGACATAACAATTTGCGATGGAATCGCAGGGTCAGGAAAAACATACATAGCTCTTTATGAAGGTCTGTTGGGAGTTCTGGCAAAAAGATATGAAAAAATAATTTTATGTAAATCAGTAATATCTACGCCAAATGAAGATATCGGATACATCCCCGGAACAATTGATGAAAAAATGGAGCCACATATTATATCTTATAAAGGTAATATGAAGAAAATGCTCAAAAGTGAAGATAATGTAGAAAGATTATTCAAAGAAAAGAAAGTAGAAGTACTTCCATTAGCATATATCAGAGGCGTGACACTGGATAAATCTTATATTATAATTGATGAGTCACAGAATATTACAATGAATTTATTCAAGTCAATAATTACAAGAATAGGTGATGAAAGTAAGATGATATTCCTTGGAGATATTGAGCAAGTTGATTTTGACCAGGAAAAGAAAAGAAAACAATCAGCCCTACAACATATTATAGATATTTTCAAAGATGAAGATTATATAGGTTATTGTCACTTTAATGATGATGAAGTAGTAAGAAATCCAATTATACCAAAAGTTATAAAGAAGTTAAGAGATTGGAGTGATAAATAACAAAAGAGGAGGTCTTAAAACCTCCTCCTTTTATTTATCCATTCTTATTCTTGATGTCTTTGTTGTAATCACATTCTTTAATCCAACAAGTTCTTTCAACATTGATATACATCCCTTGAATATATCAAACCAATAACCATCTGGATCATAATATGTCAATACACACATTCTATCAAGAAGTCTCTCTCCACATATTCCCTTCAAGCATGCTGGTCCATCATAAGGATCCTGCCAAAGAGCATCACCAAAAATAAGATATACAGCATCTCTCTGTCTCTTTCTTATTTCCATTATTTCATTGGCAACATCCCTGAAGTTTTCTGTTCCAGGACCTGGTTTCTGACTGTTAATATAATCCCAAGTCTGTGCAAGTACAACATCCTTACCATCTTTCTTCAACATTCTACCATTGATTTTTCTTGGTAATACTATCCTCTCACCAAATCCATAAACAACGATATCTGTATAATTCAACTCTGCACAAAGATCAATAACCCTTCCCAGGAATGTGTAAACCAAATCCTGTTCAACTGAACCAGAGAAGTCAACAAAACAATATATTGTCTGGACAGTACCTTTACTTGGGCCCTTGGTTGGTAACACTGCATCTCTCCAAAGATGATTCTTGTGTCCAAACTTGATACCATTTCTTGTCTTTGACATATCACCATTATTGACTGACTTGGACTTAAGGAATAACTTCAGCATTGATCTCCATTCATCATCATTGACCTTTGACCTCAATGCATTTTTAACAACTGTCTTTGCCAATGCTGAACCACCCTTTCCTTCACATTTCTTTTCAAGACCATCAACAACCTGTTTCTTAAGTTTCTTTGCTTCCTCTTCACTCATCTCACCCATCTTGTTGTCCTTTGTTGCTTTGGACATTTCTTCAATATCTTTTTCTGAAACACCCACCTTGGACATATCTCCTCTCAAATCTTTATCAGATACCTCTCCAATTCTCTCGCCGGCAAGTTCACCAGAACCATCTCCACCTTCCTTCAATTCATCAATGGATTTATCTACACCTTCTGTATCATTATTGTCAATTGCATTCTTGAGTTCCTTCAATCTCTTGTCCTTTCTTGTTTCAGGAGCACCATTTCCACTGTTTTTTCCACCAGAACCTTCCCTATTTTCACCTTCTTGACCACCTTGCTGACCTTCCTGTTGGTCACCTTCTTGACCACCTTGTTGTCCTTCTTGGTCACCATCAAGGTCACCACTATCACTCATCTTATCAAGAGCATTATCAATGGTGTCTCTCAATTTTTCATCTTCAGATTTGTCAGAATCATCTCCAGAACCACCACCATCATTATCTAAATCATCAGTATCCAACTCATCTTTATCAATATCATCACCAAAACTGTTATCTCTATAATCAAAGTCATCAAAATCATCATCAGAACCATGCATATCAACATCAATCTCCTTCTCCAGTTTCTCCATCTCTTCATCCTGGTCCCAAACTACCTTATTTGCCTCAAACTCTTTGTCTTCTATCTTACCGCTCATCTTACCTTTCATCTTTGGATCAAGGAAATCATCAGGTAAATCAATATCATCTTTACGAGTAAGCTTATCACCAGGACTACCACCCATTGAAAGTTTATAGAAATACTTGGCAAGTTTCTCCCATGCCTTTTGCCTTCCCTGTTTTTCAGTTTCCATTTCAGGATTAACAGGAATTGCCTTGACAATCCTTTCTGCCTTTTCCTTGGCAGTCTCTACTTCTTCTGATTCATTAACAGGATTCAAAATCTTATCTAATTGTTCAAATATATTCATTTTCCTACCAAGTTATTTTCTTATTCATCATCAATTTCACCAGATTCAATGAGTTTACCCAGCAATTCCATACCATGCTCATCCAACATCATAGGCTGAATAACTCCCTTATCATAGAGTTCCTTAAAGAGAGCTTCATCACCACCATCCTTACGGATTTCCATAAGTCTTTTCATTTCATCAACATAACCATTCTTGAAGTCATCCCCAACCCTCCACTTTTTTTGAGTCTTCAATAACTTACCAATAGTCCTCAACTTCATGGCTGCCGCCTTTATCAATGAACCCTTTGCACTGTCATCAAGGCCTGGATCAAATATTCTCTTCAATGCATTGAATACAGTTTCAAACACATCATCAAGAATCTTCTTCATATCATCCTCTGTCTTCTGAAGAATGGTCTCATTCTCAATCAACTTGACCAAATCAGCAAGAATAGGATCATACAATTCATTAAGATGATCACCAATATTCTTCAAATCTGATTTCTTCATATCACTAAAAGTCTTTTCTGTAAGAATATCAATATCATCAACACATTTATTCAATATATCCCTTGTGTTCTCTGAAACAAGTTGAATATCATATAATTCAGCAAGGTTCTTAAGAACTATCAATAACTTTCTTAATGGATGTATTTTCTTTAATTTCTCTTTCTTTTCCGCCTCTCTCTTTGCATCCCTCTCTGCTCTCTTCTCCTTTAACCTATCCTTTTCTGTTTCATCAGAGATAACATCTTCAAGAGCATCCTTTGCCTTGTCAAGAAGTTCTTTCTTCTCTTCTTTTGACAATCCACCTTCATTAATTTTCTTCATAGCATCCTTCAATGCCTGTCTTGCCTTTTCTGCATCTTCATGAACCTCATCTGCTGTCTTGTTGAAATCATCACCAACTGCATCTGAATTTTCCTCAATCTCATCAATCAACTTATTGATGTCATTCAATGTCTTATCAAGTTCCGGACCAGTCATATTCTCTGGATTCCTCATAAGGTCATCAGCAACATCTTCAAGGTCACTTGCAATCTCACCATGATCTGCCAACTTTGTCTTTGCCAAATCTTCAAATATATCCTGAAGAGATTTCTCACCAGTATCCTGTTTACCAAATATCTTGTCAAGTTTCTCCTGGAGTCTCTTTCTTGCAAACCTCTTGTCTGCCTCATCTGATTCTGGATCCATCAATACCTTTGCTGCTTCCTCAATTGCATCAAGAACTTGTTTCTCTACATTATCAAGAGTTTCTCCATTTTTCAACAACCACTCATCATATTCTTTATCACCATACTTATCAAGAATTTCCTCCCAGGTCATACCTGTATATTCTTTCTTATAAAGACCTCCCATATTCTTGAAGAAATCATCTTTAACAATACCATCATCAACCATTGAAGCATTCACTTCATAGTCCATACAAAGATTTGCCTTTGTATTTGCTCTTTTATAAACACCAGGACCAGCGGAAGCAAACATTGTTTTAGGGAATTTCTTGTCAAATCTCAAAAGATGTTCAAAGAAAATATGGAACATCTCATGGAAAAGAATACCAAATACATTCTCAGAATCCATTTTACAATCATTATAAATAAATGTCAGATTCATCCAAAGATTATTAAGATTATCAACAGCCATTGTGTTGGTAATTTCACTTGGGAATGTTGGAAGATACATTAATTTACACTTTGTAATAAACTGATACAAATAATTATAATCCCTCTGCATCTTATAAAGTGCATCACTTGCAACCTTTATAATATCAGAAGCATTCATTTTTACATATGCCTTTTTTTCATAATCATAAATATCAATCTCTCCAAGTTTCTCTATGATATCTTCATTACTATATAATGATTCATATGTTGATGCTTCATTCAAAGCATTATACCTATTGTACATATAAATTTACTTTAATATATAATATATGGTATTTATGAAAAAAGGAAGAGTTTCCTCTTCCTTTTCTATATATTAAGATTGTAATTTTTAAGCAAAATCAGCTTTATCAAAATTATATCTGTCATTTGTTGCTTCGAGATACTCCCTCAATGCAAGTCTGTTATCCTTATTACTCATAACCTTGAAATGTTTAATGATATTCAAGTGCATAAGTTTTACAAAGTTATCCTTTGAACCAGAATATGTATCATTAAGTTTGTTGAACATATTCATCAAAAGACTTACATCTGGAAGATCTGTATCATCATACTTAATTGTAACATAATTTTCAATCTGTCTTACAACATCTGCACATTTTGATGATGATGGAATTACATAATCAGGGTCTTCCAATACAGCCTTTGCATCAACAGCAATTGAAGAAGCATGACTCTGAAGGAAAGAAACATATCTGACTGCCATATCCTCACCAATAATACCATCTGCCATTCTACGAATCTTTTCGCTAGGAATATCAATAATATTTGCATATCCATGATTCTCCTTATAAAGATTGAGTTCATTCATAAGTGCAGACCAAGTACGAGGTGTTGGCCAAGCAGTTTTACCCTTCTGAATATATTCATCTGGTCTGATGGTATGCCAGTTGGTATATTCACCATTTCCAGAATCCTTATCAAACTTAAGGAACTCAAGAGTAATCTCATCAAAACCACCTTCAGAGACTGCCCACTTTTTCCACTCATCAAATGAAGGGATGAAGTTATAAGCGCCTGACAACATACGAGTACCTACCACAGCACCAGTCTTTTCAAAACCTGCCCTTACTTCCTCATCATCCTCTGGACGGTTAGAACAACAAAGAATACCCCACTTATTACCAAGCATATATCCACTGTATTCACGGTTAAGGATAATCTGCATCATAATCTTGAATACTTCCTCATTTGCACGGAAGAATTCATCAAAGAGAAGAATACCTCCCTCTGTAGTTTCAGTCTTAACAATTTTACCATCCTTATTCTTAATCTCAAGATAACCATTAGCAATATCATTAAGAACATCAATCTCTTCCTGGGTTGCATTCATCTTGAAAGCAGGTAGCCAAGTCTTTGGAGCCTCTGCTGACACCTTATGCATATTCTTCTTTATCTTCTCAAGAGTATCTGTTGAAATACCTTGTGATGTAACCTTATCTTTCAAAATTGGTCTTTCATCAAGATAATCTTCAATAGATTTCTCAATTGGAATAGGAAGTGAGAAACCATCTATAGTCAAGTCACCACACTGAACAACCATAAGTGCTTTCTTATGAAGGGCGTCACCCTTTTCTTTATTCCATGCCTTTACAATTGCCTTTGGAATAGTTGATTTACCAATACCTGGAGCACCCCAGATAAATACAGCGCCACCATGTCTATCACCTTTATAAGCAGGAACATTCTCAACAAGGTCTTCAAGGATTTCCCTCAAATCATCACTATAGATGTCCCTTGCAGCAACACCACCTTCAGCAGCAGAGAAACCAACTCTCTTGAATTCTTCCTCATTAACCATCTGGAAAGCACCAGTGTTACCATACTTTGCATAATGTTCATTGATCATACCCTTAAAGGTCTCATAGTTTCTGTACTCAATACTGTCCTTGTCAATGATACCATAGTATTCAGGACTTTCAACAACACTTGCCTCATTACTTACACCATTAAGGCAATCATTCTCAACATCACAAAATGCTGAAACCCCAGGAATTTCTCCAGCAGCAATAGCATTCAATGATGAATAAGGACTAACAGCAGGATAAATATCACCATTCTCATTAAAGAAAGTTATGAAATCACCAAACTTCATCATAATGGTCTTGAAGAAACTCTTAACCTTTTCAACACCCTTATGTATAAAATCTTTAAACTTTCCTTCATTTATGAAAGAATCATAATCAACAACATGTGTATATTTCTTACTTTCAGCAACTTCATCCTCATCCCTCATTGCCTGGAACATACCACGTCTGAATTTCTTGGCAACACTTCTTGTTTCATCTTCTGTACCACCAATGACTGGAAGATCCTGTCTTACTGACCTTTTCTCCCTTGTTCCGTCAGGATTGGTAAAGGTCTTTTCTACAAATGCAGGAGTCCATTTCTTCAATGACTGATTGAATGGACAGAACAAGAACATATTCTTAAAGTCCTTACAAGAACTAACATCCCATTCACAAATAGTGTCATTGTTGAATGTTGATTTGTAGAACATACCTTCCATAGTTCTTACCCTACCTGTATTCCAAGCACTCAAATCAATATTTGGAAGATTTGTAAATGCAAACAATGCAGACATATTTGTAATGTCTGATACATCCAATTTCCTTAAAATTGACCTATGTGTCATCTCATTGGTATGTTCCTCCTCAATCATATCATATAAGTCATTAATCACACCAAAAATATTATACTTTGAGTCCTTCTTATCAACAAGTTTTATAGCACCTGTAATAGTCCTTACTTCTTCTGGTTCATCAGGATCAATCTTCTCTTCTGGTTCTTCAATAACTGGTTCTTCTGGTTTTTTTGTATCATCACCATCTTCATTAGCAAAATCATCATCATCAAAACCAAAATCAAATTTTTCATTCAGTTTTTTTGCGAATTTCTGCTTATTTCTTTCAATTGTCTCATTGATACGATTGATGTTATCTTTGACAGACTGATTGATAAGTTCCTCATTCTCTACAAGCCACTTATCAAATTCTGCATCAATTTCATCTTCAGACATTTCAATATTACTCTCATTGAGTTTTTTTCTAAACTCTGATTCCCACCTGATAACAGCAGGACATAGTAATTGTTCTATAGTCATATTATTATATTTTTTACTTATTATTTTCTTGATAATTCATCTCTTAATGTTGACTTCCAAGTCTTACGGCCAGGAGCACCATTCAAAATATCATGGAACATTGTAATTGTACGCCAGTTGATTGACTGGTAATCTTTATTGGAAATCAATGATTCAACTTCTTCAATAAATTCTTCCACCATATCTCTTGGAATTGCACAGTTCTCATCATCAATAGACTTATCATTGTAATCACTGAGAATTCTCTTCTTCATAACTCTCCACAATGACTCCGCCATTGGTGAAACATCAAAGTTGGTAAATCTTGATGAAATAGCATCCCAGTTACCTGTTCCAACTTCCTGGATGAATCTGTCTCTACTATAGTTGGAAATAATAATTACCAAACCAGTAAAGATAAATTCATTAGGCATAGCTGGTTTAGTTTTTGTCTCTTCATCCTTCCACCTTTCATCAAGTTTCAACATGATTTCATCAACCTCTTCTTGACTAAGATCTGAAGAAGCAGTAGGTACAGCCTTTCCAGAAATTCCAGAGAACTTAATACCATATCTCTTCATTTCCCTTTTATAGAAATCATTTTTATCATCAATTGATTTACGACCAATCTCTGTGTAGTATTTCCTCTGTCTATCACCCTTAAGATCTCTAACATCATATATTGACAATTTAGATTCCTTTCCAGGATAACTAATCAAACAGTCTTCCAATTCTGTCTGAAGAGCATTCTTCCACATTGATATACGATAGTCACCATCAAAAAGGTTTGGTGAATCATCAAATATCAATAATTTACCATTAAAATCATACATAAGTTTATAAACTGTATCTGCTGTTGAATTACCCGAACCAGCCCAAACATAGTCTCTATTGATAATCATATTCTTTTCCTTAAGTGCTTCCTTGATTGAATGTGTCTTACCAATACCACCTTTACCAGTGATGAGGACACCCCTTCTTGACATAATAGATTTATCATCTCTGTCAAGTTTACCATTCTGCTTTACATAATTACACATTGCCTCTGTGATAGACCTAATAGAGTCCATAGTTTCCTCATAATGTTTTGCATCCTCCTCAATCTCAGTCTCATGTTTTGCTTCCATTTCTGCCCTTCTTGCCTCAAACTCATCAACCTCTTCACCAGTGTCATATGAGACTTCTGATTTAGTTACAATAGCCGGACCAGCACCCTTACAATCGGCAATCAAATTATCAAGAATCCTGTCATCAACAGCTGCCTGATAACTACCACTCTGTTTCACTCCATTTGCAGCAGTTACAACTGTGTTGGCCATATCCATCATATACTTAACCGGACCACCTTTAACATCATCTGTACCTTTATATTTCTTCCAAACCCTTGTGGCTACTGGATCACCACCAGATGCCAATGCAAGGAACTGTGCTGCTGCCGTTGTCTTACCGAATTTTCTAATGAAACTATATACAAAATCTCTTTCATCATGGTCAAGTTTCTCAAAAGACATAACCTCCTTTGCTGTCCAACCTGAACCATATCTATCAGTAGCCTCATTAATAACTCCTTCATTTACAGTATCACCCTTCAAGTCATCAATCAACTGATCAATCATATCCTTGAAACCAAGTTTCTTTGTTGAATAAGTAACTATTGCAACATTCTCTTTACCAACCTCAAAATTATTGAAAATGGAAATAGATTTTTCATTTGTGTCACGGCAACATACAATACTCCTGGTACCTTCTGTCTCATAAAATCTAACACCAGAAACATTATTCAAATAAACAATATTATATGCAACACCAAAATTTCCAAGACCTGCTGCCTTCAATTTCTTACCAACAATATGGGAGATTTTCAAAAGATATGGGTCTTTATAAACAGGAGTGCCAAATATAACTTCATCCTCTGGAATATCATCTGGATCATCCTCTGGAATTTCCATTGTCTGATCAACATCCTCAATGTTATCAACTGTTTCAGTTGCTTCTCTTAAGGCATTTTTCTTTTCAAGATATTCATCAGCATCAAAATTCTTGAATCTTTTTATCATATCTTATTTCTTATGATTTATATAATATAAGTTATTTATGAAAGATTAATTTACATACAAACTTTCATAAACATCTTTATTATCCATTCTCAATAGTGTCCTCCTATACCCACTGTTCTTGGATGTGACATTGATATAATTTTCATAACAATCACCAGGAACAATAAGTTCTTCATCATCAGAATCATAACTCAAAGCAAATCTTATACCTTTATCTTTAAGTAATCTCAACCTGTCAAACATATCCAGATAATCAATCTTTCCAAAATATTTACCAGTACTCCTGGTTATCTCATAAGGGGGATCCAGGTAAGCAAAATCATCTTCAGTCATATTATCCAGAATAGACCTATAGTCACATCTTTTGAATATGACATTATGCTCATTAAGAAGTTTACTCCATCTGTATATAATCTTCTTAATAATCTTTGGTTTTACACCATCTCTGGTAAGATGAAGTGAATTATTGAACTCTCCAAACCTGTTATATCTTGGTATTCCATTGGTACATGTTCTCAACAGAAAGAAATAACAATAAGGACTTCTGGTCTGATTAAACTCTTCCCTGACCATCTCAAAATACTTCCTTTTATCCTGCTTATCTTCCAATAACCCCATCTCTGTCCACATCCGGACATATTCTTCATAAAGTCCATCTGGATCTCTCTTAATTGTATTCCAAAGGTCAATCAAATCACCATTGACATCAGAACATACACACTGATTCACAAAATGGTCTGGGGATGACAGTAGTTGAAAGAGGACAGAACATCCCCCACAAAAAGGTTCATAATATGTATCTATGAAATTTGGGAAGTATTGAACAATCTCCCCACTCTGGATTCTTTTAGACCCAATCCACTTCACAACACAAGGAACATCTACCATATATTAAAAAATAACAAAAAACCTCCCACCTATATTTATACAGGTGGGAGGAAAAAACAAAATATGACAAATAATTACTTCACATTACGGAATGAAGTCTTTTTATCAAACCCATGTGATTCCAGATGCTGAACATCTGTCCTGTTATCAACAATCACAGGTTCTTTGATAGAAAGAAGATAATCTGTGATGTTATTCCAGACCTCTTCAGCAGGAATCAATGAAGGAATCCAAGTACCTTCCAATATGGGATTCTCCTTGTAATCACCATACTTATCAGGTGCAATATAACCTACTTTTGCAACAGCTTCATAAAACTCATCATCCTTTTTACAAGAAATCTGCCATGGAATGTCAAGATGATTATATGTAAGTTCACCTATCAGAATTGGTGCTTTTGATTTTGTATGTGACCTGTCAAAAGCAAACTTCCTCATCAATTTGGGAATAATCTTCACTTCTGCATCTGTCTCATTCTGGAGTACCCTATAGACAATGAACATATATGCAACAGAACCAATGATAAGTCCAAACCAATCTGAAGACACATTATATGCATCAGGAAACTGTTCAGATTTCATAGGTTGATATCCAGAACCCCATTTCCTATATGCCCATCCCCTGTTCTCATAACCATTATCCCAACCATAAGAACACTGGTTTCCTGTAATATTTGGACTGATACCATTTTTCCAGGTACAGAAAACATTTCCATACCCCATAGGATATCGCTCATTTATAAGGTCAGATGTCTTATTGACCAGACGTTTGGAGTTCCTACGGTCATAAGTGATATAACCATCTATACCAAAGACTCCTGCCAGATAATCATAATAATCTTTCTTATTGTCTATAATTCTCATAACTTTATCTTTACACTACAAAGATACTGATTTTTCCTGACAATTACAAATTTAATTTACACTGAACCCTATCTTCCTTTTCTTTTCTTCTGCAAAATCCAATTCAGGATTAAACAGTTCTGCCAGGGAAATATCCCTATCTACTTTGCCAAGTCCAAACTTCTTTGCAACCTTATTTGCCTTCTTCTTATCAAGTAAATTGAACTCATACTTACACCTACATCTACCAGGTCTCATAAGAGCATCATCAATCTTTTCATAATCAGTGTTAAAAGTACAAATAATCTTGATGTTGAGTGCATCCGCAAGAAGACCATCTGTCATATTCAACAAATCTGTAATTCCTTCACTCCTTCCTCCTCCATCAATGGTAACAAGACTCTCACAGTCCTCAATGATAAACACACAACCCTTGTTCCTCAAAAGGAAAGGAAGGATACCTGGATCAGTAAAGTCCTCAAACAATCCGCTTGGAACATATACAAATTTCCGTTTATCAGTTCCACACTCCTTGATAAGATGCCTGATATATGTACTCTTTCCAGTACCTGGTTTTCCATAAAGAAGATAAAGACCGTTCTCATCATTCTCAATGGAATTTACAATATTCTTGTGTATTTCATCAAACCCATCATTATATAAATCAAAATTCAGGTCACCATTAAGCTTGATATCAAAATTATCAAGGTACATATCAGGGTCCTTAACAATGACATAACACTTGACATTATCATCATCCTGATCATATTGTTTAAGGTATTTCTCAAAGACCTCATTTATCTTGTCAACACCAAGATGGGATAAGATATAAAGACCATTACAATCATAATAAATCACAATGGGTTCTGTATTTGATACAAGATAAAATCTGGATACACAAGTGTTATGTCCATTTTCAAAATTAGGTTTCATCTTATCCTTTGACTTACTATACTCATATTTAATTGATGTGAAATCACCACTTTTAACAAGGTCGGTATAAATCACATTGTAAATATCAAAGTCTTCATCATCACACCTATTTATATCAACATAAAACTCATATACAGGTAGTATACCAAACAAATCAATATACCAACTATCTGCATCAAATGAAGATGAATTTGACCTGACAAAGAGATTGTTCTGAATCTCTTTATTTGAATTTCCTATTTGTATTTTTGCCATATTATCCTAAATGATCATTTGTATCTATACAATCTGTTCTTTCAATGAGTTTCATCTTATCATAATTGATATCAACCCTGAACTTATGTCCTTTTCCCTCGCCTTCGCGGATTTTAAGAATCTTCATCCAGTAATAAGGAACAGCAACACCATCAATAAGTTCTCCTATCCTCATTTCCTCTGTCTGAATGATACCAATACCATTATCAACTGTATGCATAAGTCCCATTGATTCAGACACATCAGTCAGATTAATATCAGAACTATCCAATGCACCTCTACCAATCTGGGATGCTGTAATCATCAATACATCATACTTTACTGCAAGACCTCTCAAATCTTCAGCCAATGTCTTGATTTTCAAATAAGTATTTTCAGAGTTTGGTTGACGATAATTACACATAATATTGATATAGTCAATGATAACCACATCAACTTTATAATTCTGTGACTCCTCAACTTCCTTGATATATCTTTCAACATCCAGTACTGTACCCTGTCCAGTTGGTAGTTCCTTGATTCTCAACTTACCTGGTTCAAAGAAACTGTTCTTTATGAACTGGTTGAGTTTTCTCTTCACCTTTACAGGGTCTTCCACCAATTTGTCATAATCCTCCAATGTCATATCCAGAAGGTTGGCAGATATACGCCTGGTGACCTTTTCCTTTGCCATCTCACAAGTGATGAAGAGGACATTCTTACCCTGTCTCACATAACTTGCTGCATCATTACAAAGGACAATAGACTTACCAACATTAGTACCGCCAATATACACAGTAAGAGTCTTATGGTCAAGTCCACCATGAGATACTTTGTTCCAATATTCCCAGGTTGAAGGAATCTTATCTTCCTTTATATTCTTATGACTTTCAGGATTCCAGAAATCATCACCCAAATCCCTGTCAAATGAAATGAGGTTGGTATCAGCAACAACAGATGCAGCCCTTCTCACAACATCATTTACATTTTCCAGGGTAATATCTGTTGTCTTAACCAAAGTCACTGCTTCAAACAGATTATGATTCAAAGACCTGAACCTAATCCACCCTTCTGTTGTGTCCTTGAGGAACTCATCATCATATGCATTGATTTCCACATCATAGATACTATCCACAATTTCAGAAGGTAATTCCTTCTTATCTCCTTTAATAATGGCCTTCATCTGTTCCCTCGATGGTGATTCCTTATACTCTTGGAAGAACAGTTTGGCATTGTTTGCCAGATACTGTATGTCAGGATTATTATAAAAATCACCACCCATACTCAAAAAGTACTGTGGTCTTTTCAATGCATATGCAAATATCAGTTTTTCCTGATCTATACTTGTTTTTAATCCCATGGTGTCTTAACTATTTTATATCTCGTGTTATTTTTCTTAATATATTCAAGATTTTCAAGTGATTCTATGATATTCTTTACACCATCTTCATCCAGTCCATATCTATTTTCTATCTTTGCTTCTGAAAATAAATTCTTATCTGCACTCTCCACACAACTCTCATAAAGTATATCAAGTGGTGTTGGATAATCTGGTAGGCATTTATTAATTCCGGTTATATACCTTACCTGAATTTTGTCCTTGTTTAATTCAATCATTATAACATCTATTTTTTATCATAATAAAAATAACAAACAAGGATACAATTTTTTTAACCTTCCATAAATAATTTATACTTTATATAATAAGGAAAATACTATGGTCTTAACATTTAAGGATTATTATAACCAGCAGGTAAATGCTGAACCAATTTATGAAAATAACAGTTCAAGTGTAGAATCATCAAATAACAGACCTACTATTGAAAACATCAAATATTATAAAGTCTCAAAAGAAGACTATATAAAGGCGATGAATGCATATGATGTTGATTTGAACAAATTTAAAGCTGGTGTCATAGAAGAGAAACCATCAAGACCAACATATGTAAAGGGTGCAGAGAGTGGTGTATATTTCAAAAGAGCATCCAAAAAATGGTGCGCTGAACATAAGAGAAACAGAACATATGACTTTGTTGATATCAAAATTATTCCCCTACTAAAGCATGGTAAACTTTTCAGAACATTGACATCTGATGATAATTTCAAAAAACTCCTTTATCTGGTAAATGAAAATGGTAATTTAAAACTTAACAAAGAAGTATTGAGTATATTGAAGCCTTTCCTTTTCAAACCAGAAACCACATTCAACAAACAATTCACTAATCTTGCAAAAACTACTGATGCTGATGTTGAAAGAATTGAAGAAATTAAAGCAAAGTTCAAAGATGACAAAGAATTGAATAAGACATTCAAAAACTTGGTTGAATCAATCTGGGATTATTTTTCAAGCAGCATACATAAAGTATATAAGAAAGCAGCAATCAAGAATGAAGAAGAAACTGATTTGGCAGACCTTGAAGAAGAAGGGCTTGAAATAACAGTCTTTGATAAACTCCTTGAAGAATTCTGTAATGATGAATATGATGAGGCAACAGAATATGAATATGATATGAAGATTCTCAATGAGCAACAGACAATTCTTTCATTTGAAGACTTCTTATTCAAAACAGAATAAACAAAAAGAGTGAGGTTCAATCCTCACTCTTTTCATTTTCAATTAAGTATTTTTTCTTTAGTCCCCAATAATGTCTCCATAATTTTCTGTTGGCAAAAAATATCAAATCCAATTGTTGGAATTTATTAAATTTATTCCATTGTCCTTTTAAGTTCATAGTGGCATAGTTCCTCTATTTGGTTTATATTCTCCAAAATATAGTTCTGTTTCTGGAATAGTACCAGTCCCAGGAATCCAATACCAGGTTATCCCATTTTCAACATATTGTGGATAACAGGAAACAACAGAATCTTTATATATTGCTGTCATAATTACTCACGGTAAGTATCATAGATCTCAATAGTCTTATACCTCATAGAGATAATTAACTTCTCTTCAAAGGTATTCTCAATTTTATCAAGATCATCAAGAGAATTGATTTCAATTGAATATTTTCCATCATTCTCAACAACTCCTGGATAGTTTACTTCTCTGTGTGAAGTGCGATAAATTTTAAATGTCATAATCTTTTTATTATTGTTCTCACTACAAAGATAATAAAAATTTCTGACATATCCAAAAAAATCCAGAGTATAAAACCCTGGATTTTTTCTAATTCAACTGACTTCCTATCAAATCATTCACATCAACAGTCTCATCTGGTTCATTATCATCTTCAAAGACTTCCTCAACACCATTGCTTTCAGCATACTTGAATTCTGACTTGATATACTCATCCAGTCTTTCAAGTCTTTCCTTGGTGAATGCCTTGGATGTGAATATCTGATTCAAAGGAATAGTGGTACCATCATCAAGACAATATCCCCTGGCAGTCTCACTTGGTACGAAATACTGTACAACACCATTGTTCTCACATCTGATATAGTCTTCATTAGGACTCTTCAGATATTCCTTCTCAGTGATGAACTTACCTCTCTGGATACCACATCTCTCAAATGAAATGTATTCTTCCAGACCTACATAGGGATTACACCCGGAAATATAACTTATATAAAACTTAACAGTATGAGGAATACAAAATCTATTTTTATCTGGTTTTGCAGTCACAATAATACCTGTCTGTGTATTATCAGAACCTTCTTTTAATTTTGCTTTTGAAAGATTAAGAATAACACTTGCGCCATAAACCAAACCCTGACCACCAGACTGAACAGATGTAGGAACATATGCATTTGTATTTTCATACACATGATTCGATAATGCCATAGTTGCACCTATCACACCCATTTTCATAGAAATAATTCTAAAAATAGACCTGATTTTTTTAGCCTTGGTCATATCTGCTTTATCACTACCACTTTTTGCATCTTCTATTTCTTTTGCACTTGGAAGTCCACCAAGTGAATCAAGAACAAAAAGTACTTTAGGTATAGACATTCCAGCTTCCTTTTTTTCTGTCAGCAAATCAATAATTTGAGTTATTGATGTTCTAAATTCTTCAACACTGGTTGCTGGTTCATAACGAAATTTTGTAGGATCAATATTAAACTGTTTGAGTTGTTTTGATTCTATTGCATTTTCAGAATCATACCATATAACAAAATAATCTTTAAGTATTGCTTCCCTTGCAAGATTGAGTAATAAATAAGTTTTTCCAACTCCTGAAATGCCTGAAAATCCAGTTATTCTATTATTAGGAATACCTCCAAAAATACTTCCACTGAGACATGCATTACAAGCATAATTCCCAACAGAAATATATTCAGTAATTTCTGATACACCCTTACCAGGTTCAGACATAAGTCCTCCCCATTTTGAGTTTTTTGATATCTCTTTATTCAAATCATTAAAAGTAAACTCACCTGAACTTTTTGCCATACTAAAACATATTTATAATTTATATTCTAAATATAACAAAACTTTCATAAATATAGAAAGAGGACTTCATTAATGAGGTCTGGTAAACCTCTGAAATCCTCTTGATACAAAGTAACATAATATTTATGAAACAAATTCAAAGTACATCTTTTGAAGATGTTAAATCATTCTTATCTGATAAATCCAATTATAACTTTTTAAGAGAATTGTCATTTTCAAGACATTTCAATCATCTTTATTCAATATTATGTAATTGGAATTTTCCACAAGATTTCAAATTCACACAAAAATTATATCATTTTTTCAACAATGATATGACTTTTGAATTAGGTATTTGTCCTATATGTAAAAACAGATGTAAATTCTTGTCCTTTTATGAAGGATATACAAAGTTTTGTTCAAAAAAATGTGCATATACATCTCCAGAAAGAATGGAATCAATATTCAAAACAAATCTTGAAAGATATGGTGTGAAGATGTCAAGTATGTTACCAGAATATGTAGAGAAACAAAAACAAACATATAAACAAAAGACTGGATATGATTTTCCAATGCAAAATCCAGATATACAAATTAAGTCCATTGAAACAAATATAAAGAAAAGAGGTGTAAAATATATTTCACAAGATGATACTTCAAAGGAAAAAGCAAAATTACACAAAAAAGAAAAATATGGATATGAATTTTATAACAATCACTCTAAAGCACTTATAACAAAAGAAGAGAGATATGGTGATAAAAACTATAACAATATAGAAAAAGCAAAACAAACTTGTTTAGAAAAATATGGAGTATCAAGCTATTCAAAAACAGATAAATTCAAAGAACAGTTAAATGACCAAAATAAAGAAAGAGTAAATAAAATATTTTCAACAAAGAAAAAGAATAATACATCAAATAGTTCAAATATAGAAGAACAATTTTCTCAATATCTTTCTGAACAAAACTATAAATTCATAAGAAACTATTACTCTAAACAATATCCATATCATTGTGATTTCTATTTACCAGATTATGATTTATATATTGAAATACAAGGAAATTGGACACATGGAAAACACCCATTCAACAAAAATGATAAAGATGATTTAAATATTGTTGAAAAATGGAAATCTAAAAAATCAAAGTATTATAATAAAGCAATAACTAATTGGACTGTAAGAGATGTAATCAAGAGACAAATTGCAAAAGAAAATGGACTTAATTATATTGAAATATTTTCAACCAACATAGATGATGTAATTAAACTATTTGAATCCAGTATATAACAAAAAAAAAAGAGTGAGATTTTAACTCTCACTCTTCTTCTTTTTCTTCTTTATGTCTTTCTTGTCAGTCAGTTTGAACTCCTTACTTGGATCAATCACCACATTGGCCCTGGACATAAAGTCTTTGCAGAGTAACATCCTGCTTCTGTAATTCTTTGTACCTGTCAAGTCAGAAATCTTGAGGTCGACAAGTTCATCCTTATATTCCTTTCCATTGAACTTTATATTGACTTTGATAACGGGTCTTTCAGTTGATTTACCATGATGCCAGATTCTGATGTGTTTCTCAACATCAAACTTCTTCTCCTCACCATTGAAGTCAAACTTCACAGTCTTCTCATCTTTGTCCTCATAATAGTCTTTTACTATTAAGGCGTTGATGGCACTATTCCCAGAATCTAATTTCACCTTCATCTTACCAAGTCCTTCAATCTCAATAACCTCCTTTACTCCTGCTATTTCTTTACCATCTGAAGTTTGGGTTGATTTAGGTGCATCTGGTATAAAACTCTCATCTTGTTTATTTAAAGACTTTATATATTCATCAAATTTCTTTAACATATTATATTATTAAAATATTTCATCTATAATTTCATCCTTATAATCAAGTAAAAATCCAACTCTCATAAATGTGTTTGGCTTTTCATATACTTTCCCATCAGATTTTTTTACTTTTATCGGATGTTCTTCTTTCCAAGTATCAAATCTTTCATTAAACCACTTTAAAATTGCATTATTTAATAATTTATTTTTTTCAAATTTTTCAGAAAATTCTATAATATCATTCCTTTTAATCTTAATCTTTTCAACAAATGAATCTTTTATATGATTAATTGATTTTAATTCTTTATAAATGTCCTCACCAACAGATTCTTCGTCAAAATTATACCTCTCTATAGAGCATACAGAGCAGTTATCAAAATGACATACACAAGGAAAATTAACACTATTCATTTTTCTTAAAAATTCAATTATAAATTGTTTATTTTCCTCTGACAATACATTTGAAGAAACTTCTTCCTGTTTCTTCTGAAAATCTGAAATAAGACCTTCCTCTATATATTCATTAAATTTCTTAAGCATAATGTTATCTGTTTTTATTTTATATTTTTGGTTTAAATCCTAATTGGTCTTTTGTTGATGTAATCTTTCCATCAGCACTTTCCTCCCAGAGTTTTTTTACCTCTGCAACTTTCTGCTTAAACTCCCTTCTCAATTTCTGTTTCAATGATAAAGGAGTACTATCTTTTGAACAATTACATCCCATATATTTATTTATTGTATTTTGATAAATCAACTTCATGTCCATAGAATGATTCAATGACTCCAGCAACCTTACATGCTTTCTCAAAAGTCAAATAATCACTAATGAATGTACTATAGTTTTCCTTACACTCTACTATTTCATTACCTCTGAATTTTAATGTCCAGTTGTCTCTACCATCATCACTCTTAATCTTCCAACCTTCATATTCATAAACATTCTGACTACCATTGATAAATCTTGTGAACAATTTCTTCAATCCCTTTAAATCAAGTAATTCATCACCTTTCTTTTCCTTAACTTCAAGACCCTCATCAAGTTTTTGTACTGGAACTTCAAATCCAGTTGTGTTATCTGTTAAGATGAATGAATTCTCTACAACAACAGCCTTGTCAGAAATTCTATGAAGAAACTTACTACCACCAACAGCAACATTTTTATTAATATTGTCATTGACTGTCTTCAATACAACCAACTCATTTTTATAGATAGTTCCATTGAACTTAATGTTTAACTCAATCATAGGATTTCCCTTTCTCATACCTGAAAGTTCTGCCTTATAAGTAACTCCATTGAACAAGAAGGTAACATCATCATCAGTTGCATTTACCGAACTACATTCCAATTCTGTGAATGTCTTACTATCATCAAATTTCATAGCAGCATCAACACCATCATCAAGATTCTTGAATGTAACAGTCTCATACCTACCAATCTGATCTGAATCATACTTTGTATATTTGAAGTCCTTGAACATATCCATCAATATTCCAACAACATCATCACCGGCAGCAGTTGTAATACCCTTTGTACCTGGTGATGAATTAACCTCAATAACATAAGATGCCTTTGTCCTACTGTCCATAATAAGGTCAACACCACACCATCTACATCCAGTTGCTTTTGCTGCCATCTTTGCAATCTTCTCCTGTTCTGGTGTAAGGTGTCCTTTTTCTGCTGTTGAACCAAGAGAATAATTACTTCTGAAATCACCAGCAAGCTGATTTCTCTGCATACATCCAATAATCTCAAAATTATCAATACCTGGTGTCATCCTTTCAAATCCCTTATAAAGAACATGGATACGAAGGTCATAATCAGAATTGATTTTCTCCTGAAGAAGAATATCTGCCTTTGGTACAAGTGCAAAGATGGCCTGGAGGACAGACTTAAGTGAAATCATTGAGTCAATCTGTGCAACACCAATACCCTGTGTTCCCTTTGTAATCTTGATAATGATAGGAAAATTACTTCCAATTGCATCAACCTTCTCCTGAAGTTTATTCATTGATGAACTGGTAACAACAGTTGTCTTTGGAGTTGGAACACCATATGCTTTCAACTTCTTATAAGTTATGAACTTATCCTCACAGTTATCAATTGCATCCAATGTGTTCAATACAAAGAAACCATCATTCTGTAGTTCTGTAAGGAAATCTCTTGATTCAATGTTCTTCAAAACAGTACGACGAGGTACGATAATCGTATTGGTTGGGTTGAGTGTAAAATTCTTCTTTGCATCACCATTTTCCTCAACTACATTATAATCATCACCAGTACCTTTTGAAATTGTAGATGATGATGGATCAATGGTAATCAATTTCAATCCTGCCTTCTTGGCTGCTTCTTCAAAGAAAAACATTGAATTGGAACTCTTTGTAGTCTTCTCTGCCCTGGATGACAAAAAGACAACTTGGATGTCCTTTGCTTTTTTACTCTCATTAAGGGGGAAATATCCCTTACTTGTATATCTCATAATATTAACTATATATTTTCAATATAGTATTTATGAAAAAGAGTGAGATTGAAATCCCGCTCTTTTATCTTATTACTAACTAAAATTTATGCCTTTATATAATATGCATTATCAGGGTCACTTTCACTAATTCTATCTATAACATTAACACAAAAATCAAGAGTGAGAACTTTACTATCAAGAGGACTTACTTTAATACATTCAAATCCTTCAACATTATCTTTTTCTAAAGAACATATATCAGTAATTACATCAAAATAACCTCTTTTCTTTTCTTCAGGAAATCCTTTATCAAAATATAAAAAACATTCATATTGACCTCTTGTATTACTTATAATAAAGTCAACATTTGTTACAATCTGCATAGAAATTCCATCATCACTTGGTTTAATAATATCTTTTGTTGGATATTGATAATGGCGATTATTAGGATTCTGATATTTAGGATACACATTTATCAGATAATCACAAATATCATCAATACTTAAACTATTGATATCTTCAAAAGAATCAAAATCTATGGATTCTTTTATAAATTCACTAAATTTCTTAATGTATGCCATACTTTAACTATTATTTTATTTATTTATAAAATTATTCATTAAAAGAAATCTCCTCTGCTTACACCATAATACTTATAGTAGTCAGAAATCTCTCCTTCCACATCATCAATATCATAATCTGCCAGCAAAGCACTTGGATCATCAAAGAGTTCAGTTACATCAAATGTATCACCAAGTTCATCATCATATACTCTTGCTGTCTTTGGTGATATGGTGACATCATAATATGTTGCACCATACTTTTTGTATCCATCAGAAATATTGATGGTATAATCATAATCAATATTATATGTTATACCCATAAACTCAACATCAAAGACATCAGATATTTCTGTAGAAACACTATCATTATATTCTAAAACAAGGTCTGAAATCTTGCCTTCTATATTTGATTCAAAAGTTTCCCTTATAGTCTCTGCAAGTTTTCCAAGATTGTCACCAAGATTGGTCTTGAATGTCTCAAGATTTCTCTTATGTTCCAGTTCATTCTTCTTCTCCCTGAAGTGTTTTGTAGTCTCATCTTCAAGGGCTTTTTCCCTTTCATATGAAGGAATATCATTGAGTTCATTTCCAGGATGTCTTTCATCCCTTCTTTTCTTAAACTCTTCCTGGAAATCCTCATCATCAGCATAATACTTCAATGTATCAATGTTTCCAAGTACAAGATACTTACCATCTTCCAGGGCAATATGATAACTATTCTTATTATCCCTGTGAAAATCATACCACTCATCAAAATCCATAACACCAAGAATATCATCATCCTGGAGGTCATAAAGAAACTTCCTGTCCAAATCATACTTTGGCATTCCATGCTGCTGGATAATATTTCTTAATTTACCACTCTTGAAACTTTCATTCAAGACCTGATAGTCATCAAATCCAAATATCTTCATAATCTATACTTTTTATACAATATTTATGTGTTATAATTCATTTATCATTGCATAAACATTTGAACCATTCTGTACAAGCAACACATCAAATCTCTTACTTGTATTGACTGGAATAGACACCACTTTGTTTGCTGTCAATTTCTGACCATTATAATATGTGGTGTTTACCAAGTTGTAAGGAATAGTTAGGCTTATTGCATTCTCTGTCTCATTTACATAATGTATTGTGGTGGTCTTACCCAATGTAGGTGTTGTAGAAAAACCAAATGTTTCAGACTGCTGACCAAATACAACAATATTTGTCTTTGAACCATCAATATTTGTTGCAGTTCCAGATAATGATAATGAAAGTGGAATTGCACCTACATCTTCTGCTGTTATTGAACCACCAAGACAAACATGACCATATCTATCTGTTCCAATCTTTACTGCCGATGTTGACAATCCTGTTGGAGCATCTTTATGGGTAATTTCCCTATTACTTGTTAATTCACCACCACCACCAAGAGCACCAACACCCTTTACAGTCCTGGTCTTTGGTACATAATTTTCAAGTGCCTGGTCAACGCCGGCAGATGTAAGTGCAGCACCTGTATTACCAGTTACATATGTACTTGATACAGTAGGAATTGTAGGAAGATTTTTCAAATCACCATAACTGATATTCAAATCTGATGTTGTCAAATTACCAGTAAGAGTAACACTATTAATACTTGGTTTATTTGTTATCTGTGTTGTTGCATAATTCAATGATATACCCAAATCACTTGTTGTCTTGTTTCCAGTCAATTCAACACCATTAATTTGTGGTTTTGAAGTCAATGAAGAATATGAACCATCAGTTGCAACATTTGTTAAACCTAGTTCAGATTTAAGATTGGATATACTAATAACATCAACAGTAGAACCTCCTTCTGTTGTATAACTGATTTTTGAATTTGCATAACTCACCCTAACCAATGGATCTGAATTATCATTGGATATAAGATAAAGTTCATTTGCATTCAATCCTTCCTGACTTGCTATTTCATCAAACTGACTTTTTGTTTCTACAAGATTGATGACAAGCTGACCTACTTGTGTATCATTACTTCTCATACTGTTACTCTTTTATATTTCTTTATAATATCAAATATCTCTGATGGATCTGTTTTCTCAACCCAGGTACCATTCTCCTTCACATATACTTTTGAATATGCTTCCCAAACCCCATTCTCCTTCACATATATCTGTTGTTTTGATATTGCCTTTGCATACAAATAAACATCACTTTCACCAACCATAAAAGTATATGTTGTAGTGTCAGATACTTTATTTGTATAATTCCTGTCCGAATATATACCAGACCAATCAGCAGATTCAGAATCATATGTTATTGTTATGGTCTCCATTTTACCACCACTACTCTCTATAGGAGATGTACCTGTACTCAATTGACAATTCTGACAATTAACATACACATTTACTTTCTTACCAACCTCAACATATAAATACACATCATTATCTGGCATTGTGAATGTATATGGATTGTCATTGGATATATGTACAGCAGTCTTGTTACCATTGACATCAGCCTCATATATACTACTGAACTGATATATACTGTTTGTTGGTGTTACTGTCAGTGTAACCTGTGCATTTTCAAGAGCAGATGTACTTGATAATACATATGTGAATCTGTCTGTATTACCATATATATGTATATTGTTCTTGTGTATTGCCTTTGGATATAATGTAGTGTTCTCCGTAATTGTCTTTGTGTATGACAAACTTGTTGATTCCGGAGAACCAGAAAAATCAGATGATGAATACCATCCAACAAATACCCATTCAGATGATTCAAGAGTTGCAGTAAATGTACAACTCTCACCCTCAACTACTTCCTGATTTGTTGAAGGTGTCACTGATGATATACCATGACCTGATATGATTTCAGCCTTACAATCAAATACCAAGTCATATTCAAGAACAATATGTGATGTGGATATTCTTAATCCACCAACAGCAGTATTCCAACCCATAATGTATTAATTTGATGAGGTATATCTACCAGATGTACTTAATTGTAATTTTGCTTCAAGAGCATCAATATTTTCAAATACTGTCCCAACAATGGATAAATTATTGAATGTTGAATTTGTAAGTGTATAACTTATAGTAGTTGAATTTCGTGTATCTGTTGAACTGGCAGCAGTATAACTCCCATCACCAAATGCAACACTTGTTGTCAATGTACCTGTAACAGACCTAACATTTTGACCAACAGAACCCCAATATGTTTCAACTTTTACACTCCTTACCTTTATTTTACCTGTTGGTCTTGATGGATCCTCCGTTGCAGCAGCACAATTAAACTGTGATATAACAGTTGTATTATTGCTACTCAATTCCTGCTGAATATATGTTGTACCCTCATCAGGTTCTGTCTCATTTATCATATTATAACCAGTATTTCCACTACTGGATTCATGTCTGAAAGAAATATCACTTGTTGGATAAAGATTTATAGTGTAAGCCATGTTAAAAATTCATTTTTTATTTGTTCAGCAGTCACAACAGATGAATCAACACATCCAGGAATTTTAGGAGTAATTCCACAAATGTTGATGATGTCTTCTCTCTTGTTGACAAAATTAATCTGGAATACAACTATCAACATTCCATTAAGTTCAATCATTGCACCACCAAGTACCTTCTCGCCATTAATCAATATGTCATTGTTACTTATTGCAACATCATCAAAATAGTCATCAAGATACTCCTTCAACTTAATCAAAAAATAATGATATGTTATCTCAATATATTCATTCTTTTTAAACATAAGATAAATCCTCAAGTCACCATTTACTGAAAGGATTGGTCCATTTGAATTTTCATACCCAAGTTTAACAGGTGTATAACCATATTGTTCCAATAATTCATAATTGGTATAACTCATTGGAATGAATGCATAATTATATGCACAATTGATTGTATATAAAAATGCAGGCGTTCCATTTGTCAAATAAGGTACAGGTACATCTGCATTGATTACAGGTTCTTCAACAACTTCATAATTCTGTGATTTAACCCAATAATCCTTTGCATCCTTTCTATATTCATCCAAATCTGTATATCCTGCTTCTGCAAGATAATTATGTATATTCAAAAACACATTGTCTGTATGTGTCTTATCATAAATGTATTGTTTCTCTTTCTGTATAGCCAATGCAATATTCTTTTCCATAATCATTATTTCTTAAGATATATATCACCATCATTTCCAATATCTGATGTTGGTTCAGATGATCCAGTATAATAGACATTGATATCCAAACCACCTTCAACCTTTACACCATCAACCCAACCGGAATAACCACTCACTACAGTATCTGATGTAATTGGTGATTCACCACCACCAAGTGTTGAAGAACCTGTGTATGTACCGCTTATACCAAGTATTGATGTTCCTGACTTGATATTCTCAGCTTTCAATTGAGATGTATCACCTTCTGCAAACACAACCCCAACCTGTCTAACTTTTTTATTTCCAATATATAAACTCATAATTAATTAGATGACCAAGTCCTTATTATTATCTTATTATCCAAATTTGCCTTCACATCTGTCGCTTCTGCAAGTCCTGCAATATTGTTTCCAACATTACCCATCTTTGCCTGTGTCTCCAAAGTCACTGTATCTGTACCTGTGGATGTGTCTGTGGTTGTGGTTGTAACCGTATGAACATATGTAGTATTTCCGTTTGCAATTGTAGACTGACCCGTCACAGAGGTGACTACATAGCCAAGGTCAATAAGGGTGGTGCCTGAAGAAACAGCATACTGCCTACCATTAAGAGTGATGATTTTCACAACACCAGAAAGGTCAACAGTGGTACTTCCAAGACTTGTCCAAGAATAGTTACTTCCACTTTGTGTCGTAATCCACTGAACATATGAGTCATTGCCATTGGATACAAGATATACCTTACCTGCTGTTGTAGATGATGGTGACAGTGTACCAGTCTGGCCATTATATGTGGTAGAGTTAGGTGTTGTTGCCCTGGATGTAGATATGATATACTGTGTACCTGTTGATGCAGCAGTGTCAATACCTGTCTTGATATTTGCCAAGGCAGTCTGCAAAGAAACTGTCTCTTCATTATATGTAACTGTGATGTCATTAGGAGAGCCGGTTGTTGCAACCTTATGAAGTATGATATCTGATGTGTTACTGTTGGAAATAACACCTGATGTTTCAACGACTCCTGCCTTCAATGTAACAACTCCATTTTCCTCTGATGCAATAGCGGCATCTCCTGTCAATGCTGCTATCTTATTGTTGACTGCCCTTGCTGATGGATACTGTGAATGTGTAGAACCGGAATTTATAGTTGTGACTATATTTTTTTCCTGAAAATCACTGTCTTGTTTACCATTTAAAAAAGTTGCATCTACTGGATGAAGTTCACTGCCTACCTGAATATGTGATATTGAGTTTTCAAGGGTATCTGCCATAATTTTTTTATCATATCATTCTATACAGATATTTATGTAAAAAAAGAGTAGATAACTCCACTCCTTTTCAATTATTTCCTTTTATCAATATTATTATATGTCCTATCCACATAATCTCTAAAATCATCAACATGACTATATATTGGTGGATTTTCACTATGAACACATAGTTCATCTTCCTTTCTGAACTTTTTCTTTTTATTCTTTTTTGGTCTTCTCATTTTGATAAATGTATCAAAAGGTGCAACTTGTTTATAAACTATTCCAGTTGGCAATGGAAGGTCTCCGGAACCAGGTTCTCCATTTGGTCCAGGAAAATATGCAGATCCCATTCCACCTACATCAGCAGGTGTTAATCCACCAGGGACACCATCACATTCATTCAAATCCCAAAACTCATCACTTTTTGAGGCATTCCTGATTTCTTGGTCAATTTCTTTTGAATTTTTACCATCAACAGTCCATTGTATAATGTTCTTAATCATAGGGTCTCGTTCCCAATTTACTTCAATATATCTTTTCAGTTTAGAAAAATCAGCACCCGTAAATTTACCGTCAACAAGTACATCAATGAAATACAAACAGTCTTCAAGAGTAATTTCATATTTCTTGGCATTTACTGGAAAGAATTTCTGGTTTTTATGATTACCAAAGAATCTGACCTCACGACCAAACATCTTCAATATTACCTTCAAATTCCTATAATCATCAGAAGTCATATCATCTTCTTTCCTTACATCAGTACCATTACCTCTTCTTCTGATGTCATTCCAAATGGATTCATTCATACCTTCTTCTTTTTCCTTATCTTCCTGTTCTATTGCTGCTTCAACATCATCACATATACTTTTATGCCAATTATCTTCAACATACTTCTTTACCCTATCAATGTCACAGTCAAGTGCTTCAGGATTTTCATCAATATATTTTAAGAAATTTGTCAAAGAATCCCTCACTCCATCCCATACTACTCTTGTTGCAAATCCAAATATAAAATCATTAAGTGCTTCCAAATCATCTTGTGTCATCTCATCTTCTTTCTTTACATCAGTACCATTACCTCTTTTTCTGATGTCACCCCAAACTGATTCATTTAATTTTTTCACCTTGTGTAAGACAATCTTTTTCAGTAAAGGATGATTAACATTCTCAAGAATAAAATCAATCACTTCAAGACAAAATGTATTGGTCAATTCATCACCATCAATTGGTTTAATATATGACCAGTGTGGCCTTGTGTGGATAACATTAAATTTCTTGCACATCCTATTATATAATCTTGGAGGATTTTTTTGTGTAAGAGGAAGACTTATATCTACAAGTTTTGAATCATCATTAAATGTTGCATACATATGTGCATATCCTTGATGGATGTATATAGGTATTGTCACTTCTCTTGTATGTTCATTTGTGTGAATACTCCTTCCCATAAGTGGTTCATAATGAAAATTCAAATAATCACAGAACTCATACTTGGATAAAGAATCTATATCTCTATCTACAAATGGATCATCTTCTTTCTTTAAGGTATCTCCAAGACCTTGTTTCCTGATGTCACCCCAAACTGACTCATTTGTTTTTGAATGTTCACTACAATAGATTTTAACCCTTCTTATACCATATGCATCATCCCACCACTCATCTGCTTCAAAATCTTCACCAGTATATTCATTATAATCAGGATTGTGATCTGAATAGTATTCTCCTTCTGCATCTTCTCCAAATTCATCCCATCCCAAATCATTTCTTTTGTCTTCATCCAATGAATACCACCAATCATTAACTGTTTCAGATATGGTTTTTCCTGGTTCTTTTACAAATCCATATTTGGATATTTCATCATTTTCATTTTTAATCAAATCATCAATCTTTTGTTTAAGAGAACCGTCTTCCCATTTATCTTCAATATAGTCATTAAACAATTCAGACTTATCCTTAAAAACCAGTTTTTTGTTTATATGGAAATCATATGAACTTTTATGTCCTTTAAAAATTTCAGATGCAAACTTTTTTATATCTGACAATGTATTATGATACTTTTCATCATATACAATATTGTCAACAAATCTCAATAAATAGACATTAATCTTTTCATCTAGTAATTTATTTTCAAATTTGATGTCTTTTTCTAAAAGTTTATCACATTCATCTTTATGAGTTTTTACATAATAAATGATTTTTTTGACTTCATCTGGATTCTCAATTTCTTCCAAATACTTGTAAAAACCATCAAATGTCAGTTCATAATTCTCTATATAATTTACAACTGACATAGTAAAACAAATTAAATCCGATTTTACTTTATCTATAAATTCTTCTGTAAATTCTTCCTGCTTGACGCCATCACCATTACCTCTTCTTCTAATGTCATTCCATATTGATTCATTAACTAACATATTGTCCATATTTTTCAAAAAGAAATCAATAACATCTATATATGTCTGGTTTGTACAGGTACCATCCTTTTCAGTAATCCTTCTTCTACACACATTTGGTGATTGTACATTAAACCTTTCTGAAAGTTTATCAAAGAATGGCATTCCTATCTTTACTTTTGTCCAAGATAAAAGAATGTGATCCAATTTACCACTTTTATCATATGATGTAAACAGACTCACATTGGATATTATATCTACAACAATATTCCTTTTATTTAATATACCAAATGTGTCCTTATCTAAATCAAATACATATTTCTCATATTTGGATTTGATATAATCATAGAGTCCATCTATATCTAGAAGATTCACATCATCTTCTTTCTTCACATCAGAACCATTACCTCTTCTCCTGATGTCATTCCATATTGATTCATTGGTTGTACTCATACAATTATTTATGAGAAAAGGTGGGGAATTAATCCTCACCTTTCAAAATCTTATCTACAACATTATCTGGAATCTTCTCAATATTTATCCTTTCATATGTTCCATCATCCTTCAACCATATCAGTATCCTGTCAATTATCTTCAATCCAACAGATTCAAGCATTCTCTGATAAATATTGAATTGAAGTGTATAATGTGAAAGAGGTTCATCAACAAACTTACTCATACACCCTGTCATATGAATTCCATTAGTCCTGGAAAATTCCTTTATCAATGACTTGTTTGTCTTCCAGTCACCAATCACATAAGCATCTTTCTCACTGTCATAAAACAAAAGGTCACAAGTACCACAGATGGATCTGGATTCTTTTATGTATTCTGAAGAAAGTTTAAACTCTGCACCAATAGGATGTAAATTGGTCTCCAATTCATCATAAAACTTCTTCACTGCATCCTCCTTTGGATAGGTGGAAACCATTGTGTTGTATTCCTCAATATACTGTGGTTTATTCTGCTCACAGATGAGTTCAGGATGACCACACAACAGATTGGTATAACTCTCACCAAAAGAGTGTGTCCTAGTCCCGGAAATAGTTGATTTCAGATTATTGAGTTTCCACTCCTTCTGTACATCCTCCTTTTTTTTTCCCCACTTTCTGGCATAATCTTCTGCTTTCTGATCCCAGTCAACTTCGGGTTCATATTCTTTAATGATGTTACTAACAGGAATGTATTCTTCCTCCCCAATAAAATACTGATGACCTTCCTCAATAAACTTAATGTCTCCAAACTTCTCAAGAATAAGTCTCCTACATTCATTTACCTTGAAGTTCACCAAGTTCTTATCTTCTATCTTTTTCTCAAATGAATTATTAAAAATATCATCAAAATCCATATCTACATAATTTACAATTACATAATAACAAATGTAAGTTTACCAATACTGAAATACTTGTATTCTTTACAAAAATCTTTCTGAATGAAAGGTGGATAATAATACTTTTTCCAACGGATGTTGAATTTTCCCAATCTTATGTTCCAAACAATTTCTTCCATAACTACAATTTACCAATTATCATTTCTGGAGTAATGACCACATATTCAATATCATCTACTTTCATATAAACACCACCCATATCACAGAAAGCAATATGGTCTCCTTTCTTCCATTCATTGTCTATCCCCACACTATCTATCACACCTGTATATGGTTCTGGGATTTCATACATATTCTTTGGTTGCTGATTTGGTAATATAATTGGTGATGGTTCTCCTTTATCCTTCACCAATATAACCACATTATTTACTGCTTGAAATTTTATCATAATCTGTCTCTATACTCAATTAGTTTCTCTTTTATGGCATTCATCATATTCTCATCTACATCCTGATTGTGAAGAAAATCATCCATATAATCATCACTACTTTTTGCATCATTAAAATTGATGTCATTCACAATATTCAATTCTGCAACAACCTCATCCCCATGTGGCTCAAAACTCCTATAACAGTTTCCCAGGGCAGTCTTCAATTCATCAAAACTACACTTTGTATAATCTGTATTCTTCATATGAAGGTCTATCCTGTTATTGTTCCACCTTGTCTTGAGGTCTGCAACAGTCAGATTAAGAATGTCATAAATGTTTTCCTTTAAATATCTTGGAGAAATAATGTTTTCAACAAACCTGGTCTTTCCAGTTTTCAAGTCAAGAATAGTTATACCCTTTGGATTACCCCTATCACCTCTATCTTTATGATAAGGATTCCCAAGATAATGAATATTCTTATTATCCTGTTTGATATGGATATGACCAGCATAAACCTGGGCATCCTTAAAGTCTGATGGTTTTACACCACCCTGGAATTCAATCTTCATACCTGTCCTACTTGTCATCTGTGACCCTCCAATTTCAAGATGACCAAACACATAATTTACATTTACTCCTGCAAGTATCTCCTTCTCTTTTGCTGGATCTTCCACCCAGGGATTAAAAAGACAGGTCTTTCCATCAATAACTTCCACTTCAGGTGTATAATAAATCTTAATATGTGGTATATGTTTCAACATATTGATGGATGTGATGTCATTGGTTGATTTCTTGAGAATGTCATGGTTACCAACCGTTATCCTGATGTCATTGAAGATATTTGAAAATGACTCAAATAACTTAATTACTCTGTATATGGTGTTCAATCCAATATTGGAACGGTTGTCAAAGACATCTCCACAATGGATCAATATATCCCCATCCTTGACCTCTTTCTTCATCAATGGTATGACAACATCTTCAAAGTAACCAATGTAGTCATTTAAAAATTCTTCATCATCTCCTTTATATCCAAAGTGAGTGTCTGCAATTAACCAAATTTTCCTATTTTCCATACACTAAATATAACAAACCAAATATAAATTTTCATAAATATAGAAAGAGCAGATGGTAAATCTGGTAAATTGTCCCACCTGCTCTAATATATAAAATATCACTATATTTATGATGACAAAGGAAGAAGTGTTGTCTATTCTTAAGACACACCCAAATGGTAATATAGAAGAACCACAATTCAAAAAGAAATTTCCTGAGCACTATCAGATTTTATCTACCTGGAATTTTCCATCTGATTTTAAATTCACACAAAAACTATTTCACTACTTTAATGATGACCCAGAATTAAAACTTGGGTTATGTCCAGTTTGTGGAAAGAGATGTACTTTCTTATCATTTAGTAAGGAATATAACTTACATTGTTGTAAAAATTGTTCTATAAAAGATAAGAACACTTTAATAAAAAGGCAAGAAACATGTATTAATAGATATGGTGTTGAAAATTATTCACAAACAAAAGAATGTCTTGAAAAAATAAAAGCAACTTGTCTAGAAAAATATGGTGTTGAACACCCTTTACAATCAATACAAATCAGACAAAAATATAAAAATACATCAAAAGATAGATATGGCGTAGAAAATTATTCTTCCTTATCTGAATGTAGAAATAAAGTAAAACAAACAAATGTTGAAAAATATGGAGTAGAATATTATCAACAATCAGAAGAATATAAAAAATCTGTTAGAAAAACAAGTTTAGAAAAATATGGAGTAGAACATTTTACACAAACACCAGAATATAAAGAAAAACAAAAATCTGTGATGTTAGAAAGATATGGTGTTGAACATGCATTACAAGTCAAAGAATTCAGACAAAAAGCAAAAGAAACTTGTAGAAAAAAATATGGTGTTGAAAGTTATACACAAACACAAGAATGTCTTGATAAAATGCAAGAAACCTGTAAGAAGAAATATGGTGTAATAAATTATTCACAAACTAAAGAATGGTCACACAAAAAACAAAAGATGATTCTTTATGATGGTTTAACATTTGATTCATCTTGGGAAGTAGAAATTTATCAATATTGTAAAGAAAATAACATTCCTTGTGAATATCAACCAGATATTACATTTGAATATGAATATGAAGAAATGAAACATTATTATCACCCTGACTTTTGTATTAATGGTAAATTATATGAAGTAAAAGGTGATCAATTCTTTGATGGAGATAAAATGATTTGCCCATATGATAGAAATGAGTATAAAGATGGTTTGGCTGAATCCAAACACCAATGTATGATTAAAAATAATATCATAATTCTAAAAGGTGATGATATTAAAAAATTAAAAGAGAGAATTTTTTAAGTTCTCTCCTTTCTTCTTAAATGAGTCCCCAAGATGCAGCAGATTCAAATCCACCAATTTGTTTAACATATTCAAGGGCAATCTTTACAATTTCAGAATATGGTATACCATTTATTTCTGTATCTCCAATTGCACAAAAAAACTTTTGAGGTTTTCCAGTTCGTTGTGCTTCAAGAAATGCATATACATTTACAGACCAGTCACATTTTGATGCATCTTTCCCCCAAAGTCCTCCACCGGTGACAGACCTACCCATATCTGAACCAAGCTTGCGGTTGGTTGCCCCAGAATCAACATCTGGTCCCCCAGTCCAATCACCAAGAGGATTCACAATGACTGTATAATGAGGATACTTTTCTTCCAACCAATTTTTAAGTTCTTCAGAATCAGCATTACTTTGACAAACAATCAATGTATTTGATTTCTCATCCAGGATATACTTACCATCAGTAGGATAAATCTGATAAATTTCCTGTGCTAATTTACTCAGTTCCATTTCTTCTCCATCAAGTGGTTCACCCTTGAAGATCCCATTATCGCCACAGCGAATTTCATCATCCTGGTTATGTGCAAGATGTTCATCCTGTGGAACAGCAATGAGTTTAAGATCTACACCATCTCCGGCAATTCTCTTTACAATGGGGAGTACATTTTCCTCATTGAAATCAAAACTTGATTCTGTAATGATTGTACAAAGACCATGACCAATGAGTACTTCAACAGCAACCTTTGGATTCTCCTGGTTGGCATATGCAAGGTCTAACAATGCTCCTGCAATTCTATCAGCAACCTTGTCTGGATGTGAAGGATTTACTTTTTCAAACATATTATTATCTACTTAAAATTAAACTTCTTTCAGTATTCTAAATATAACAAAAATCCATAAATATCTTATATATTTTATTAATAAATGAAAAAATTAAGTAATATAACAGAATCAGTATGGAATGACATCAGAAAAAGGGGTATAGGTACTGAGGTAAAACAAGAGGATGGTAAAAAAGTTCACACTTGTATTGATGTAGATATCTATCTGAAAAATGCTTCTGATTCTTATTATGAAGAACTCATAAAAGAAATCCTTAATTACAATGATAGTTATGTTGAATGTAGGGTTGCAATCTTGAATACCAGAGATAAGGCATATTCCCCAGAAGAAATGAAAAACATCAGGGCATTTGAAGCACCTTATACATATCTTATATATGATGGAGGACATGGTACAGACCTGATTGCAGATTTCTTGACATATGATGAAATGAAAGACTTTGACCTGGATGACTTTGAAGACAGAGTATCTGAAGAAGACTATATATCAATCTGTAAAGGTATTGCAACCAAACTAAAAGAGATTGGTGGAGACATTGCATACCTACCAAGACATAAAGGTGGTTTTATTGAAACAAAATTTGATAATATATCTTATTATGAAAGTGATTATATCTTACAGTTAATTGATGAATCAGATGTTTATGATTGGGAAATACAATATACTGATAAATATGGCGAAGGAAGTACTGCCTCCAGTTTAATTGATTATAAAGAAAGTATGATTGACACATTCCCTGAATTAGATGATGTTGTTTTCATTGTCTGGTCATTCAATGATTATGCTTGTAACATTGGCATCCCTATCACAGCAACAACAGTGAAGAACTTCAAGAAATATAAAGAATATACTAAAAATTGGTTTACAGTAGATGAAGAAGCTGAGTAGTATAACTGAAAGTGTTTGGAATGACATCAGAAAAAGAGGTATAGGTTCTGACATCAAACAGGAAGATTTACCAGAACAGGATTATGAACACTGGTGGAGAAACATACTTATTGATATTGTACCAAAGTATAAATCAACTGAATTGAGATTGTATGATTTCCTTTATGACCTCATCATATGGCCTCTTGAAAAAGTGATGAATATAGAGAAACCAAATGTAATAAGGATCCATTTCAAGTATGAAGATGCCTGGTATCTGTCTATCTACCACAATACATCACATGGTGCAGATAACTATACTATGGAAGCCAATGGTGTCAAGAGTTATAATCCTATAAAATATTCAGATATGAGTATCCAGGAAAAAAGAAGTATCAAATACAGACTTGAAAATAAGAAGTTCTATGTGTACAAATATAGTAATGAGTATGTATTGAGGGAAGAACCAGAAATTAATGGAGAAAAAGGAGTACCATTGAGATGATTAAAATAGGAATAGATTATAGTTTGATTTCGCCGGCAGTGTGTATATATAAAGATGGTGAATATTCTTTCATCTCTTTCTTTGATGATTATGGAAAGGACTGGAAGACTGGTAAGAACAAGACTTTCAACTATCACAGACAACTTTCAGGTATTATAGAACTCAACCCATACACCAGGGAGATTGATAAGAAGGACTACAGGGAAGAACAGAGAACAAAGATGAGGGCTGCGAAAATGATCGCAAACAAAATCTCAAACAGATTGGTAGAATTGGTTGGTGATGAAGAGGTCATTATAGGACTTGAAGGTTTCTCTTATGGAAGTATATCATCATCGACCCTGGACCTGGCACTGTTCAACTCATTTTTAAGGATTAAATTACTGGAGGATTTTGGTGAAGACTGTTTGGTTATCATTTCTCCAACAGAGGGAAAGAAGAATCTCTCCGGTAAGGGAAATGCAAAGAAGGAAGATATGATCCAGGCATTTATTGAGAACAGGATAAAAGACCCAGACATTGAGAAGTGTGGATTCTGGAAGTTCTGTAAAGAGAATGAACTTGATTATAAGGTAATCAAACCAATTGATGACATTGTGGACTCATTTGGAATATTAATAAGTATATGAAAAATTGAGAAGTATATGAAAAAATTAAGTAACATAACTGAATCTATATGGGGTGACATCAGAAGAAGAGGTCTTGGCGATGATGTAAAACAGGAAGACAAAGGTATTACCCTTGTCATTGATGGTGTTAAATATCAACTTATGAAAGATTTCTGGGGACTTGGAGATGTTTATGAAGAAGAAAACTCTGACCCCTGGAGGTGTTTTGCATTTAATAGACCCAAAAACAATCCAACCATAATCTGGGGTGATACAGAAATAGCAGGTGTATTTGGTTGTGATAAATGGGATATTGGTGAAGATGAATATGATGTCTATGTATTGAGAGATTATATAGATAAAGACAGGGATGATTATATTGATGAGTTGATTAAAAATGGAAGATTTGAGCAGATGTATAGTTCTGAACTTGAAATCCAGGATATTCTTGTCAAATACACAAAGAAGATTTTTGAAGACAATCATATGTCTGAATTTGCAAAATATACCATATATGATTTGATTGGTACTGATTATGATGTTGGTGGTGCAATACTCTATGAAGATGATGGAACTTGGTATGATGATGATGGAAATCCAACAATACCTCCTTGTGAATTAGAAGATGTTGATTATGATACGGTTCAAGATATACATATAATCACATATCCTATGCTTGATAACTGGTATGAGGATTTAAGGAAAGAATTGATAGACACATATACAAAACTTGGATGGGTACATTTGAAAGAATTTGAATTGGATTATGAAAACAATCCAAGTGGTACAGAAGGTGTAGCATTCATAAAATTTAAAGATTAACTATGAAGAAATTAAGTGAATCAGTCTGGAGTGACATCAGAAGAAGGGGTATAGGTACTGATATCAAGCAAGAGGATGCTTTCAATCCAGATTATGTTGACTTTGGTGAAAACACAACAATCTATTGGGCAATTGACAACCTTGAGATTGATGGTGAGGTGAAATTCCATTTTGATGATGTAAAAGATTATAACAATAATGGTTGGAGACTTCCTACTGTTGATGAAGTGAACCAGTTGCATTGGAATATCAGGATTGCCTGGTATGAAGGATGTAAGCACCTTAAATTTTATGATGGAAATGAATTAAGACTCAAGACCAATGGAAGTTATGGATTCCATATGTGGACAAAAGAAATCAATGCCAAATTCCCAAGTAGTGCATATGCATATGGATTTAATAATTCAAATGTTTTTGATGTTACAAACTTCAACAAGTCGATAAACAGACTTTTTGTTTTCCTTGTAAAAGACAAGAATTATGTTTCTGAATCTGTTTGGAATGACATCAGGAGAAGAGGCAATGGAACTGATGTTAAGAAAGAAGATGATTTCACAAACATAAAATCTCTTAAACCTCTTGATATGGGAGGATCTGTTTTGTGGGCAGATGATGACCTTTCATTAAAAGATGGAGACTGTTACTTTACATTTGATGAAGTATTTGAACTTGTTAAAAACAGTGGTTGGAGACTCCCAACACTTGAAGAAGTTGCAGAACTTGATGATATTTATAAAAAAGGTTCATTCTGGGAAAATGATGATAGATTTGTATTTGATGGATTTCCACATCAATTAGTATTCTTCAAGAAAGGTTTAATATATACATCTGCTGGTGATAAACCCATAGATAAAGATTATTATTATTGTTGGACATCATCTCTTTATACAAATAATAATAGATTTGCAAATATATTTACTTTCAATGATGGTAAACCTTGTCACACACCATTGAATGATCATCATAATGTAAATGATAGTGTAACACAAGATACAACTAATGGTAAACTCTGTGTGAGATTGGTAAAAGACAGGAAATAAAAAAGAGAGGTCATAAAAACCTCTCTTTTATTTTTAATACTATTATGTTTAAGCAAAACGAACAGGAGTAAGGACAACATAAGTCTTCGTTCCCTTTTCATCAATAGAAATGAACTTTATCTTGTTACTGTGGAACTCAATGTCATAATGTTCATCTGCATCAATCCATACAAAGTATGACTTGTTGAAGCAGTGAAGATAACCCTCATCTGTCTTGGCATCAAAGTTATCATAATTAAGTTTCTTTGAATAGAGTTTTTCAAATGCATCAAACTCCTTAATATTATAATCATCAAGAAGCACATTGACAGCATCACGGACATTCTCATCGGTACTCTCAATCTCTGACACAGTAACCACATTGTCACTGATAGAGAAACAGACACGACAAGATTCCTTATTCAACTGGAACAACTGTGAGAGATACTTAAACTCATTCTCACTAATACCAACCTTATATTCAAGGGTTGAGGTGTCCTCAAAGATGGTATGACGGGCATGATCAGGAATCTCAAGGAATGAGAGTGCTTCTTTATCAGCAGCTGGAACAGTGAGGTTTACTTCAGTGTTCTCAACAACAACCTTCTTTGCATAGTTGTTATCTTCAATATAGAAAGTAACATCTACACCTTCTGTACCTACAAGGCCAAGTACAGAAATCAACTTACTTGCATTGGTGAACTGAATCTTTACAAGATCATCACCAAGTTCATTCACAAACTCACCACAATAATTTGTAAGGTCAGCAGTAATAGACTTCAATGCAGACTTGTTCTTGTTGTAAGCAGTTGATTCAAACTGATTACCTCTCACATTGATAAAAATGAAGTTATCCAGTGAACTAGATTTCTTAAAAAGTGATATCACCTCATGAGTATCACAATTCTTTAAAATGATTTTCTTCATACTATATTAAACTTAAAAATGTTTTCTGAATTAAATATAACAAAAAATACTAAAATAAAGACAATTCTTCAGGTTGTCCATCAAATCTTTCCATCTCATCCAATATCCAATCCATCACCTTTGCTGGTGTATCAGAATAAGGTATGCACATTGTCACACCATCCATCTGAAAGAGATTATATGAAATGATATTTGCAAACTCTTCCATCATCTGGGTTGGTATTGCACTCTTGAATCTGTCTTCAAACCAGTCAATCACATCATATAAGACATTCTCCCTGGCAAGAAGAAGTGAATCACCCTGCCACTCATAACCATAGACTGCCTGTAGTGCATAAATGGTACACACCCTCCAAGTCTCAATATCTGTTGTGGTTGGGATACTGTTTATTCTCCTCATTTTCCTGTCCAGAAGTCCCTGCCTTTCTGACAATGGAATCATCTTCCCTGTTGATACATCATACCTGGATACAAGATAAGGTGCTTCTCCACAGGTGACTTCAAGAACCTTCCTCCTGATGTATGTTTCATTAAGTGGTTCTTCAGTATCCACTGCATCATTCATCTTCTTGATGATTTCAATAGGAGTATAAACCTCTGCCTTGGAATCAGTCCTGGATTTCTGGTCTTCCAATGATTTCAGTACCCTTGGTTTAATCACATCACCTGAAATAATCTGGTGAATATCAATATGAGACTTTGGATCAAAACCATACTGGTCAGTTCCCCAAAGGATGTTCTGACCAGTAGTTCTGTCTTTCAAGAGAATTTCCAAGATATTTCTTGGTATGTTGAATTCTTTAATGTCTATCATAACTCAAATATAACAAAACAACTTACATAAATAACATATATCATTTAAAAAAGACTATGATTAAGAAATTTAGTGAATTTACAAATGAAAAAATCAATGAAAACTTCAATGATTTTATAGATCCATCTGAACATTTTGGTAAAGAAATCAATTTTGTAGCAGAAGATGTAACAAAGAAAGTATCACTTGATGTTAAATTTTTTGAAATTGATTTTGATGAAGATGCCATTAGAAATATGCCTCCTTATGACATTGAATATGCAGCATGTATATATGTAATGCCTGATGACAGTGTAGAAATCAGAAGTATGGAACCAGGAAAAGTTTTACATGGTGTAATTGATGGTATTACTGGTAAAGATGTCCGTGAAAAGGATTTAAACAGGGATGAATGGCATTTTCATAGTGTTAAATAGAAAAATGGAAGTCTGATGACTTCCATTTTTTTGTTACCACAATCCAGCCTCTGTTGTCATAGAAATATCAATAGCAGGATAACCCATTGCTTCAACAATCCTATTGACAGGACTCAATACCAGAAGGTCAAACATCTTGTTCTTGTCAATCTCCAGGTTGGCTGCCATATCCATAGGGAACATTCCTGCTGGATAACTGAATGCTTCACACTTCTGAAGACTCATAATATCTGTGTAAACATCAATATTACCTTTTCTTGTTTCTTTTGCATCACTAATAAGTTTATACATATCTGGATTCTTGACATATTCACTCACAGGTATCTGCATTTCCTTCTTCCAGTACTTATATCTTTCAGTTGGTTTAATATAAAGTACACAGAGTTTGTCGGCATCAAAGAGTGTTGAATATCTCTTCTTGAACTTCACATTGTTATTCAATATATAATTATAGAGTGCTGCGCCCTGAACGGTTATCATTGCCTTTGGATTCATCTCAATATCACTTGTATCACTCAACACATATTCACTGTATTTGTTCATACCCTTGTTAACACTGATGGTTTCAGGTGATTGAAGCATAAACTGTTTCTTCACACCTGCCAATTTCTTCACAAAACTGTCAAGTACAAATTCCTCCTGCTGGAAAATCCACTTCACCAGGTCTGTCAGTTGGTTCTTCACCCACTGTGATGAACTGGTCTGAGCAATCTCAACACCAGTAGCCTTGATTTTGGTACAGGAGTCATAATAGACATTAGGTTCTGCCCAGGTCATATTCTTGATGTACTTCTTCTTTGCCAACCAGATACCTGCTTCATTGTATGCCTCAAGTTCAAAGTCAAGAATATTTGGAGTGCCATTCTTCTTGGCATATTCCTCATGTATCTTCTTCAGGTAGTTGGACATAAACACCCTGTTGATGGTGAGACAAAACTCCCTACCTTCAGGTTCAATAGTATCAATACTCCATTCATATTTTGTGGTATCAATGGAATCAACATCAAAGTACTTCCTTGCATCTTCTTCAGTAGGATAACCACCTTTAGATACATAGGTGAAATCCTTCTGGTCATTCTGCTTGTTGATCTTTGTCAGTCTCCACACATCATGATCAAACCAGTCTGTGACTCTAACTATTTGATAATAAGATGAATATATAGAATCCGTATCAATATATACACTGACTGGTCCAATATTTTCATTTGGTTTAGTAATCTTTATACCCATCAACTGATGAGTCTTGGTATCCTTCTGCCATACCTTGTTTGCCCAGAGGTTGATAAGCCTCTCTGCATTAAGGATGGCATTCTTACCCTGTTTGGTGACTGCCTCTGCAATGGTAGGATTGTAGAAGTAGAATCCAGAGAATCCAAATGCACCATAGATACCATTGATAACCACCTTTGTACCAAGCTGGAAGTTGTTGTAGATGTCTGCCTGTACCTGACAGTAGGACATAATCTCATCCACCTCACTTGCCTTCCTGCCGGCAAAGTCATTCTTGTTCAGGTAATCCTCAATCTCTTCCGAAGATGCATTGGCATGCTTGAGGTCTTTCAGGTCATAATAAATCTGTGTGAACTTGAATGATGTCTTCTTATATGCCTTTCTCTTGAAATACAGGTCAGTGATAATCTTCTTCAGATGACCATCCTCCTTCTGGAAGACTGCACCGGATGCACATACTATATAACCCTTGTCCCTCCATTGCTGTTTGAGTACTTCATCTGCTTCAGGAAGAAGTGTCACCAGTGTTTCAGGACCGATATTGAACTGTCTCATCAATGAAGGATACAGTGATGCATAGTCATTACAGGTACAGTACTTGTGAAGTCCGGGAATTGGTTGCTTCACGAATGCGCCTTCATACTTTTCACCTTCTTTCTTCTTTGCAAATGGGTCAATGCCTAGTACCTTGTGTTCACCAGAGAATGATGCCCTCAATAGGTTTTCAGGAATATAGGTAGTAGAGAAACAATCCATTGCCTTAATTCTACCCAGCCAGGCAGTAGTCAATCCACAAGTAAGTGCATTACATGCTTCATGAATTAACTTAACAAGACAACAGTCAATTGCATTGTAATACACATACTTCTCAAAATTATTATTGAGCATATCATCAAGAGATTCAGAGTGTTGTACCTTCTTGATTTTACACAACTTCTCACCAATAGTATCCAATCTGTAATTCTCATTGGAGTTCCAGGTCCATTTCTTATATGCCTTCAGGTAGTCAATGAGACCCACATGTGCAGGTCTGTCAACCTGTCCTGTCAGTATCCTTGAAGGTGATGCAAGGGAGGGGTCAATACCAAGGAGTTTTGCCCTGTTGTACATATACCTCCAGTCATAATCCTCAAAGTTCCATCCTGTCATCATCGCCATCTTTGGGATGAACATTGAGAAGAAGAAATAAAGAAGGTCATATTCTGTTTTAAAATACCTGAACACAAACTTGAAGTGTCTGTTCACTTGCTTGAAGTGTTCATCAATTCTTTTCTGAATGCTTTCCTGTTCCTTTTCTGTAAGATTATATCCACCAGAAAGAACCATCACTGTATCATTAGGACAACATACACCTATGACTGTGATTGGTTTATCTGGTTTTTCAGGATTGGGTTTTCCTTCCTGTTGTATATTCTCAATATCTATAAAGAAAAGTTCCGGAAGATTATAAGAAAATATCTTCTCCTTCAATTCATCAGGTTGAGAATCCAGGATTTCATACTGCCTGTACCTGTTGAGTTTTTCTCTTTGTGGATCCACCCTGTGTTTGTAAACTGTTTTTCCATTCCAGTTGTGGATACCCTTGAATTTTAGATCTGTTTTGTCTTTTTGATTGGTAACCCAGATATACTGTTCTTCATCCGGGATTTTAATGACCTCAATGTGGGTCTTTCCATCAGGACCCCAGTAAGACACCTGGAGGTTTGATTTGTCTTGTAATATGTCCAATAACATTGTTAAACTAAATTTTAATGATTACTTTAGAAGGTAACCTTCATTCGAGACTAAATATAACAAAAACAGTTTATAAATATTTTGTTATTTTTAATATATATAATGAAATCTAAACTAAAATGCTCAATAATTATGAGGTTGCAGATTTTAACATTGACCCAATAGATGATGGAGAAGACATTGCAGTAGATAAAAGAACTTTCCTTGATGAAAATGGTGTAGATATTTTCTCAAAAAAATCAGGTGAGAAAACAGTAGAGGAGAGAATTAAAACATCCAGAACATTAAAAATTAAGAATAACAAGTGGAATCAAGTTGATTATACAGAGGATTTTTCTAATGAAAAAATTACAATTGATCCACACAGTTATCAATACAATTCTTCTTATGAAGATGTTGAGTTTGAAAAAGCATTCCAAGAAATCATTGAAGATTCCAAGTACAAAGAATTATTACTTGGTGAGGACAAGGTAACAATAAATTATCAAACAATAAATGACATCATCATTTATTGTTATCCAAAGATGAAGCAAGACTACACAATGGCACAATTATTTGTTTTGGTGTGTGAATATTGTGGTGTTGGATTACAGACAATGTGGAAGAGGTTAAGTTCCTATCTACAGATACAAATCCTAGAAGATTTGAAGGAAGTAAGTAAATTACCAAATGAAATTCTCAATAACAATGTAAAATTATTTTAACTATGGCAAAAGAAGTAGAAATCAATTATTTTGAAGTGACTGTTAAGCTTCAGGAAGAGACTGATCAGGAAGACAGGGCTGGAAATCCAAAGATTAAGAAATGGCAGGAAAAATGGTTGGTGCATGCAAAGACCACAGAAGAGGCCAACAGGATTGTACAGAAGGAATATGATGGTACAATGGCTGATTGGAGAATTGCCAATGTAAAGGAAACCCAGATACTTGGTGTTCTTGATAATTAATTTTTGTGTAGTCATATTTGTTTTGTTGTTTTTTAGAGTGAGGTTGAATATCAACCCCACTCTTTTTCATAAATACCTTATACTATGTACATATATTAAAGTATGAACAATATAAAGAATTATACAGAATTCCTTCTTGAAGTGAAATCTGATAAGGACATTGTTAAGGACTTGGCCAGGCATCTTGCATTTGATAAAGACATCATCAAGTATCTTAACACATCCAGAGCCAAGCGTGAAATAGGTTGGAGAGAGATGCTTGACACTAAACTCCATGGTAAGAACAAGTTTTACATCAACTATATTACAAAAAATATGGTTGCTGACTATAACCCGCAGATTACAGGTTATATCCATATCAATGATGATGAGGACGAGGAAGATTTTGACCAAGAGGAAAAAGTCAATGACAGAGGATTTGATGATATGAGTACAGAAGACCAGATTGTAGACCTCAATGACAGGGTTGGTGATGTGGAAAATCTTCTTGGCATCGACCCTGATGATGACAAGACATTGGATAAGGTTGCAAAGGCACTTGATGATGCAGGATATGAAAAACCTGAAGAAGAGGAAGAAGAGTAATGAGTGAGTATAATCAGAAATATAATAAAGATGATGTTTTCATAAGGTCTATGATAGTATGTCTTCTTGCTGAATTAAATAAGAAGATGTATATTTATAATAGACTAGATGATGGTTCAGTTCAAAAAGTAACCATACCTTGTTTGTATTCTATTACAGGTCAAGAACGTATGTTAAAAGATGAGTTTTACTATGATGCTCTTCAAATGGGTAAGGCAATTGGTGACTATGAACATGTACCAAGATGTATGGTGAACCTTACTGGTTTTACAGTAAATACAGCAGAACAGACCAATAAGTATAACAGAACAAAGATAGTGAGGGAGAGTCAGGGTGTCTTGAGGACACTTTACTTGAATGTAGAGTGGATCCCTGTCACTCTTTCCTTTGATTGTAAGGTCATATGTGCAAACAATATTGAATTGTTTAAAGTAACTGAAATGATTGTTTCAAAGATTTACAAAAACCCAAACTATTTCAAAGTTGATTTTGGTATGTTCAATGTTGATGCCTGTATGACAGTACCTGAAGATTACAATCATAATCTTCCCCAAGAATTTGGACTCAATGACAAAAAGGAATTCTCAACAGAGTTCAGTATTGAAATGAAGTGTTTCATTCCTGCATTTGAACATGGTCTTCTTCTTTGTGAGATTGATGAACTTCTTCTTCAGGTACCTAAAGATCAGAAGGGTATCATTGAATACAGACCAGATGAATTTGGTGTCTGGGGTATGAGGACAGGTGGTGTAATGGAAAAGATTGCAGAATCTGTTTATGCACATCATATAGAAGAACCCACATTAAAATCCAACACCCATCAAGTACCAATGAGGGTAAAATCATTAGATGACTTGAAGAAGAAAGATTTGAATGAAGATTTAATTCACAGGAAGATTGTTAAATAACCATAAATATAGTAATTTGAAAATAGAATGATAAGTTTACAAAACATATTAAATTCAGAAGGTCAGGAGTTTTTAGACAACCTTTTAAACAAAGAGGTAATTGTTAATGAAAAACTCAATGCTGCTACTTTATCATTCCAGAAAAAGGTAAAGTCAGAAGCAGACCTCAACAGGAAGTTGACCTTCTATAAAGGTTCTGGTGTTAACAAGAGAGAAATTACAGTTGCAGATAAAGTTATGACCAACTTCTATTCAACTGGTATGACCTATTTGAGTAACTTGAGTAAGATAATCATAGACAAGATTCCAAGCAACTGGACATTTGTCTGTAAGTATTTTCCAAGTCACCAGCCAAGTTTCATCAATTATTCAGTTCTTCCAAAAAATAACTTGGTTCTCTCTTGTATCATCACATCAGGTGGAACAAAAATTGAAGATGCTGAAGATCTCAGGTCTTGGGCTGAGATGTTTGACATTGCTTATCAGGAACCTGTATTCAGGGGATATCTCACACAATATCAAAAGGACAGGTTGAATGATTATTTAAAGAGTGGATCCACCAAGGATTCATTTGCAAGGTTTATTATCACTCTTTTGAATCCTAGTCTTACACATTCTCTTTTCCAGAATGATGGATTTGATTCACCAATTGATGGTTTCATCTTCAAGTTTGTTTCTGATGATGGTGTAACCAAACCTGTTTCTGCAAAACTCATTGACCCTTATATGACCAATATTATTTTGAAGAACAAGTCAAACAAGGGATTCAAGGATAACACAGATGTTCTATTATCAGATTTTGCAGTTTTTATGACAGGTCAGGATATGGATTCTATCCTTCTTCATAGTGATGATGAAGCACAAAGGTATCTTGAACTGTTCTATAGATTATTCAACAGATACATCAAATATAAGAAATCCCAATTGGAAGATTTTGATGTTGATACAAATGATATAGTTAAGGAATCCATCAATGTTGATTTTGATGTTGACCTTAATGAAATTTCAAATGAAACTACCAAAAAACTCTTAAAGGAAAATCCTGAATATAAATCTATCTTCAAAACTCTCCTTGGTAGTTTCAAAGCAAAGAAACCTGAAGATTATAAGTCATTAGTTATGTCTCCTGGTGTTGTCAGGATTTTCAATGAAATCATTGATAAGATAAATGATAAAATTAAGACAAAAGACCAGAATGACAATCTCTCATTTACATCTTATCTTAATACCATACATCATAAAACATTAAATGACCTTGACATCAACAATGCGCCAGAAGATGTACAGAATAATGCATTGGATGTAAAACCTGAAGAAAAGAAAATCGGTCAAGTAATGTCATTTGCGGACTTCAAGAAGAAGGATAAGGACGAAGAGGATGAAAAGAAGGAAAAGAAGACATTAAGATCTATTGAAGATATGATTAAGGATCTCCAGAAAGATACAGAGAAGATTAAGAGTGACATAAAGGACACCAAAAAAACTGCTGAAGATGCTGAAAAAGCAGCAAAGGAAAGTAAAGAAGATAAACCTGAAAAGGATGATACATCTTCAAAGAAAGAAGAACCAAAAGAAGAAAAATCAAAGGAAGAAAAACCAAAAGATACAGATGAGGGTGATTCAGATGAAGAATCAAATGATAAAGAAACAAAGTCTGATGACACTTCTAATGAAAATGATGAAAAGGATAAGGATAAGGACAACAGTAATCCATTTAGTCAACTTTAATTTTGCATAAATACTAATATAATAGATACCTTATTATGGATAATTTAAATACAAATTTAATCAACTTGATCGCTTCATTCAAGAAGACAGGTCAGTCTGATGAGGTTATCAAGCAGTCTTTATGGCAGTTGGGTATGATTCCAGAGATGGTGGAGTCACACCTTGACTATTATAACAAGCACACTGCACAGGTTAACAAAGACATAAACATTGTAAAAGAAAATAAAGATATGAAACTAACACTTGAAAAATTGCACACACAGTCTAAAAAGACTATTGCAGCACTTGAAGAAATGAAGTCTGACAACAGTCTTGGTTTCTCTGCATCAAGCGCACAGAAGATTATCGAGAATGCTATGGCAAAACTCCAGATTTCAAAAAATGATGAAACAGTAATGGAGGAAAAGATTAAGGCTGGTTACAAGATTGATGATACACTTGTAAATCCAGTTGTTAAGTACACTGTAGCAGAAGGTCTTCATGCTGCACTTGCACAGTATGATTGGTTGATGCCTGTTGCTGATTTCAGAAATATGATTGCTGAATCATTCATTGCTGATAAATGGAGTTATGTTGCAGCCAACTTTGCAAACAGTATTTCTAATCAGACATCAAACCCATCATATGCTAATCTCTATGAAAGTCTTGTAGATACTCTCATTGGTGAGGAGAATGTAAGACTTGCACTTAAAGATGTCCTTCTTGAGAACTCATGGCACAATGATGCAAAGGCTCTTCTTTCTTCTATTGTTGCTGAAGAGAAGTCAGAGCAGGGTGAGGTTGATACCAGAATCTATGAGAATGGTAACTGTTCTGTAAGAAAAACTTTCTCACCTATTCTTATTGATGAGAATAAGAAGGTATTCTTCCTTAATGGTAAGAACTACATCTTTGATGGTAAGACTCTTGAAGAGGCTACAGTTACTGATAAAAAATATATCAATGTACTTGAAGGTCTTTCAATATTGAAGTATGAGGCAGACAAAGACAGGCTTGTTTACTATGGTAAAAACAATATGGTCCTTGAATACAACTGCAACACAGATGAGATTTCTCTTACTGGTGTAGATAACATCAATGAGATGTCCATCATTGACCTTAATGAGACACTTAAGAGATGTGGTATCTTTGACCGTGAGACTATTGGTAACTGTGAAAAACTTGTTAAGTTCTTTGAGTCAAAAGACCTTCTTTATGAACTTGATTCACCTGTTACAACTATCCAGAATGACAAACTTGCAGGTATCTTTGTGACTGTTATCAATGTACAGGAAGGTGTTTATGTAAACAAGGTAAATGTTGGTCTTGGTATCAATGAGATGGTTTACTATAAAACTGCAAAGGAAGCATTGGATTCAATCAAGGAGTTTATGAAGTATGATGCTACAGCTATCCTTTCAGAAAAACTCCAGGCTGAAGGAATCAAGAATGCTGTTATTGAGTCAAAGAGAAATGAAATCAAGGAAACCCTTTCATTCCTTTCAGAGAAGAGGTCACAGCTTATTGCCGGTCTCCAAGAAACCAATAACAATGAACAGGTAAAAGAAGCCCTTGAACTTGTTGAAGGTGAAATCAGGAAGTTTGAAAAGGAACTCCAGGAAACATATGAGGAGTAATTATGGGAATGATAAAGAGTTTCAAAGAATTTGTTAATGAAACTTTCCTTGAAAACCCTGCTGATGCAGACCTTCTCAAACATGACAAGAAAAAGATGAAAAAAAATGGTTATGTTGAGGCAGAAGTCATTGAACCTGTTGACGGTTTAAAAAAAGGTGACAAGGTATTGGTTTCAGCAACAGAGATTGGTCAATTGGATGATGAATCATTAGTCACCTGTTATAAAGATGATGATGAAATCATCACTGCAAAAAAGAATATACAAATATGTATATAATAAAAAATGTGGAGATTTAAAAAATCACCACATTTTTACTTTTGTTATATTTAATATATACAACATCTATTACTTAAAATGTCAAAAAAGAAAAATTATTTAAGTAATGCGGAATTAAGAGAAGAGATCCTTAAATGTATAACTGATGGATATGAAAAAGCAGTATCCTATGGGTTTGATTCAAATCTCCCACAATATGATAATGGCAATTCAGAATCAGACGTGGAAGAAGATAATTCAAAAATCCTAAAGATTGGTTACCTTTTTGAAAGCAATGACAATGAATTAAAAGAAAAGTATGACCTTGCCATCAAGAATGGTTATATGCCAGAGAGATCATATTGGATCCGTAAGGTGAGGGAGTATGAAAAACTTGACATTGAAGAACTTATCAAAGAAGGTGAATTGACCAGGGAGGAAGCAACATCACTTGAAATACAAATGAGAAAACCTGTTGTCAGTGATAAACTGGCAAAAATGTTCCAACTCATTGTAGAAAACATTGCAAGAAGTTTCTACTGGTCTAACCCTGATGATGGTGAAGATTGTAAGGCCAATGCTGTCCTGGATCTCTGTTCTTGTTTTTGGAAGTATGAACCTGTTGATGTCAATGGAAGACCTTACAGTGCTTTTGCATTTTGTTCGCAAATCGCATACTTTGGTATTGCCGGGGCACACAGGATTCTTCATCCCAAAAAATACAATGGTACAATTTCCATATCTTGTCTTGATGAAAATGGAAGACCATTTGATTTATACAATCTTTAATTCCAAGGGAGTGTCACACAAGACACTCCTTTTTTCATAAATACCTATATAATAGTATATACTTTATGAACAATAATTTATTCCAGAATGACCACATTACAGGAAACTCCTTACTTGGTTTTGAATTCAGGGGTCAGTTCAAAGATGATGAAAATGTATTATTAGGAAAACTCAAAGATATTCTCAACAGAGATGTAAACTTTTCCAACATCAAATATAAGCTCCTTGAACCAACAGAACACAATGCTGTTCTCATCCAGGATGGTAAATACTGTATTGTAAAGACTCCACAGTACAGTTACTATGAAGCACTGTTTGTTCTTCCTAAAATCCTTGAACTATTGAAAGGTCTGAAGGATGAAAAGAACTCATATCTTTATTTCAGAATCGGTTTCAATGATGGATTCTGTGACATCAATCAGATTAATGTAATGAAATTTGTTTTGGAGTTCAATGAGGATTATGTTTTAAAACATCTTGGTGATTTGACATTGGATGGTAACTTTGAAAAATTAACAGACATCAAACCATTGGATTTAGAATCTTGTGCCGAAACCATTAAAAAAAGGTTGGATGGTTTGAAATATATGGATGATGAAGACATCTATGGTATTGACTTTTCTACCATCAAACTTGGTTACATCATATTCAAATATGCTCAAGAAATTGATTACAGGGGTAAATGGGAAGAGATTCTTAAATGTATCAACCACACGGTAATCACTCTCTACAACACAAGTATGTCTTATGATTTCACAGATGAGGAGGTGAAGAAGATTGAAAAACTTGATGATGAATATAAAACCATTTTTGGATCATTTAGTTGTTATGAAAGTTTCAAGGGACAATATAAGAAGATTAAGCTCACAAAAGACTTGAACAATGACAATATGGACATTGACATCATCTTCCCTGCCATCAAGGACAAACTCTTTGACATTGTCATCAAGAATGATATAAAAGAGGCGGAAATCAACTATGATTCTGATTTATCCAGACTTCAATTAAAGAATCTTGAAGTACGGAAATGTTATCATTTCAATGGGGTTGATATTGTTGACAGTGAACTCATCAATTGTACAATCAGGAATTGTGACATTTATGATACTAATATTGAAAAATCTTCTGTTACCAAGTGTAACCTTTTTGGATATGCAGATTGTAAGGATAGTAGATTTATAGATTCATTTATAAGTAGAAACATCAAATTAAAAGATTGTAGGGTTTCCGGAGCTCTCGGTAAGATGGGTGGTATTATGAAGGGTGGTTCATTAAAGGATACCACCGTCATTACATCAATGGCGGAGATAGATGATGACGTTGAAAAAACAAATGTAAATGAAATTCAATAATGTTAAGAGATATTTATGCAATTCCCGAGGAGGAACCAAGATATAAAGAAGGTATTCTTGAAATAACTGGTGAACTTGATGAAATCATCCAGCAGGTTGATATGATTTTGTTCACCAATAAAGGTGATGTCCTTTGTATGCCTGAATTCGGATGTAATCTGGGTAAATACCTCTTTGAGACAACATACAATGAACAATACATCAAACAGGTAATAATGGAACAAATAAGGTCTTTCATTTATCTTGATGGATCATATAATGTAGATGTAGATGTTCAATTTGTAAAATGGGATTTGAATGTGGCAATGATCGTAGATCTTATAATAAATAATAAAAAAATTTCATCTTATTTAGTATAATAATAAAAATCATAGATATATGTTTTTATCCAAAACTAGACTCAAGGCAAGTGAACTGATGGAACAGGCTGTATCTTTCTTACAGTCTAAATATAATCAGACAATCCACGTGTTCACGGCAGCATCTCCGTTTGGACAACTTTTGACAGTAATAGCCAATATTGCTGAACTCATATTCACATATATTGCCCACACAGCAGAAGAGCTCAACATAAGGACAGCCCAGAATGTGGAAACTATATATGGTCTTGCACAGATGACAGGACATAATGCATACAGGGGTGGAAGTGCTTATGGTATGTTGGCATTGAAGCTCAACACATCAACAGATCTCATTGAGGGTAATTATATCACCATTAATAACTTTTCAAAATTCACCATAGCCGAGACAGGGTGTACTTATTTCTTGAATCTCCCTTCTGAATATATCCGTCTCAACACTTCTGACAATAACTTTATAAATGTCAACTTCACCCAGGGTGAAGTTGAAAGTCAGACATTCACATCAGATGGAACTCCCCTTCAATCATTCAACCCCATTGTCAAATCAATGACAGACAATGACAATGTATCTGTACTTGTGAATGGTAAACCTTGGAAAAGGGTTGAGAGTCTGTATGACATGCCTGCTGATGATGAATATGAAAGTTCAGAATGCTTTATAGTAAAATCTTCTGTCAATGTGGGTCTTTCCATTTTCTTTGGTAATGGTGAATTTGGTAAAATTCCACCAGCAGGGGCAATGATAGAAGTAATATATATTAAAACAGATGGTTACAAGGGTAATGCAGATTCAACACATTTAACATATATCTTTGATGATCCCGGTGTTGATGAATATGGAAATGAGGTGAATCTCAATGATGTACTCACCATTGAAACCATTGCTCCTCCTATGCTTGGTTGTGACTTTGAGGATCCTGAATTCACAAAACTCATTGCTCCTAAAGCAAGTAAATCATTTGTATTGGCAACCCCTGAAAACTATGTAAGTTATCTTTCTAAATACAATCAGTATTCATTCATCTATGCATATAATACCAAAGAGGATGAAAACACATTTGATGATAACATTGTTTATTTGAAAATAATACCAAACATCAAAAAGAAACTCTCAAACAGCCAAGACTTCTTTGAACTCCCCGCAAAAGAATTCTTGTTAAGTGATTATGAAAAACAATCAATAATAAATGCCCTGGAGAATTCAGGACGAATGTTGGTCAATGCAGAAGTGGACATTGTTGATCCTACGGTGAAGAGATATGTGATTAATATCATTGTCAGATATTTTGAGGATATTGACAAGGTACAGATTAAGTCAAGTATCCGTTCATTGCTCAACAAATATTTTCTCAACATAAACAGGAATGACATTGTTCCTCTTTCTGATATTATTTCTCTTGTTGAGGGTGTTGATGGTGTTGATACCTGTGATGTATTCTTTGTCAATGAAGAGAATGAAAAGGCGATAATAAATGGATATTATTATACCAATGAAATGTCCTGGACCGGCCTCGAATTCAAGGAAAAGCAAAAGAGAGTTGCGGTTGGATATGACGAAGACCCAAGGGTAGGTTTTGATGACTTTGGTAATCTGAAGATAAATGAATATGAAATATTCATACCAAAAGGTGGATGGAAGGACAGGGATGGTAATTACTATACTGAAACCCCAGAGGATGGTAAACTGGGTCCGCTCAACATCTTCTTTGTTGATAAGGTTGACAGTTCATCATACAATCTCAGTATGCAGAGAAAACTTAATACTCTCTTAAAAAACAACTCTTAACAAATGGACACATCTAAAAATACAGATTTAAACATCATCAAATATAAAGGCTTTGATTCCATCTATGATAAAATTAATGAAAGTAGATGGGAGACAAAGAATGAGGGTTATAAATATGAAGAAACATTAATGGAGGACAACACCAGTAAGTATCTTCAGAAGAATCCAAACATAAGACTATTTTTTCCATACTTAAATAGACTTATGTCTCATCTCATCAACAGTGTGAAGTATTTAAGAAACTTCAACAATTATGCTGTCAGAAAAGACTATAAAAGGATTGACTAATGAATATTCGGAATTTACAGTTTTTTGATTACAATGGTTACAATCTTAACTTTGAATTGAATGATTCTGGTTATTGGGAAGGTAATATCTATCTTCCTAAAGTAAGTGTTGGCCTTTATGCAAACACCACAATATATATTCTTGAAAAGATAAATAATTTATTCTATAGACCTATTGGGCAAAACAATAATGAAAAGATAGTCTTCAAATGGGATTTGCTCAATAAGTTTGTGGATGAATTTTTTATGTTTACATTTGATGAGGATTATAAATCAAATGAAGAATCATCACTTGTTTACACACCCAATGATGGTCCGGATTGTGAAACCCTTCTTATAAACACATTTGATACATATGAGATTCCTCTTGATAAAGTATTGAAAAATGAAGTTATTCCTGTTCATATAGGATTTATAGCAAATGAGAAGTATGATGCAACAACATATAACAGGACTCTCTTTATGTATTATAATGGTTCTGTCTTTGCAAAAATCAAATTCTATGCCGAAACAGTTGAGGAAGATGAAAGATTGACCATATGGAACTCCAACCTTGGATACAACATAACTCCTGAAGATGAAATAATATTTAACAGGAGTGACATACATGAATACAAACCTGATTACATCCTCCTTAATGAAAAAAGAAAGGAGTTGATTCTTGAAGGAAGTAACATATATCCATATATAGGTTCATATAAAGCCATTATAAATGCCATCAAATTCTTTGGTTATGAAAATCTCAACATCATTGAATATTGGAAAAATGTCAATCCAGATGATATAAACTTTGGAAAAATATATCATAGTTCAAAATACAGTCTCAAGAACAAGGAAACCATAAGAATTGGTGCCAGGAACATTGTTGTACCCAATAAGGATTATAAGAAAATCAATTCTTTGGCACTTGTATATAACATCAATGAACTAACCGGGGAAAATAATGATTGGGGGTTACCTGAAGTAAGGGAAGCATTCGCATACACCCTTGAAGAAGTCCTTGTGAAACTCTTTGCACTGAAGAAAAAACTGGACAAGGAGTTTATGCCTGGTAGTAGTAAGATTGTTGATATTATCGGTGAAGGTAATTATTTTGGACTTCATAAACTATCTACACTCCACATATCAGGAGGTCAAACATCAAATACCAATACATTACCTATATGTATTGATGTTGCACCAAGTCAATATACACACATAACTGACAACACATTCTTTGCTAAATATTTATATCCTGAAATATATGAAAATTCATCAGAATTCAGGAATCAGGTGTTGTCAGATATATCTGACACATATTTATCTGAAATTTCAGATGACAGCACAAATACAGTATTATTGGATATATTAAATACCACAATAAAAAACAAAAATAATGATATTTGTGAATATTATAAAGTTTTTAAAGAATACTATGAGGATAATAAATTGAATTATAATGATGATTATCCATATGAAAGTAATGAGTATGACTATACAAAAAACCCATATATCAGATTCGGTGGTAAATTTGTTTTAATCAATAAAACATTTGACCGTATTATGATGGAAAACAACAAATGGGACTACAACAATGATAATGCACCTACCAAAATTTCCTGGAAGGTCACAATGTCAAAAGATGAAAACCAATATGATGATGACTTAAGAAAAATAGGTATAGTAAAAAAATATGAATACCATGATTTAGAAAATGCTTCAACATATGGTTTATTTGAAAGTGACCAAATGTTTAAAGACATAAAAGACAGATTTTGGGTAGAACATAAAAGCATTTCTGAATACAACCAGTTTTTTATTCAGGTCCCATTTATAGGATACTATGATGTAACTGTAGACCTGGAGGATGAAAATGAAAAAATTATTCAATCAAAGACATTTACTAAATTCTTGAAAGTAGAACCATATGAGATAAATCTGATTGGTTTTTATTATGATACCAGAAAAATTCCTGAAAAGATAAGTTCTGAAATGGATGAAGGTATGTATGATTTCATCCAGAAAAATATAACCAGTATGCACAGTTGGGCAACAGGAGAAAGAACAACAAAAAACATAGAAGATGATGCCTCCATGCCTTATTATAGTTCTGATGGTAAATTGATACATCCTGGACCATATTATGTGAATAATATTGAAAATGAATGGTATCTTGCAGATAATATATCATATGAATCAGCAGAATTAAAACCTTTTGTAAAATACACAAGATATATTAAAAATGGTGTAGATGTAAAACCTTACACCTGGTTTCTGCTTGGATATGAATACAGTAAAATTTCAAGTAAAATAAATCCTAAATGGACTATTAAAAACAATAGCTTACCCAAAGAAAGTAATACATTAGAATTTGTTGGAAAAAGATATCTCACCCTCTTGTTGAAAAAAGAAGGTGAATATACGGTCACACTGGAACTTGATGATAAATTAGGCAACAAATACAGTATTTCACGAAATATCATAGTGGTCAGCAAATCTGCAAATTATAAACTTTATCAATCATTCAAAAAAGACTATGATTTCATTAGTGAACAAGAATTATTGAATGAAACACAATATCTTAATGAATTAAGGACTCAATCCCCAATAGAAAGAAAACCCAAACCTAATACAGATGTTTATGTTGACATTATAGGAACCATTTCTCTTACTCCAGATGAAATACCTGTTGATGTTGTAGGCGACATAACCCTCATCACAGATAAAGTACCTGTTAATGTTATAGGTAATATAACCATCGCCCCAGATGAAACACCTGTTGATGTTATGGGTGATATAACCCTCACCCTGGATGAAACACCTGTTGATGTTGTAGGTAACATAACCCTTACTCCAGATGATGTACCTGTTAATGTTGAAGGTAATATAACATATGAAGATGATGTACCTACATATACATATAAAGTGAACATATCTGATATATCTTATTATGCTGGTATGTGTAGTATTGGTTGGTTTAAGGATGAAAATATGTCTCAACCTATAGAAGGTACAGGTGGAGCAACAACAATAACAACACCTCTTGAAAATGTATGGATAAAAATAGATTGTACAGGATGTAGAGTAGAACCAGAATATGCTCATCTAACTCCTGAACATACTGAAGTTAATGTTACAATAATTCAACACACCTATAGGATAAATTTGACAGATTCCAGTATTATTGCCTATATTTCCTGGTATAAAGATGAAAATTGTACTCAACTTATTGGGGGGTCAATATCAACCGACCCCTTATTCACAGGTGAAGATTATGTTTGGGCAGTTATATCTAAAAATGGATATAAGAATCAAATAGTTCCTCTTTCCTTCAACAATCCAACTGCAACAATATCTCTTGAACTGGATGAAAGAATTGAAGTGCCTGTTGATATTGAAGGTACTATAACTCTCACCCCAGATGAAGTACCTGTTGATGTTATAGGTAACATAACCCTTGTCACAGATAAAGTACCAGTTGATGTTATAGGTGATATAACTTTCACCCCAGATGAAGTAACTGTTGATGTTGAAGGTGACATAACCCTCACTCCAGATGAAGTAACTGTTGATGTTATAGGTGATATAAACCTCACCCCAGATGAAGTTCCTGTTGATGTTGAAGGTGACATAACATATGAAGATGAAAATGTTGAAATATCTGCTGAACCTCTTGTAATAAAAGAAACATATAGTTATCCAGATTTACAATCAGAGTCTGGTGGTTTCCCAATTATTATTAAAAATTCTGCAAATAAACAAATAGATTATACTGTTAATATATCTAACCATCAAAATACATATAACTACAATTTTTCAAAAATAGCAGATAAACAAATTGATATATATGATAATAATGATGATTATCAATATTCTATTATTCTATGCAATAAAGATGGATATACTACTGGCAAACTTTCTGTTGCACATGGTACATTTACAATAAGTAGTTCAAATGCAAATAATAATGTTACTTTTGATGTATATGGAAGAACTGGAGTACAACATACCAGTAGAGTAAGAACTGTTTCTAATTACTCATTTGCTTGTGTCCAACTCATTCCATATAAAAATGAATCAATTAATACATCATTTACTTTATGTGGACTTGCAGATGGAGCAGTATCCATAAGTGGAAACAGAGTTTATTATTATGATATATACCATGATTATCCAGCTGTACAAAGAACATATACTTGTCACAAGAATTATGCAAATGGTAACAACTACACTTTTGATACCAATACAATGATACCAAATGATATAAGTTTAACAATTGGAAGATTGGAATCAACATTAAGTTATTCAATAGCAAAAAACACAACAAATAGATTAAAGTTTGGTGTTGTTAGATTATCATCAGCATATGATGGTGATGATAATCTAACAAGTTATATTGACTCTTATGAAAGAGAATTTATGTGTTCAATATTACAAGAATCATCCAGCTTAAGATTTGCTCTAATGAGTCCTAATAAAACACTAAGTGGTATAGATACTAATTATTCATATTACTATGATAAGAGAAATCCAACTCTATTATCCATAATAGATTTATCTAAACCATCTGGTACAGAATACACATTAACTGGAAAAAGTTATTTAGTATTTTTATCCACTGATATACAAAACCAAATTACTGTTAAAACAGCAAATGATGAAATCATAACTGGTCAAGAAGGTCAATGGGGTAATAATAGAATACTTTACTACAATTCATCATCACAAACATTTAAGATAACAATAAATTAATTCGGTAATGGACATTTCAATTATACCTGGAGCAACATGTGCTGTTATCAGAATAAAGATAAATGCATATGTCAATGATACTTTAACAAAGTGGAGATTGGGTTATAAAATCTCTTCTGCTTCAACATATACATATACTGAAGAAATGTATTGTGAGGAAGGACACAATATCACTGGAAATCTTTATGGTTATGGTCCATTATTTTATGACTTGGATGGATTACAACCTAACACAAAATATAAAATAAAACTTCAAGTTACAGAAGGAGATGAGAGTATAGAGAATCTTGAAACTCCTGTAAAAACATTTACTACCTGTTCATTGATAAGTGAACAAAATCAATTCACTTTGGATATCACAAGTACTTCAGGTTGTCCAGATGAAACAGTATTTAGAAATAAAGTAAGTTCATTCATTGATTGTATGAGAGCAGTTGGTTATGATTATACAGTCACTAATACCAGAAGTAAATCACCTATGACCAATACAGATGGAAAATTCAAAACATCAATACAATATGGTGGAAATAGTATTGGTTCCGGGGCAGATACCAGTTTTAAGGGTGTCATACATATGGGTAATCAATATGAAAATTTAGGTGCATATGTACATGAATACAGACATTTTCTTGGTCTTTCAGAACAACCTGATAATGTAAGAGTATATCATGGTGATGATTATTGTGGAATGGGATTTAGTCGCTACAATAATTCAGAAGAATATACATATTATCAAAACATATGTAATGTTGCTGGATTTTCAAGAGGTATTGATGATGGAAGTATGGAAATATATATGTTTAACTCTGAAAATTCTGTAGATAGTGTGTATATAATGAGTAGTCTATCAGGTACACAATATCTAGGTTTCTTATTACTAAAGGCACTTGGACTTAATGACATAAATATAGTATATTAAATATAAATAAAATATGGCTACTTATAAAATTAAAATCAAACAAACTAATGCTAACAATCAAAAGTTATCACTTGAATTAAATCATCCAGATTGTAATCCTATAACCATTACTGATCTAAATAGTGGTACTTTTAAAGAGATAGAGTTAGAGGGTTGGCATGATGTAAATAAAGATAATATTACAGTTTCAATTATAAATGCTGATCAAGGTGATAATCATTATGTTCTCAATACTCCAACTTTTACTATTACTCGAACTAACTCATAAATAGTTATATAAACTTATAAAACAATTAATTATGAAAAAAGAAGAAAAAGTAATTGAACAGACTGTAGAAAACTCCACAGTCATCAATGAGGATAACCTTCAGAATGAAGATGAAAATGTTATAGATAACAACATATCAACAGAAGATTCAGATATTGATGATACATTGATACCTACTATTGATGAACCAGTTGTATCAACAGAAGACCAGACACTTGCGCCAACTGATGATGTGATTCCAGCACCTGTTGAAGAACCTGCACCATTGGCAGACACTGTTCCACCAATACAAGATATACCTGTTGATGCACCTGTTGAAGAACCTGGTAGTGAGGTTACTTGTACTCCAACTGATGTGGTTGATCCTATCATCCCAGAAGACCCAGCACCTGTTGTTTCAGATGTTACACCTGAATGTGGTGATGAGAATCCTACAGATGGTTGTTGTACCTCTTGTGATAATAGTGGTATGAAACCTTGTGATAGTGTTGTTACTGTTGCCAATTTCTTTGGTACAATCCAGGAATGTGTTACTATTGTTTGGAGATTCCACCTAAAGACAAGAAAGCATCACATCCATGTTACTCTTAATGAATTCTATGAAAAAGCGCTTGATATTGTAGATGACATTATTGAACAGTACCAAGGTATCTGTGGTGTGATTGAAGACCCATTTGTAAACTGCATTGTAGGGGATGGCAAGACAGAGGGTGAATACCTTACTGAACTCAAGGCATTTGTGGAAAATAATAAGTGTGTCCTTGGAGACCACTCTGAAATAAATTCTACCATTGATGAGTTCCTTGCTCTTATTGATTCAACAAACTACAAACTCACAGCATTTACAGAAAGTGCAGTCAAGTCATTTGATGAGTTTGTATATGAGGATTATCCTTCTATCAAAGAATCTTATCACTTTGACAAATTTGGTGAAAAATCAGATGATTCAGATTCTGATAATACAGAAAAAGAATAAAAAAGAAGAGAGAGTTAAACACTCTCTCTTTTATTTTACACATGTGATGGTTCAAAATCCATCAATATTTCATTGGCAACCCAGTTGGTGGTTATTGTTTTCTGCTCAATACCATTTGATGAGAAATTAAATTCAAGACCACTGATACCTGTATATAACAAATTGAAGAAACTAATCCTATACAAAACCTTATTATAACTGTCCAATATTTCCATTCCAGGTAACTGTGGTATATATTTTTCATCATCCTTTTTATCCCAACAATAATAATAATAGAACAAATCAACCATAATACTCCAAATTAAATATGCAGAATCCAACTGGAAGGTAATTGTGATATTCTTTGCAAACAAATAATCTGGGTAGAAACCAGACCTTGACAATCTTCTAAATGGTGTTCCCCTGTCTCTCTGTTCAATAGGATCATATTCTCCTGGATTCACTTCAATCTCAACAGACATAATACTATAATTGATAAAGTCCACAACTGTAGTACACATATTACCTGGGATTCTGTTCAATAATGGACTATACTTCTTGTCTATCTCATCTGGTACAAAATACTTTGGGAATTCAAACTTAAAGTTATTATTTTTACCGCTTAAAAAAGCCATACAATAATCATATTATATATATGTATTTATGAAAAAAGTGGTCATTCCATTAGGAATAACCACTTAAAATTTTGTGAATCAGTGTTTAAGCAATCTTCAACCTTACGGTCTTCTTGACTACATCAACATTCTCCACTGGAAGTTCCACTTCCTGGCCAACAGTCAGTTTGTCAAGTTCAACAACTTTTGATGACAAGAAGAATGTGATACCATTGAATTCTTCTGAAAGGATGACAACACCATTGTCAAAGATGTTCTTTACTACACCCTTCAACTTATAATCAGGTGTCTTATCAATTGTCTCTTTCAGTTTATCCCAACCTTCAGTCTTACTTACAGTCTGGGTAACACTAACCTTCTCATCACTGATACTGTCAATGTAGAAGTCAATAGAATCACCCACCTTCAACTGACCTGACTTAAACTTTGCCTCTGTCACCTCATTCATTTCAGATACAGAAAGCAATGTTGCAACACACTCATCAATAAGAATGAATGCACCAAAATGCTTGATAGAAGAAACAACACCAGTAATGACTGTACCCTTTTCAAGATTCTCAAGTCTATCAAGAACACTTGGTTTCTTTGTGTTGAGGAATTCCTTATGGGAAACAATGATGCTGTCCTTAATCTGGTTTACAGGCATCACATAGAGATCCTGACCAAGGAGTTCATTGAAGTCATTAAGAGGAACAACATCAGACTCTGTACCAGGCATAAAGCACTTCACACCCTTGATGTCGACAATAAAACCATTAAATACATTTGCACCATTATAGACAATCTCCTTGACATGTCCAATATATGCAGATGTAGGTGTCTGGATTTCCTTGATGAGTTCCTGTCTCAACCTCTCAACCTGTGCAGTCTTTGAAGAAGCATCAGCAAAAAGATGTCCTCTTGCCTTGGTGACAACAACATCAATCTTATCTCCAACATTGACCTTCTCATTACGGTTGACAGTTACAGCAACCGAATGTTTCTGTGAGAGGGAAATATCAACAGATGATTTCTTTTCATCATAATGAGATATACATCCCTCCCTAACATCCTTGAATTTACCCAATCTTTCATACTGGGCAATTTCATCCATCACTTCATCAGAACAAGACTGTGCATACATCTTCAATGCATCAAGAACATATGGTTCATGACACATAATTTTCTCACCTTTATGTACAGGAATGTCTACAAAATAAGAATTCAGTGGATCTGAATCAGAATAAATTTCTACTCTTTGAGTTAAAATACCCATTTATTATTTCATTAATGTTCCTGAATGGAACGGTTAAACATACAAAGTATTTATGTAAAAGGTTTCCTGAATATTTAATATCCAGGAAACCAGTTCAATTTATTACTCTGAAACTTCTGGTGCAACTTCCTCCTGGGTGGTAATCTGCTGCTCTTCCTTTGGAAGATCATCCTCACTACGGTCAAACTCTTCTTCAACTGTGTTAAGTTGAGTACCTATTTCACGAGTTGCAGCATTATCCTTCTGGATTTTACGAACAGCATCAGAAATAGACTGACCACAATTTGCCCAACACTCAAGGAATGTCCTAGCCTCAAAAAATCCCTTTCCGGAAAAATCTTCCATAATACATCTCCACAAACTGAGAACACTTGCAGAACGGAGAATGATGACATTGTCAAACTCCTTGGAATTAACCCAGGCTTTGTTCTCTTCCATATTACGGACAAGAACCAAAAGGTTTACGGCACTCTTTGCTGTAAAGTTTACATTATGATTAAGATACTCAAGAAGCTGCTTGAATACCTTCTTACCCTTTGAACCATCAACAGGTTCATCTTCCTTTTCCGGTCTTGGACCAACCTCAATATGATACTCCTTTGAAGTATCATTCTTATATGCATCCTCAAACCTCTTTGCCAACTCATCAAGAACTGGCTTGAGTTCTGACTTCTTGAAAGAAAGTTCTGCAACCTTCTTTTCTACCTCCTCAATTCTAGAAGTGGTATTATCAACATGTCCCCTCTGAAGTTCATACTCATTTGACTTGACACCAAAAATAGTTTCAGCATTTGCCAAATCTTTCTGGTGACCAGCAAGTTCTTCCTTCAATGAAACAAGTTCAGCACGGGCCTCATTAAGTTCCTTTACCCTTTCAACTGTGGCATTTACCTGCTCATCAGTAATAACTTTTTTTTCTTCTGCCATATTTTTTATATTAATAATTAAAAACTATACTTTAAAAATAACAAATTATAAGGATTTTAATAAACTCTGTTTATCATCAAACAAATCCTCTGTTCCATAATCACCAAGTTCTTTTAAAGCACAAGGTGCATCCTTTATATGTAAAGTAACATAATATCTTTCTGATTCAGATATAGTCTCAAAATCAACACAACTAATAGACTTCCTATATAAAGCCCTTGAAATTTTAGCACAGATTGGTTTATTTTCATGCATAAACCAAACAAGGTCTCCCGGCTTATACTTAAATTCCTTTTTCATATTACAATGATTTTAATAGTTCTTCCTTTGATGCAAATACCAAATTTTCATTGATATTAGTGTCAAAGTGTAATGTGTATTCAATATTTGATTCATTACCATTTACAGATATTGAGATACCAGTTATGTCCATTTTCTGAACTTTATTATCAGTAATAAAATAAACATTATCACCAATATTAAATTTAGTCTCGACTTCCATAATTAAAATAATGTTTTTTCAGTTTCTTCTTCTTTATTGGTATTCTTATTCACCAAGACCTTTTCCTTATTATTAAAGAAATTAGACTTGATGAGTTTAAGTGCATTATCCACTTCTGATTTATTGACAGCATATGCCTCTTCAACTTCCCTAATACCGCACTCATTTATCTCCATATACTTATTCAATACCTCATCCTCATAATAAGTCCTGATAGTCTCCTTCTTCTTTTTCTGATCTATCCTGGTCTTAAGAAAAGATGGAAGTCCATTAAACCTCAAGGCAAGTAAAGATATAACTTCTGCATCAACAAGTGGATCACTGTCCAACCTGTTCACCAACTCACACTGAAGAGGAAACTGTGCAGAAAATACTCTACGTAAAAGATATGAATATTTTCTTTTTTCATCTTTTGTTACTGCTCCAGAATTTCTATTACAATAACAGTTCAAAACCTCAAAAAACTCTTTCATCTTTAACCTCCTCAAAATCAGATGTTTCAAAAAATCCATCACACTCTGAATACCCAATAAACCATTCCTTTTCAGAAAGAATTAGATTGTCACCATCATAGATATTATGAACCTGACAGACATCATTTATAACATCTGTCAGGATTTTACCATCAGTCTTTCTTCTTATCTTTATCACAGTTTTACTCATCATTTATCCTTTTATAAAACTCATATCACCATCATCCTTAACTCCTTTCATCACATTACTTCTCATTTGGATACTGGATTTATAATCCTTGAATCTTGATTTTGAGAAAATAGTCTCCTTTGTAATTTTTGAAAGAATAACTGGATTCTTTGAATCTTCAAGAAGAATATCTGTTGACATATTATTCAACACATCTTCAGGAATGGTTTCACTTGTTAAAGATACCAAAGATGCATTGGTCTTTATATTCTCATACAACATCCTCCTGGTAAAGTTCTCATCATTGATTTTTGCAACATCATAAATGATATTACACAGCATCTTGACTGTATCTTCCTGACCATAGATATGATAGTCAAACTCACATCCAAGTTTCTCCTTGAATTGGTTGTATATCTTCTCAACAGTCTTTGGACCAAGACCCTTTGCCTTTGTTGTTTCTGTACCTGGTTTATAATACACAGGATATATGTTATCAGAAGTATCACCACCTATAATCTTCATAAATCTCACCACTTCGGGATCCACTACTTCAACATTGGTTGTTTCAATAAATCTCTCAAATGGATCATTCTCAATGGAGATGGTGAATATCTCATTGAACAGATTCTCCTGGGTGACTTCATGTTTCTCATTCAACTTGTCAATAAACTTTTTAGTACCTTCTGATACCCACAGTTTATTATTTACTGGTCCATATTGAATGATATGGACACCATCAACACACTTCACAAGTTGATTGAGGTCTTTATCTGTTGACAAGATAAGACTTGACTTACCTTCATTAAAGAGATGTTCACTCCAGGCATAAATCAAATCATCACCCTCACTCCTTTCTGCATAACTAACCTTGACACCAATATTTCTCAATGTATCAATAAAGTTTGCAGTAACTGTATTAAAACCATTCTTGTCTATCTCTTCCTGGACTTTCTTTCTATTTCCTTTATACTCCTGTTGAAGAAGTAAATCCTTTCTCCAAGAATGACTGTCCCTAATGAAAACAACATCATTGATGACTGGTCCCAACTGCTTGATGACAGCACAGAAATCAACCATCAATTTCTTCTCAAAAGTATCCATATCTTTCTGGGTGGTAAGTATCTTCTTACTACTCTGTTTAAATGTAGACCAGATACTTCTGTAAAAGAAATTATGTCCATCTATAATTAATGTAAATCTTTTCATATAATTAAATATAACAAATTGTATTAATCAATATAATTGGTTATAATTCTTATTTTGGGTTTATGTTCATTTACCAATGGAGGAAATGACCTGAAGTAATCACATATCTTACTGTCCAATAAATTTAAATTATCCCTATTGTTACTTATGAACATATCCATAAATGTAATATACTCATCATATTTAAAATCCAATTTGAATTTTCTCTCAAGATATGAATTTGGAATAAGTTCATTATATACAAACACCTTGTTCAACAAATCTATGATTGATTGAGAAAACATATCAGAAAGATTCATTTCAAGAACATCAACATTATATATACATCTTTTCACTCCCTCTTTGGATTTTTTCAGTAGACTGTCATATGTATCGGCGATATCAGCATCATCTGTAAACTTAAAATTGATTTTCTTCAATTTTTTAAACATCTTCAATGAGCCAGCGATTATACCAAATATATCTTTATTAACATCCAGACCAGATGTATTTAAAAATGAAATTGTAAAAACAAATGCATTCAATGCTTCAATGGCGGGTATTCCCTTCCACAGGTCATCTGATTTCTTATATTTAGGTAACATCGTCTCAAATGAATTTTTCAATGACTGCACACAATAATCTCCAATGGGACAAAACATAGTTATTGTATGTACTTGATTTATCCTGGAAACAATTTCTTCTTTCTCTCCTTTTGTGTAAAAACTATTATTTTCCATAAATATATATAATTATCTTTTGTAAAAATAACAAATTTATGGCAGGAATAAAAGACCTGAAACCCAAAAGGGGTGGACAGTTCAAGCAAGGTTACTATGAACCTTCCTATCCACAAAAATATAAGACCAATTCAAAACAGATTATATATAGGTCTTCCTGGGAATTTAAATTATGTAAATGGTTGGATCTCACACCTGAAGTGGTGGAGTGGGCTTCTGAACCCGTGTCCATCAAGTATTTCTACACCCTGGACAACAGAATACACACCTATTATCCTGATTTCTACTTTGCTTATCAGAAACCAGATGGTAAGATTGTGAAATATATTGTAGAGGTAAAACCTACATCACAATTACAGAAGCCAGAAGAACCAAAAAGAAAAACACTCAAGGCGGTTCAGAATTACAACTACCTGATGGAGGCATTCATAAAGAATACCTGCAAGAGACAGTATGCTAAAAAATGGTGTGCTGAAAATGGTTACAACTTTGTTTATGTAACTGAAAAATCCAACCTTAATTTCCTTTGAGTCATAAATATAATACATAAGATAATTGCATTTAATGGCAGATAAAAGTTTACAGGCACTGACAACAAAGCTTGCTCAGATCGCTGATGACACAAACAAAAGTATCAAACCCGATGTAAAGGAAATAAAGGACGCCGTATGTGGTGGCATCCTTTCTTCTTTGATGTCTATAAACAAAAAATTGGATAATGTAGATAAACAAAACAGATTAAATAAATTAACTGGTAAAATCACATCTGCCAATGGTAATAAAAATCTCATCAAAAATACAAATTCAATATCCAATACCCTTAATAAAATTCTGCTCAAGATGGATAAAATGTCTGATAAAGGCAGAACACTCACAAGAAATAATTTCAGAGGAGAAAATAATGACAAGGGATTTGGAGGATTATCCAATTCAATTGATGCCATAAAGAAATTAAAAAATATAAACATCAAGGACTTTATCCTCACCAAATTAAAACTCAAACATCTTAAACAGATAATGTCAAAGTCTTTGGAGATGTTCAGGGAATTCAAGAATCAGAAAGAAGTTGAAAACACAATGAATTTCATCAATACTTCTACTGAAATGATGGGTAAACTTGCCAAGACTGCAAAAATAGCAGGACCGGCACAGAGAGGATCAAAGGCAATTCAGAAAATATTCCTTGGTGGTAAAAGAGATAAAAATGGAGGACTTCTTGGACTGTTCCAGAAAATAGATGAGAACAAAGACAAAATTGAAAGAGGTAAGAAGTCAATGTCCAATATCCTTAAGGCATGTGGTTCAATGTTCTTAACATCTATAATCCTTACAGGTGTAGCAGCTGTCGCTATTCCTGCAATGCTTGGTGCTCTTCTTGTAAAGGGTGTCATCTGGTTGATGACAGGTACTATGGTTGGTTTAAGTAAGGTGGACAGACATGTAAAGAAAGGTGCCACAGTTTTGCTACTTATGAGTACAAGTATCATCACTTTTGCCCTTGGTTTGGGACTTATGATGAAGGCAGTCAAAGATATGAAACTCAAGGATATTGGATTGATGATGGCAAGTATAGCAGGTGTTGGACTTACTGTAGCAGGTGTTGGACTACTTGCAGTACCCATAGCAGTTGGTAGTGCTTCATTACTTTTGTTGAGTGCGGGTCTTGGTGTCTTTGGTGTTGTGATAGATTCCTGGAGATCTCTGGATACAAAAACAGCAATGACCAACATACAAGAAGCAGTTGGTGGATTGAGAGATATATTTGGTCTGGAACTGGGAAAGGGTAATGAAAAGAAAACATTTTTCCAAAGACTTTCTGGGGGTGTTATGGATATTGCTATGGGTGTTCTTAATTTTGGTTCATCATTCTTTATTATGGGTCAGTTACTCCTTGCCGGAGCTGGACTTGGAATTTTATACAAAGGATTAAAGGCATGGGATAACTTCAATGGTGTCAAGGCAGCAAAAAATCTTGAAATTGGTATTGGTGCTGTGAAAGATGCATTTGGTCTTGGTGATGACAAAAATGGTAAGAAGGAAGGACTTAAGGGAAAATTAAAAAAATTTGGTGGTAAAGTACTTGATATGGCAATTGCTTTATTACAAGGTGGAGAGGTTATTGCCAAAATGGGTACCATCACCCTTGCCACAGGTATGGCTGATGTTATCAGACTTACCTTAATCCCCTGGAATAAATTCAATGCAAAACCAGCAGCAGAAAACTTAAAGACTGCTTTTTATTCCCTAAAAGATGCATTTGGACTTAATGATAAAACAAATGAAAATTTTGGACAAAAAACATTAAGATTTTTAGGTGGACCGCTTGATTTGGCAAGTACATTGATGAGTGCTGGTGGTGTCCTGGTTAAAATGGGTACCATTATGCTTGCCACAGGTCTTGCTGACATCATTAAACTCAACCTTAAACCTTGGGAAAATTACAATGGTGTTAATGCAATTCAAAAGATGGGTGACACTATAAAAGAACTGATATCTGTTTTTGGTCTTGATGATACTGCCCCTCAAGGTTTCAAACTCCTTCATCTTGCTGGTGGAATGCTCGATTTGGCCACATCATTATTAAATTCCGGTGGTGTATTAATAAAGATGGGAACCATTGCCCTGGCAACTGGTATGGCAGCAAAGATTAAAGAATCTATAATGCCTTGGGAAAATTACAATGGTGGTCAGAAATCTATTGAAAATATGGGTAAAACCATCAATGGTTTACTTGATTTGTTTGGTCTTAGAGAGTTAAAAGAAGCAGAAAATAAAAGTGGAATCCTACAAAAGGTTGGAAATTTTTTTGCAAATATAGGTAAGACTGTTGGAAAAGCAGCTGAAGGTATGGCCAATGCTGCTGAAGGTGGAAATCTGCTTGCAAAGATAGGTTCATTATCAACTATTGTAAAAACATTCTCACCAGTAATACAACACCTTAAACCTTGGGAAAGTTTCAACCCGGATGTATCATTAAAAAATATAAATAAAACCATCAATGGTTTAATACTAAATGTTGCAGACCTTCAAAAACTTAATAATGGTGGAAATATAAAATTGATAAAAGTTTTAAAGAACTTTGCCTTACCATTCAAAACAACAGTAGATACCGTCAATGCGCTTGACATAACAAAGGCATCTACAGTTGTGGAAATATTCAAAGCATTCTCTGACATAAAGGATAAACCAATAGATGCATTTACAAAGGCAGTGGACAAATTCTCTGAATCCTGTTCTGACCTTATTGAGTCATTAAATACATTTGGAGAATCAAATAACTCAATGTCCAACACACCGATTACAACAGGTGATAAAACACCTATGGGTAATGCAATCAATATCAACAATAAAGATGAATTGGCATCAGCCATTGCAAATGCAATCAAACAACTCCCTGTAAATGTGGAGACCAATATATCAGATGTCAAACTGGTTGTTAACAATGAAACAGGTAGAAGAGTTGTCCTTACATTGGATGATTAATTTTTTTGTTATATTTAGTTTATATTATATTTTATAAGTATGAGTAAAAATGTAGATAACTATGAAGAGCAGATTCGTGAAGAATTTGAATCTACTCAAAATGAATCTCAGGAAACTGTAACTAATCTTGGTAAAGTAAATCTCAATAAAAACATTGAGGATCCGGAACTTGAAAGAATCAAGAGTTCTATGGAGTATGTAAACATCCCTCTTGAAACTCTTCCAAGTCAGGGAAGATTTTACCCAGAAGGAACAAGAATCAGTATCAGGGCTGCTAGGGTTGGAGAAATCAGGGAGTTCTCCATCATCAATGAAGAAGATCCAAAGGATATCAGGGATAAAATGACTTATATTGTATCACAGTGTACAAAAGTTTATTATGGTAACACACCTGGTCATTATAAGGATATCCTTGAAGATGATCGTATTGTCCTTGTATTCAAAATCAGGGAACTCACCTTTATCAATGGTCAATCAAGTATCTCCATCCCTGTTCCTGAAGGTGCATGTAAAACACCAGGATGTAAACCTCAGGAGACTGTGTACTTTGATTCAAGCAAACTGGAATTCCTTAAGCCAAGTGAAAAACTTGAAAAGTATTATGATCCAGCAGAAAAATGTTATAATATCCAGACAAAGAGATTTGGTGTAATTAAATTATATCCTCCTACAATTGGTGTAACATCTATAATTGCAGACTGGATTAGGGAACAGCAGTTGGAAGATAAAAAGATTGATGCTGCCCTTGCAGACATTCTTCCTTATGTCATCAAAGACTGGAGAACATTCACAGGTAAACAAGTATTCACAAAAATTACTGAACTTGCCGGTTGGCCTACTGAAAAGTTTGCCCTGGTCCTCAGACTCAAGGATGAAATCAATGTTGGTATTGAGTATACAATTAAGGAAACTTGTACCTCATGTGGAGGTGAGCTGGTAATTCCAGTCACCTTTCCCGACGGATTCAGATCTTTATTTGTTCCAACAATTTCTGATCTCAGAGACGAACTTCTATAATAATATTGTCATAGCTATGGAACAACTCCATATGTCCTATGACACCATTATGAATCTTCAATTCTATATCTTTGAAAATATACTGAAGCATTATTCAGACATTCTTGAAGAAAGAAAGAAAGCTGAAGATGAAGAGGCAAGGAAACAAGGATATGATGAAAAGAAATATAATCCGGACAATATGATGCATCAGGCACAAAAGAATATGCCTAAAATGCCAAATATTCAAATGCCTAAATTATAATTGCTCATCTGAAGTCAGAAGGAGTTTCGGGGCACGAATGACAAGAATCATCTCGTGCCCTGTTTTTTTATATCAAAAAAGGTGGTTACTTACCACCTTTTTCTGGATTATTTATATTCCCAAGATTTTTAACAACAGTCGGTTCCTGTTTTTCAGAATCAATTACTTGTCCTATATATTCCATTGTGTTTTCATCAACAACCTTACTGTTGGTTACATTACCTAAATCTTTAACAACCGGTGCAGCCTTATCCTTTTCATTGATGATAGGGTCAATAAACTTGATGTTCAATGCATCTGTAACCCCAGGAACTGGAATACCTGTAGATGCTGATATACCTGTAACTATCCTTCTTAATGCATCATCCATTGCAGTCAATTGCTGATTCTTTTCAACAACAGAATTCATTGCAAAATTATTTACTATTGTTGTTTTATAATGATCATCAACAGCAACTGCGGAATCATGTCTGATATAATCTCTATAATCATTGTTGTTCACATTACCAAGAGGAGACTTATCAAACCATCTTCTGAAGTTTCCATCTACACCATTATCAATAATTCCAGAGAATGAATCATCTGTGGAACTAATAGTAGTCGTAACTGTTTTAGGTTTAATTTTTTCAATATCCTGATTAAGTAAATATTTTCTCAAATCCTCAAATGGCAGGAAGTTGATCACACAGTTTCCATAGGTAAATGTGAAATTTGTTTTTTTCATTTCACTACTTGGGATGTTGGATATACTATCAAATATATCTCCTGTTTCATCTGGCACTATTTCACAATCATAAAATTTAAATTCCACTACTGAAACATAATTGAGCGCCATCTCTGCAATGGTAGATAAATCAACACCTTCAACAAATTTATCACCATTAAGAGAATCCTTGAAGTTTCTAATATCATGTACAAAAACAGAACAATTAAATCTTCTCAAATTAACAGGAACTCTCTCTCTTCTATATTGTCTATCATATACTGCATTGAAATATTTGTTGAACATAGAAGATACTCTCATATCAAGGAACTCCAGACATTCAATGGTAATCTTATCATCTCCTGAACCCATATATGGATCTTTGATTCCAAAATATTTCTTATATGCCTCATCAAGTCCTGTGATTGACTGTAAAACATATGGATACTTTGTAATGATATCTTTCATACCATTAATGAATCCCATCATATCATAGACTGTCTGCGGAACTTCAAATATTTCTGTTTTTGTTTCTTTATTACCTGTAAAATCAGATGAAGGTAAATTTTTAGTTATCTGTTTTTTTGCAGCTTGAATATCATTATATTTTTGAACATCTTCAAGATTATCAGAAGCGTTTTTTAATTTATATATATCATAATTTTTTTGAGAATAAATATCATTATTCATCTCATTCTTTGCTTTATTATATGTATAATAAAGACTTGGTTCTACAGGAGAAACTTCAGATCCAATTCGGTCTTCAGCATCAATACCATACAATTCTTTTTCCAACTGCTTTTTATCCTCTAATTTTTCCTGCCTTATATTTTTTATCTCTTGAGTAACATTTCTTTCTGTTATTGTTGTCTTTAAAACTCTAAATATGTTTCTAAAATGATTTTCATCCTTCCTTTCAGAAGTACTTAGCCCATTTATCTCACTATTAATAACTTCATCAGTAGGCTTATAAGGTGTAACTTCTATATTTTTAAAATTTGTCTTGAGATTATTTTCATCTATAAAAGTTTCATATTCCTTATATTTTTTTTCTATATTATTTCTTGTATCTTCTTTCCCACCATTACTTTTCAATTCAGACTGATATTTTGTCATATCTTGCTTTAATTTATCCAAATCATCAAGAACCTTTCTCATATCATCATTTATTGATTTCTCTAAAGCATCAATATCATCTTGTATCTTTTTATACTCTTTAAGTTTTTCATCTACAGCCTCCTTTGCCTTCTTACATGCTTTCTCATTTTCCTCATGTTGTGCTTTGTCTTCTTCTGTAATTCCATTTTCCCTTTGTTCAATTTCCCTATTTAATGCCTCTTTTGGTGAGAGCTGTTCTGCTGTTAAATCATAATCTATAATCAGTTCTCCAGTCTCATCATCAATTGTGGCATTTGTCAACTGTTCATTCATATCTGATAATGCCTGTTGAAGTGCTTGGGAAGACTCAATATCATTATTATATTCATCATATACACTTGATACGGCAGTACCATTACCTATATCAGAAACACCATAATCATCAGTGAAGATACCACTGGTAACCTTATCAACCATATAAATATAATCTACTGCACCATAAAGAACATTATCAATATAGTACTTATCCTGTAAACCATATCCTGCCCTTCTGTCACCCAGTGTGTCCTTTGTATATAATGTATTGATTTCATAACTATTCGGAGAACCATAGACATGTAATTTATATACATTATTTAATTTTTCTTCTATGCTTTTTGCCAGGTCAACATTAGTACCTTCAGATGACCTTAATGATTCTGATTTATTATACTCATCCCCTGCCAATGCATAAAACAATGGTGAATGTAATTGATCAATATCAAGAGTAAACCCAGTGAAAAGAGGGTCTTCTATACTGTTCCTTGAATTCTCATAGTATTTCTTTAATGAAATCCTATTCAAGTATCTCATATCATGTGGTGTTGTCGGCATAAATCTAACTGGATATTATTTATATAACAATATGTCTGTTATGACATTTTCCTCTTTATATTTATCTATTGCTTTTTTTGCAGAAACATATTCCTCTTTAAAACAAGGCTTATATTCAATCCTGTTTAAAGTTAAATTCATCTTTAAATTATTATCTTGAGCATCATAATATATTTCCATTTCAGTTACAACATACCATCCAGATAATCCTCTGTTATATGTACCATATTTATCTTTACTTGCCTCCCCTGGAAAAGAAAGTATATCCTCATTTTTATTTTGTTTATAAAGCAGATAATCTTGGTTTGATTCAAATTTTTTATCTGAATCATAAATTGTCGATTCTTTAAGTGATGAGAATCTGTTCTTTTCATAAATATCCACCCAAATCCTGCTGAATTTTGTAATGGCAGGATTGTAATTTTGAAGTCTTACTTTCAATCCACACTTCTTTAAACATTTCATCTGATACCTGTTCTGAACCTCTGCAAAATAATATTGCTTAAACATATTGGATGTATCAACCTCTCCAAAATTATTAAAAGATTCCACATTTGTCATATTATCAACACCAGACTGTTCAGCAAGATAATCTTTATTTGACATCTGCATCAAATTCAATGGTATGTATGAATTCTCATCAGGTTCAATAGGTATGGATTGTATCTTCTGTGTTGTAGGATCTCTCTTGAGATTATCAATAGGTCTTATTAAAAAATCACAAATGGATGAACCCCAATTATCAACATTGGAATCAGAATATACAACATGTGTTTTAAACCCTTCAGATATTGAAGAATTACTGTTTGTGATGTCCTGATATTCCTCTATACAGTTTGTCCAACTGTCAAATATCTCATTATTGGATATAAAATAATAACTTAATCTCTGATACTTGTTATTCATTGGATCAGTACCCTCTTTTATAGGTAATTGATTTAATGTTGTTTTAGGAGTGTCAGGATTATACTTTGGATAATCATCAGGAGGGAAAGTATTATAAATCATTGCCGGGGTATCAGTCTTCTTACCTCCATGTGACAAAAGACTATGACATTCCACAAAATTTAGTACATTATACTGGTCTATAAATGATGTAAAGAATGTATTTGGGGAATAACAGGCATGGGTTGTTATATTTTCAATAAAATCAAAATATGTACTGTTTTCATCATTCCTCCAATTCATCTTGTCAAGTGTGTTGGTTTTCGTGAAGTTGGTTGCAAACCCAAGACCAATCCATGCTGCAATATTAAACAAAGCCTGCATAGCAGTACATTCACCGCTACACCAAGATTCTTTCCTGTATCCATAAGGTACATTTAATTTTCCATATACCCTATACCTGAAAACATTTCCTTTATTCTGGTCTCCACCTGCAATCTTCCTTATACTTGTCAAAATGAAATCCTGGCGGATAGGCTTATAGTAAAGTTCATCACCATTACCGCCTATATAAACTTTGATAATACTTCCATCCTTTGGTACATTCGTTGATAATATACTGTTATAGTTATCAATAAATTCAAATGTTACCATTGGGAGGAATCCACTATAATCCAAACTAAATTTACAAAGACTTGTCTGGTCAATCATATAATCATTAATGGATACAAGAGGTATTCTATATGCAAACTTATATATAGGGATGAAGTCTCCCTTATAATAAGCAGGACTTATCAGAAACTCTTTAACACTCTTTGTAGGTTCAATCAACTGAACTGTGTTTATCTTATCACCAGGTAAGTCAATATACTTATTATTATCATCTACTCCACCTATTGGAAATATTGTTTTATATAACTTTTGTATGTCCATATTATCTATTTACCCTATATTTAACACCATCAACATTAATATAATCACCTTTCCTAACCATATTATTTGCAACAAACACCTTCTGCTTGGTACCATCTGTTTTGGTGATTTCTACAATGGAACCATTTTGTGTCTGAATAACACTGTCAATTATGGTACTACCCTGTCTAGTCTTACTTTCAAAACACTCTTTCTCCAGGTCTTCAGTATAATAAGTATACCAATAAAAAGCTGTATATGCAGTATCTATTTTCTTCTTCCATCCAACAGTCTTTTGATTCAACATATTGACACCGCCAGACAATTTATGACCAGTCTTTGATGCCTTTTTAATAATCTTGCTTTTTATCTTCTTAATGAGTTTATTTATTAAACCTTCAGAATCATAATACCTGTCACCTGTATGATTGAGATCAGGATGATAGAAACGCCAACCTATGAATTTAATGTCATTATCCATTTTTTCACCATCAATTATCCCAGACACAGTAGTATCTGAATAAGATGCATCCAAAATAGGTGATTTATATGCTATGACTATTTCTCCCTGTTCCTCCAGCTTCTCAATCAACTCTTCAATATCTTCATTTTTATTTTGAATATTTTGAATATTTTGAATATTATTTATCAGTTTGTTTATTTCATTACCTTGCTTCTTGCTAACTCCAGGTATCATTGAGTTTAACATACCTTCAACATCATTTAAGGCCTTTTCATTGGCATCTGTTAATTTAGAATTATTAACAAAATCTTCCAACGCATCCATAGCATTATCATATTCCACAGTGTCATGAAAATATATAGGTGTCAAAGTATTTTCCAACATCAATCTGGAATTCTTTATGTTATCACCAAAGAAATCTATAATACTTTGAATCAGATTCATCAACCACTTAAGACCAATCAGTTCCATAATCTGCTTGATTATTTCAACAAGATTATTCAAACCATTCAACATCAGTCTTGCTAATTTATTGACATTGTTTATAATATCAATAATAAGTGTCAAAAGGTCTTTTATGAATTTTAAAATAGTCTTTATATCCAACAAGAAATCAGGAATCTTATATCCTGGATTTGGAACACACGGACCAATATCAGCAGGCATCGCCACCTTTATGGAACTGGATACAAGTTGGGTTATAAGATTTTTACATATTTCCTTTATATCATCACAATCTTTGTTTATCTGTTTGCAGCAATCCTCTATAAACATATCACAAGATCCGCCATTGGTGAAAAACCTTTTTATCTCTTTAATGGATTCCTTGTATTGATCCATCATAGATTTCCAGTCTGACTTAAGTGTATTACATCTATATTCTGCTTCTTTCTTTAGATTATCAAGTTCATTACCTATAATACCCTTCAATGTACTTGTCTGTCTTGCATTTTTAATTTGATTCCTGTATTTATTAACCTCTTTGATGGCAGACTTTATTTCCTTTCTGGTCAATGTATCAATATATCCAGTCTCCTTTTCATCCTTATGGTTTGAGGAATATTTCATAAGTGTTCTTATGTCATCCCTCTGCTTCTTGAGAGTGGAATCATATTTACTTATGAACTCCTTATAGTTTTTATCACTATAATTCCGTTCTTCAGATGGAATCTTATTTGCCTCTTCACCAAATTTGATATAATCATCATATGTAGAATCCAATAATGTATTATACTGTTCATATAACTCCTCATTGGAAATAGTCATATCATCCCTTATACTACACAACATTGATTCAAAATCAATTGGAGGTAATTTATCCAATCCCATTCTAACAATAAGTGATTGTGTAAGTACCCCGGCAAAAGCAGAAACCATTTTACCAATACTGAAATTCTTTAAAACTTCTGAAATTGTAGAGGCAACAGCACTGGTCAATTGTGCAGATGGACTGTTATTATCAGACTGTGCTAATGCTTCTGTAACTGCATTTGTACCTTTGGAAATGGAACTTATACCTGTGACATCTTTAAATCCTGAATCTATTTTATTTTCAAGTTCCTTCATTTTGTCTCTCAACTCCGTGATAAGTGTCTCAACCCATTTCTGTGTTTCACTAATCTTGTCTGTCACAGTAGTTGTCACATCATTGATTTTATTAGTAGCAGTTGTCCTTGCATCCACCAATTTCTGTGTTGCAGACTTTAATGGAGATGTTGCATATTCATTAACATTTTTAAATCCATCACTTGTCCATTCAAGAACAATCTCGGTACCACTATGAATATCTGTTGCAAAATCTGTATTCCCAAGTATGGTAGATGTAGAATGAGCAACCTCACCTCCCAAACTAATAATAGATTTTGTCAGTTCTCCAGTAGTGTCTATCACTGACCCTGTCAATTCTGTTACAGTATTGACAGCATTTTCTGCAAGACCCACAGTTTGATTCACAGTATTGGTGGCATAATCTCCCACCCTGTTGACAATACTTGATAAAGAACCAGTAATACTATTCATCTGTGTCATCAGATAATTACCTGGAATCTCCGCATAACTATCCAACATCTTATTCATCTCATCAGATAACTTCTTAACCTGTGAAGATAAATAAACCACATCCCCAACTATCCTTGTAACAAAATCTTTGGGTTTGGGCATCAATGAAATGAACTGCATAGTCTGACAGGTCACACACATTGCCTTTATGCCCTTTCTCATTCCTGTATTAATAACTTCTGCCATACATTAACTCCATTTATAATTTACAAGTAATTCATTTTGAGCATTATCAACAATCAATGTGTTATGAGTATCATCAATAACATACTGACTTAATATAAGCTTATGCAAATCCTCACCACACAATTTACTCCATAATCTGAAATTGGTAAGATGAAGTCCACATCCCCTGATGTCATAATAACCCTTAACATTAAATGAATCAAGGTCATTACTTGCCACACCTATCAACTCTATCTCACTATGTGAATTGTTCAACACATCACTTCCCCTGACTTCATACAACCACATATTGGACATACCTCTCTTCATTCCAAGTACACAGAAATACCACTTGGATTCAAAAGATGAGAAATTATCGAACATATAATCATAGTTCTTTCCATTGATCCTCACCACCATCTTATCAGGCATCTGAATTATTTCAAACCCATCACCCACACATACACACCCATTGGCCTCATAACTGACCAACTTCCCACAAGAAAGAACTTTCATTGTATCATTATAATCAACATCAATATCAACAAATAACTTCCTCTTGTCAATATTGGAAATCCTGTGCCAACCATTAAGTCCAGACACCCTTGAAATTTTAATCATATTTCCAGTGTCAAGAAGTTTGTTCCAAGTCTTCACCTTAAGTCTAACCTTTCCACCATTATCAACCACAGAATCCAGCATAACATTATCTGACACATTATTCATATTGGTTGGTCTAAAAGCAAATGTTATCATCCTCTCATCCGAAGAAGATAAACCACTATACTTATATTCAACTGCAATATCTCCCCTGTCTATGGTGGTCAGATTATAATACTGCTTTGCAACAACAGTCCAGTCATTATATATGTTTTCTTCAATGATTCTGACGTTTTCGTGAAGTATCCTTCTCAATCCATCCTGGCCTTCTGCCAAATCATTAACATCATTGAGTTGATTATCCTTCCTGTTATCAGCAATCTCTTCCTTCATCTCTTCCTCAAACTTACCTTCAGCAGAGAAAATAAGACTCTCTGTGTCTTCCATAAGATTATCATTATCAAACTGTACAGACTTCATCTCCTGGTAAGGTACAAGACTTACCCTCCAATATGATGCAACATAACCAAAGTCATCTGGGTCAGATACAGAATCTACCATATACATCTTATTCATATATGTACTGAAGTAAAGATAATCATGTGGATCTGGATGTGAACCCTCTCCAAAGACTTTCCAGAATTCTGACTTGACAATGTGACACTCCCACGAAATAGGATAGTCTATCATCATTGAATTGAATTGAAGTTCCCTGGTTGGAAGATTATTATCTGGCACCAAAACTTTTACATTCTGTTTATCTATAACCTTTTCTATACTGTATTCTTTTAATACAACATCTCTACTCTTTGCATTTGGTTCAGTCTTAAAATAAAGAACACATATACCAAACATATTAGATATAAGTGTAGACATCTGGTTGTATATATTTAATGACTGACCAACAGAATAAGGATTAAATAAATTACTACCAGTACTCTGATTATAAACTATCTGTGGTGTAGATGTTGTTTTATTCCAGAAACAGTCTGGTATTGGACTTTCATTATCATTTACATAATCAACATCAAGAGATATACTTTCAACAGATAAATCTATATCTCCCACTTGCTTAAACCTATACTGTATATAAATTTTATCATCATACCTCTTTACCGCTGAAAGATTTTTATTGGTCAATGGTTTAAAATCTGACCACAATATCTTATCTGAAGAATATCTAAACTCCTTCTCAAAATATGATGATTCATTTTCTTCTGGTATAATCACACAGGTAAATCCTGATATATCCTTTATACCTGTATATTCTATAATATTTGATTCAATTACCTTATTACCCATTGATACAATATGGATTATATAGGTATTTATGAAAAAAGGAGGTCTCCCTGGCCTCCTAAATATCTAATTTCAAATCATATTTTTTGAATATATCTCCAAATCCCAACTGTTCCACTCTCCTCAAAAAAACATCCTTCTGGTTATTATATACAGGTTGATTGACTATGAAACTCCTACTTGTGAGTTGATACAGTTTCCTGAAATGATAATTGATGATATATTTGACAAACTTATTGTAAATATCAATCAAACCATTCTTATCAAGTGTTATATAATTTTCCTCCAGATAAAATGATTTGTCATTGAGTTTCTGAAGAAGTTCACTCATAGTCTTTATTGAATCAACCTCACTCTTCCTCAATAAGGTAGTAAGGTTTGCAGACTTCAGATTCATTGATACCTTAACACTTCCAAAATGTTCCTTAAGATAATTGATGTCTGCTTCAAATATCTCCCTTATCTTCACCTTGTATGTTGTTCTACTGTTCTGTGTATATTTCTCCAACAGAACAACCTTGACAGGTAAAAGAAATTCAGGTTCATTGGGAGATGTTATAAGAGCATAACACTCTGTTCCAATATTATAAGTCCTTACCATTACTTGTCTTCCTTATCTGAAACATTCCTGATTAACCTCATCAAGTCCTTCTGACTGCTTGACTTGAATCCAGATGAGATCTCCTTTGCCGGCGAAGCACTTACTTCAATCATATCACCATCCTTATCCAAGGCCAGCTTCTCATACTCATCACTTGCATTCACAATATAATTGGTCTGTGTCTTCACCAGTTCAATAAATGTACCCTGGAGTTTACCAAGTACTTCAAATAACTTTGGATTCACATCACCAAGTTCAATATTGTCCATAAGTATGTTGATTGCCCTTTGACTTATCTCCATCTGGTTCATAATATTACCAAGAGTCATTGAATCCAGGTTTACCTTTGCCTGGGCATATTCACTCTTTGAAATGAAATTATCAGACAGATAAACCCTCAAAAGTGCTTCCATCACACCCTTTGCTTTCTTCCTGGACTGTTCTAATGTAACCCTGTTTGTATTGGTAAGTGTAGAAGGTGTCTTGTTGAATGTCAATGTCTGTGAATCTATATCATCTATAAGATTGATGTCATTGTCACTCAACAAATCTGCAATACTATCTCTGATTATATCTTTATTCTCTTCCATCTCCATCAATTTGTTCTTTGATATTCTTTAACATTTCATTGATTTCTTCAAACTCCTTCTTTATGAATGTACCCCTTTTGGGTCTAATCATTTCATTTATCTCATCATCAGAAATAAACTTACCATCAAATGTCCTTGATGGTTCTTCCTCTTTCTTTTTATGTTTGAATAAATTAAACCACATACTATATTTATGAAGAAAGGATGGCTTGTACCATCCTTTCTATCATTTATTTATAGATAAATTTTCTGGATAATATGAAAATTGAGCACTTGGATAATAATCTTGCCAGTCTTCAGTCCACCCTCGAAGTATAAGTGAATTGTCTTCTTTATTTAATATATCTAATGATTCAAAACAAATACCTGACATATATTCACCATCATAATAGTCTCCTATACATATATTAACTTCCTGTGGAGGAAACCTTGTGATTTTTTCAAATTCATCAGTTTCAACTTGCATAATGGCACATTCAGACCTGTATTTATCTGGATAGTCTTCATATATTAAATATAATTTACCATCAATTTCAAAGACATATCCTTCTTCTGAAGATGAATATGAAACGCCAGTTAATTTATGTACTCCAAGAATATTGTTTATGTCAAATTTCATATCGTTATTTCTTTATGCACTAGCAGCTTGACAATATTTGGATAACTTTGTCATAGCATCTTTGAATATCTTATTTGCCGTGTTAAGTGGTACCTCCAGTTCATCTGCAATAGACTGCATTGAATTACCATACTTATATACTATTTTATCTTTATTTGGACTTGGAATTATTTCAGCATACTTTCCAAGATGTAATTTCATTTCAATTGCAATCCTACCATTTGGTTCAAGTGTCTTTAATCCCTCCTCAAGGATTGCCTCCCGGTCAACATTAAAGTAAGAATTATCTACATAACCTAATGAATCATAATCTGTTGCATCCAATTCACAATATTCTATCTTTGATGACTCAAGTCTGTCCTGCCCTTTCTTGAATCCCTTCATATGATTTGCCGGGATATGAACAAGTGATCCTTGTCTGTTTAAATAATTCAACATATAACCCCTAACTGACATTGCCGCTGATTTTACAAACTTGTCATTCTTTGAAGGGTCATAATTTTCTTCTGCCTTCATCATTGCAATCACACCCTCTGCAAGAAGAGAATCAAAATCAACACCAGTCCTGTTTGATATATCTGTTGCAATCTTGACAACATATAATAGATTCTGTTCTGTAAGTGTTCCTCCATTTTTCTTAGCAATCTTTACTGCCTTACCAATGTCATTGTACAATTTACTATCCATAACTTTATTAACTTATTTTACTTATTAACTTCTTTAAAACAATTAGATGAAAGCCACCATTCAACAAGTTCTTTATGAACAGTTTCATAATGCCAATTCTTCCTGTATTTGTTCCAAAATTTCATAACCACCATAGTATCATCTTCATCATTAAAAATATGAACTATGTGGTAAAGATTTCTATCAGACCAATAGAATTTTTCTCCTACTTCAATATTATATACCCTGTATCTCCCCATATATTTCAATACAAATATAAAAGAAAAATCCAATATATCCAAATTTATATCTACTTAAATATATTGTCAATTGATTCAATATTGTGTTGCACACTTATAATATTAACAGGAACGCACTCCCACTTCTTTGAAACACAAGAAATATTATGGTTCAATAAATCGGTTGTCTCTGTTAAACCATGAAAACAATATGTACCTGATGATTTACCCAACCAGGATTCAAGAGGAAAATATGATAATACAACATCATATTTTGGAAGAACCAATATCTGATTTTTTTCAAAAACAACCCTACTCTTAAATTTAGAATCACTTGATTTATTGACTTCTGACTTCATCTCTGAAATAAATGATTTTTCATCACCATTGAAATAATTATCAAGAAAATGAATTTCACCATTCAATCTTGTGAGAATATAATACAAATCACCAATACCAAATCCACCAAGAACATATACTTTATCATCAGGGGAAACAGTTTCATTCCACACCTGAATAATATGTTCATTGTTATCAACAATATTCTCATTTGGGTCATCATCAAGAAGACGATTGAACCAAGTATCACTTATAGCAAAAATGCTTGGCATATAAAAAATGATTAAAGGTGGTGGGTCGAATCACCCACCACCTGGGTTAGAAAAATTAGCTATTCAATACACTGTTGATCCAATCATCATCTTCAGTTGAAACAGATGATGTGTCATCAGTAGGAATATTTACACCCGCACCTGTGAAGTCGGGCATATCCTCTATGGGTGAATCTTCCCTAATTGTTGTAGTTGGTGCTGGAGTAGGATTTTTTATCTCTGCCTTGGTTGCTTCCTGAACAGCTTCCTGTGCAGAAGCAGCTGGTGTGCGAGGTGCTACATAACCAGAAGTGTATGTTGCAAGATTCTTGTTTACCTTTGCTGTGGTTTCTGAATCCCACTCCTTCCAGAAATACTCCTTAATCTTTGGTGCATCATTCTCAAGCCAGTTGAAAAAAGCCTTCTGGGACTCCCTGTCATCTGCAGTAAGAGTCAAGGTATTCTCACCAACAGTAAAATGAATAGGTGCAGTCTTCTCAATGAAACGACAGGCATCATAATTAGTAACGGTCCTGTTACTATCACCTTCCATCTTCTTTGTATCCTTTGTGAGATTGATTTCAAACAACCTTCCATTGTAGAGGTCAAAAGGATTGAATCCTTCAGTGAACTCTGTACTGGTCATAGCATTCTCAATCTTATCATTAATCTTCTGACCAAACTGATAGATGAATGTCTTACCATTATATTCAGGGTGCTGAACATCCTTTACTACCTCAATAAGAGCATAGTACTGCTGATAAACCTGAATCTTCTTTGAATTTGCTTTGTCAATTGCACTGTCACTGGAATAGAGCTTATAAGAAAGAGCTCTCATAGGACATTTCTGATTTGCAGTCTTGGGAGAGACAACAAAGATACCATTCTCTCCATTGACATCCTTAAGAAAACATTCCCAACGGGAAACCGTTGTACGCCACTTTCCTTCATGATAAAAAGGAATAAATCTAATAAGTGCACGATAATTCTGATCCTTACACTTCTCATCCTTGATGGATGGTTTAAAAAGACCTTCACTACTGAATGTTGTGGTCTTCTTGCTCTCAGTTGCTGCAAGAGCATCTGCTGCTGAAAAATTTCCAAACAGCTCATTAAAATTTACTTCTGCCATAATTATTAAAACTTTATTAAACTATATTAACTATGTCCTTTCGGACAATGTCTTCAATTTTTACAAACTAAATATAACAAAAAATACTCAAAAAAATATTTATTTTCTTGAAATTTCTTCCAAATGTGTTAATGCATCTTTCATCTGTTCTTCAGTATATTGTTCTCCTTTTATAATGGTATATTTAGATGCACCCCCAGTAGCTTCAACAACTTCACCATTATGTTCAACACCACTCTCATATTCAATTACCTTTGCTTCAAGGTCAGCATTGGTAGATTCCAACCTATTGTTTTCTTCCTGTAAATCTGTAATAGTGGAAGCAAATTCAACATTCTGCTTCATCAATTCAGCATTGGATTCCTGTAAATCCTTTATTTGCTTATTCCTTTCATCAAGAATACCCATAAGGTTTTTTATCTGTGATGTGTAATTATCAACAGTATTTGAACTTTCATCCTTCCACAACCCAGTATAAAGTACCTCTTCATCAGATACCCTTTCCTTGTCTCCTACACCATCCCTTAAAGTATATGTTCTTGTTATGTAGAATACATTATTTTCCATAGCAAGAATATCTATGGCATTCTTCTTTGAAATCTTGAACAATACCTGACCATTCACCTTATCTACTTTATAATCTCCATTAACAATATCATATTCAGGTATTCTTATTTCCTTTTTATTGGATTTAAAAACAAGATAAACCTTCTGGTTATTTGAAAGATCCAAAGGTGTCCTGTCAGAACTTCTCCAATCTTCATAAAGAGTAAACATCCTAAAATTATCAAATGGACTGATATGTAAGCACACATCACCCTTACCATAGATAACATTACTTATATTTCCTTTTATTGATACTGCCATAATCTATTATCTGATTAAATATACAAATTTATTTTCTCCAACACAAACAAGTTCTATAAATGAGGCACCATCATCAAATTCAGCAATGGATAATACGACACCATCAGTTGGTCTGATTTCAAGTATGCCATTATCACCAAAATTCAATAAATCGCCACTGAAACATATCTTCATTGATTGTCCTATTTCCCAATTGAATTCACTATCATCAATATTGATATTGAATTTGGATTCACACAATCCAGTATCATTAATATATATAACAGCAAAATTCTCTCCAGGTCTCAATGGAATATTACATTCTTTTACTGAATTATCACCAGTATTAATAGGATTTTCTTCAGTACCGGCAGATACATCATTAATTGAATATCTGTCCTCTGAACTGATTATAACTTTATTAAGACTCTTTACCATTCCAATACCCCTACCTGGCTGAAGAACATCAGTGTCATATTGAAGTTTCAAATCCTTTCCACCATTCATAATGTTGTCAAGTTTCTTTGAATTTTCATTGATCAGTCCCAATAATGCAGAAGTATCAACCATTAGATTATCATCAAATAAATTATAAAGCTTATTTATATCAGACCTCAATGACTTAATACTGTCAATCCCAGTTACAAGATTTTCAAGTGTTGAAACCCTTTCAGATAATTTTGTAAGTTCTATCTTCTGTGTGTAAAACAAATCAATACACTTTTGAAGTTGTACCAGTGATTTTTCATAAAGAGATAACCCAGCAGTGTGATTTTGCAGTTCTTCCTTTAAAGAGTCTGGTATAGTAATTGATTGACTGTTACTTGTGGTGTCAATCTTTATATCAATCTTGAATCCAAAACTATTACCACCACTATATGCCTTTTCCTTTTTCTTGGGATATAATTCAAGTTGATTATTTTCTATTCCACTGACAAATAAAATACCATACAGATTAGTACTGACTCTCCTTACCCCTGGAGTCTTTGTTTTCTGTAACAAATCATAATATATAAGTATAGCATTGAATTCAAAATCTTTCTGACTTTTAGCATTCATATTATCTATACCTTCTCCACCATCATAAACAGTATCCCTGAAATCAATAGTATAACCCACATCACCAACATAAGTATGGTCATAATCATAAAATGCTTGTATATTTTCTGAATCTTCTGATCCTATAATGTTCTCTAAATTAAGAACATATTCCCTGTCAAGATAATTCTTGTCATCTGTAAGTCCACCTCTCCTGAAATAAACATTTGTACTTGCTCCAGCCGAACTAGGAATATATATATACAATTCCTCAAACACATCTCCATTCACCTCAACACTGTTCATTATATCAAGGTTACCTATATACTGGACAGTTCTGTCTTCCTCAGAACCATTATACTTTTCAGAAGAACTACTATCATCAAACTTTATACCTCCTACTTTTTGAAGCCAATTAAAGAATACCTTTTCTGATGGAGATGTTAAAATATCATTATCATATGCATTCTCCATACCCATACCATTAAGTATGGCAGTCTCAAAATTCATCACATAATTTTGAAGATTGTTTTTAATTGCAAAACCATTATTCCAATAACCTTCATGGTTTGGTGTTAATGCCTGAAGATATAATCCTTTATTATACTCTTCAGATTCTTCAGATGCTTCATTATATGGGCCTTCTTTAAATTCCGGAAGTTTCAAACAAGCAAAATGACTGAACTTAAATTCATAATCACTACTTACAAAAGTCCTGGTTAAATCTCTACTTGCTGATGGAAAGACATACAATGTCCCACCATCTATATTAAAATCTATCAATTTTGGAGTAGATATCATAAATCAATTTTACTATATATAAATTATTTATGGAAAAAAGAATGGAGAGTGGTATTTTCACTCTCCATTCTTATTACTGGCCATTGTTAAAATTATTGAAGACATCATTTATAGGATTTCCATCCTGTGTGCCTCCCTGGTCTCCACCTCCTGTGTTCTTATACAACTCTTCTGAAATCTTATACCAGGACTGTGCAAGAATTTCCATACAAGACTTACAAGCATCAACATCTTTCTGCTCATATGCATCCTTTAATGCAGTAAGACCATTTTCAAGTTCTGATTTCTGCTCATCAGTAATCTTGTCACCATATTCTTCAATCTGTTTTTCAGTTCTGAAGATGGTTGCTTCAGCAGCATTGAGTGTCTGTACTCTTTCAAGTTCCTTCTTATCTTCTTCTGCATTTGCCTCTGCTTCCTTTTTCATCCTGTCAATCTCTGCATCACTCAAACCGGATGAACCCTCAATTCTGATTGACTGTGCCTTACCAGTTCCTTTATCAGTTGCAGATACAGAAAGGATACCATTTGCATCAATGTCAAACTTCACTTCAATCTGAGGAACACCCTTTCTTGCAGGAACAATACCATCAAGATGGAAGATACCCAACTGCTTATTATCCTTTGCCATTGGTCTCTCGCCCTGGAGAACTTTTATCTCAACACTTGGCTGATTATCAGCAGCAGTTGTGAAAATCTCTGTCTTTGCAACAGGAATGGTTGTGTTTGCTTCAACAAGTTTTGTAAATACCCCACCCATAGTTTCAATACCAAGTGAAAGAGGAATAACATCAAGAAGAAGGACATCAGTCTTCTCACCAGCAAGAATCGACCCCTGAACAGCAGCCCCCAATGCCACTACTTCATCAACATTCACATTCTTGATAAGTGGTCTGTCAAATGCCTTGGCCAATTCATCCTGGACTTTAGGAATACGGGTAGATCCACCAACAAGAAGAATACCATCCAAATCAGTGGTTTTGATATTTGCCTTCTTGATGGCTTCCTTTCCAAGTTTGATAACCTTTGTAATCTCACCATCAATAATCTGTTCAAACTTTGCCTTTGTCAATGTGATGTTCAAATGCTTAGGACCTGCTTCAGTTGCAGTAATATAAGGAAGATTGATGTCTGTGGTTGATACATTGGAGAGTTCAACCTTTGCTTTTTCAGCAGCCTCAATGATACGGCTCATTGCCATTGCATCATTTGACAAATCAATACCTTCAGCCTTCTTGAACTCATCAACAATATACTTTGACACAAGCTTATCAAGGTCACTACCACCACAATACACATCACCATTGGATGCAAGAATCTCCACAACACCATCAGAAATGTCAGCAATGGAGAAGTCAAGTGTTGAACCACCATAGTCAACCACCATATACTTACCTCCCTTGTTGATGTCAATATTGGATGCCATAATTGCAGCAGTAGGTTCTGCAACAATTCTTCTTACATTAAGTCCGGCAATCTCACCTGCCCTCTTTGTTGCCTCACGCTGGTCATTATTAAAGAATGCAGGAACTGTGATGACAGCATCTGTAACCGTTTCCCCAAGATAATCTTCAGCATATTTCTTCAACTTTCCAAGAATCATTGCTGAAAGTTCTTCTGGAGAATATTCCTTACCATCAACAGAAACTCTTGGATATCCATTTTTGTTAATCACATCATACTGAATATGAGAGATGTTGTCTTTCACCTCATCATATGTACCTCCCATAAATCTTTTTATAAGATTAATAGTTCCCTTTGGATTGGTTACCATCTGTCTCTTTGCTGCTGACCCAATCTTTCTTTCACCATCTTTTGTAAATGAAATAACTGAAGGCGTTGTCCTACTACCTTCATCATTAACAATAATAGAGGGCTTTCCACCCTCAACAACAGCGACCTCACTCAAAGTCGACCCTAAATCAATACCTATAATTTTGCTCATAATAAAACTAACTTTAATTTATATACTACTTTGTCTCCAACCAGGAGACATCAAAACAATTTTATTCAACCTTAAATATAACAAAAAAGTGAAGACTTAATCATCCTCACTAATTTTTTTCTTTATACATATAATTTCTTTAAGTCTGGTCTTTGATATTTATCCACTTGATTTGCCCAAGCACTATCACCTTCTATAACCATCTTACAATACATTGGAAATATATTTCTCCATCCACAGTCTGAATAATATTTATTACCTTCATAAACAAAACAATGTCCCCAAAGAACACCATCATATTCACCATCACCAAGTGTAATCACATTAGGATATTTTTCAACAGGATTCACAACAGACTCATTAGTCTTTTCTTTCTTTTTCTTATCCTTGTCATCATCTTCCTCCTTATCCTTCTTAATCACTTCCTCTTCCTCTGGAGTATCCTTATCATCAAGTACACTCTTCTTGTCATCATCATCCTCTATCTCATCATCAATCTCATGCACTTTCTTCTTTTCTTTCTTTTCCTCTGTATGCGTTTCTTTTTCAACTTCCTTCTCTTTTTCCTTTACTGGAACTGTTTTCTTTATTTCTTCATCCTCATCTTCTTCTTTATGTACAGGTTTTGAAACAGGTTTAGTAGATGGCTTACTTGTACCATCAACAGGTTTAACATTAAGAATCTTTATAAATGAATATGATCTAAATGAACGCCAAGAATTTTTATCCAAATCATAATAAACCATCTGGTGTTCAGGTCTTGGAGCCCCGCCCTTCAATTTTGGTAAATAACTTGGATGAAGAGTTCCATGAGCTGTCCTTATTTCACCATTTCTCTTTTTGAATTTGAATGTAATGATATTGTCACGGAGTTCCTTTCGCATTCGCTTCCTGGCAGACATATTTAGTACACCATGAACCTCCCTCTTGAGTTTCTTCAAGCTGGCTTCATTTATAGTATAACTTCCAAAATCCAATATCATATTAATTCCTTCTATATATGTAATATGTGATATAATCTATTCTCTCTTCCCTCTCAACACTATCATATGATGCTATTTCACATTCTGGACCATCTGCTTCTATAATCTTTTCTGCAAGTTTCCTTGTATCAATATATGATTCTATACCATCATATCCAAAATTAGAAATATATTCATCAATATAGTCACTAATACCATCTATGTATTTTTCAACATATGCATCTTTATAATCATTATAATCAAACTTTGGAAGAGAATGATCTATATCTCCATACTCATCAACATCAAAATAATCTTCAGAATCTTCAATTATTTCCATTCTTAATAATTCATCAATGGCATCATCCTCATCTAATTCATCATAATAAGTCTCCTGACTTTCCTTAAGGTCTTCCTTCATTTGTTTTTCATCTAAAAAATCATCCCCCAATACATTTCTAAAACGTTCAACATCTTTTTTGGTAAAAGTAGTTGAATCAAGCAAATCCTCTTCCATATCAACAGCATCATCTATTGCACTGTCTCTATTCTCATATACAGAGAATTCATAAAAACCATCAATCTTAAAAATGGTACAATTTTCATGACAGTCAATCTCAAGTCCATCAAAATAATCATTATCATCCCATTCATCTTGATTCATAATCGCTCTCAATGAACCAAAATCATTGATTTTTCTAATTGTAGAATCAGCCTCAAAACATCTCACCATATTTACAGTATCTTCTGAATCTTCATCATACTTATAATAAACATCTGTCTTACCATCTGATATGACTGCAACATAAATAGGTTCATCTCCAGATTCATTAAAAGTATAAATTTTACTACCATTAAAATCAATAATATCTCCATCAGCAAAGGCATCTCTTGACATTATCAGAATTGTACCATCTTCCAATTTTCCAATTATTTCACCATCTTCCTTTTTAATATCTTCCACAGAACCATTACCTCTTCTTCTAATATCACCCCAAACAGATTCATCCAAAAAATCACTCATTTTCTGGACAAAATTCTCATTCATATGATAACCCTTAAGGAAATAATGATAATCTGTGTACTTATGATCTCTACCAAATAATCTGACAACCCTGTCTGCAATCATCCTTGCATTCCTCATATCATAAAGATTGAGATTATCTTTATCAAAACTTCCAAAGAGTTTTGTTATTCTTTCATCTCTTTCAATGATATATTTGATATCATTCTTCTTATCATCAACAATGAGACCACCACCTTGTGACTTGGCAAAATAAATTTCCTCATCCTTCTTTGGTCTCATCATACCTGTCTTATGATCAAATTCAAATTTCATAATAAAAACCTATATAGAATATTTATGACTGTTCATAAATAATGATATGAACAATTTACTTGATTTTGATAATTATATTCTTGAATCCAAGAGTATCTACAAATTGGATAATGAGACCAAATCAAAACTTCTGGTCCTGGATGAGAAGTATCATAAACTCATTGAAAAGTTCCGTACAAAATATGTTGCCCAGACTGTATCCAACATCAAGGAAGAGTTTGACAAGTTTATGAATGCCAGAAACCTTGGTCAGAAGTATTATCCACAACTGGAAATAAAGAACTCTGATGTGGATATGAAAATCTATGATGATATGGGGAAACTCAAGGAAGAGTTTGAGAAGATAAAGGACAAGTGTTATGTTGCAAAGTTCTATATTGAAAAACTCCATTCAATGAGACTGTCACTTGAACAAAGACAGAAACTGGAAGACGGGACTTATGAACCGGGTGAGAATCCTGTTGACAAAGAACTATATAAGGAAGCACTCCAGGTGATAAAGGAACATCCATATAAGAAACCTGATTTCAAGGAAGACAGGACCAATGACAGTGATGATGTCCTTGAAGCAATTGAGGATGCACTGGATGAACTTGGATATGACTTTGATGTACAAATTGACACAGGTATGCTCCCAAGAATGAATGTGAAGATGGGAAAGGTCAATATCAACAAGAATTCCAAGTTCTCTGATGAAGATATTGATGGACTGATCCAACATGAAATCCGGGGTCACGTCGGAAGAAGATACTTTGGAAAACAAACTGGACTTTGGTTGTTTGCATATGGAACACAAAGTAGTTCAACTTATGATGAGGGTTTGGCCGTTTGGAATAGTTTAAACCTGGTAAAACACAAGAAAGACAATGTGATGTTCAATATTGCAATGAAAACATGTATATCTTATCTTATGTTTGAGATGGATTTCTGTGATCTCTTTGACTGGGTGAAGAAACAGGCACCAGGAATGACAGACTATACTGCATTCAAAACAGTGATGAGACCAAGGAGAAGAAACAAGGATTGTTCAATTATGTCTGGAGAGCCTATGACAACATATTTCCAGGGATTTAATATGGTCAATGATATGGATGACAAGATGAGAGATGACATACTCCATTACAATATAGGTCCGGACCAGAAATATGAACTTGAGAATATCAAGGAGTTCTTGAAAGTAAATAAATTCAAATCATTAAAATAATATGAACACTTTACTTGAATATAAAGATTATATAACATTCAAAAGTTATATCAAGGAATCATTAGATGAACATATGTTTGATGAAGATCCAGGTGTTGATTTTGATGAACATTGGGTAAAATCAGAAAAAGGTTCTCCTGAATTCCAATATATATCAGATAAACTTCCTGTTTATAAAGGAAACAGACCACCTGTTGTTGACAGTGTATTCAATGCCAGCGACCATTATATTGCATATATCTATGGTGGTGAGAATGGTACTGGAAATTGGAAAGACTATTCAAAATGGTTAAGTGAGTTATTTGTAAATCTTGATGGTGCAATACTTGTTGACTTAACAAATGATTGTCCTGATGATGTATGGACATTGAGGTTATCATTTAAAATAAAAGAGAGTCTATAACAGACTCTCTTTTTTCTGTGGTTTACACACATATACATCCAATGTAAACAATGTAGATGGATTATAAGGACTGTCAGCAAGTAATGTTTTTTTCACATCATCTTTATGACTGTCATAAATTACTTTACTTATTTCATCAATAAGTCTGCGTTTTATCATATCATCAACATCAAAACTCAAATTAAGTCTGTATGCATCTAATGTTGCATCACTCATCATATGTTGGGCATGAATCTTTTCAATATGATAAGTGTCATACATTATGATTGGTTGTGTCGATGTTGGTAGTTGAATGGTGGTACAGTTATCATTCACAGTACTCTCATCCAGTTTCTTTGCAATATCAAGAAACCATTTTGATAATTTTTCTTTCAGTTTACTCATATCTCAAATTCAAAAGGATAATACATTTCATTATAATCTTCATTCTTCAATGATACATTCACCAACTTCTTCCCATCAAGTTCAACAGGAAGATGCTGACCTGAATGAACATGTCCACATAATGCATACTTGAAATCCCTGGTCTTCAACACTTCTGCCAGTTCAGGAGAACCATAATCTGCACCTGTGTTGAAACATCCACCCTGGATGACTTCACCAAGACCTTCAATCCTTGGAGGCATATGGGTGATAATCACATCACACTTCTTTGGAATGTTCTTGTACTTCTCCATAAGAGTGTCATTATCAAGGTAAAATGCCCACATAGATAAGTCCCTAATCCAAGGTGTACCATAAAACCTGTGACCTTCATACTCATAAGAAGAATCACACAGGTATACCAACTTATTATACTTACCTCTCAAGTTACCAGGAAGGAGTTTCTTCATAACATCAGATGCACTTCTCCAGGTATATCTCCTGTATCCATCAGATTCATCTATCAATCTCCTGTGGATATTCTGTAAGAAGAAGTCATGATTGCCAGAAATCATCACAAATTTTTTACAAGGAAGAGACTCAACCCAAGGAAGAAACTCCAGACAGAACCAGGATACCATCTGTGTCTGGTCACCCTGATATTCAAGAGGACTGATGTCACCTGCACAGCAGACAACATCACACTCTGGGAGTTCAGGTAACAGACCATGTGTGTCACTGATTCCTACTATTTTCAATTTCTTTTCTTCCATATCACCACTCATTCAAAAAATCATCACCATACATTCCAATCAAGTCTTTCCTGTCATCAAGTAACTTCCAAACACTCTCCATCTGTTCTCTGGTCACATCCACTTTTATCTCAAGAGGAATATCAATACCAAGGAACTCACTGACTTCATCACAAAGTTCCTGTTTACTGAACCAGATGGTACTTCCAACATAATCATACTTGGAAGAACCATCTTCATTCTTATAATTGTTAATAAGATGTATGAGACTATAATCCCGTTTCATAATACAAAAATAACAAAAAAGAATGACAATCCCAAATCATTCTTTCAATTAAAACAATTTTTCTGACAATTCACTTTGTAAGTTATTTATCCTCTCTTCTGCAATCTTATAATAATCTTCACTCATCTCAAACCCTATAAATCTCCTGTTTTCCATAATTGCGGCAATCGCAGTCGTACCACTTCCAATAAATGGATCCAGTATTACATCATCTTCATATGTGAATAACCTTATACATCTTTTTGGAAGTTCAACAGGATATGCAGCAGGATGACCTATCTTTTTCAGGTTCTCACAATTGAAACTCCACATACCATTACTCCAATCAATGAATTCCTTTTTCTCAATTGTTATCTTTCCCTTGTGAATGAGTTTTGGTGATTTACAAAATACCAATATATACTCAAAACATCTTGGAAATGAAGGAGATGAAGGACTCATAAAACTTCCCCAGGCACATCTGTTACTTGTTGTGTTCTTATTCCATATGATTATGGTGAGTATATGGAATCCTATTTCCTTTGCAATTTGAATAAAATCAGAGTGTGTTGGTATTGAACCATTCTTTGCATCACCTATATTCACACACATCCTACCATCATCTGTCAAGACTCTGTATGATTCTGAAAAGATTTCTTTCATCCAATGAAGATAATCTTCATATGGTTTATTGTCTTTATACTCATCATAATCAAGACCAACATTATATGGTGGTGATGTTATGATACAATGAATTGACTTGTCAGGTATATCCTTCATACCAACAAGACAATCTTCATTATAAATCTTATTCAACTCCTTCATAACATTAAAAATAACAAAATTGGGGAGACTTAATCATCTCCCCAATTTCATTTATAACTTTGAACTGATGTCTTCACCAGTCTTCAAATCAATGATTCTCTGGTTTGAACTTCCTCTGAATGCCAGTGATGTGTCTCTCTTTGTACATTCATACATCCCATCTACCAGAATGTCTGATAATTCAAGGATTTCTGGAAAGTGTTCCTTACAGTATTCATAAGTGTATCCTGTATAGATCCACACATCCTTTGTGCTTCCAAACCTTTCTCTGAAATGTTGAAGAAGTTCCAGTACACCATCAGGACTGTCAAGGGGGTCACCGCCACTCAATGTCAAACCTTTGATATATGGTTTATCAATCTCATTGAAAAGAACATCCTCAACATTTTGGTTATATATCCTTCCAGAATTAAAACTCCAGGTCTTTCTATTGTGGCAACCTTTACAATGATGAGTACAACCACTAATCCAACAGGTAACCCTGCAACCCAATCCATTATTTACATCTGATGTAGTAATACTCTCATATTTCATAATTAAACTATTATCTCTTTATTATGTTTTACTCTATCCTTAACCTCATCCTGCTTTCCAAGATTAAATGCTGTCAAATAATTTCCAGTCAAATATCCGGTGACTCTACGAAGTCTGTCTATTTTTGAACTTCCACATTGAGGGCAAGTCTCACCAAGTTCACCCTGATATCCACAATTGGTACAAAGGTCATTTGGTGTATTGACTGCAAAGTAAGGGATGTCATGGTCCATGGCATAATTAACAATAGTCTCAAGTGCCTCAATGTTATGAAGTACTGTTGAAGGGAGTTCAACATAAGTGATACAACCTGCTGAACTGTATCCAGTCAACTGTGACTCAATGTCAATTTTCTCAAATGGAGTTACCTTCTCCCATACAGGAACATGGATGCTGTTGGTGAAATATTCCCTGTCAGACACATTCTCAATCACACCATACTTATCACGGAACTTCTTAAGTGCAGTATAACAAAGATTTTCAGCAGGTGTATAATAAACACCAAAGTTGAGACTATATTTCTGTTTATATTCTGCACATCTGTCTTTAAATAACTGCTCAATTCTCTTTGCAAGTTCCATACCTTCCTCTGTGCATTGGTTCTTACCAATCAAAAGTTGAAGAGTTTCAGCAAGACCAAGCTGGCCAATAACCAAAGTTCCATGCTTCAAAGCAGACCTGATACCTTCTTCAGGAACATAACCTGCCATTGTACCATTTATATACATAAAGTCAGCAGACTTTGGAGACTGTGAACAAATCCACTCAAATCTTTCAATGAGCATATCCTTTGCTTCACCAATCTTCTTGTCAAGGAGTTTCATAAATTTCTCAACATCCCTGTCTGCTTCCATAGCAAGAGTAGGCATAATGATGGTTACAGGACAGATGTTTCCCCTACCATCCTTTGCTCTTGCTGATTCCAGCACATTAGTATTTAACTTACCAGTCTCAATGACTGTCTTGACTGCATTCTTCCAGGATTCCTCCCAGTTTGCATCCCATCCATTAGCTGTTCTACACATTTTATCCAATGTTACCATTGGCACTGACTATATCTTCTACTTTTGTAGTCTTCCGCTTCGAAGTGGAGCCTGTCCCACCCCTACTCCCTTACATTCATCAGGGATAGTCGATACACCTTAAACAAGATATTCCCACCTGGTTCTTTCACGGTGAACACCTATACTGAACTCTCTGTATTCATCTTCAGTATAAGCAATCTTCCACTCATTCTTATATAGTGATTTTGTAACCTTGTTGTTATGAATCTGTGATTCTTCTCATTAAAAAATTTCCTACAATCATTTACAGTATCAAACACCTTTTCTTCATTTGTCACTATATTGAAAACCTTGACAGATCTTGAATGTGGATTCTTACTTCCAAGTTTTGTTTTACTTATCTTTTCAGAAATTTCCTTCATCTCACTTTCAGTCTTGGACATATATGTGTTTCCTCCACACTTACTGATAGCATCTGTTTCATTATAACCATTATTGATACTATCATATTTTCTAATCCAATACTGTTCTCTTAAATTGAGTTCTGTCTGGTTATCACAAGTCTCAACAAGTTCAATATAAAAATTCTCTTTTCCATATTTCCTTATTGCCCTTGCAAAATGAGTGTCAAGAATATTATTTACAGCATCATTGATATGTCTTTGGAATCGCTGTTCAATTGGTCTGATTGACTGACCAATATAAACTTTACCATTGACTTTATTTGTGATTTTGTAAATATACATATTCTTTTTGTTTCTTGTTTCTTGGCACGGTCTCATCCTATAAAACAACAGCATTAATATTTACAGGACCTAACCGTTAACCCACATATGTGGATACCCATTGGCATGGTTCAAAAGATTTTAGATGAGCTGTAGTTTACACTTACCCATCGTTGAGAAATAACATTTTGGACTGTCATCTTTTGCTAAAATCTTCTCCATATATTATTCATTTATTATTTTTATTCCCAATGCGTCTGCAATCTTTGGATCATTTTTAATTGCAGATAAAAGTTTACTTTTTTCATCTGAACTTAAGCTCTCAAGAAACTCATTCTTTATATCCTTAACCTTATCTTCTCCAGTATTACCTGACCAATCCACATTTGCATAATTAGGATAAAGTCTCTTTGCAGTAGATTTCAATGCCAGTTGATAAAGATCATAATTAGGTGTTCCAGGTTTGTCATTGACACCTTTCATATACTGGAAGATTCCACAAGGAAAGATTGGAGTCTTATGGAATTTACCAAGACCTGCAATTGATACTTCAAGGAGTTTCTGTATTACCATCCTTCCTTCTGGCGAAGTACAAGTACCATAGTTGATTGATGTGAAAGGCAACTGATTTCCACTTCTACTTTGTAAGGTATTCAAATTATGATACATACCTTCTACTGCCTGATATGTTTCAGATTCAGTCTGACCATATGCGTATCTGTAAATTTTAGGATAATTCTTTTTGAATCCTTCATTCTCAAAACAAAGTTCTCCCCAAGTATCTTCAAGTTCACACACAACCTTTTCCGCATCCTCTTTTGAATATCCCTCAACATCTTTGAACCAGGACTTTATATGTTTCCTGAAAGACTTCTTCACATATGGAACCATAGTCCAATCAAGATGTGTAGCAGAGACTCCACCAAACTGCTGGAGTGACTGAAGTTGGAAGATGACAGCAACAAGCTGCATTGCTGTGTTGATAGAGTTGGCTGGTCTTACATCTGTCTGTCTGGTGTGGAATCCTTTTGCAAGAAGGTCATCAAAAGGTATTGAAAGACAGTTGTGGTTACCAACGGCATACGAATCTAGATCATGAATATAAATCTCATTGTTGAGGTGATTGTTCTTTGACTTTTTACTCATACAATATTTGAGTGCATAGTCTTTTGTAACAACCCTGGTGACTTCTCCCATTCTACCACCAAATGAATTTTCATCTACATTGGCATTCTGGTTCTCGACATTCTTTGCAAGGAGTTTCTTCTCCACATCCTTGGTAAGTTGGTTCTTCTCTTCCCTCATTGCCTTGTGTTCAGCCCTGTAGATGATGAAGTTCTTTGCAACACATGGGTAATATCTCATAAGGTATTTCTCAATCTTGTCCTGAATGTCTTCAACATTGATTGAGTCTCCCTCATAACCATCAACCCATTCCTTGATGAAGTCATATACCTCAACAGGAGTTTCCATCTCCTTTGAAGCAAATGCCTTGTCAAGTACATTGTAGATCTTCTCAATACGGAAGTGAGCACTTGTTCCATCTCGTTTTATTACTGTTCTGATCATACAAATTTAAATTTTAATTTTATTATATTTTATTCACCACAGTTAAGTTGATTGACTATTGTATTAGTTTTTTCATCTATGGTGAAATAATTGTGATATACTGCAACAGTACCATTGTAAACATTTTCCCTCTCATCAAGGAATTCAACATCTTTAACAGTCATATATTCATAATTGTCAGAAGATGTACATACCTTCTTGAGTTTAATATTATAGAGATCTGCCTCATATCCTTCCCTGGTGCAGACCTCTCTTTCATTCCAGACACATTCAAACTCTTCACCTGATACTTCACATTTCTTTATAACAGTACCTTTCTTTGTGCCTGTATATTCTGTAAATGGTTTATCCTTCTCATCAATGGTTTCAGGTAGTGATACATTATTCTTCAATGTTATGATGTCATCACCTTCAAACAAATCTTCAGCAGAGACATACCCTTCACTTGTGAGGAACATATGATTGGAAGATGCTTTCAGTACAGTTCCATTATCCAATGTTATTTTCACAAGTGCAATGTTATACCCAGACACCCTTGGATGAAACATTTTTGACACCTTAATGTTACCATCACCATCCAGGCAATACACATCCACATCTTCATTTGCATCAGCAAGATCTTTAAAAGATTTTGCACCTTCAACAGTCCATACTTTGGTACTTCCTGTAACACAAGGATTTAGTTTCTTCATTCAAAAATATTTTAAAAAGTTAAACATTAATCCTTATCCGCCACTGATTTTGGGGATAAGTTATTTATGAAATTATCTATTGATTTTACATCCTCAAATCTGATGTCCCAGAGGGTGAAATCTTTGAAGTCTCTCTCATCATTTGCAAGTCTTACTTCATTATCATCACCCACTTTGTTCTTATATCTTGCATTCAGTCTTTCTCTTCTGATAGAGACAGGAATATCAAGATAAATGATTGTAAATCTGTCTCTTAACTCTGGGTATAAATTAAATATATCTTTTACATTGGCAGGAGATAGAATGGCAACATCAGAATTGATGAGTTCATCATAAGACACTCCATACCATCCTATACGATAGAAATTGACAGAGATGAACTTGGCTCTGTCATCCATATCCTTGAATACATCTTCAGAGACAAAATGATACTCATCACCTGTCTCATTCTCCCTTATTTCTCTTGTCGTGTATTGTTTCATTGGGTGATAACCCAATTCCTTCATCTTTTGTAGCATCCAGTCCTTGCCAGAAGCGCCAGGACCGACAATGATATACTTACTCATCTAAAATTTTATTGAAGTTCTCAATTAAATCACCTTTGAGTGCATTGGACCACTCTTCTTCCGTCATAGGTATATATACAACATCACCATTCTGCATATGCAGAACTGCTTCTTGTTTTATTACATTATATGTCACCCTATAAATATTACCTTTCATACTATATGAAAAATAACAAAAAAGGAGATGATTATTAATCACCTCCTCATATTTTTATGTATCTCACTTAATCACCATATATCACCCTCAAATCACTCAATAGATCGAGGAGATGGTCTCTATTGCCTATACAAGTTTCATAAGTCGCTGAAACTTCCAATGCATCAAGTTGTTCCTTTGTTGGTTTCCAAAACTTGTGTTTATTTTGTTTTTTAGTAACTTTCTTCTTCATCCACACATAATCCCCATCATCCATATGATATTCATATCCATTCCTCTTATACCACTCATATGCAGATGTTGCCTTCTTTACCTTTAAACAGATATACTTTGCTTCAAACAATCTTGCTATCTCATCAACAACCTTCAGTATTTGCCTTCCTTTCCCTTTACCCCGTATATGTTCTCCGACAAACACATCAGCAAGGTAGATAGTGTCATTGTCATCATCATACTTATAGATTGAGAACCTGGAAAGGATATCAAGATTTGGATCTTTATCTTCCTTCATATTCTCAATTAATTCAATCCAGGCTTCATAATGTTCTGGAGTCTTGATTGGAGACATTGTTCCAGGTTTCCAATCCTTCAGTTCATTCAGATGAAATAGAAGTCCTTTCCTTTTACATTCATCATCACTATCTACCAATTCCGGATGTAAAGTTTCTATTGCCTTCCTTGTTTCTGGTTTAAGGAAAGTCAACTCACTTTTTAAATACTTCAATGCTTCTGACTGTTTCATACTCATTTTTTACACTTTTACTATAACTAATTGTGTATTAATTATTTACATATTTTTACATTTGGCCTATTTGTTATATTATAAGAATAATACACATTAAGAGAAAATAAAGTAAAATAAAAATATAATAAATCCTATAATAAGAATTAATTTAAGGAATTTATATAATACATTAAAGACAAAAAATATTATATTTACTATA